TGTCGAATTTCTACATGGTTTGTACCCATCGGTCAACCTAGCAAACCATACATGAGCCGCATGGCATGCCAGAGAAGTCCAATCTCTCATGGTGAGAGACGATTGTCTATGGGTGTCAATGGGGCTTGAAGGGAAGGGACCATGGAAAAGTCCCTCTTTCGAATCCGCGCCGACCTCAGGTCGGCGCGCGCCGCCTGGGCGGCGGAGAGGAGCGCGCTTTGGCGCGCCCTCGCCGCCCACTGGGCGGCGAGGGCGGCGGGGGCGAAAAACGCCCCCGCCAGAATCGCCCTGCTCGCCATCGCCTGCCTCACGGCGGCGGTGGCGGCATGGGCGGCGTCGGCGGCTGGCTGGGCGCGAGCCCACCAGCTTAGCCGCCGCAAGTAAACACCTCCCCACCTCTATCATCGAGTCCTAACGGATTCTGGTAGAGGTGGGGAGAGAGACTCGACAAGCTGTTGAGTTCCGCAAGGGATTCTGGCTTGTCGAGATTCTACATGGTTTGTACCCATCGGTCAACATACTGAGTTATAGTAGGATGCTAGTTGCATCTGGGGATCTCGGACACTTATGTGTTCCCCTACTGACGGTCCTTTATAGGACCCATTGTGCGCGCCGGGAAAGAACCGCCTGAAACCTGGATAGACAGGGCGGGATAAGCGCACACGCAAACCCGATACGGGGCAAAGAGTCCTACCCTGGGGTCGGCGCGGAGGAAAAACGAGCACGCACACCATTGCGATGCTCAAAGGACCAAGTAGAACGGAGCCCGTGACTTAGAGGGTGAAAGAGGGAGGCAGAGTCCCTACGCCGTTCATACAAACCCTGACTGGCGAAAGCTGGTCAGGGTTTTTTTATTTGTTAAATGCAAACAAGTTAACCCATCGGTCAACATACTTATCTATTAGTGTAGCTAAGGTACGAAGATAACTTCGGAGCATTTTGCCGGAAGGAGTTATCTTACTACTATAGGCTACGGAAAGGGTTATCTCTATGCCCTGTTGTGCCCCGCCACGCTTTGCAGCGTGGCGGGGTTTTTTTATTTCAGGGGTCCGCACCCATCGGTCAACATACTTATCTATTAGTGTAACTGTTACTAAGTGAAGTGACAGTTATAGGAGGATGCTGTTATGACCTAGCATCCCCCCCGGTCCCTCCAATTATTGCCATAAAAACACTTCACCAACGCTGAAAGGCACCGGGTGATAGTGGGCAGGAGTGACCGGGGGGTTTTTTATTTCAGGGGTCTGCACCCATCGGTCAACCTGCACAACTATAAGTGAGCCTGCCGCTTGATGATGAGTCATGTTGATTCATCGCTTGTGGTAGGGTTATCGGCTGGGCTTGATAGAGGAGCCCGATCAAGCCGATAGGAAGGTTGGAAATGTTTGTGAACATTTCTAACCACCCGTCCCAGAAGTGGGGCGAGGACCAGCTGAGCGCCGCCAAGGCGCTCGGCGGGGACATCAGGGACATCGCGTTCCCGAACGTCCCCGCTTCCGCCACCATGGCGGAAGTTGCCACCCTCGCCGCCACTTTGGTGGAGCAATGCGCTCCCGGAGACGTGGTGATGATCATGGGAGAAACCTCCCTGGTCTACACCACCATCCGGAGCCTGCTCTCCAAGGGGCGACGGGTGGTCGTCACCACGACGGAGCGACGCTCCGTCGAAGTGACGAACCCTGACGGTTCGGTCACCAAGACCGCCGTATTCGGGTTCGTCGCTTTCCGAGAGATCGTCTGATCTTCTCGGTGGTGACGAGGGAACGTCCTCAGGCGTAACCTGAGGGGACTCTAGCAGTCCTGAGCGGGGACTCCACCAATCTGGAGCGAGACCGCAGCTAGATGAGTGGATGGTCGAAAGACCATCCACTTTTTTGTTTGCATGGTTCGCACCCATCGGTCAACCTGCGTAACTGTATGTGAGAGCTATGGCAATCCCGCCGAGGCTCTCAGAAAGGGGCGCACATGAAGTGCGTCGTTGTTTTCCAGGGTAAAACCTGGGAGGTAGAGGCGTCCCCAGGTGACGCCTTTACCTTTGGTTCGGGGGCGGGACCCTACTGGGGTCCCCGCGCCCTCAACAACATGTCGGAGGCTGACTGGGCAGCCTCCGACGCCCACCTCATCGGTGGTGGCGACCCGTGGTTCCACGGGTACGCCACCGCCGCCACCGCAACCGAGAAAGGAGGTGCCGACTGAGATGGACCCCCGGCTCATCTGTATAGGTGAGTCCGGGGGTTCAAGTTTTGGTGGTTTGCACCCATCGGTCAACTTATTTGAATCTATGGCTATTCAAGTTATTGTTTTGTATTTATTTATTTACTTATTATTTTCTCGACAAGGCACGCAAGTAATACCGAGTAGCGGTTGATTGCTTCAATTTTTTTGTTAATATACATGGTCTGCACCCATCGGTCAACCTGCACAACTATATGTGAGAGTGGAAGCCCCTATCTGATAATAGATCGTGGTGATCTGTTACGGGTAGTGGATACGCTCTCTAAGGAGAATTCCATGCAGGAATTCTACGAGTGCGGGGGGGGCGACGTAGGTCGCGCCTGGCTCGCGGAGGCGGATAAAGTCCGCCTCCGCGCCCTCCCGATCGATTCCGAAGTACGCGTGTACTTCGGAATTGAATACGAAATGTCGGGGTACGTGTACCAACACGGCGCCCCGGAAGTAATGACGGCAGAGGAGGCTCAAAAAGCCTTCCTCTGACCGTCGCTCGGCAAGCCGTTGAGTCTCGCAAGGGATTCCGGCTTGTCGAGTTTCTACACTGCTCGCACCCATCGGTCAACCTGCATAACTGCATGTGAGAGTGGAAGCCTCTACCTGATAATAGATCATGGTGATCTATTGCGGGTAGTGGATAGACTCTACAAGGAGGTCACCTATGGGTGACTGGAACCGTTATCTCAACGGGGAGGAGCCCGGCACGCAGCGCGGCTCCTACGATCCGTGGGGGCAAGCGGCTCCGCCGCCTATCGGGGCGGCGGGAAGGAGCTACCTGGACCCGGCATTTGCCGCCCAGGTAGAGGCTCGTCTGGCGGAGGAGCGGGCGGAGCGGGCGGCGCAGGCAGCTGCGCGGGAGGCTGCGCAAGCAGCCAAAGCGGCTGAAGAAGCCGCACGCAAGGCAGCTGAAAAGGCTGCCGACGATCTGATCGTGGCGCAATGCGTCACGGTCAGGGCAATCCCCCAAGGGGGGAAACGCTACACCCTGGGGGACCCGGTGTTCCGGGGGTGTAAACTTCACCGGGATTTGAGCACGTCCCGGTATGGAAACCGCAGCAAAGAGTGGCTGGTTCTCCCAATTGAGGCTGATTGGTCGGTCTCTTGGGAGAACTTTCATGACAAAATCGCGTATTCGCGCTTTGTCATGAGTGCAGGGGGATTGAAGGAGGAGTATTATAAGGAGAGGTATTATTCAGAATACCCTCCCCCTCCTCCTCCTCCCCCTCCTCCTCCCCCTCCGCCTCCGGTGCGAGGTGAGCCCGCATCGGCGGGTGCGATTGCGAGTTTTCTGAGCCACTTTGGTGGCAAGAAAAATCGCAAGTAACAATGCGAGTGACGAGTCGTTGAGTCCTGCAAAGGATTCCGGCTCGTTACTCTACACGGCTTGCACCCATCGGTCAACTTGTATAAGTTACTTATTTCTTTTCACACAAGAGTATATGAGTATTTCAATTTTTTTGTTAATATACATGGCTTGCACCCATCGGTCAACCTGCGTAACTGTATGTGAGAGTTGAAGCTGTTACCTGATAATGGATTATGGTGATCTATTGCGGGTAGTGGATACGCTCTCTAAGGAGAATTCCATGGAGGAATTCTACGAGTGGATGAGCCCCGATTTATGGGGCTATCCATATTTGCACGGGGAGGACTGCCAGAGGCTGGCAGTCCTCCCCCCAGAGTCCGAGGTACTTGTGTACCTCGGACTCACGTACGACGTAGCGGGGGTCGTATATGAATACGACTTCCCGCAAAAAATGACAGCGGGGGAGGCAATGAAGCTTTTCAAGCTTCATTGACTCCCCCCTCGGCAAGCTGTTGAGTCCCGTAAGGGATTCCGGCTTGCCGAGTTTCTACACTGCTCGCACCCATCGGTCAACCTGCATAACTGCATGTGAGGGTGGAAACCTCTATCTGATGATAGATCGTGGTGATCTATTGCGGGTAGTGGATACGCTCTCTGAGGAGGTCCACATGGACTTCGAATCTCTGGTACAGGCGGCTTGTGCCGCCTGGGGTCCGGGGAAGGTGGAGATCACGCCACCTTCCCCGGATGGGTGCGCCTGCGGGCGCTGCTGGCACGTCACCTACGTGCCAGCAGCGGAGAACCACGCCCGAGGGGCGTGGGACCGCACGGGCGGGGGCGCAACCCTCGCTGTGGCGATGGAGGCTCTTCGGAGCTTCCTCCCGCAGTGAGTGAGATTGACCAGCTGTTGAGTCCTTCGGGATTCCGGCTGGTCAATCTAACTGGCGTGCACCCATCGGTCAACTTGCATAACTGTATGTGAGGGTCGAAGCTACTGCCTGATAATAGATCGTGGTGATCTGTTGCGGGTAGTGGATAGACTCTACAAGGAGGTCACCATGAGGGTGATGTTTCCTGATTGGGATGGGGAGGTTCCGGAGACGGACCTCCCCATCCCCACCATGGAGGAGGTCCGTGACCTCCTCTATACCCACCCCGAAGGGCTCTGGGCTCTTCGGGGCGACGACGCGCCCCCGTGGGCGCGTGGCTTCCACGCCGGAATGGCGTGGGTGGTGGCGTACGAGGTGGACGAAGAGTCCGCCGCGTACGATACGGACTACCCCCACAGCGGACCATTTCGTTTGGTCCGCTACGTGGGGAGGGTTTCACCTCATGCCGACCAGTTCGGCTGGCATGAGGTGGAGGAGGATTTCACCAGGGAGACTATTCCCTGGTGTGAGGTGTGAAGGTCCCTCACTGAAGTTCCCTGAGAGGGTTGAGCTTCAGTGAGGGGGTAGTATTGACCAGCTGTTGAGTCCTTCGGGATTCCGGCTGGTCAATCTAACTGGCACGCACCCATCGGTCAACTTGCAAACAAGTAAGTGGAGGTGTCAAATGACACTGAAACGAAGACGTGTGGTTTTGGGGAGGGAGATCCGTCGAAAGACGGGTCTCCCTCTGCCGCTCGCCATGCGGGCGGCAAAGGCGTTGCTACGTGGCGACGCCTACAAACTGGTGACCGACGAGAGGTTTGAAAACCTCATCGTCGGACACACAACCATGATTGACCAAGAGGAGTACTCCTCTTGGTCAATCGTGGGACAACGGGGCGTCTACGATCTGTAGGTGTCCCGGAATCAGTGAGCTGTTGAGTCCTTCGGGATTCCGGCTCACTGATTCTACATGGCTTGTACCCATCGGTCAACTTGCACAACTGTATGTGAGAGTCGAAGCTGTTACCTGATGACAGGTCATGCTGATCTATTACGGGTAGTGGATAGACTCTGCAAGGAGGTTGCAATGATTATTGCAACTGGTTTCGCAGCCATGGCGGGGTTTGAACCCCGCCAGGTGGTGCTGAACGAGCTGGGGGCGATTGTCCTCGGCTCGTTCAGGCACCACATCGGGAGGAGTACGTTACTCCTCCCCGCAGTTCTTACCCTCACCCACGAGGAGGGGGTGTCGGTGCGCCTTGACGGGCACTCAGGCACCTCCTCCCACCGAGTGACCGCATGGTCACTCGGTGAGGCACTCGGCAATGAGGGCGAGGGCGAGGGCGAGGAGGGCGATGAGCCCTTCTCCCTCACCCTCAACGGTGAGGTGGTGCGCTTCGACGGCGCACCCACCGCCAGCAGCAAACTGCTGTTGCTGGCACTCCGTCAGCTTCCCGGCATGGACCGGGAAGAGTCAATCGAACTGCTCCAGAAAGTGGAGCGGTTCCAACAATCGGAGGCGACGCGCGTTTGCGCGACCCTCCGAACGCTCTACGGTTGACACACTCGGTGAGTCATTGAGTCTTTCGAGATTCTGACTCACCGATTTTCTACATGGCTTGTACCCATCGGTCAACTTGCACAACTGTATGTGAGCCGTACAACTTCACACACGGCTTTCTAGGAGGCTCACATGAGCAGTATTGTCACTCACAATGGTCCCTTCCACGCCGACGACGTTCTCGCCTGCGCTATTTTGCGCATGGCGGGGTTCGAGGGTCCGGTTATCCGGACCCGCGATCCCAAGGTGATCGAGATGGGGATGGTTGTTGTGGACGTGGGAGGGGTCTATGACCCCACCACGCTACGATTCGACCACCACCAGAAGGGGGGCGCTGGCGTGCGCCCCAATGGGGTGCCCTACAGCAGCGCCGGTCTCGTGTGGAAGCACTTTGGTGCTTCCATCGCCCCCGGCGTGGAGGGGGAGGTCGAAAGCGACCTCATCTGGGCGGTTGACGCCCTCGACTGCGGGTACGGCACCCGCAGCATTACTGAAGGTGTGGATCACCACACCTTCTCTGATGTGGTCAGCGGGTTCAACCCCTGCTGGCACGAGGCGCAAAACTTCGACGACGCATTCGCCCGCGCCGTCGAGTTTGCAGAGGCACACCTGCGCAGGGTGATCGCCTCTGCGCAGGGTCGGATGCTCGCGTTGGAGGGCGCTCGCCACGCCATCTCCAACGCAATCGAGGGGAAGATCATCGTTCTGGACCGGTTCATGCCGGTCATGCAGACGGTGGTGGAGGAGAGCACCCACGCGCTCTTCCTCGTGTTCCCCCAAGCGGACGACTGGCTGGTCCAGTGCGTTCCGCCCAGCATGGGGAGCTTCGGGCAACGCCGACCGCTCCCCGAGGCATGGGCGGGGCTACGAAACGAACAGCTGGCGGCAGTGACTGGAGTTCATGATTCCGTATTCTGCCACAACGCACGGTTCATCGGCGGCGCCCGCAGTCGGGAGGGCGCAATCGCCCTGGCGAAGCTGGCGCTCGGTTGACACACTCACCCACTGTTGAGTCCTAACGGATTCCGGTGGGTGAGCAGATAAGAACCCAGGATTGCAACAGCAATCCTGGGTTCTTGTTTCAATGGTTCGCACCCATCGGTCAACATGTACAAACATAGTTATGGAGTTATTTGACTTCATGTTCTATGGGGTTCTTTTTCTTTGCGTTGGACTATTGTTCACGCAAGAAAGGATAAGTAGACGTGAGTAAGCTAAAACCCAGGGCAGTTAGCCCTGGGATCAAAGAAAAATGTAATGTACGCCTGTGGTACATTACCAAAGAAGGAGACGAGGCAACCATGCTCGTCTCTGAGGACAACTGGGAGCGCATGTTTGCCTCGTTGGTTCGTCAGGGGTGCAGGGTGGTATCTCGCCTATCTCTCTGAGACAAGCATGCTTAGGAGCAATCCTGAGCATGTTTCAGTTGGTTGTACCCATCGGTCAACTTCCAAAAACATAAGTGAGCCACTATGGCTCGGAAAGGCAAGTTATGCAACTGGGTAGGCTGATCCCCCTGGTCATCAAGCATCTCCGTAACAACGGGTTTGCTTGTAACAAGAACCATTTCGGAAAGATCCGAGGAGAATACAACTACGTGAATGGTTGCCATAACATCGGCAACCTTCATCTGAAGGTGATGGAGCTTGTGTCTGCGGGTGCGCTCGACCAAGCCACCGAGGCAGAGATGGATGAGATTGACAACTTGGCGCACCGCATCATCAATAAGGCAGAGGAGGAATACGTGAACTCATGAAACACGCAAGTACCTGAGCAATCAGGTACTTGCAGTTTTAGTGGTATGTACCCATCGGTCAACCTGCACAACTACAAGTGAGCCAATCAACCAATGGCTCTAGGAGATAAACATGAAGATCATGCGATCCAGCACGCCTTTCATCTCTCTCTCCATCCTGGCTTCGGTGGAGGGGCAGTTCGCTGCCGCCACCGGTAACCAAAAGGCGGCAGAGGCATGGCGGAAAACCGTAGAAGCGTGCGAAAAAGCATTCAAGTACAACGGGCTGGTCACCCGTTGGATGGTTCAGCGCCGCTGGAAGGAGGCGGCTCGGTTGAGCCAAGACCAAGAGATTGAGAACAGCATCAGCATGTACTGACTCTTGCAAGCACCTGAGCAATCAGGTGCTTGCAGTTTTAGTTGTTTGCACCCATCGGTCAATATACATACTTCAATACGAGGAGGTAGCTATGCAGATTAGCCACGTTGAGTTCGAGAAAGCCCTGGAGCAAGGGCTGACCATTGCCTACATGGCTCCCAATGGAGATCGTGTGGCAAAGTTCAACAGCAAAGTTCATCCTGGCACAGACCTTGGAGTTTACTCCATGGCTGGCGGTATGATTCTCAAGTCTTTCACTCAGAAAGGAGAGATGTTCTTGCTTTCGTTGCAGTGATAAAGCCCTTGGTTTGCGCAAGCAAGCCAAGGGTTTTTTTTGTTAAATGCAAACAAGTTAACCCATCGGTCAACCCGCATAACTGTATGTGAGCCGTACAACTCCACACACGGCTTTCTCGGAGTCTCACATGAGCAACCGCAACCGCAACACCGTACACCAGATCAAAAACCGTATCGCCAAGCTGCGCAAGCAGTTGGCGTACGACCAGAAGATCAAGGCTCTGGTCATGGAAGAGGAGAGGCTTCTCACCCAGCTGTGGGATGGGGAACTGCCAGGTCTGTACCTGTACAACGCTCTCAACGAGATTCAGCAGGAAAGGGTGAAAAAACTCCTGCTGGAATGGCAGGAAGGATTGTACCATCACAGCCAGGTATACGAACAGCTGATCGTACTCTACAAGGAGAGCAACAAGAAGTAATCTAACAACACTCTCAACAAAACGTGCTTGGAAGCGAATGCTTCCAAGCATGTTTCAGTGGTCCGTACCCATCGGTCAACCTGCACAACTACCATTGAGCCAATCACGGCTTTGTCTAGGAGGGTTCAGTGTTCTACACCACCAAGAACTACAAGACCAAGAAGCAACTCAAGGATGATGTGGCTGCCGGGAAACCGGTGCATATTTACGCACCTGGTCTCGGCAACCCGCCAGAGAATGGGACTACTGCGGTAGGTGGACCGCACTACCCGCAGCCCCATACCTGGTACGCAGAGGTGACCGTGCAAAACGGTCTGGTGATCAAGGTCAAGTGATCGCCAACTAGCGTACATACCTAGCCGTGTCAGGAATTTCCTGACACGGTTTTTTTTCAGTGGGCTGTACCCATCGGTCAACATGCAAAAACATAAGTGAGCCAATCAAGGCTTGTCTGGAGGCTGATATGCGTGGATACGTGATCAACATCGAGTGCCCCGAAAACGCTACGGACCACGAGCGCCTGATCGCTCAGGCAAAGGAGGAGATCATCAAGGGTCTCGCCTCTCAGTGGAATGATACCAATGCTCAGATCGAGCGTTACCACTGGGACGACCACGCACGTGAGATGGAGGATGACCTCTTCCAAGAGCGTGCGTATGAGGAGTTCTGTAGTCGTGAGTCTGCTCTTGGTCGCGACTTGACCAAGGAGGAGCGCGATCACCTACGAGAGCAGGTGAACGAAGAGATGGAGGCGCAGCGAGACGCCTACATCAACAGGCTCCACGCCAAGCGGGAGGCGCTGGAGTCGGTACTCAGAGACTACAACGCTCGTATGATGCGACCCTACGAGCACTGGAACGAGGAGGAGAGGTACATGCAGTACATGGAACAGGATCGGTGGTCGGGTCGCGACGACTACTGAGAAAGGTTGTGCAGGAGGCAACTCCTGCACAACGTTTCAGTTGTGTGCACCCATCGGTCAACATAGATAGGTATAGGTGTCTACTCACCAAACAGAGTAGATGGAAAGGCATTATGAACTGCCAGATGTGTGATAAAAGCGCAAGCACATGCAAGTTCAACTGCAAGCCGATTTGCCAGGATTGTTTCCTGGCATTGTTCGAGGAGAAAGGTTGGAAGTTGCGAGACACTCGCAACGGCATAACTCGTGTACAAGAGTACACATACCAAGATGCAAGGCAGATGGCGACCCAGCTCAACAGCTGGCTGGGTCAACCCAACACCTTCGTGTTGGTGAGGTAGTGAGAGCCCAGGTTTATGTGGATTCTAATGAGTCCATGTAAGCCTGGGTTTTTTTGTTAAGTTCAATCCAGGTAACCCATCGGTCAACAAGCAGTAAGTAGGTTACGGAGGTGCTATTTATGGCACAGTGCATTTACACTATCAGTGGCTATAAGTTCGAGTCTGAGAAACAGTTCGAGATTGCGTTGGAGGACGCATTCTCTGAAGCCGTTTCCAGAGACTTTATTTGCCTTCCTGGTTTCAAGGAGGACCAGGAAGGGCGTAAAGTCAGGCGCATGCTTGCTCAAAATGAAGTCGCTCCTTTGCCTCTGTGTGAGGTAGGGAAAGAAAGCCAAAGGTTTTGGAGCAGGCTCAACATCATCTAGTTTATGCTCATGGATCCATATGGTTCCATGAGCGTTTTCAGTTGTATGCACCCATCGGTCAACTTACTACACCACCATTGACCCAGGAGGTTTTATGAAAGACATTCAGATGCAGATCGTACGCAACCACAAAACCATTACCGTAGACCTGGAGCTGGACTATGTTCCAGCCAAAGGTCCTACTTGGGACTGTGCAGGTGAGCCGGAAGAATACCGGGTTCGAGCCTATGATTGGAGCCGATTCTTCCCCTTGGAAGTACAGCTGCATCCATCCGAACAGGATGATGCGCTCAAGATCTTGCTTGACAAGGAGTTCGTGATGGTTCTCACTGACGAGAGGTGACGAGTTGACAGGTGCTCAGGTCTATATAGACCTGAGCATTTTGTTTCAGCGGCTCACACCCATCGGTCAACCAGCACAACCATAGGTGTCTACTGGCACTTGTCAGTGGATTGGAGTAAACATGAACAAAGTCGATCTCCGCGAAATGATTGCGTTGTATGCTGCGTCTCTTGCCAAGTTGCAAGAGAAGCGTCAGACAATCCAAATCCGGACCATTCCCGAGGAGCGAAAGGTGGTAAGCAAGCCTGTCAAGCCTGCTCAAACGCCTCCGCCCATGCCGACCAAGGTTGCAACCTTGGAGGACGCTAAAACGTTCATCCATGAGTGCAATCTGGCAAACAAGGAAAAGTCCGAAGCGGAGACAAAGAAAGAAATCATCAGAGCCATTGAGAAGTTCACGGGCGCATACACTGGTGAGCTGTACAGCTTGCAGTTGGATCGTGCCAGGCAACGAGCCAGGTACTTGATCCAACAAGAGCGATACGGCAAGTCTCCAGCACCAACCGCTCAAGCTACCTTGCAGGGCTACGTCAAAGGTATGCCCAATCCCAGGCAGCGAGAGATTGACAACTTGATTGCTCAGCGTCGAGTGGCAGTGGAAGCACTGCTACACGCTCACAACCAAGATGATCCTGGTGCGGAAGCGTGGGAACAAGAACGCATCAATAACATCGATGAGCGGCTTGCTGCTCTCGGCGTGTAACTAAACAGTCTCACACACCTAAACGCTCTAGTACTCACACACGAGTACTAGGGCGTTTTTTTTTGTTGAGTGCAATCCAGGTAGCCCATCGGTCAACTTGCTAAACCTATTGTGAACCAATCATGGTTCATGGAGGTAGTTATGGGAAAGCAATACGTTCCTCGATCCGTCCCCATGTTGGAAGATGAGATGGACAGCTATATTCCTGATTTTGAGCGTATTCACACGCTCAACCTCAGGGGAGGTGCCTGTGAGGATGATTGGGAGACGGCAGCCCCATTCATTGACATGTTGCCGGAGGAGTCTGAACACGAGGATGGATCGCCTTTGAGCTTCTAGTCTAGGCTCTTGAGACCACATGGTCTCAAGAGCGTTTTCAGTGGCTTGAACCCATCGGTCAACTTGCACAAACATAGGTGAGCCAATCACGGCTTTGTTTGGAGGTTCCTATGCACAAGAAGTTCCTGCGTCAGTCCGCTGGTAAGGTTTCCGCTGCCGCTTTCTTGCAGGCTCAAAGGGAGTTCCTTTCGGGGATTCCCGAGGCTGTCTCGATTCTGGCTCGCCTGGAGAAGGGAGAGCTGTATCCGACGCCAGCGCTCAAGCTGGTGCAAGAGGCGGTCTTGCAAGACCTTCTCAGGGTTCCTGAGAAGAAGCAGGAAGCCAAGGCTACACGCCAGCGTGAGAAGGTGCAGAAGCCCATCAACGCCTGCATCTACGATGCGAAGGGTGGAGTGTTGGAGGAGATGGGTTTCTACATGAGTGGGGAAGCGTCCAGGTGGGTGGATCGCAAGCTAGATGCTGGACCGCCAGGTTGTCGAGGGGTGATTGACTCCAAGATCACCAACAAAGACGGCTCCACTAATCACATCACGATGGAAGTGGACCGTGACGAGGCAATCGCCAGGGTGATGGGTAAGCGTTCTGGACCTGTGATGAAGGAGCGTACGTTCACCAGCGACTTCAAGCTGATGGCAACCCGACCCACCAAGGTCAGCTTCTCTCACGGCTGACAGGTAGTAGCTTAGCCTAACTTGCTCAGGTACATCTGTACCTGAGCAAGTTTTAATGGATCGCACCCATCGGTCAACCAGGCAATACTACTGTGTCAGGGTCATTCCTGATAGGAGGCTCTATGTACAAGATCGTTCGTCTGCAGCTGGACCTGGAAAGCAACTCCTTGTCTGAGTCGGTGGTGAAGGTGTACGAGTGTTTGCTTACGGCTCGTAAGGAAGCGCTCAAGCTGAACCTGAGCCAAACCGACAAGAGCCTGGAGAAGGCGGTGGGTTACCAGGTGCGAACCAGCTAGTACTAAAGTGAGTCTTATCTTATCCCAGGTGCTTAGGCACCTGGGATTTTTTTTTGCCAAGTGCAATCGGGTTCCCATCGGTCAACCTCTAATCTACAATGTACCTGCGCGTCAAAGCGCCCATCGGTCAACCTCTGCTATTCAACGGGGGTTTTGGTTTTTTAGATGGATTGTACCCATCGGTCAACATGCCCCTGAGTAAAGGTTTTTTTGTCCCGGTTGCACCCATCGGTCAACCTGCAGAACCAATATTGAGGGCAGGCAATCACGCCGCAACGCCCTTCGGAGGATACAGTCATGGAGATCAATCTCGCTAGCTACGTGGTTCGCTCGGATGATGGTTCCATCGATCACGAGCAAACGCTCCACAAGTTCATGCAAGACCTCATCGCTTTCGAGTCCGCTTCGGCGGATGAGTTCGAACTCATCCGCGAAGCCGTCAACTCGGTCTTTGACCGTCACGATAACAAACGCATGCCCAAGCCCCTGGTGGTGGGCGAAGCGTTCCAGTACCTTCTCGGAAAGGGTGTTTCGTTCACTCAGTTCGGGGAATTCTCTAAGAAGATCGCGGATTACTTGGGAGACAAGACGCGATTCCACGCCCAGCGTGGTCAGAATGGCGGAGTCGAGCGCATCGCTCGGTGAAACCTGACTGACCGTCTCCCAAAGCCCCAGCGCCAATGCGCTGGGGCTTTTTTTTTGTCTTTTTTTTTGTCTTTTTTTGCGTGTGTGAAAGCCAATGGCGGAAATCCCGCCATTGGCTTTTTTTTTTGTGTTTGTGTTTTTGGATAAATGCATTCGGTTGGCAATTGGGTGTGGCATAAGCCCTAGCCCTAAAAAAAATGCTTTTTGGCTAGGGCGCAAAACACATTTAGGCATAGATTCAAACAACTGCACACAATGGTTTTTGCCCTAGCCAAAAACAAACTTTTTTTATTTATTATACTGCACACAAACATAGACACATCAATACACATATACACTAAACTACATAATCTATTTTATAAATAAGTAGAAATAAGAAAGAAATGGGGTGCAGATTTAGGGAAATAAAGAATGGGGGCGGGAGAAATGTAAGTTATGGAAATAAGGAATAGTGGTATTGTATAAGGTATAGGTAGAATAAATTTTGCATATAGATGTGTGTGGGGGTGTAGGTATTGAGATATTGGGTAGTTAGTTTGGGTGGAATGTATTTATTATAGTTTATAGGTTATTGGGGGAGTGTAAGTAGGGGTGTGTATGAATGGGAGAGTATGTTTATGGTTGGTGGGTATACGGGTGTGCGTAAGCGGGCAGAAAAAATGTATGTATGTGTGAATGGGTAAATAGGCAGATAAGTATGTATGGGTTAGCCCATCGGTCAACCTGAGTGATTAGAGGTGGGGGGAATGGTTGGTTGCTGAAAGGAAAAAAAGATTATGAAGATTGATTTTGTTTCCTATGTTATTCGTAATGACGCGGGTGCGATTGATCATGAGGCTACGCTGAATAAGTTTATGGGGGATTTGGTGGAATGGGAGAATGTCAATCTTTCGGAGGATATTCTGATTGAGAATGCTTTGAATAGTATTTTTGATGAGAACAATAACGCAAAGGTGGTGAAGCCATTGCTGATTGGGCAGGTGTTTGCTAAGATTAGCAATCGGTATGAGGATTATGGTCGATTGAGCAAGCGGATTGCTGATTATCTTGCTGGGAGCAATAAGTTTGTGGCGAGTCGTGGGCAGAATGGTGGTATTTCGCGCAAGTAGTTAGAGAATACGGAGAATGGTTGTAGGAAAGGTTCGATTCCTTTCCCTCCGTCCAAGTTCTTGAAAATCTTTTTTTGGAGGAAAAGATGGAAAAGAATAGTCCGGATTACATTCGTTATTTGTTGCTTTGCAATGATTATGCGGTGGAGAGGGCGGTATTGGCTATTTTTGCTCGTCAAACCATGGATGAGCAAACCAGCAATACCACATTGCACACGAATGGCAAAGGCTTCAATGGACCTGATGCCAGGCTTGGCACTTATTATGCCAAATGGCTAATGAGTGGTAAGAAGTTGACGGGAAATCATTTGAATAAAGCCAGAGTGATGATGTATAAGTATGTTCGGCAACTGGTGGAAGTTGCCACGGAGAATATGGAAAAGAAGGCGCTTCAAAAGTGATTATTTACTGGGAAGCCTGTAATGGGCTTCCTGGTAAGTGCAAACGGCTCCCATCGGTCAACTTGGGTGATTAGAGGTGGGGGGAGCGGTTGGTTGGAGATAAAACAGGAGGCATAATGAACTTGCGGATTGGTGATTTGGTGTATGCAAGTGTTTCTGGTTATGCTGGCGTGTATTGTTTTATGGGAAAGCTGGGAAACAAGTTGCGATTGATGAAACCTGGGAATCCGTATTTTTGTTTGGTGGTATCTCCTGACAAGGTTGGGTGGTGATGAAGATCACTTTTGCGGAAATGGTGCAACTGGTGTTGCAAGTTTGTCCTGATGCGGTATTCTCGGAGGACAGTTCGGGAGAGATTGTGGTGGCTACGGGTTACAAAAAAACCTCTAATGAGGAGGAGAGTTATTTGGAGCGGGTAGAGGATTGACAGGATTGCCAACAAGGTTTCGGCTTTGTTGGCAATAAGTGGGGGTTCCCATCGGTAAACTTGGGAGATTGTAGGTAGGGGACAAGGTTGGGTTGGATTGGAGGTAAGCACAATGTTCAACTTCATTGAGTCTCTTTTGGATGATGAATACGGCATTGATCAGGATGCCTGGGACAATCTGATGTTGGTGGTTCGAGGATTGTCGGAAGGCGAGGAGAAGAACAAGATTCTGGATATGCTGGATAAGGTTGATGCGGTGGATGGAAGGTATTTCTTGCCGTGAGGAATACACCTGGGCAAGTGGATAAACTGCCTAATAGTTTTGGTTGGCGGATTTACCTGAAACCGTTCCAGCTTTACTCGGTGATGGCAACCGTGGGTAAAGTATGTTGAGATGGTTGCTATTTCTTTATCCGGTGATGGCAACCGTGGATAAAGATGTTTGGATGGTTGCCATTTTTATTACCTCTTAGTCAATCTAATAGGACCGAGGATAGTAACCTGGGAGCCTTTCAGAGAATAGCCATACACACCTAGGCAAGTGTCTAAACTACCTAATACCTATTAGTGAGATTACCTATCAATCTAATAGGACCGGGGATAGTGGTAAAGGAGTATAGCTAACTCGCCCTGGATAGGGAGAAATAGGTGCAAATCCTATTTTTACCAAATGCCCCACTTATTTTTACCAAATAACCCAAACACCTAGGCAAGTGTATAAACTGCCTTGTGTATTACAATAAGCCAACAAGTGATTATAAAGAAACGATAAGGTTTATTTACCTGCAAGTAGATAAGCTATAATCGTTTGCTTGTTGCAGCAAGAAAGAGAGACATATTTTTATTTAGTCTCTCGGCTTGTTGGTTTATTATAATACACAAATGTGTGTGATTCTACAAGGAGGCTGTGATGAGGATCATTCGTAATGCGGCAAAGTGTCTAGTGCAAAGTTACTCCTGAATGGATTGTTCTGTTGCTCTAAACATGGCGGTTCAAAGTTCACTCTGAAAGGATAGCACATGAAAAACAAACTCGTTCTGAACGATGACGTTCTTGTTGGATACAACACGGAGACTGACGAATACGAAATCTTGGTTCTCGCCGGACCCGAGGCGCATAATCCCCCCAAGCTCATCTGCATCCCCGCTTATTTCATTGGTAAAGTCTTCCAAGCCTTCCGCAAAGGCGGGATCGAAGACTGAGCGTAGTTTATACACCTGGGTATGTGTATAAACTGCCTTTTTGTATTCAACAAATCACATAACTATAGAGGTTAGTATGTCGGCACAAACTGGGTTTTTGGTTATGGTTGGCTCTTGGTTTGTTTCGGGTGGTATTGTTTTTGTTATGTGTTTGTATAAGTGGTAAAATAGTTTCTGGAATGAAGGAGTCAATCATGTTGACACCTGGGCATGTGTATAAACTGCCTAATATTTTTGTTTATAAGATTAGGTATTTCAAGGTAAGAGTAGCTAACTTATCTGAATAAGCAGAAGTATAGTTTTGTGCACGAAACTAGAAACTGCGTGCGGTTCGATTCCGCGCTTCTGTAGTGGAAGTAGCCAGGGGCTTATTCTGAAATACCTAATCTTATAATCAAGAAGTTTTCTTATAAGAGGTTTACAATGAACATTCAGGTTTTAGACCTAAATCCAAAGGGTCATTATTCTAATGGGCTTCCCTTTTATAGTTTTCATAATCCGTTTCCTAGAGAACCTGTGGTTTTGCCAGAACTATTTTCTTCTGCTGAAGATGCTTATATGCATGGTCGTAAGCATGTTATTGCTTATGAGAGAAGTTCTTTTCCTGGAGGAATGGGAGCGGTACTTGGAGTTGTGGTAAATACTGCTGGTGAATATCAAGCAGTTATTGTAACCTATTACTCTAATAGTTGAAGAGGTATTTATGATTCCTTGTAGCTATGTTTCGGCGGAACAGTTCTTGAATGGCAAGAATAGCAAGAATGTTCGTGGTAAGAAGGCAACGAGGGTTGCTCGTATTACCGCTGATGCCATTGGTTTGTTTTACCATAATACTCCAGTGGTGACTTGGAATAAGAACGGGGATGTTCAGTTGCTTACAAACAACTATAGGGGTGTAACCACCAAGAGGAGAATCAATCAGGCTATTGGTTCTCGTGGAGATCTTTTTCAGCGAAAGTTCAAATGGTTTTTTCGGAAAAAGGATGGAAATGTAGTTCCTTTCCACGAAGGAATGTGGGTCTAACTACTCAAGTCTAGTGGAGGCACAAATGTCTAAGAAGTATAACGGGCATAAGAACTACAACGCTTGGAATGTGTGTCTTTGGCTGGGTAATGATGAACCCTTGTATCGACTGATGCTTGAGTGTATTCGTACTTCTCCTAATAGGGATGAAGCGGCTAGGAAGCTGCTTTCCTATCTTCCTGATAAGACGCCGGATGGTGTTCCGTATACGTTTACCAATGTGCGTTTGGCAATGGTGGAAATCTAATCTTGCCATTGACAGCCTATATATTTATAAAATACTTGAGAGTTGACATTTGGTAGCATGGTGATTATAGTAAGATACACCTGGGCATGTGTCTAAACTGCCTATTGTTATGAACAGGGTTTCCCATCGGTTAACCTAATTCATTAGAAGTGAAGGGTAGGTTGTTACTTACCCTAAATAAGCCGCCATGGTGGAATCGGCATACACGGAAGATTCAAAATCTTTTGCTCATTGAGCATACAGGTTCAAGTCCTGTTGGCGGCACCATACTGTAAACAAACATTCACACAGAGGTATATATATGCGAAGCTATGTGATTTTGGATGATTCTCTCAATGACGAAAGCATGCAATCGCGTATCAAGCTTGAGATGATTAGTAAGTTGGTTGATGAATGGAATCGTTTGGATCGTAGTACGGATTATATTTGTCCTGCTGATGAAGAACATGATATGTTGGGCGATTTGGCAGATGAGATTGCGTATGAGGCAGAATACGCGGCTTTGGAGAAGAATCCTAATCTTTCTAAGGATGAGATTGCAGAGCTTCGAGAAGAGGCTATTGAGAACTTCTATAAAGAAGTAGATGAGAAGAAAAATGAACCACTCATTCGCATGAATGTGATTGAGGAGATGTTGAATGTGTTGGGTGTTCGACTTGCGCGCCCATATGAGCATCACAATGAGATGGAATCGTATTACGATTATATGGAGAGTCGGTACTCATCGTATGATGATTATTGAGTAGAGATTTAGGTTGACCGTTATCCTCCTAGATAAAAAACGGCAGGTGTTCCCACTAATCCCTTATGGTATAAAAGTGGGTATATTGCTCAAATGGCGGAATGGCATACGCAGCAGACTTAAAATCTGCGGGTTATAATAACCGTGTGGGTTCGAGTCCCACTTTGAGCACTATTATATTTTGACAATAGGAGCGCGCCTATATGTGTGATTGCAGTAATAAGTGTGAGACAAAAGATAATGATCCATTATTTGGATTCAATGTTCCAATCGCAAATGAATTAGTTCTTAGGTTATCCCGAATAAGGGTTCTACGATCTAGTTGTTCTGATTCCAATGAAGGTGAGTTTAGGGTTCATTTATCTGAAAGAGAATGGAATCAGATTGAAAGATTGGTAAAGGAACTGGAGAAGTGATATCTATTTGTACATGGGGCTACATTGGATAATATTTTAGTTTTATTGTTTATAAGTAGCCGCCAGCTAATAAATACTTATTCTTAGTATGTTGGATAAGAGATTACTAAGAAAAATAGATTTTTATTATAAGATAGCTAGGCTTACAGTATTACCTGATTATCTAGGTGGAGATCTAGGTGGAAATCTAATACATTATAGTGATGAGGGTGATGAGGGTGATGAGGGTGATGAGGGCGAGGAGCCTATTTTAGAGGGTATTCCTTCTACAAAAGAGGAAATACCTTCTACTGGTGGAAGAGCTAATATATCTCCTATTGAGGAATATAGGAGTTATTTTGGTGGGACCGACATACCATATCACATTATATTTACCAATTATACATTTGATCTAGGAAAATATGGTTTACCGGTAGAAGATTTCAAAGAGAAACTTGAAGGTCTTTTAAGACCTGATTCAAAGGATGTAGATCAACGTGTGAAGGAAAAGGCAGAGTATTTATTAGATAATTGGAATAAGTTATTTAGTAATGCTGAGAATAGCGTTACGATATTAGCTAACGATTTAGATATTAATGATGCTAAGAATCCATTAGCACTTGATCACGATATAGGTCATCACTTACTTGGTGGTCCAACTGAATTATTTGATCAATTTTTTTCGGATTCACTTCCAGAAAAAATAATAGATGCAATTTCTAAAGATTATGAGATATCGGTAAAAGTATATACAGAGAAAGAATATCATCCATTATTGGATGATGTATCATCTTTCTTGGAATATAAAGTTGATTTATGGAACACCATAATCATGTCTCTATTTTTTATTAATAATCCAATACCTGGAGCTATTTCTACTAAGAATATAAGTGAATCTTCTTTACAAGATTTATTTCCTGATATGATGTTATATCATAGGAAACAAGGTGGGATATCTAAGTTTGTAGACAGTTTATCTCCTATAGATATATATTATACTGATATGGGGGGTGTGATGGCAACTAATCCTCAACGTCTGATAGATAATATTAATAAATCTATTGCTAACATTCCCCCCACGAAATATGATTGGTTAAGAAATCTTTCGTATAAGATATACAAAATAGCTCCCAAAAAAGATATTCCTAATATTAAAAAAGTATTTTTAGATTATGCTAGAGAGTATGATAAGACTTTAAGTAATCAATTAGAATATATAAAAGGCAGAGTTGTTCCTTTATGGTAGCTACCCATCGGTCAACTTAGGCGACTATAAGTGAAGGGCAAGATTGTTTATCTTTCTTGATAGGGCAAAGATATAATGAATCTATACATGGATAGATGGCTATCAGCTTTGGAGAGTAAAGCTGATAAACATACCAAGTTTTTCAGTGAGACTGGCTATAAATATACCAAGGTTATTCGTCAATATAATGGGCAAAATAGTTCACATGCCTTTGTGGATAACAATACTGGGGATATTTATAAGCCCGCTAGTTGGAAAGCACCAGCAAAAGGAATAAGATATAATCTATATAATGACATAGATCGTCTATTGCAAGAATGCGATCCATATGGTGGATATCTTTATAGGTGATTTATGTATATGGTAGAATGTGAAGGGCAGACGACTACTTTCAAGTATGTAAGCGATGCTATTCGCTATGCTGAGATTGAGCTTAGCCAAAAGAGCTGTAAGATTTTTACTTATCATTCTAATGGCGTTCTTTATTATGAGTGGTATTATATGAATGGGGAACGGCATAGGGATAATGGACCTGCTTGTATTGCTTGGAGCGAGAGTGGCAATAAGATATTGGAATATTATTATCATCATGGGATGATTCATCGAGAAGATGGACCTACTTGCACCTCTTATTATGAGGATGGACAGGTAAGTGTTGAAGAATATTGGCAGAATAACAATTTTCATAGAGAAAATGGACCTGCTATTATTCATTATGATAATAGTGGGAAGGTTACCTATGAGCAATACTACGTAAACGGGAAATTGATTGATCCTGTTTGACCCTATTTGATAGGAGAATAGCCATGATTGATTTTGTATTGACGCGGGTTCCTGGCAGCTATACTCATTTTCAGCCTATTCAGATTGGGGATTTGACGGTTTCCATTCAAGCAAGTCAAACTCATTATTGTTCCCCTCGGAGGGATGGCATGGAATCGGATTATTATGATCGTTTTGAGGTGGCTCTTATTCTGAATGATGAGTGGTTTCATCCAGAGAGGGATAAGAGATTTTCCAAGACTACTTGGTCCAAGTATTGGTCTAGTTTTGATAATGTGGCGGCAGATGTTCCTCGTGATGAGATTGAGAATATGTTGGATGATCTTCACGACACATTTGTTGATTGAAGTTATTTAGTTTTTTGTATACACTTATACAGGAGCGGTATTATGTGGCAACAAATGGGTTTGGATAACAAAATGTCATTTTTGCAAATGAAAATCGAGGGTTGTCAGAAATCCATTCAGATGTATTTGAGTCACATTGAGCAGCACCGTGGAAGGCTGGATACCTATGCGGTGGCATATGTGCGTGGCTGTAAGCAAAGGATGAAAGCTTGCAAGTCGGATCTGCTTTATTACCAGAGCGAGTTGGAGAAGCTGGAGAAAGAGCGAAGCTTGAGGTTGGTTTTCCAGTGAGATATTTTATCAAGAAGTCTTATGGGATTCTTGATAATGGTCAGTGTTTCCCATCGGTCAATCTTGGTGATTGTAGGTAAGGAGAAAGTATGAAGCCTATTTTTTATTCTGAGGATAATGACATGGCAGATAGGTATTTGTCGTGGGAAGATAATGTAAAGTTGGTATTTGCCAAGTCTATGTTGAATAGTTATCGGCAAGGATATCTTGATTGGAAGCTATTGCTCAAGAATATGCGTAAGGAGTATGGAGATAAGTACAAGCAGTATTGCACTAGTACGTTTGAGACTTATTTTCAGTATAGGACTTTGTTTCGTTATTGGCGGAATGAGGTTATTAGGTTGGAGGCGAAATGAGCACTATTCGACGTTTGCCTAATGGCAAGTTTACCAATAACACTACAGAATATAGTAAGGCTTGGAAAGCAGAAGCTAATAGTCTTTGTAAAAAGACAGGATGGAAGTTGGTGGCATTTGATCCTGATTTGCAGTTTCTTGCTGGAGATAAGGTAGTGACTTTGCCTTTATGGGCGGTTAGGGATCTTATTAGGAAATGAAGTTATTTGAGTATAATGGATTAGATGTATCTTCATTTGGGGAAAGTATTATTTTTATTCTTGGAGAGGACAAATGTGAGATACCTTATTTGGAGGCGAAGAAGCTTGTATTTGCTTTATTGAAGGGGCTTGACGAGCGGGATCAGTTGTTTATTTCGGATCTAGACTTTATGATTGAGGAAATCACGGGATTTTCTTTAAGACTATTCCTGATAGAAGATACGATGAATTCGTAGGAGGAATTATGGAACCCAAGATCTTTATGTACTACAAATCCAACGCCATCAGGTCCCAGGAATGGTTCCTCAAAGGCAAGTTGCATCGTGAGGACGGTCCCGCACTTATCCATTATTACAAATCCGGCGCCGTCATGCGCCAGGAATGGGACCTCAACGGCAATCGGCATCGTGAGGACGGTCCTGCATCCATCTGGTATTACGAATCTGGCGCAATTAAGTCCCATTATTATTGGTGGAATGGGACTCAGTATCCTGACATAAAGACTGATGAGGATTGGGCTCGGAAAGTGCCCCTGCTCAAGATACAAGACGTCATGCACTCATAGGATTTTCTTTAATGCAATTGGTAAATAAGAAGTAATTTACTTAGCTTAAAGTAAGATACCCGGAGAAGTCATTGGTTATGGCAGGAGTTCTTATAAAGCTCCCATTGGTGAGTTCGATTCTCCCTCTCCGGACCAATAAATAAAAGAAGCAGAATATAAATATATTCTGCTTCTTGTTTACTTTACTGTTTTAGGTTGGTAGATTAAGGCTTTTGTTGTAGTTTTTTCATATACTCATTAAAAGCGGTATTAAAATCTACTGCTGGAGTGGTAGATGGTTGTGCTTGTTGAAAGCTTTGAGTTTGGGTTGATGGAATAAATCCTTGAAGCCCTGGAGGAATAGTAGTAGTTGTTGGGGCAGTAGTTGGTTGTGCTTGTTGGAAGCTAGTAACTGGTGATTGCAAGCCTTTTATGTATGCTTCATAAGCAGTATTAAAATCTACTGCTGGAGTGGTTGTTGGTGCTGCTTGTTGAAAGCTTTCAACAGTGCTTTCTGGAATAAAGCCTTTTAATTCACTTGGAATGGTACTAGTTGTTGGACCAGTAGTTTTTTCTGCTTGTTGAAAACTTTGAGTTATAGGGCTTCCAGTAAGAAGATGACTAAACAAAGTACTATCTGATATAGAGCTAGGTTGTATATTGAATTTTTTTGCCAATTCAGCTTTTTTAGCGTCAATAGCTTTTCTAGTCTGAGGACCTAATTGACCATCAGCTGCTACTCCAAGAATCTTTTGGATTTCTGGGTCTATTACTTTACTACTTTGATTGGCTAATTTATAGAACAAATTTACTTTATTTAGTAGAGAACTATACTTATTCATAGTATTCCTATAAGGTTGAAAATAAAATATATAAATAAATATTAGTAATATCTATGAAAAACTTTGAAGATCAGTTAGCTATTACTCTTTTTGATTGGTTAGAAGAAGGAGTAGATGAGACTAAATATCAGCAATTGATGAGTTTGTATCAAACTACTAGTTATCCTAGTACGTTGTATTTAGCTTTTGCTGATGTATTAGATCACAGTATGATGGTGAATGGAAAGTATTATTCTTTCCATAAGGCTATGGAGCTGTTGAAAGTTAATCCTAATAAGTAAGGAGTATTATGTTTTATCAATTTCGTCAGAATAATTCCGGTGGTTCTTATGATTTGGATGATGACATTTCTTCTACTGTGGTAGTGGAGGGAGTTGATGAAGATGATTGTTATCAGCGAGCCCAGAAGATTGGCATTTATTTTGATGGGGTTTTGAACGGGAAAGATTGTGATTGTTGCGGGGATCGTTGGTATGGTGGGGATGAGATTACATTTTCATTAGACCATGCTAATGAAGTTCCTACTCAAGATTATTCTACATTTAGGTTTGATCATAATGTGACGGTGATTCATTATTTGAATGGAGAGCGAAAGTACATTAAGGATTTTGAGGCTCAGTTTGTAGAGGAGGTTTGAGATGGAACTATCTACAGTTATCAGCAAAGTCCAGAAGCTATTGAGTTTGTCTAATAGCAGTAATGCGAATGAGGCAGCGGCGGCGGCTGCTGCTGCCAATAAGCTAATTGACCAATATCGTTTGTCTGAGGCGGATTATTCTACTGAGGAGAAGGATCTTGATCCATTGGTTGAGGATGATGGATTTATTTATGAGACTGGTCGGATTGTACCTTGGAAGAGTTCTTTGGTGGTAGTGCTTGCCAAGCATTATGGATGTGCGGTATTTAATTCTGCATATTATCCTAATGGTCGCAAGGTAAGCCGGTATAAGCTAATTGGTAGGACCAGTGATATTCATATTACCAATTATATGTTTAATTGGTTGGTGATGGAATGTCAGCGTCTTTCTGAGAAAGAGGCTCGTGGAAAAGGAAATATTTTTGCAGCTTCTTATTGTCAGGGATTTGTGGCTGGCATTAGGCAACAGTTGAATAAGTCTAGAGAAGAAGCTAAGGCAAATGCCAGTGAGAGTTCTATTATTAAGATTAACTCTCGTGAGAATGAGGCAATTGCATTTATGAACAAGATGCATACTTTGCGTACTAGTAAGGTAACTAGTTCGAGCAGATTTGATCTTGGGGCATATAATGCTGGGATGGATAGGGGAAAGTCCATTCATTTGGGGCAGAGTATGGCATCTGGTAGCAAGGTAAGGTTATTGGGGTAAGGTGAGGAGTTACCCATCGGTTAACCTGTAGGGTTATAGGTGAGGGGTTTGTTTAGCCCCTGATAGATTGGATTCCTAATCTTTTGAGGAGTATTATGGCTATTTGTTCTAGCTGTTATGGCATTGGCTACCATGAAGATTACGAAGATGGTCGATATTTTCAGGAAGATTGTTATCATTGTCGTGGGACTGGAGAAGTAGACGAGAATACTGCTTATTTGGATAAGCTAGAGCAAGTTGTTTATGCTTTGGCTGCGCGGCATTTGAATCAGGTGATTAGTGATTATAATAGTAATCCTGATGGAGAGGGATGGAGTTTTGGTGCGGCGGAAAGCATGATGACTGATAGTGAGTATTATCAATATCATTTGAACAATTATATTGAGGATTTCGCTAAGAGATTGGTTGAGATGAGCCAACAGGATCAGCAATTGTTGATTGCTTGGAATGAGATGCCGGTGGAGCATAAGACTTTTGTGAAAGTTAGTATGCCGGTATCTATTGCATCAATGGATGATAGGATTGAGGATAATCATATTCCATTCTGATCAGAATATAAATATTTTAGTAAAGGGAGATAGTTATGACTCGTAAGTTTACCAATCAGTTGTTGCAAATGGTGGAGGAGGGTATTCTGGATAAGGATACCTTGATTCTGGCATGTTTGAACTATATGAGTGAATCTGATGTTCAGGATATGGCAGAGTGCAATGAGTTTATTGTGGATGAGGAAGATGGGGAGGATGATTGCAATGATTGAGGAGAATATTATTCTGAGTCCTATTTCTGAGAAGGAATATAAGCACAACATTGAGATTTTGCAAAAGCAGGAGCCGCAATTGACCATTGACCAAGTGGAATATTTGGAGATGGTGCGAGATTTTCATCAATATCAGACATGGGTTTGGATTTAGTTTTTAGTTTAGCTCGGATGGCGGAATGGCATACGCAGCAGACTTAAAATCTGCGGACCTTATGGTCGTGGGGGTTCAAGTCCCCCTCTGAGCACTAATATAATAGGAGAAATAATGAGACCTAGCAAAGCTATTAGTACTGCTGCTTATTGGCTTAACCTAGGGATATCCCAGGATAGGTATTACGCTTTACGAGGCAGCGATTCGTTAAAGACCGCTAAATGTTATTGGGATGATAAAGCTCTAGTTTTAGAAGTAGATGGAGAGCAGCATAGGTTTCAATATCTAGGCAAGGAATAATCTATTTAGTATTGGGAGATAGGTAAAATGATTACGCAAGATCAGATGTTGCAAAAGATTGTTAATCATGTAGAGAAGCAGGTTGACGAGATTCTTGTATCTTGTGATAGGGGACCATTTGAACGAGAGATTAGTTCCAATGAGATTCTTGAGCAGGTAAAGATTTTGTTGGATCAAGGATTTGAGATTAGTGAGATTGTGGAATCTGTATTGGATATGGATCATGGTTTGCGAATGAATCAAGTTGAAGGTTGATTATACTACTAAAATCTTATTTTTAATAAATAGATTATTAAGATAATAATCTTAGGTTTAACTAGCGAGGTTAATAATGAAACAAATAGATTATCTTGGAGAGATTGATAATATTGTTTGGTTTTTAACTTCGGATGGAGATTTACGGGGTTGGGGCGGGAAGAAGCCCAAATTGCGTTATCATTTTCACATTTATGATCCTCCTTCAGAAAACAATAAAAATTATTTTCGTTTTCTTGATGCTTGCGATCTTGCTGAGAATCTAGGATATTTGCGTCGGGTTTATTTTTATGAACTCAACTATTATCAATAAATTACTTGATTATAAGCAATTGGCTTTGAATAAGCTTGCCTCCGTTGGTATTGAGGATAAGTTTATGATCAAAATCAAGCAACCAAATAATAATTTTGTTGCTATGTATCGTAGTTATTCTCAATATAAGAATGGTGGCAGGGGACCTATTTTTTGGCTTGCTCCAATGTTATTGGAGAATAAGCCAGAGTTTATACTTTCTGTATTGCATGAATATGGTCATGTGATGGCAGAAAGTGCTTATGTGAATAATGACAAAATGTTTTCTTTATTGAGGGATAGTTATCCTGGTCGGTCATATAATCGACCATGGGATGAAGAACAATTTGCGGAAGATTTTGCTCAAGAGGTATATAATAACTTTCTTTCTAAGAAGATGTTGAGCTTGATTGAGCAATATCTTTTGGAGTGATGGGAGGGGGTTCCCATCGGTTAACTGAGATAGTTAGTAGTGAGGGTGTTGGTTGAGGGGATAAAAAAATGAGCAAAATGGCTATTTTGGTAATTGGCAATTTGGTGACTGGGTATAAGTTTTACGGACCATTTACCAATGCGGATTTGGCGGCAGAGTATGCTAATTTATTTAATTTGAAGAATTGTTTTGTGGTAGAGTTGGATAATCCAGAAGTTGTGGCTAATAAGCAATTCTAATCTGTGAGGAATAAAATGGCACATCTTGAGATTGTAATGGATAACGATCCTATGTCTCCTCGGGTTGCGTATTGCAATCTTGGAACTATGCTATATACTTCTTCTAGGTATAATCTGGGAGATAAGCAAGTTAGTTGGGAGGAGATTGACAAGATTGAGAAAGACGGTGACAATATTGTAGTCCCGGTATATGCTTATATTCACAGTGGGGTAGTGCTAAATACGGTTGGGTTTAGTTGTCCTTGGGATAGTGGTAAGTGTGGAATTATTTATATTAGCAAGCAGCAAGTTCGAGAGCATTTTGATGTAAAGAGAATTACTGCTGCTTTGAAGCAAAGGGTAATTGATTTTCTTAAGGTTGAGGTAGAGGTATTTTCTCACTATCTATCTGGCGAGGTATATGGTTATCAAGTGATTGATGATGATCAGGTGGTAGATAGTTGTTATGGATTTTATTTTAAGAAGGATGCCGAAGAAGCTGGGAATGAGGCTTTGGAAGATTACAATGGAAAATTGGAGGTAAGCTGATGAAAGATGAGCCGTTGAAGCTTAATAAAAATGGTAGTTTAAAGTTTAAGGTTTGGATTCAGATTGAGGCATGTGATGATGAAAATGATTTTTATGAGGATGTTTCGCCATTTCCGGTTTGTCTTGGAGAGTATAAGACCATTGACCAAGCTGATATGGCAATTATGCAATTGACTGGCAAAAGTAGTTTGCGGTAATTATTTTTGCTTGATAGGCGTCTGTATGCCGCCTGCCTTCTAAGCAGGAGAAAGCTAATTGGATTCATGCAGGTTCGAGTCCTGCCAGGCGCGCTTTATATAAAATATTTGTGGAGTAATTATGAAGTTATACAGAGTTTCTTTTCTTACACAGCTTTTAGTAGAAGCTGAGGATGCAAATCAGGCAATTGATATTGCCAAATTGCATCAGCACCAAGAGATTACTGATTTAGATTCAGTGGAACAAATTAATAATGTAACAGATTTGTTACCAATTGAAAAAGGCATTTTGCCTTGGCGTAGTAGTTATAGGCAAAATGAGCCTGAAAAGTTGGTAGAAGAAATTTTGAAGGAGAAGCATTATGGGACTTGATATGTTTTTGACTCGTAAGACTTATATTGATCCTGGATATACTGTCACCATTACTAAGAATGGTCAACCTGCTGATATTGATTGCAGTAAGATTTCTCATGTAGTAGAGGAAATTGGATATTGGCGCAAGGCAAATGCAATTCACAATTGGTTTGTGCAGCATGTTCAGGATGGGCAGGATGATTGCGGGAATTATTATGTATCTCCTGATATGTTGAAGGAATTGATTACTGATTGTGAGACTGTCTTGAATGATCCTAAGAGTGGTAGGGATATTTTGCCTACTGCTAGTGGATTTTTCTTTGGTAGCACAGAGTATGATGATTATTACTTGGATGATTTGGCAAATACTGTAAAGATTTGCAAGAAGGCATTGGAATTGGTTACAGAGGGTGGAAGTATTTATTACCAATCTAGTTGGTGATTTATGAATGACCAAATTACTTCTGGAGTAAACAATGGGTGCTGAACTAATTTCTGCTGTTTTGGAAATCAAAAAGAACATTAATCCTGATTGGAAGAAAGCAGAAATGTACATCCAAAACATGGATGATTTGGTAGCAGTAAATACATATTCGGATATTCTACAGTTGGGAGATGAATATACCGAGGAGGATTTGGAAGATATTCCTCTTGAGATTGAGAATGCCAAGAAGGCATTTATGGATGCTTTATTTTCTTGCCAGGCTGGCTGGGAAAACAGTCATAGGTTTATGAATAAGATTCAACTGAGGAATAGTGTAATTTTATTGGCAGCTGGAGAAACTTATGGAGATAATATTGATTATTGTGATGATATTATTTTGTTTGATGGCTGTGGGGCTGCCAAAGAAGCTGGATTTTATTGAAATGGAAGCTAATATTCCTGATGGATTCTATTTAATTGCGGTAGAAGATGTTACTAAGCTAAAGGCAATGACTTTTCTGATACAGTCATTTCTTAGTAATGGAAAGAATGTAAGCACTTCTTCTGCTGAGAAGATTGTTAATGATATCAATCAGATTATTAGCAATCTAGATAAGGCAGAGTCTAATAAGGATTATTAGGTAATGGCAACAGAAAAAATCTCAAATAATATTCAAGGAATAGTTCTTTCCAGGGAAGAAGCATGTCAATTGATTGTGCATCTTACTCAGAGTTTAGGGCATTATCAAACGCCAAATATTATTCCGACACCACCAACTCTTTCTTTTAAAGATCCTTGTGGGGTGGTATTAAAGCAAATTGTGTTTGCTGTAAATGATAAGGCATAGAAAAAAAATGAAGTATCGCAATAATCTATCAGAAGTTTCTACTAACTCTTATTTTGAGGTAGTGGAAAGTTTTGATATTTTTATTTTGGTTGGATGTTATAAGACTGAGCATTATATAGGTCGGGCGAATGTATTAGGTAATCAGTATAAGAAGATTACTTTGCAATCTGGTGATTATTTGTATGATTTGTTTGGTGGAGTATTTGTTACTTACCAAGGATCATTTTATCCAGCTAGGATTCAATTGAATGAGAAATCATTTTTTGAGAAGTCTTATGGTACTGAGATAGAAACTTTCCCAGTGGAAAAGTTGAAGTTGATTACGGAGCCGGATATTGTATTTATTTACAATATCAATCCGCCTATGGTGCCGACTCCGACTAGTTTTTATGGAAGAAGTTTAGACTCAGTGATTTGAGTGGTGAATAATGAATTACAAATTGATTGACAATGATGTAAAGGTTGAATTGCATGACGAAACCAACGAAGGATATAATGGAGATTATAATCCAGACGATCCTGAGGATAAGTTGTTGATGCGGTTTGACGTATTTAAATTTGAAAATAACGAGTGGGTAGAGGTAGACAATAGTTCATATTGTACTGAATTGCCTAGCGATCTTGATCCAGAAAAGGCGCATCGAGTATTGTCACTTATTATGATGGAAGTGGCAGATGATGTTAGAGCCAACATTTCGATTAAAAAGAAGTGTGAATGGCTTTCTTGGATTCAATGTTAAACTGTTAGGTTAAAAATGCAAGTTCAAACTCGTTCTGAAATAAATGGTATTCGATATTTTCAGCAACTTTCTGATGCTATGATTGCAGCTGAAAAAGATTCTTCTATTTATAAGATTTCTTTTTCTTTTGGCATGGAGCCTATTCGATTAGTTCGATATGGTGATCAGTGGGTTTATCAGCCTTTGACGGTACAAAAGCCAATTTTTGTAAATATTCCATCAGAGTAAATTAAGTTGTCGGTCAAAAGGGTTAGGTTGTCGGGTGTTAGGTATAAGAATATTTCAGAGTAGTTGTTAATGTTGGGTGTTCCCATCGGTCAACTTGCCGAGCTATAAGTGAGGGGCAAGATTGATTGACAATCCAAGGAATGAATAACTATGAGAATCTTTCAAATTTCTGAAGAAGATTTGAAGTGTTTTTCTTCTTTGGAGGAAGAAGATATTGGTAAGTGGTATATTATATTTAACGGATGTTTGATTGGTTTTTTTGATTGTCGAGAGAAGGCGGAGCAAGTAGCTTGTCATTTTAATCATTGTTAGGAGATTAATTATGTTCGATTTTCAATATGAAATCAATCGTTATGTGCATCCTAAGACAAAGCAGCTTTTGACCAAAGAAGAAGCTGAAAAGCAAGGTCTTGATATTAAATTTTTGGATTGTGAAGGATTTACTCTTTATGTAGAGGGTAATGGTAGTTACACTCCAGCCTGCCTTCATCGACTTCCAGAAGATTGTTATCCAGAGGATTTGGATTCAGAGATTACATCTATTCAAGATATTGACGGCAATAATTGGATGGAGAAAGTTTCGGATTCTGAATTGAATGAGATTGGAGCTAAGCTAGATCAGATTATTTATGACAGTTCATCATCCCACTATGATGATAATCGGTATGAAGATATGGCATATGATCGGGCGCATCGTTATGATGATTATTGAGAGGTAAGATATGATCAAGCAATCTTTTCAAATTCGTGATATCAATAACTCTTATGTGCGGAGCCTTTTGAATAAGGTTGGAAAGTTGGCTGCTGATTCGGGTAAGTCGGCTGGTTTGGATTATGATGTCTTGATTATTGAAGATTTTGGAACTACTGTGCGCCAAAATAGCTGGACTGATGATACTGGATATTTTGTAACCTATCGTCGTCATCCACTGTATTCTTCATCTAGTAAGATGAAGGCGGCTGTTGAGATGTTTGAGCGAGGATTGAATAGTCTCTTTTGTAAGACTGCTAGTAAGCAATTTGATGAGAGTGATATGAAAAATAATGTTACTCTCTCTTGGGTCACTGCCTCTATCTCTATTGGAGATTGATATGATTCCGATTGGAACAAAAGTGTATGTTGACAAGGATTATGAAAGCGAGTCTATTGGAAGAATTATTGGTACAGCCATTACCAATAATATTGGGGTAGAAAATCCATCTCTTTATTATGTAGTAGAGTTGGAGGAGGCTGGTTATTTGCATCGAGGTGATAAGCAAAAAATCTATGTTAGGATGTTGTTGGCTCATCCTGATAACGTAGAGGTGTTTTGATATGGCAAATAATTATAATCTTTGGGCTCAATCAGTATCTCTTAACACTCCAGAGGAAAGTGATTGGATGTATGAAGTTCTTTTCTTGAGCGATGAAAATGATCTTAAACTTAAGCAGGAAAAGCTAGTCCAGCTTGGTTTTAATCTGGAAGATATTAGTGATTGTACTAATTTTCCTAATTTTGATTATCAGTTTCATAAAGATGAGGTAACATTCTACGCAGACGAGCATAGTTTTTCTGGTGGTGATATTGAGCATCTCATTGAGATTATGAAGGTCTTTTTGTCTAAGTTTGATGCAGAAGGTTATTTTAGTATGACTTGGGCAAGTGTGTGTAGTAAAATGAGGTCTGGAGAATTTGGTGGTGGCTGTTTGTTTGTAACGGCTAATGATTGCTCTGTTGTTGATATCTCTAGCATCGTTAGAAGTTATACAAATCAGCATAAGAAAGAAATTGAAAACAAGAACTCTCTTAAGTAAAGAGTTCTTTATTAGTTAGTAACTTAAGTAAAGAGTTCTTTATTAGCCGCCATGGTGGAATGGCAGACACCGAAGATTTAAAATCTTCTGCTTATTGCAAGCGTACAAGTTCGAGTCTTGTTGGCGGCACTTATCCTATTAAGGATTGAAAATGGATATTAATTCTCAAAAAAGACTTCGTAAAACATTGTATCTTATTCTGAATGATCTTGCGCCTGATGCAGCAGATGAATATTGTAAGCATAACGATTTGGCTGATGCCGCTTTATCGGCAGTTGAGGTTATTACTAATAAATACAATCGAAGCGGAGTTTGTATTAAACTAGTCAATGCTTTATTGATGCTAGATCGTTCTATTGAAGAATTGGAAGAAATCTTTTACGCCGAAAGTTCGGCTCGTACGAGGTGAATATGATTCAAGTTCCTAATGGTTCGGTAGGTTGTTTTTATCGCAAACTATCTACCGATGAAAGTTTTGGGAATGTTTTGCTTCGCAAGACTCCGTTTGGCGAGTATCATGTTTGCGTGCAAGACAAAGACAATCAAGAATTGTATGAGATTGTGGCAGAATGTCATCGACGAGAAATTGCTGAACATATTGTAAAACTTTATAAGTGAATATATGAAGCCTTTGATTCACGCTAAGAATTCTGCTAAAAAGCATGGCGGTAAGTGGGAAGATTATATTGACATCCATAATTTCATGGATAGTAGTAAAGCAGCATGTGCTTCGATGCAGCACCGAGCTATTTTCCATTCTGCATTTGGAATTTTTATTGTAGAGAAAACTTACGGAATTACAATTACTAATTCTGATGGTAAGTTAGTTTCTGTTCGGGATATTGCTGAAGATCATGTGATTGAAGATTTAGGATTTATTCCTAGTCTAGATCAATGGATGCAAAATATTAACATCCAAGATTGGATGTTAGGTTCACAGCGTAAGCAAAATAAAAACCTAACAATTAAAGTTGATTGAGGTAACAATGAGTTATTTTGTGTTGATGGAAGCTGGTTTTGATTATAACGATGAGGTTTATCTTCCTAGTGAGGGAGGTAATCCTAGTAGAGTCTTTACTAGTAAAGAGGCTGCTGAAAAAGTGATGCTTCAAAAGAATATTGAGCAATTTAGAAATATTCTTGAAGATGGAAGTATTAAAGATTATGGTTATAGTTTAGATGAAGTTTTGGATCATCGTGGTTCTAGTGATGAGCTAGATGGTAAAGATGGAATCTTTATGAAGCTATTTGGAAAGACGGCATCAGAGTGGTGGGATAACGTTACTTATTTTGATGATAACCAAGGAGGTCAATCTGTGGTTGAGCCATCTGATAGTGATTGGGCTCGATTGCTTAATTGTTTTAATTTTAATTTTTATTATGTGGTAGAGGTTCAGGGTTAAGATTAAGATTGATATCAGGAAGTAAATTTTTACTATTTTTTAAAGGAGAAAGTTATGAATACTATTGTTGAAACTATTTCGATTAATGGCGTTGATTATGTTCGTAAGGATTCTGTTGGAACTGTAGTTCCTTCTGGTAATCGTTGTGTTGTTGTGGTAGATCGTGGTTGGGTTTTTGCAGGTGATGTAACAGAAGAAAATGGTCGAGTTCGACTGAGTAATGCAGTTTGGGTTTTTAAGTGGGAATCTTGTGGATTCGACGGTGTGCTTAAAGATCCTAAGAGTAAGAGCGTTACTCTTAGGAAGATGGATCATGTTGTAGATTTTCCTAAGGAATCTGAAATTTTCAGGGTTCCAGTTTCTTCTGACTGGGGGCTTTGAAACTAATAATCCCCATCATCATAATGATGATGGGGATTATCTTACCTTCCATTGAAGGACTTATATATGGAAGAATATTTTATGTTAGTTGGTAATGGTGACGGTTACGGTTACGGCTACAGTAATGGTTATGGTTACGGTAACGGTTATGGTAACGATTATGGTTCCGGTTATGGTTCCGGTTATGATGATGGTTCCGGTTACGGTGACGGTTACGGTTACGAAACTGTTGGTCGTAAGAGGTAAACATATGGAAGAATATTTTATGTTAGTCGGTAATGGTTCCGGTGACGGTTACGGTTACGGTTACGGTTACGGTTACAGTGACGGTTACGGTAACGGTTACGGTGACGGTTACGGTTACGGTGGCGGTTACGGTTACGGTTACGGTTACGGTGGCGGTTCCGGTTACGGTAACGGTTACGGTGGCGGTTACGGTTACGGTAACGGTTACGGTGGCGGTTCCGGTTACGGAACTGTTAGTCGTAAGAGGTAAACATATGGAAGAATATTTTATGTTAGTCGGTAATGGTTATGGTTCCGGTGACGTTTCCTTTAATGGTGACGGTTGCGGTGACGGTAATGGTTACGGTTACGGTAATGGTCGTGGTTATGGTGACGGTTACGGTTACGGCTACAGTAATGGTTACGGTAACGGTTATGGTTACGGTAATGGTTACGGTAACGATTATGGTTCCGGTTATGGTTACGGTTATGATGATGGTTCCGGTTACGGTGACGGTTACGGTTACGAAACTGTTAGTAAGAGGTAAATATATGGAAGAATATTTTATGTTAGTTGGAAGCCGTGACCATTACGGTTACGGTAATGGTTACGGTTACGGTTACAGTTACAGTTACAGTGATGGTTCCGGTAATGGTTCCGGTAATGGTTCCGGTAATGGTTCCGGTAATGGTTACGGTAATGGTAATGGTAATGGTAATGGTTCCGGTGACGGTTCCGGTGACGGTTCCGGTTACGGTAATGGTTACGGTAATTGTAATGGTTACGGTAATGGTCGTGGTGACGGTTACGGTTACGGTTACGGTTACGGTTATGGTGACAGTGACGGTTGCGGTTACGGAACTGTTAGTCGTAAGAGGTAAATATATGGAAGAATATTTTATGCTAGTTGGAAGCCGTGACGGTTACGGTTACGGTAATGGTTACGGTTACGGTTACAGTGGCTTTGGCGGTGAAGGTTACGGTAACGGTTACGGTTACAGTGGCGGTGACGGTGACGGTTATGGTTACGGTTATAATTATAGTGACCGTTACGGTAATGGTTTCGGTGACGGTTATGGAACTGTTAGTCGTAAAGGATAATTATTTACTTTTTCCTTAGAAGAAAGATTTTATGAAGATTGAAGATTTAAATTCCTCTGTAAATGATCTAATCTGTTTGTCAGAGCATTTGGGCTATACAGATCGGAATAGGTTTTTTAGAATTGGATCTAGTGGGGCTAATCTGGCTTCATTGGTTAATTTCCTAGAGGATAATCCTGGGGCGATTGAGGCAATTTATAATTGGGCAGAAGATAATTATTCTGATAAGTTTGGTCCTGATACTGAGGATCTTGAAGATCAAGTATATGAATTGTTTTCTGGCTCAGACCTTGACTATACGGTTGATTTAGATTATTCTGGTCGTGGAATGTTTGGCAAGAAAAGCAGTTTTGCTATTCGTACTGAGGCAGATCCTGATTCAGAGTTGGGTCAGAACCTAATTGATTTAGGATTGTCGTATGACACAATGGGTAAGACCGGATACATTTACTACACTAAAGATTAACAATTAACATAGGATATTCTATGAAAGATTTTTCTCATATTGATCATGTTATTTTGGCAAGAGCTATTTTCCGTAGGTGGGGAAGCGATCTTGGTGCTGCAACTGTTGCATGGCGAAGATTGTTTCAAAATAGCACTACTAGAGAGCAATTTGCTCAACTAATTAATTATCCTGATTGTACTATTTATTGTCAGGGTGAATGTTCTGATCATTCGGAAAAGAAGTGATGTATGCCTAATCATTGTTCACAAGATTTGTTTGTTTATGGTAAAGAAATCTTTGTGATAGATTTCATGGAATTTTCGCAAGAAGGTTTGGAAGTTTTAAGTGCTAATAAGTACATTCCATACCCTGAAAATTTTAAGAAAATGGATGAAATGGCAGCTCTTGCTCGTGAGCAGGGCAATTATATTAAAGATGGATTTAATTCTGGCGGTTATCAATGGTGTATTGATAATTGGGGGACTAAGTGGGGAATTTATCGATCTAAGCTAGTTAGTTCTAGATTGTCTGGTTCTCGTAGTCGTGCCACATATTATTTTGATTCTGCATGGAGTCCTCCGATTCCAGTAATTCATAAGATGAGTGACAAGTACCCTGCGGTTAGATTTTTGCTCAAATATTATGAGCGAGGTGCTCAATTCAAAGGAATTTTTGAGATAAAGGGCGGCAAAATTCTTCGTGATCTTCGAGAAGATTATCGCGGTTATCGTGGAGGCTAATTATCTCTCGACAAATAGAGATATCGTGAGGCTTCCCATCGGTCAATCTAAGAGTTTAGTAGTAGGAAGTAAGAGGGCATGAGGCAATATTATTCACGTTCTGAATTGAATCAGATTGCAGAGGATAATAATTATAAGATTTTTTGGCAGTATCGTATTGCACAGAATACTGGTAAAGAATTTGAAGTGGGATATGTTTATATTGGAAATGGTCAAAAAGATTTATTCTGTAAGAGAAATTCTTCTGATCATCCTGATTACTTTTTTCTTTGCAATGAGTTCGAAGATCGTTTTGGAGTAAAGGAAAACAGCAATGCCTAATTGGTGTCAAAACAGTTTATTTTTGTCTGGACCTAAAGATGTAATTCAGGAGATTGCAGAGACTAAATTGTCTTTGCAAAAGTTAGTTCCATGCCCGCAAGAATTGCTTGAAACTGAAGCAGTTTATGCTAATGAAGCTGGCGATATGCCTAGTAAGATGCAGCAAAACCAAGAGAAATATGGATATAAATCTTGGTATGATTGGTGTGTAGAGAATTGGGGAACTAAATGGGATGTTGGTCCAGTTGATGATTTGGAAATTTTCGAAGAAGATCACGATAAGTTTGAACTTAGATCAAACTTTGATAGTGCTTGGGGACCACCAGTAGCGGCTTTTGAAGATATTTATGATAAATATAAGGATCGTGGTCTTAGAATTCGTCTGGAGTATTTAGAGTCAGGTAATCGTTTTATGGGCGTAGCTCATACTACAGATGGTAGTTTTCACGATGAATATCGTGATTATTCTAATGCTGATGAATTGGAAGAATACGTTAATGAGCTAGAGCATTTCTTAGCTGAATCAGAAGTAGAGTATCTTCGAGAAATGGAAGCAGAAGAAGATCAGAATAATTCTGATGATTGAAAACTTAAAATAGTATTGCTTGTAATATATACATATATAATACGGGTGATATTATGTCTAGATCTTCTACTATTAGAAAAAATAGCAATATAGATAAAATTAGTTTATACTCTTTAGCCATGAAGCCAAGTGAAGATCAAGTTCGTGGCAAAATGGAAGAATATTCTAAAAAAAAACTGGTAGAACTTTAATGCAACTTAGTTTAGGAGAGTTGTATAAAGCTAAAGAGCAGGTAAACTCTACCACAGAATCTTTGATAGAGTCTGAGCTAAGTGGTTTTGAAAAAATGATGTTAGGTGGGGATGGTATTGCAGAGGGAAAAAGATTAGCTAATAAAATTTTAGATGAAGAAATAGCTAAGAGACCTAAGAGCAAACCTGTTGAAAGTGAAAAGCCAAAACCTAAAGCTCCTGTAATAGAGCCGGTTGAAAAACCAGTTGCTAATGTTTCTAAAAAAGAAAAAGTTCTGGTAGAGCCTGAGCCAGAAGAAGAAAAAGATTATAGTTATTTAATACTTCACGAGAATGATCTAAAGATTCTCTCATTAGAGTATAAAATTAGAAGATTAGAGAGGAAAGATCCATCTTCTCCTTTAATAGATGAATTAACTAGAGCGATGCCTAATTCTCCTAGAAGAAAAAAGATCGTTGATTTATCAGATCGAGACTTAGAATCTCTATATAAAGAGCATCTACTAGGCGTAGAGAAAGAATAGATTGAGTCCTCGTAGCTCAATTGGATAGAGCAACGGGCTTCTAATCCGTAGGTTATAGGTTCAAATCCTATCGGGGACGCTAAGTTAATTAACTATTAACCTCAACAAAATAAATATTATGGATAAGAAATTTACAGTTTATCAGCATGGGGCTTTGGTTGCCGGTCTGCAAAGAATTGGTATTGATAATGCTAATCTAATGATGTTGGTGCCAGAGAAGTCATTTACCTCTTTAGAGGTAGATGGTTGGACCTGGGCATTTGATAAATTTGGAAATAAATATTATATTGTACGAGATAACTAATCATATGGATGATAATATCATATCAATAATATTGAGGTGATATTATGGAATATTTCTACAATAGAATATTTAAACTTGCTAATAAATTTAAATTTAAGTATAGCCTTGGGTCATCAGATGATGAGCCAACTCTTGTTAAAATTAAAAATTTTTCTATAAAAGAAATATACAGAGAAAATTTATTATCTTATTTAAATTACAAAATATCTATTCTTCCTGACTTAAGTATTTACTATACTTTTGAGCCTTTTGATGAGCCTCCAGTACCAGAAACTTTACCAGTTAAGTATGCACAAAATTTGTTTAATCATTGGGATGATTTACAATGGCAAGAAAAGTGGAGTGATTTAGCAAAATCTTCTATTGGTAGAAGTCCTCAAGGTCAAGTTTTAGTAGAAAAAACAGATCCCAAAACAGATGACTATGTAAGACTTCATGGTCTTATCCAAGAAAATGGATTATTAATTCCATTAAAATGGAAGTATAAATTTTCAGAGATTGATGAAGATTTAAAAAAATATAATTTAGATAAAATTCAAATATCATTTACTGATTTAGATTTAGAGCCTCGAATAAGAGATTTGTTAAATAACTCTAAATCATTCTTATTAACTTCTTCATCTTTTCAAAAATTATTAGAATTAAAAAAAATGAATTGATAATGAAAGTATATAATTATGCCGTACAATCATAATGTTTTGGGCGTTTCTTGTATGACAACTTCTGAATTCTGGAAGTCAGAATCTGAAAGAGAAGGAATTGATGCTTCTGATTTGATGGAAGATTTTTATCAATCTCTTGCTCAAGAAGAAAAAGATTCTGCCAATCAAATTCTTCAAAACAAAGATCAAGTTTTGGAGATGTTGAAGCAGTATTATGAAGCTGATCCTGATACCATTGAATTTCTACCTGTAGAAGTATTAGAGGTTCGTGATGCCGTGGTACGTATTAGTAGTCGCAGCAATTCTACTAGTTTCACTTGCAAAGTGAATTGCAACGATAATAAGGCTAGGTGGTTAAAGTATACTGAGACGCACTATAGCGGATCTTATATGGATCCTCCTGATTTTGATTGTAGTTGTGAAGAAATTAATTCTCTGGAGTAATATGGAATATTATATTCGAAATTCTTTTGAGATGGATGATGATGGAATTCCATTGTACTGGAATAACCAGTGGGGTTGGGTAAATCAATCAGAAGCCGATCTCTTTTCTGAAGAAGAAAAAAATAAATTTGATCTTCCTATTAATGGATACTGGGAATCAAGCCTATGAAAAATGATTTTGATGATAGAACGGTAGAAGAATTATTGAAAGATGAAAATTATAGAAAAGAAATGTTATATGAAATGCAGCGGGCGGCTGCAATTGCTAAAGCAAAGCAGCAAGTGCTTGACAAGCATTTGAAGAAGAGTTATAACTAAAAAGTTAGCGGTTGTGGTGGAATCGGCAGACACCGGAGACTTAAAATCTCCTGCTCGTTAGAGCGTACCAGTTCAAGTCTGGTCAACCGCACAATATCTATCAGGGAGAGATGGTCAATTGGCTATTGATAGGTAGAAAAGGGGAACAACTTTTTTCTATAAAGGATAGGTATATGACTTTCGAAACTAAAGTACACATTACAAACGTTATTCTTATATTTACAATAATTTTAAATTTATTACAAATAATTACTCAGCGTTAAAATATATTTATGATAAATAACGATGACAATTCAATGTATTGTATTGTAGAGTACGACACAAATATGGTTATTGCGACTACTTGGCAATATCATCAAGTTAGAAGCTTACAGCATGAACATGTAGTAAGAACAAATAAAGACACTAAGATTGTAAAAATACAATTACCCCAAGTGAGTAAAGTTTTTAACTTTGATTCCCCTGTACAGGTTGTAACCATTATCTAAGTTTTTTAGATGTTAAATACAGTTCTTAACTAGAAGAAAAATTTAGTAGTTTAAATGAATAATATTAATTTAGAAATTAAGCAATTGATTGAAGAAATAAAGCAGGAACAAAAAACTTGGGACTCTGTTGGTCCTTATAAGAATAGCTTTTATTTGTTTGAACGTTGTATTGAACAGCTTAAAAAGCTATCAGGTAATGATGAAGGGCTCCCATCGGTTAACCAGCCCGACTATAAGTGAGGGCAAGCCTCAGAGAGAAAATGACAAAGTATAAAATTGCAGTTGAATGGATTATGCATGATTTTGTTGAAGTCAAAGCTTCTTCTATGCAAGAAGCTATAAAGATAGTAGAATCTTCTACTGATGATTTACCAGATGGTATTTATTTAGATGGTAGTTTTGTAATTAACGAAGAAATTACTCGGGAAGTTAACAAGCAAAATTTTTCTTGAAAGAATGTATCATGGGATCTAAGATTAAGCCTCGTCAACAAAAGTTGCCTCGTAATTTTATTGCAAAAGATATGGGTTCTAGCCATAAGGGAGGACCAATGAAGAATCGTCGAGATAAGCGTCAAAACAATCCAAACAAGAATCGTTGGGAAAATTCTTCTACTGATTGGTGATTTATGATGCGCACCATTGAAGTTAATGATACTCTCAATGATCGTGTTGAGTCTGCAATTGAAGATGTAAAGAATACTCTAACAGAGTATCTTGACGCTAATACTCCATCTAGTTGCCCAGACCTTTGGAATGATCTAGACTACAATGGATCAATTCATGAGATTGTAGATTCTGCGGTTCCTATTTATACTAAGGAGATCGAAGATCTTTGGTATCTTTATAAGAATGATTTTATTCAAGCTTATGAAGATGCTGGAGTCGGTGATAATCCGATGCAGAATGATGGTATGGCAGCTATTTACTTTTATCTTCAGCAGGAGATCAATAGTTGGTATCGTGATAATGCCGAAGATATTTTTCAAAAATGGTCAACTGCTTTTTGGAATGCGAAAGAGAATGAGTAATCAAGATTTAGTTTATAAGCTAGCCACCAAATATATTGCTGGTGATAATGGTGATTTTAATCATTATCGAGATCATTTGTTTGGCGAGACACACAAGGGCATTACCTTTTATAAGGTTGGGCAAGATGGATCTGTAGAATATTATCTTGGCGTTTCAAGTAGAGGTACTCTATATAAAAGAGTATTAAAGCACTCTTTTAGAGTTCATATGAATTTGTTTGATTATCATCGTCTGGTCAAATCAGACAATGATAAAGAGCAGGTTCAAGCTTTTGATTCAGAGGAAGAGCTTATTTCTGAAGAAATAATTCCTCTACTATATCCTTCACAAATTGGTTTTATTGGAGGGAAGAATGCAAGCAAAGACTATTATTAGTAATCATTTTGACGATCAATGTTGTATTGAAATGGATAAGCTGGAGCAGTTAGAGCATGTTAGGCATTTGCTTAGCAAGCAAGAGTATGCTATGCAAGTTGCTCCAACAGATAATTACCCTTATCGTACAATGGATGTTTTTGACGATCTGCCTTTTTGATTATGATGATCAAAGTTTGTGTTGAATGTGGGGAAGAGTTCGATTTGCATTCTTCAGAAAAGAATAGGGCTGGAGGAAAAATTAATAATTGCCCTGATTGTTCTGTAGAAACAGCCATTCGATATGCTGGCTTTCAAGCAGCAGATGGGAAACAATCACAAGCCACTATTCTAAAGTTTAACTCAGAACAAGACAAAAAAGCATATATTTCTTTTTGGCAGAACAATAGTGGGTATCATAAGTCTAAAAGCTGTCAACTAGGAGCACATTTATCTACTACTCCTGGAATTCAGTTTGAGACTATTCAAGGGTTTAAGCCAACCAACCATAAAGGCAAGGCATGAAACTTCAATTTGTAGAATTAATTGTTTGTATAAACAAATTGACTTCTTATTATTCTAGTAAAATTAGTGAGGTGCTCGCTGAAAGTGAACAATCTCATACTAAAATGATTGAAGATTCTGGCTGGACTCCTCAAGAATATTTTGAAACGTTAAATAAACATAAATCAGAGTTTTATAAAAACTTTTAAATGTTTTTCATTATATTAAATATGTGGATCTGTTTTACCACAGGTTTAATTATTGGTTTAAATATTAAAAATTAATATGAAGAAATTTTTGATTGTACTAGTTATTCTAGTTAATTGCCAGGAATATTCTCCTGATTCAGAAAATGAATCCACCTGGCTAGATTTAATTGATCCGCATGAGATAGAGGGTGACGAACCTGATTGTTTACATTGTTCGGAGCTTAGACGACCTGAAGATTATCAGTTTGCTTGTACTGCTGCTAAGCAGATTGCTAATCTATTATCAAATTGTCAATGCCACACTTCTGATAACTGTCCCAATAATTGTGGATGGTTAGATTATCTAGAGCCATCTTGCGCTGAAAGCATTGATTGGTATGCTTGTGAAGATTTTTGGAGTCTTTGTGAATTAGACAAATAAAAACCGGCATGATGCCGGTTTTAATAATTTTTTGATTGTTAAATATCTATCATCTTCTAGATAAGACAGTTTCTGTTGCGCTACCAAAACCAGGTGATCGTAAAACATCACCCATTTCTTTAGATCTTTCTTCGATCTTTTTAAGCTCAGTATCAAGCTCAGTATCTGAAGCATAAGGATCTATTGTAATATTTTTATTTTTAATTTCTTTTAATCTATCAGTATAAGCTTTTACTTTTTCTATATCCTCAAAAGATGTAGGAAAGTTTAGTTCAAATTGTGAAATATCTAAAAGAGTTTCTTCTAATTTAGATCTAAATTTTTGAACATTTTCAAAAGGCATACTAAATGCAGGTATAGAGTTTCTTATTTTCTTTAGTGCTTTCATCATTCCTACGCCAGCAGCCTTGGCACTAATACCGCCATAAGTATCTGGCATTGGTTCTTCCGCCAAATCTACTCCAGGAAACTGAGATTTTACATATCTGACAGCCTTGTATTGATCTTCATTTACTAGTTTTTCTAAAACTTTAGCTACTTCCATAGAAGCATCTGTGACATACATATCATTAGGTCCAGCAGCAAATTTGCTGGTAAAATGCCCTAAGTGTTTGGCAAACTTATCTAAAATTTTAATTTTTTGTTGAGCAGATATTTTTTTCATAAAATTTATGCCTTCTTTGTTCTTTCTTTCTAAAAGAAAGAAATTGTGACGGTAGCAATTAATATATAAGCATATTGCTATTTTTATTAACTTTTTTTTAATTTTTATAAATAATTCTACGTGCCCATCGGTCATCTTGCAGGATTAACAGTAAGGGTGCATATCTCACCGAATATTTTTAAATAAAAGGAAACTTATGAACAAGTTTGATATTGTTGGAACTCTAGCTACTATTCGTCCTTCTGCTACTTTTCTTCAGCTTCATCATTATCGCAATCTAGCTGGAGAAGTTGCTGATTATAATATTGTTTTTCATATTAGTTATCAATCTGCTTTGGAGCGATCAATTACTGCACTTCAAAGTTATAAGCCTCTAAATGATCTAGAGTTTCAAGCTAAGTCTGAACTTATTGATGGATATCAATCGTCTCTTACAAGGATGGCATCCTTTCTGGATGAAAATTCATATCATCATTTTTATGATGCTGACGGCTCCCTAATCAAAGGTGTAAAGCTTCATAAGAAAACAGACACTCTTCATCTTTATGGAGCAGTAGTAAGTAAAAAGACACTTGCTCCTGGTAAGTATAAGAAAACCAATAAGTCGCCTCTATCGCTTGCTAAGGATAAGCTCCGAAAAATGACACCAATTAATTCTTTTAGACAATTTAAGATTACGCCAAATCAAGTAGAAAAGATTACTGTAGAGCGACTGGAAATTATTCCTACAGAGTGATTATATGTATAATCCGTACCTTGAATTAGCTAGTAAAGAAATTGCAAGGTGCCGTCGTCTAAATGTAGGATTATTTAATCCTGCAAGGACAGAGCTTACTACTAAATATAGTTGGGCAATTCCTAACGAAGAAGCAATCAAAGAAATTGTTAAGTATAGCCCAATTGTAGAAGGCGGAGCCGGTACTGGATATTGGGCTAGTTTAATTCACCAGGCTGGAGGAGATATTATTTGTTATGATATCGCTCCTCCTGGAGAAACTCATAATATTTATCAGCATAAAGCTCAATATCATAGAGTGCATCTTGGTGATGCAGAAATCATGAAAAATCATCATGATAAAACTTTAATGTTGTGTTGGGCACCATATAACACAGATATGGGATATGATCATATTACCGCTCATCAGGGTAAGAATCTTATTCTGATTGGAGAAAGTAAGTATGGTTGTACCGGTAATGATAAGATGTTTGACTATGTAGAGCAGCACTATTCTCTTGTAAAAGAGATATTTATTCCTCGTTGGAATGGCATTAACGATTCAGTTCAAATTTATTGTAGGAGATAATTATGAAGTGTTGTATTCAATGGGTTGATAACCATGGCAATCCTACTCCTGATAATAATGAAGCAGTTGGAATGGCTGTATGTTATGATCCAAAGAGTTTTGGAGAGGTTGGTTGTCAACCTATTCCTATTTGTAAAGAGCATTTTAGCGAGCTGCTAATGCTTGAGCATTGGAAAATGAAGCCCCTGCCTCAAATTAATGAAGCTATTAATAAGTTTTCAGAATTTCATAATATTACAGATAAGTCTATTTTTGGTAATATGATTTACCATACTTTGGGAGATTACTGGACTTTTCGATGGAATAATATTACGTTCGGTATTGAGCAGGATGGTTATATTCACTCTTAAGGAGAGTGAATGAACAATATTAAATATATCCCCAAGCCTTGGGGGCATGAAAAAATTTGGGCAGAAACCAATAAATATGTGGGCAAAATTCTTTTTGTGGAAGCTGGAAAGCGACTATCGCTTCAGTACCACGAAAAGAAAGACGAGACAATTTTAGTAAAATCTGGAAAACTTTTATTAGAAATTGGTTCAGATAAGAATCAATTACAACAAATTGTATTGCTACCAGGAGACGCATACCATATTAAAACAAATATGGTACATCGTATGTCTGGAATTGAAGATACAGAAGTAATTGAAGTTTCTACGCCTGAATTAGATGATGTAGTTCGTATTCAAGATGATTTTGGTAGAGAAAATGAAACAAAATAAGTACGAAGTAAATATTGTTTCTGGTGATGCAGAAGCAAGAATTGTGCTTGATGCATCGCATCAAAGAGATGCAATTCTTATTGCTGCTCAAAAAATTAAAAATAATGAAGTTAATTGGATTGGAATTCCTAATAATGAGTGGGAGTTCTTATCTGTTTTTTCTTTAGGAGATGATGATTGAAAATAGTTGATGAGTCATCTATTATTGATTCAAAGTCTTTTCGTATGAGACCAGGAGAGTTTCCTCATAGAATTGTACTAAGATATCTACCAGATTCAAAGGCTCCATATTCAACTCATTATGAAAATCTTAAAGTAGAGAATGATGAATTGCATCATTATTCTTTTTATTTGGGCAGGTATTTTTCTTCTTTAGAAGAGGCTAGGCACGATTTTGAATACAGACAATAAAATGAAAAATACTTTATTCTTGCATAAAGATTGTATTAATTCTCCTTTAGCACAAAATCTAAAGACAGCTAATCCAACTAGCCAAGTAGTTATTATCAAGAAGAATACAGAGCTAACCAATCCTAATTACAATTTAATTTCCTTGCATCCTAAAGATCGTTTCTTACAAAAGAAACGATTTGTTGGACTCTTAAAAAGAGAAGCTAAATGGAGTTTAGATTGTAATGGTAGGTCTACAGACTTTCTTCCTTCTCAAATGATGGAACAAGGTTGTTATAAATTTGGATGTAGCTACTGCTATACAGAAAGAAATTATCCTAATAATTTCTTGAAGATTTATAACGATCTTTTTAAATTGGTAGATTTATCAATCTATATTGATCAAAATCAAGAAGTTTGTGAAGAAAAGTTCTTTAAAGAAACTAAGAAGAGATTCGAGCGAGAAAGAAATCAACACCATAATAAAATGGTTACCATTGATTTAGGTTGTGATAGCGATGTAGTTACTAGTAATAGTACCACTATGCATTCTAGCTACCACGGTCATATGGTAGAAGTAATGAATTTGGTAGCTGATAATACTCATCATGTGATGACTAGTTTCGCTACTAAATCATCTAAAATTGATGTTTTTATTGAGGGTTGCAAATTTCCTGATAAACATAGAATTAGATTGTCATTAATGCCAGAGCATCACCGACAAATACTAGAACAAAATACTAGTAAGATTATTGATCGACTTCATGCCGCCAATAAATTGGTAGATGCTGGGTTTGAGGTGCATATTAATCTTAGCCCCATTGTGATTACAAATCATTTTAAAAATGAATATAGTGAATTATTGTCGCTAGTTAACGACACCTTATCAGATAAGGCTAAAAAGCAAATGGCGTATGAAATTATTTTTCTTACTCACAGTGAGAAGATGTTTGAGCCAATTTCTCAGTGTGTACCAAAGGCACATAATTTAATGGTTAATGGTCCACTAAAGTTAGTTCCTAAATGGAATAAGCCAAATGTATTGAGCTACTCTCAATCTGATAAATCAAACTTAAAAAATACAATGAAAGATATTATTAGCAGATATACTCCTTATAGTAATATTAGATATATGTTCTGATATATTATGCTGGATGATTTACAGGAAATATAAAAAAGAACATATAACTATATATTTTTTATGGGTTAGTTTTGTTTTTTTATTAACTCTTCTATTCTCTTTTCTAGATTAGAAAGGCTTTCCCATCGGTCAGCCTTGATGGTTTATAGTAGGGGGACGATAAAAAAACAATTTATTTGCCTCACGGGTCGGATTACCCAACAGAGCCTTCTAATCTCAGTTTACCCCGTTCGACTCGGGGGTGAGGCGCAAATATGAAATTAGTTGAAGGTATTGATTATTATTGGGAAAATCATAGGATGATTTTTACTCGCGAGTTTCTTTTATCTCGCGGATTTTGTTGTAATTCTAACTGTAAACACTGTCCCTATAAAGAAATCAAGAAAGAACAAAATGAAGCCGAACAAGATTCAGATTAAGAAGATGATGCGTACTTTGATTCGAAATCACATTGATCCCTTTACCAATGAAGTTAATTATACTGGATTGGCAGAAGAAACTTGCCATATGATGGATGCATATGACAAGGATAATATCCCTGAAATCTTTTTTGAAGTCGCCGTAAGCTTTAATAACAACCTGTAATCTTTTACATAAAGATAAAATTATATGACTTATCGTCGTTTTAATAATCCTCAGACGATTAAGCAAAATCGAGTAACTCGTAATTGGTCTGTATATCAGCAAGATATTTTTTCTGATATTGCCAAGGGAAATGGAAATACTCAAGTAGATGCTCTTGCAGGAACTGGAAAAACTTCTACTATTGTAGAAGGTTTTTATCATGTTCCTAAGAACAAAAATAGCCTTATGTGCGCTTTCAATAAGTCTATTCAAACTGAATTGGAATCTCGTGCGCCTTCTGAAGTTAGTGTAAAGACTTTGCATGGTTTGGGATATGCTGCTTGTCGCAGGGCATTTCCTAAGCTTAGTCAACCTGATAGCAAAAAGCTAGATGCTTATATTAAAGCAGATCGTGGCGATGAAGATAACTACGAGCTGCGAACTAATCTTGCTAAGGCAATCTCTTTGGCTAAGGGATATTTGGCTAATACTACTGAACAAATTGATGAGATTATTGATCGTCATCAGGTAGATATTTGTTCTGATACTCGTGAACAATTTACCACTACTGTTCTCAAGGTAATGGAAGCAACTAAGAAAGATACAAGTCGTGTTGATTTTGATGATATGATTTGGCTTCCTAATGTTTTGAATCTTAGACTTGATAAATACGGAATGGTATTTATTGACGAAGCTCAGGATTTGAATAGCGCACAAATTAATTTGGCGCTTAATTCAGTTTCTGATAATGGTCGTATTATTTCCGTTGGTGACAAAAATCAGGCAATCTACTCATTCAGGGGAGCAGATAGTAACGCTATTGACAATATTGTAGAACGTCTTGGCTCCAAGCGTATGCCTCTTAGTGTAACATATCGTTGTGCTAAGAACATTGTAGAGCTAGCACAAACTCTGGTTCCAGAAATTGAAGCTGCCCCTAATGCAGAAGAGGGTTCAGTAACTGAGATTCCAGTCAATCAGATGGAAAATTTGGTTAAGCCTGGAGATTTTATTTTGAGTAGAGTTAATGCACCACTGATTAAGTGGTGTTTGGCTTTGCTTAAGGCTAGAGTTCCTGCTAATATTCAAGGTCGGGATATGGGTCAGCAGCTTTCTTCTTTGATTAAAAAGTCAAGTAGTAAGACTGTTGCTGGATTTCTTTCTTGGCTAGAAGAATACGAAGATACGGAAGTTGCTCGATTGGCAAATATTCGTAGAGATTCTTCTATTGTTTCTGACAAGGCAGAATGTTTGCGAGTTCTTTGTGACGGAGCTAAGACCTTGGATGAAGTGAAAGATAATATCAATCACTTGTTTAAGGATGGAGACGATAAAGATCGTGTCATTCTTTCTTCTACTCATAAGGCAAAGGGGCTAGAAAGAGATCGAGTCTTTATGTTGAAAGATACTTACAAAGTTGGTAAAGGAATTGAAGAGAATAATTTGGCTTATGTAGCTTATACAAGGGCTCGTAGAGAATTGTTCTTGGTGAGTGGTAAATGACAAATTCTCTTCACAATAGAATTGTTGCCTTAGCCAAGGCTCTTTGTGTTACTCCAACACACAAAGTGTCCTTGGTCAAGGATCTTTTTACCAATAAATGGTGGCTAGTAGGATGTGTAGAAGGAGATACATCTTTACCACAGACTAAAGGATGCGCTACCATTCACGAAGCATTAGAAAATGCAGAAGGTTGGTTAGCTGTAGAACTTGATAAATTTGATGAAAGCAAAGAAGATGGAGATCAGGAAAGAGATTAACGGGACTACTTCTACAAGAATTAGTCCTAACAAAATTCTAAGGTACGATCCATCTACTGATTCTTACAATATTATTGTGATTCCATCATCACATAATGGACCTCCTACAACTATCGGACCTATTACTCCAGAAATGCTTAAGATGTTATATAGCACCGCATGGGAGCGGTAAGTTTATGATAAAAGTTGCAGCCAGCGGATATTTTAATCCATTACATAAAGGTCATGTAGAATATTTACAAAAAGCAAAATCTCTTGGAGATTATTTAATTGTTATCATTAATAATGACAAGCAGCGTGCTTTAAAAAATTCTAAAGAATTTATGGATGAGCAGGAAAGAATGTTTATTGTTTCTGCTCTAAAATGTGTAGATGAAGTATTTTTATCTATTGATCAAGACACTTCAGTTTGTGAAAGTCTGGCTGCGATTAAGCCTAATATTTTTGCAAAGGGCGGAGATCGTTTTTCGTCAGAGATTCCTGAGTCTAAAATTTGCAAACAATTAGGAATATCTATAGTAGATGGTTTAGGAGAAAAAGTACAGTCATCTTCTTGGCTTTTAAGTAAATGAAAAAGTTAATTATTTTTGATTTAGATGGAACATTGGCTGAAAGCAAATCAGCTATTAGCACATCTATGGCTAGCAGCTTAAAAAAGCTGTTACAAAAATTTAGTGTAGCTATTATTTCTGGCGGCAATTGGAATCAGTTTCAAACGCAGCTGCTAGCTAATTTAAATTCTTCAAATGAAGAAAATAAAAAATTATTTTTACTTCCAACTTCTGGAACTAGTTTTTATAGTAATCCCACTGGTAATTTATGGGAGCAATTATATTCTGATAATTTTTCTTTAGAAGAAATTACTAAAATATACTCTGCTTTTGAAAAAGTATTCTCCACTACTAAGGTAGTGTTGCCCGCTGAATCTTGGGGAGATAAGTTAGAGAACAGAGGTTCTCAGGTAACTTTTTCTGCATTAGGTCAACAAGCACCAGTAGAAATAAAAAAGAGTTGGGATCCAAATTTCTCAAAGAGACTAGTGTTGATTAAAGAAATATCTGAACTTTTACCAGAGTTTGATATTAAAACTGGTGGATCAACATCTATTGATGTAACTAAGAAGGGTATTGATAAAGCATTTGGAATTCAACAATTAGATAGATATCTACATCTATCTGTAGAAGATATGTTATTTGTGGGAGATGCTTTATTTCCTGGAGGAAATGATTATCCGGTTACTTCTACTGGTGTGGAGTGTATTCAGACTTCTGGTCCAGAATTTACAATTCAAATTATTGAGCAACTTATTGTTAGTTAATTTTTAAAATTTCTGACTGGTTGACAGGTAATTTATAAAAAATAGACTCTTATAAGGGCGTGGTGCTCTTATAATTTTATCAGTATAAAAAGGAGTAAGTTAATATGAGTAATGCAACAGAGCAATTTACAACAGGTCAGCAGCTTAAACTACGATGGCGTAAAGAAGGTAAGGGACTTTCACTAAAGCAATTTGCTCGTAAGCTAGTAGATGCTGGAGATATCATGGCAACTACTTGGTTTGATATGAAGAAGGGTTTGTATAACCAAACTGCATCTAAAACAAAGATCAAGTTCTAATAAAAATTTTTATGCAAAAAATAAGCGCAAAGACAGATGTTTCTCGACTATTGAAGAAATGGATAAGAGAAGTAGCCGGTGCTAGAAATAATTGCCGAATTGTAGTTGTTGATGGTGATTCACCTCCTAAATTGCGAGGTAAAAGTTACTATCATACAAATAAATCAGGGGACATTATTAGGCACCCCAATGCTTATAAAAGAGCTTGGGGTAAGCCGATTTACGTACCATCATCTATTAGAGTAGAAGTTGGTTCACAATGGTTGCTAAATGGATTGAGCTTTAAAAAAGTTAAGTTTGAAAAACTGGCAGTATTTAAGTAGGAGATTTATGTTTAATAAGTATTATTTTATGCCTGGTGATAGAGTAAAGCATGTTGGAAGGTCTCAACTTTTAAATAAAGTTGGAGAAATTATTTCTCGTGTGCAGAACGCAGATGCTTTCGTGGTAGAGTTTGGTGATGATAGTTACGTTGTTTATGGAGATGATTTAGAGAGACATAACTTTGTTAGTGGAGTTGAATTGCCATCTAAACGTCGTCGTCGAGACGAGGAGGATGATTGAAATGTTTGTTTGTCAAATTAGCGGCAGGCTAAGTAAGCCTGGAGAAAAAGTACATAAGATTGTTGTGCAAAAGAGAGATAGAGTTTATACTGCCAAAATCTTTAATGAGGATATTGGTCAAGTAGAAGAGGTTGAAGTCTCTCATGGTTGGGAGATTGTTCGTGAAGTAAATGCAACTTATGAAGGGTTGTGCGAGTGGAATAATATGTCAGAGACTCAGAGGTCCGAGCACTTACGACATATGTGAAAAAAGGTTGGGGCATAGAAACTCTATGCCCCAATTTTATTTTAAATTTTTATTTTTGTAGACTATGGATTATATTTCTATGATTCCTGATTATATTTCTGGTAGCGATATTGCTGAAAAGACTGGTTGGAATGAAGATACTATGCTTCAACTCTTTACAGAGTTCGTATCACTACATGATCTAGAAGATCAGTGGTTAGAGTGGCTAAATTATAAAGCTGATCAAGAAATTGAAGAGTGTCAAAGTTCAGAAGGATGAAATAAAAAATAATATGAGTGATATTAATTTTGATATTTCTAAGTTGGCTGAAGTAAATATCAGTGGGATGGTAACTGATAGTTTTGATCGTTGGCTTGAAATTAATTCATCTTTTGTTCATCAATCTACTTATGAATTCATTCATCATCTGTTCCCGGATGAAACAGAAGAATGGTATATCAAAAATTACTTAACAAGTGCGGTGCCGGTAAATATTAAGGATATTATCCTAAAAGCTAGACGGCAAGGTGCGGCGAGAATTTGTTTTTATGCATAAAAGCAAATTATTTGCCAATGCCTTTAGGTTGGCAGATAATAAGAATATCATAATTTATTGGCACTTTTGCCTCACTTATTTGTCCACTAAAGTCATATTCAAAATCTGAAACAGGTATAGGTGGATTTTCTTTAAGCAAAGCTTCTTCTAACAGCTTCTTAGCTAAAGACATTCTTTTAGGACCATCACCTGCCCTATAATAGCAAGAGCGAAAAACGTCTGGGTTGGGAAACATAAAAACTATAGCCGGAAATTCATTTTTATCAAAAATAGCATATTTAATAATGCAATTAGAATATTGTGTTTCTTTTCCAGTAAGATAGTTTCTCTCCCAGAAAGTAGCTGGAGGAGTCTTGCTATCTTTAAAAGAGTTGTTAATATTTCCAGCTACTCTTTTTAATATATTTTTCCATTGCTCTACTGAATAAATTGAATATGTTTTTTGATTAGCAAATTTTTGTAAAAAATTTATTCTTGTTTGAACACTATATTTCATAATAGTTATATTCAACTATTAATAGTTTTGATATATTGTTTTTAGTATTTGCAGGCGTAGCTCAATGGCAGAGCCTTCGGTTTCCATCCGAAATGTTGCAAGTTCAAGTCTTGTCGCCTGCTCTAAAGGAAAGTTATGTCAACCAGATCATTTATTGGCTATATTAAATTAGACAATTCTATTGAAGGCATTTATTGTCATTGGGATGGATATCCTAAGCACCACTTATCAATTTTAGAAAAATCTTATCTAAAATTAGATAAGGTGTTAGATTTAATAAAAATAGGACCAATTTCTGAGCTTAACCATGAAATTGGTGAGCCGCACTCTTTCCATAGTCCTACTCCTAATTGGGTAATCTCTTATCCTAGAGATAGAAGAGAAGGAGACGATATCTATGAAACTATAAATTATTCTTCAGTTTCTGAAATGAAACAAAAAATTCCTGATTCTGTTATGAATTATTTTTATTTATTTTCTAATGGAACATGGGAAGTTTTTAAGTGAAATATGAAAACTTGTTACCAGCGCTAATTATGAATTTGATTACATGCGCCATGGTAGTTTTTACTGTCAATGATAATATAAAATATTTATTTTATTTTTTTATTATTTTACATTTATCTGCCATAGGTTATATGTATTACCCCAAAGGAAAAGTAGATGAATAAATATCTTATTAAGATCAGTTATAAAGATGAGGGGTTTTCTGTTTGGAAAAACGAATCTACCCCTATCCCAATATATTCTTCTGAAAGAGAGGCATATCAGCAAGCTTGTGCCATCTACTGTAATGAAGTAGATTTTTTAAAATTAGATCCTATTGTATCAAATAATATTCAAAATTTAATTTCTACAGGAAATTATCAACAAGCAGTATTAGAGATGAATTTCTCAGACACAATGAGATTTATTATTTGCCCAACAAAACTTAGTAAACCTAATTCAATTGGAATGTCAATTTCTAATTCTTCTCAGATTAAAATTAATTTAAATAAAAGCGGAGCTATTTGCCGTAAATGTAATAACTATAATCAATTTGCAGTTGCTGACGCAAATGACGGAAAGCATACTTGCTACGCCTGTAGACCATGAGCAGCATTGATCGTGCTGATGAGATCATATCAATAGTGTCTCAAGCTATATTGATTGGAGAATCAATACAATCAATACATGATGCTTTAATTTATAAAGGCTGGTCTGAAGCAGATGCTTTTTTATTTATTAAAGCAGGTCAAATTTTGTGCAACGATCACAAACAATTTTTAATAAATTATAGAAAGAGAATATAATGAGTCCTCGATCTCCATTTTGTTTTGAAGATTTAAATTTATCATTAACTGAATTTCATCTTGCTATGGAGCAAATGCTAGCTAATGGTTTGGTTAGCTCTTTTATTAAAGATGGTACAGTATATTACCAACTTACAGATATTGGGTATGCTATAGGAGAACATTTGGTATCTGATAAAAAAATGGTAAATTAGTTTTGGAAGATGTAAAAATTTTACTAGCTAAAATAGAAGAGCTAGAGAAAAAAATTAAAATTTTAGAAGATGAGATTAAATTCTTAAAGCAAGAGCGGTATATGAATTTTAGGTCTCAGAATTATTATTGATTTAATGGCAAACTATATATGCCTTAAAGATATAGTGCATATGTCAGCTTGCATATGCTGTATTCGGGAAGTTACCCAAGTGGCTAACGGGGGAGCGCTGTAAACGCTTTGTCATAGACTACGGTGGTTCAAATTCATCACTTCCCACTAAATTGTTATTAGGTAACATATGAAAAATATTAGGAATAAAGTTTTTGAAACTAATTCATCTAGCACTCATTCTGTTTCCATTGTGTCCAATGTTAGCGGCATTTACGATTCTATTATACCAGATAATGGTATTATTACTTTGACTGGCGGCTTATTTGGTTGGGAATGGGAAAAATATAACGATGCTACCACAAAAGCAAATTATGCAGCCGTCTTTTGTCAAGACCATCCACAAGAAGTGGAAATGTTAAATGAAGTGCTAAAAGAGCAAACTGGAGCCAAAGATATTTATTGGGATCTTAGAGATTCTAATATTGATCACCAATCTTCTTGGTCAGAAGATGGTGAGGCAAAAACAATCTTTCAATCTAAAGAAATTCTTAAAAATTGGATTTTTAATCCAAGCTGCTGGCTGTATACTGGAAATGATAATTCAGATGCTGATTGTGAATTTTATAATCATCCAGAAAGTAAATATACTCATTTCTTAAAAGTAGAAAATACAAATCTCGTCACAAAGTTTTTAGGATACCCTGAAACATCAGAGATTAAAAAATCACTTAAACTTATGACTTATAAGTTATCTGATCAAAATATTAGTTATTCTAACTATAGAATATTTGATCCAAACTTTAATAAGTCTAAAGATTTAGATGGCAAAGAGCTAAATAGTTTCTCTTTAATAGAGCATGGCATTTGTATTTTATATGATGCTGATTTTGTTATTGGATATAAAATCCCCACTTATAAAGTAAATTCTATAGAAAATATTAAATTTACTATTGATAAAATCAAAGATGAGCCAAATTCTTCATAAGTATCAAAATGGAAATACTACTGTTACATTATTTGAAGATGGCTCTCTTGAAAGAGAATATAGTTCTCAAGAACTATTAACAGTAGACTTTCCATCATCTTTAGATGTAAAGATCACTAATTATTGCGAACCAACATCAGATAATCCTATATGCGCATTTTGCCATGAAAAGTCTAATTTAAAAGGCAAACATGCTGACCTAGAGAGGTTAGAATTAGAGCTTTCGGTTCTACCGGCTGGTGTAGAGATAGCAATTGGAGGAGGTAATCCATTAGCTCATCCTAAGCTAATTAGCTTCCTACAAAATGTTAGAAAACAAGGATTAATTCCTAATATTACTATTAATCAAAAACATGTTAAAAATTATCAGTCTTTAATTGAAAAATTAATTACTGATAATTTAGTTTTTGGTATTGGTATTTCTTATTCTGATTCGAAGTATCTGAACGATATTCAACCTATTATTTCATTAACTGATCATCTAGTATTTCATGTAATAATGGGAATTAATCATGTTGACGACATTGATCAATTATATCAACTTTGTCAACAAAATAATAAAGAGTGCAAGGTATTAATTCTTGGCTATAAGAAATATGGTAATGGTTTAAATTACTATTTAAAAAATAAAGAAGTAGAAGCTAATAAATATGAGTGGTATACTCAATTAGTTAAATATTTCAAATATAATAACATTATTTTATCTTTTGATAACCTTGCTTTGCAACAATTAAATGCCAAAAGGTATTTTACATCTGAAGCATGGAATACTTTTTATATGGGTTCTGATGGAACATTTACTATGTATTTGGATGCAGTAGAGCAAAATTTTGCAGTATCTAGTACTTCATCAGAGCGTAAAAACTTTTCCGAAACAAATTTGTTACAATTTTTTAAGGATATTAAAAATTAATGGATCAAGAAACTGTAGCTTTAGTTTGGAGTTTTAGTAATAAAAATAAAGATATTCCTTATAGAATTAGCAGGACAGGCAAATCTAAAAAAGAAGGAGGTAGGGGAGTAAAGTGGTCTTGTAATTGTCCTTCTTTTATTCATCGTGGTAGCAAGACTTGTAAGCATTTAATTTATCTTAAAGATAAATTAAAAAGTGGCACAGCTAAATATGATGAGTATATTACCTTGACTGAATATGGTTTAGATTTGTTTGTGTAAAAATTATGGATATAATATTTTTTAAATTACAAATAATACTAGGTATTAGTATTCTTCTGACCATATTTAGTTTTAAGTCTTAAAGGAGATTATTATGTCAGAATGGAATCCACAGGTAGTAATTATTGAAAAAATAGAAAAGCATCCTAATGCTGATAATTTAGAAATAGCAACTGTACTTGGAGATTATCCAGTAATAATTAAGACTGGGGAATTTAAAGTAAATAGTGTAGCGGCTTATTTTCCAACTGATACTATCGTTCCTGACACTCAACAATTTTATTTTCTTTGCCCAAAACTTACTCAAAAAACAGAATCAGGAGAAGTAAAAGTAATTGGCACTAAATATACTTTAGGTTCTGTTCCCGATAAATACAGAGTTATCAAGGCAAAGAAAATTAGAAATATTTATAGTCAGGGAATGCTGGTTCCTGCCCCATATAATTTTTCTGTTGGGGATTCAGTAGTTGAATTCTTTAATCTTAAAAAGATGGAAGAAGATGAAGAAGAACATACTGAGCAAGCAAAACTTAATCCAGGAAAAACGGAAAAATCTCCTGTAGGATGGAGTATTCCATTTTATGATGTATCTGGATTGAGACAGTATGCAAATTGCTTACTTCCTGACGAAGAAATAGTAATTAACGAAAAAATACATGGGGCGAATTCTTCCTATTGTTTTGATGGAGAAAAATTCTGGGTAAAATCTAGAAATCTCTATAAAAGAAGAGATGGTGGAGATTCTTGGTGGGATATTGCTATCCGTTATAATCTAGAAGAAAAATTAACTAGATATCCTAATTTAGTTTTCTTTGGAGAGCTATATGGACTAGTTAAAGGATTTAAGTACGATACAACACCAGTAAATGGTAAGTATCAGTCAAGAATTAGATTTTTTGATATCTGGGATCGTAAAACAGGAAGATATTTAGATTATGATAAATTTGTTGAGATTATTAACGATCTACAATTAGATATGGTCCCTGAGTTGTATCGTGGGAAATGGCTTGGCAAAGATCAGATGTATCCTTATGCTGAAGGATTGACTACCTTAGGCGGCAAGCATATTAGAGAAGGTTTTGTAGTTAAAACTACAAAAGAAAGATTTGAACCAAAATTAAATTCTAGAATGCAACTAAAATTAGTTGGAGAAGGCTATAATTTAAATAAATAGCGTGATTCAAGGAGGGGTTCCCATCGGTCATCTCGCCTCACTAGAAGTGAGGGTAAGGCAACGAACCCCAAATAAAAAAACTATTCTTCATTTAAAAATTTTTCAAGATAATCTAAATCTAAACCTGCTGGGTCGTTTTTTTGTTTACTAATATTAAAATGACCCAGTAATCCTTTATGTTGTTTAGGATCTGATAAAATACTTTTAATAATATTTCCTTCCTGATTTTTAGGAAAAATCATAGGAATATCAAGAGCAGAACATACTGTTTTAATTAAACATTTTAAAGTTTTTATTTGAGCTTCAGTAGGCGCAAAGACTTTTAATGTTCTTCCTTGAACTGTATCATCCACTACAAAGTGTTCTGGAACATTAAATTTTTTTCTATTACTTTCGGAGTACAAATTTTTATTTTCCCATGCTTGGGGCATATAACAAATTTCTACTCCGGCACCAAAATTATTCATTTCGCCATGTGACCAAGCACCTTCTTTTACATCTAAAGTTTGATATAATGTAGCATATCCATCTACGTCATTATCATCAATTAGAAAAGTACAGGATAAACCCCTGCTTACTAAAACGGCTTGGCAAGTAGCCGCAGTATAAGTAACTGAATGGTGCAATACAAAACAAGAAGATTGTTTCTTTAAATCTTCTAATTTTAAGTTTCTTAAATTAAACTTTTTGTAAGGATAAGCATTAAATCCGCCTTTATCTTTCCAAGTTAAAGTGGGGCAATCAAGGCTATAATCTTTTCCACAAATAATTATTCTATTCATAACTTAATCCTTATCTTAATCGTCTAATATCAATACCTAATTAAACCAAGTTTAGTTAACAAGGAGTAATAAATATGTCACGTCGTATTATGTATCTTCGTTCAGAAAATGGTCATCCCGTTGGTTGTCTTGCAATTCAAGTGAACCGTAGTAGTGGGACAGCTACTTATCAGCTTTCAGTCTTAAATCCAAGAGATCGTTTTAATCGTGCAGTAGCACGACAACTTGCTCTTGGTCGTCTTTTGGAGGAACCGCTAAAGATCTCCATGCATAGAGAAGCTACTATGCACGATATTTCAGAAGCGGTAATGAAAGATATTGTATCTTATAAAGACGCACCAACTAGAGCAATTAAGGCTGCTCGACTTTGGATTCGCCAAAATGGTTTAACTCGAAATTGAGTTATTGTAGATAAAGTAATTATATGGGTTGCCCATCGGGCAACCTAGGTTTTTATAAGTAGAGGCGGTACCCTGTACCAAGTTAGTAACAAAGTAAATTGGAGTGAATAAAATGCATAATGTAGATCATGTAGAGGCTTCTCTAAATAAGATTCGTGAAATTTTTGTTAAGGCATCTGAGAGAATTGAAGCTCTAAATCCAGGAGATAAAATCCCTGCAACTGCCCTTGCCGCTGAGTTAGGTGCAGAATTCGGAATGACTGGTCCTCAACTATATCCAACAATTCGATTTTTGCTAGAGTCATATCCTGGTGTACTAGTTAGGCGTGGCGCTCATGGTGGTATTCTTAAGCCTGATCCAAATGCTAGTAAGAAGCCCACTAAAAAGGTAGAGGTTCAAGTAGCCCCAAATTCTGAATCAGTATCAGAAGATTGATTTAGTTTTCTAAAATAGAATAGTTCTATTTTAGATTGTTTGAGTAGTATTATAATAATTGGAGATATAATTAAAAATGGATAAGTTCACAGTTCATGGTGTTGATGGTTCAGTTGACGTAAACGCTTCAGTTGCCGCTTATACTAAGGCACTAACTGATTGGGTTTCACGAAATGAGGTTCCAGCTACAGATATTGAGCGCGCTATGCACGCAGTATTTGATAATAGTGCTTCTGCTATCCCAACTACTATGCTGGTTTACACTGTATCTACTGCAATCTCTAAAGATCCAGCTTTGTTCCCAGCAATTAGCAAGCAGGTTCATAGCTATATTAAGGCTCAAACTTCTCTTGGAACTCAGTTTACTGTGGTTCGTGGTCACGGTGGCGGAGTAGTTCGCGTTCATATGAAGTGAATGATAATCACCTGCTAACTATTTGCCATAGTTAGCAGGTTGCTGTGTGTGAGATCACGTTCAATCACATAGCGCCAAAATTTTTACTTAAAAAGTAAAAATCTTACAACTACTGTTATAATAGTGCTTAATAATAAGGAGATACATATGATGACTCTTGAAGATTTAGAAGAAGCATTGGAAGAACTATTTCCAAATGGTTTTGAACTTACAACTGACGACGATGGTCAAATAGTTATTCTTACTGGTCTTATGCAAGATGAAGATGGTGAGTTAGTAGAATTTGAATCAGATGATGATGAAGAAGAGGAAGAGGAAGAAGATTTTGATAGCGATGAGGACGAAGAAGATGATGAGTGAAGATAAATTTCCTCGTGGATGGTATACATATATTTATCCAGATGGAGAAGTTCTTATCTCCTTAGAAGATTCAGCTGATAGTTCAGATGAAGAGATTGTTTTGCACTAAAATTTTTGCACTAATAATTTAATTAGTGCATTGAGGAATAATTCAATTGGCAGAATGACGGACTTTGAATCCGTAAGTTGAAGGTTCGAATCCTTCTTCCTCAGCTATTTTCTATTCATAATTATATATTATATTCCCACCATAACAAACATAAAAGGAGAATATAATGATAAAATCATTGTGTATTATACTTGGAACATTTGGTCCTGTTGAAGAATGTTCTGCTAATTTTGAGATAAAAAAACACCAAACACCTATTCAAGAAGAAAAATTAAAAGAAGTTTTAAAAGAAACTTATTTAGAAGTTTTTGATAAGCCAGCGTCCAAAAATACTGTAAATATGGCTTGGTCACAAATTGCACTTGAAAATGGTAAAGGTAAATTAGTATATAATTATAATTTAGGAAATATTGGAGCCCATGTTAATCATGCCACTAGGGCATACTACAAAGTAGCTAGTTCTAGATTTAGATCTTTCCTTTCCTTCCATGAAGGCGCTAGGAATTATTGGAAAGTTATTAAAAATAGATGTAAAGGAGCATTAACATTTTTTCATGCAGGAGATGTGAAAAACTCAGCCATAATGCTGAAAAATTGTGGTTACTATGAGCTGGATGTTAATGATTACTATTTGAGCATGAATGATCTGTTTGTCCAGACTTCTAGAATTAAAAATAAATAGTAATAATATCTTATATTAGTATAACCCTAATAATTAGGATATTAATTGACTTTTACCTGCCATCCACCTGATGGAAGTTCTAAAGAGAAAGTCAACTTCTCCCAAAAACTCTGGGAGATAGTATTAATTTTACTGTATATTATTTTCTTCTACTTGATCAGATCTTCTTAGATCATAAAAGAACTACTCTTCCCTATAATATATCCCATTTTTTGTCGAGAGATTTATCACTTAGAAGGTAGTCTTTAAAATATTATTTATAACTTTGTTGCTGTACTACAGTGGTAGACTTACTAGTTTTGCCGCTTTAACAAAGTTATAAATATATTTTTAATATCTAAAATATATGTAGGTGATATATTCTCGGTTGCAAATTTCTTAAGAGGAGTCCAGTATGCATTTTTGTGCTGATGAATTATTTTTAATTATGTCTCTTATTCCTTTTGTTGGAATATGGTTTAAGAAACTTCATACATGGTATCATACAAAATATTCTCATAAATGTCATGAGAAGCATTGTGATGATACTCATACTGAACACAAAGAAGAGCTTTTATGACTAAAGAAGTTTGGTATTCTACTTTACTGGAAAAGTATCCTAGAGTGTTTAAAAATCTAACACACATAGAGTGTGGTTCTGGTTGGTATAAGATAATAGATAATCTATGCTCAATAATTGAATCTCATCTTGAACATATTGAGTGGAGAGTTAGTAATCCAGATTCTCCAGTAAATAAAGATTTTGATCATAAAACTAATAAGAGTTTGTTAGATTTATTTACTGCGGTTCAAGTTAAAGAAAAATTTGGTGGTCTTAGGTTTTACACTAGCTGCACCAATGATTATATTTCTGGAGCCATTTCTATGGCAGAGAATATGAGTTTTCATATTTGTGAAACTTGTGGTGTTCCTGGAGAGAATAGAGTTCTTGGTAGTTGGTACATGACGCTATGTAAAGATCATTATAGAGAGCAAGAAGATAAAAGAGAAGAGCGTATTAATAAATCTGCTACTGAATTTTTAAAAAATAATAAAGGAGATTAGTTAAGTTAACTAATTAATTGGTATTTAGTCATGAGACATTTTTTTATTCTTTGTTTGGTATTAACTGGTTGTTATAACTTCCAAGAGTTACCAGAATCAGAGGAGTTGGAGCAGGATACTGTTCAAGATTCTGCCGAGGATTTTTCATCATCTTTACCTAAAGAATTGGGCTGTCCTGTTGACTACAAAGAAGTAGTGATTAATAATCAAGTTGTGCTGATTGCAATTCCTACAGATTGTGGAATTGAACCAATTGACCAAGGTCGCCCTGTAGAGCAGGAATTTTTTCAAGAATTAGAAATTGTTGAGCAAGTAGAAAATTATTGATTTTGATGAAGTAGAAAGATTTATTTATGTTATGTTTGGGTCATACACATTTTAAAAATTATGTGGCTTGGGTGACTCCTGCCGAATTTCATTATAATAATTCATCTAATCCAGAAAATGCACAACAAGATTATTATCTTGTTTCTTTAATGGGTGTGGAAAAATTTTCTCCTTTAAAACAAGGAGAGGGTATGATATATGCCCTTACGACACGTAATTTAGTAAAGTCTCCAGACTTTAGTTTTCTTTTTAATCTTGACAAAGATTATAGACCGGTTAAGAATATAACCGATATGGTTCAGTATAATTATTATATGGATACCAAAGATTTTGGAGGTAATCTATATAAGTTGTCTAGAGAGAATGTGATTAAGTTTTTTGAAAAGCTACAACAAATCGATAGCTAAAGCTTGCGGTTGCCCATCGGGCAACCAGCCCGACTATAAGTGAGGGGCAAGGTAAGCGTCGAAATCGAGATGATGAAATAAAGTTTATCCGACAATAGCTCAATTGGTTAGAGCATGCGACTCGAAGATTGTATATCTAAAAACAATATATGTTCATGATATACTATCGTGGGTTGCCAAGTGAAACATCTTGGTAGAATCTGACAAATTCGGGGAAAGCTAAGTAAAGAAATTTATATGCTAATCCCGAGCCAAGCTCAATAAATTTGAGAAGGTGTAGAGACTAGACGTTAGACCCGAGAGGGAAGGTATAGTCCAGACCACAAACTTTAAAAAGGCGATGAAAATCGTAGTGGTAAGCATAATCGCGTGGTTACAGGTTCAAGTCCTGTTTGTCGGACTAGTTAAAGGAATGCTTTCTATTCCAGGAAATATTCCTTTATTAATTTGTAAAATTTGTTCTTTTCTAATTACTATAAGTTTCTTAGGAAATGCAGACCATTTTGCTTGGTCTCGATATGTTTCATATCCTTTTATTTCAATAAATAATTCTAATTTTGGAAGATAAAAATCAGGAAAATATGTTCTATTACCTCTCCAATAATAGTTAAATCCTTCAATATTTTTTTTTATCTCAATATTGTTTTCTTTTGACCATTTATAGAAAGCAACTTCCCATTTACCATGAAATTTGATATTATCAAATATTATTTGTTTAACCCTTCCTCTATTAGAATTTGTGTATGATTCCGGATGCTTTTTAACAGCATTTTTCATACTTTCACTAAGTTTTATTTTTTGTTCCTGAGTCCAAACTCTTTTTTTACCTGACTCTTTTAATTTTTCGATAGTTTTATCTGAATGTTTAGTTGGATACATTACTGATTTCCCATGCGGATTTTTACCGCACATAGATTCATGTAGCCTTAAGCCTTTAAAATAAAATTTAGGCGGCAGTTTTGTTGAAGTCGTAATGTCATGCCAACAATATTGGCATACAAATTTTTTTGTATCTAATTGTTTTTTTAGTCGGGTTTTACTTTCTTGTTTTTTTAATGTGCTTTTAGATGGAGAGTTTGACTTATACTTTCCTCTTCTAGATGGTGTTGTAAATCTGTTTGGGTCAAATTCTGGATTAAGATTACATCTTAATTGATGTATTGATCTAGACATATTAGATAATAATATTTTTTCGCAAAATTTACATTTAATTTCAGACATACATATATGCAGATATATGTGCATTCGTATTATGTTGCGATTACTAAATAAAATTCCATATCAAGTTACTTTGGCTTGTTCTGGTGGTGCTGATAGTATGGCGGCACTACATTTTCTTAAAAATGGTGGAAGAGAAATCAAAGTATGTTACTTTAATCATGGTACTGAGTTCGGAGCTTTAGCTCAGACATTTATTCAAGATTATTGTAGTCAGCACAAAATTGATTTAGAAATTGGCACAATATGTTCCGATAAATCTAAACAAGAGTCTTGGGAAGAATATTGGAGAAACCAAAGATATAATTGGTTTAAGAAATTCCAGCTTCCTATGGTGATGGCTCATAATTTAAATGATCAGATGGAAAATTGGATTTTTACTTCTGCTCATGGATTGCCTAGATTAATTCCATATATTAACGGTTTGATTATTCGACCATTTTTACTTAATCTTAAAAGTGAAATGGTAAATTGGTGCTTACGACACCAAGTTCCTTGGATTGAAGATCCTAGTAATCAAGATACTAAATATATGAGAAATAAGATTCGGCATGAAATCTTGCCAAAATATTTAGAATTGAATCCAGGGTTTCCAAAAGTAATTCGTAAACAAATTTTAAAACAATTTAAAGGTGAATAAAATGAAAAAATTTCTAACAACACTAACATTTTTTGTAATCTCATGTACATCACAAGACGCTAATCTAGGTGGTGGAACTAACAAACCTAGCACTCATCTTAGCGCAGAGTTATCATCTGTAATGTCTCATGGTGCTCCAGCAGTTTCGCATAGTGCTCCATCTGCATCTGTGTCTGCGACAGCACCAGTAAGTTCAAGTGATTGCTTTGTTTGTACAGGTCAACAACCAACATTACTATCAGACTGTGGTTGTGGTGGATTTTATTCAGAAGCTAAGGGTATGTGTTTATCTGAGTGCAATTGTACTTGTGAGGTCGTAGATGCTGGATTTTCTGTTGGAGGCGGCGGGACTAGCACTTCCCACTAATAGTGCGGATCTTCGCAGTTTTTGGTTGGGAGCAATTGGAATTAGAAAAGATGGCGTCATGGTTTCTTCTAGAAATGGCGCCGTTTCTTTTTCTTCTTCTGTGCAAATGTCCAATGTAAATGTTAATTCTCATGCCGAAAGTCGTTTGCTTCGTAAGCTAGGCAAAGATGGTGTGATTTTTGTTTCTCGTGTTTTGCGCAAGGATCGTTCCCTCGCTATGGCTCGTCCTTGTCCAGATTGTCAATTGAAAATTCGAGCACATCGAGTTAAAAAAGTTTATTATACTATTAACGATAATCAGTACGGAATCTGGTTCCCACAACAAGATAAGGACCGTGTTTACACGGTGTAAATTATGATTAATATTACCATTAATAAAATTGCAGATGAGCAAGTTGAAGTTTCCCTTGAGACAGAGGAAGTTACTATTTCTCTTGGAGTTCTTAATTCAGCTGAGTGCTTAAGTCTAAGTACCCTTTTAATGGATGCTGCTGAGGATTTGCTGCGTACTGTTGATAATTCGGTAAATGATATTCTTAGTGGTGAAGATTCTTCTGACGATAAGAATATGATTAATTGAGGAAATATGTCTGAACAAGATTTAATTCGTACCCGTATCTCTAAGCATGAAGAAGTAAATAGCGGAACTTATCCACTTGCTAACTCCACTGGAGTTGAAATCGGAACGTTGCTTTGTCAGTTTAGTGATAATACTCCTATTTCTATTAATCCAGATGATTTAGGAGAGTCGGTTGTTACTCGTGGTCGTATCCAAACTTTTAGAAAGGGAGGTTCGATTGCATTTGTAACAATGTATGATAGTACCGGCTCTATTCAGCTTATTATCAGTAAGGCTGCTTGTTCTGATTTCCAAAATATTCGCCTTATGGATCTTGGTGATATTATCGAAGTAGAAGGCAAGCTTTGTCTCAGTAAGACTAGCGAAAAAAGTCTTTTGCTTCTAAATTGGAGACTACTTACTAAGTCTCACCGACCAATGCCAGAAAAGTTTGCTGGTATTTCTGATACCGAAACTAAGTATCGCCAACGATATCTTGATCTTCTTTCTTCAGAAGAAAGTCGTGCAGTTTTCGTAGTGCGTAGTTATGCTTTGCGTGGAATCCGCGATTACATGGAGCGTGAAGGTTTTTTAGAAGTAGAAACCAGCACTCTTAATACTGTTAGTAGCGGAGCTAACGCAAAGCCTTTTACTACTCATCATAATGCCTTGGATATGGATTTGTTTCTGCGTATTGCTCCAGAACTTTATCTAAAGCGTTTACTGGTAGGCGGTATGGATAAGGTTTTTGAGATTGGTAGAAATTATAGAAATGAAGGATTATCTACTCGACATAATCCAGAGTTTACTATGATGGAGTTCTACGAGGCTTATGGTAATTTTCCAAAGCTAATCGAAAGAACTACTAGCATGTTTGCGCATGTGGAAATGTATTTAGAAAAGCATCTACCAAAGAACATTCTTCCAATTTATCTTGCGTGGAAGGAAAATAGAACATTTACATTTAGTAATCCAGTACAGGTTACTATGCTTCAAGCGGTGCATAATGCCGCTGAAAAGCTAGGGGTAAAGCTTCATATTACTAAGTCTGGAGTTAGTTATGAGCAGTTGTCTCATCATGTAAATCGGAAGATTGATATGGAAGAGATGTGGTCAGAAGTAACTAAGGCTAAGTCTATGGGTCAAGTTATTTGTACTTTCTTTGAATATATGGCTGAGCCTTTTTTAACTCAGGATTATCGTACCTCGGATAACAAGTATTCTGTTCCTGTATTTATTACTGACTATCCAAAGGATATTTGTCCTTTGGCAAGATCTAAGGATAGTAACTCATCTTTCTGTGATCGATTTGAATTATTCGTAGATGGTCGTGAATTGTGCAATGCTTTTCAGGAGTTGAATGATCCAACGGAACAAGAACTCCGGTTTAAGGAACAGCTTGCAGATAACAGTAAGGATGCAATGGATTTTGATGCTGACTATGTAACTGCTTTGCAGTATGGTATGCCACCTGCCATTGGATTTGGAATTGGACTAGATCGATTGTTTATGTTGCTTACTAATGCAGCTTCTATTAGAGATGTAATTCTATTTCCGACAATGAAGTCAATTCAATAATATGAAGGAAAAAAATACAACAACTCCTAATTTACTGCTTGATGCGCCTTTGCATCAAGCAGCTTTAATTAATAAAAATGAGCATTTAGCATCTTGGACTTATAACGTTGTTGATCATTTTAAACACTTGACAACAGCAGAGATTAAGGCTAAGTTAGCAGAGACAGCGTTTCCATATGCTATTCTTTGTGAAAATGTGATTGGAGATTTTAATCTTGCAACAATCATTAGGAATGCTAATGCTTTTAATGCACGAGAAATTTTCTATGTTGGGAATAAAAAATTTGATCGTCGAGGCACTTGTGGCGTTCATAATTATAGTGATGTTCAGTGGATAGCTACAATAGAACAGTTACTTACATTGAAAGATAAGTATGTGTTTGTGGGTGTGGATAATATTGCTGGGTCTGTTTCCATTTCTTCACATAATTGGGAGAAGAACACATTATTAATTTTTGGAGAAGAGGGAGTAGGATTGACGCCTACTATGCAAAAATTATGTGACAAAATGGTATATATTGAGCAATATGGTTCAGTTAGAAGTTTAAACGTAGGAACTGCAAGCGGAATCATTATGCACTCTATTGTAGATTTCTTTAAACTTAACGCAGAGTAATTCTCTGCTAGTGGGTAAGATAGACCCATGAATAACGGAGTCATTACCGTAAATCTTCTCTTGCTTAGAGTTCTGAAAGAACAAAAGCTCGCGTTGGGGAACGCGATGTTTTATGGTTAGAAAAATATGAAACTCTTCGGAAATAAGTATTTTTCAGCACCATACAAAAGCAGCAATCTTGAAACTTTGGAAAAAACGCAGATAAGATTTTTAATCTTATTGTTGAAACAAGTACGCAGCATCCCTTTTATTTTTGCTAAATTCACCGCAGTTAAAATTAACATCTTAACGATTTAGGTATTTATATGTCCGTAGCTAAGTATGTTTCTAATTCTCAGAATACCAAGCTGGGTAATCGCCCTGTTGACAGCACATATGTTTCTATCAAGGGCAGCTGTCCTACTTCATGTCAACTCAAAAACGGCAATGGTTGTTATGCCGAGAATTCATATGTGGGTTTTACTGTTCGTCGCCTTGATGCTGATGCAGTAGGTTTGACTGCGCTACAAGTAGCAAGACAAGAAGCTCAAGCTATTGATCAATCTTATAATGGTAAAAACATTCCTTTGGGTCGTGATATGCGTTTGCATGTATCTGGAGACTCTAGGACTGTAAAAGGAACTAAGCTAATTAATAGCTCAGTAGGTCGTTGGAAAAAGCGTGGTGGCGGTGACTGTTGGACCTATACCCATGCTTGGATGAATGTCCATAGAGATACATGGAGTCATGTATCTGTCTTGGCATCAATTGATAAGCCAGAAGATGCTGTAGAGGCTAGAAAGCAAGGCTACGCTCCAGCAATTGTGGTATCTGAATTTTCTTCACCAAAGGCATTTACTTTGCCTGGCTCTGATGTAAAGTATATCCCATGTCCTGCGCAAACCAGTCCTGGTGGCAAGGAAATTGGTTGTACAGAATGTCGTCTTTGTTTCAATGCAGATCGTCTTTATGAAAAGAATTTTGGTATTGCATTTGAAGCGCATGGTGTAAGAAAAAATAACGTTAAGAGACGATTGCAGTTAATTAACGTGTGAAAGTGTTATATTATTCATGTTAAATTTTGTATGAAGATGTTCTTCATCAAATATTCAAATTATTTAAGGAGATTTTAATTATGTCAGTTCAATTAGCAGCTAAGAAGTCAGTTAAAGCAACCAAAAGCACCAAGTCAAAGAAAAGCTCGGCTAAAAAGCAGCCAGCCAAATCAACTAAGAAATCAGCTAAGAAGCCTGTTAAATCAACTAAGGGTTCAGCTAAAGTTAGCAAGAAATCAACAAAGAAGTCAACAAAGAAGCCAGTAAAGAAGGCTCCTGCTAAAAAGCTTTCTGGTAAGAAATCAACAAAGAAGTCAGTTAAAAAGCCAGTAAAAAGAGTAGTAAAGCCAGCTACTCCTCGTGTAGTAGAGCCAAAGCTAGATAGCACAGGTTCAGTGACAGTAACCCCTGTCTCTGGTTGATTTATCTTTTAAATTTAAAGAATAAAAGCCTGGCAAACCCAGGCTTTTATGTTATTTATGCAGGTACTTAAATTAATTAATCAGAATAGTTGTCACACTAATCATTTAATTGGCGCAGAGCTTGGTATTGGTGCAGACGGGCAAGTGTTTTCATTGCAGAATGAAGAAAATAAAGTAATTAAGTTCTGTGTAAAATTTGATTACTTTGATACTTCACTAAAAAGTGATTATCAAAACATTGATAAGATATTGTCATATATCGCTAATAAAAAGCCACTTGCATACGCACAAGTGTACGAGCACGATTGTCTAGGAGAATATAGTCGTGATATGTACGATGGTTCTAAGCAAAAGTACATTTTGTATTATTATGTGATGGAAAAGCTATCTAAAATCTCAGAAGATGAGAAAAAAGTTTTTCACAGCATCTTATCACATGAAGATAGAAATGCAAAGAAAAATTTTTCAATCTTAAAAATAAAAGAAATGCTTTCTGGTCTGAGACTGGGGCTTGACTTCTCTTCTGAGAAGATTATACTATTTTGTGAAAATTTGAATAATGTTTCAATTAGTCATAATGATATTCATCCTAGAAATATCATGAAAGACAAGAATAATAATTTTAAATTAATTGATTTTGATCGTTGTACCATAAATAAAAATGCGAATTTTAATTATTATAAATAAATTATTTTTAATTATGTGTATGACGGCTTTTAATGTCCTTATTACTTATCTTGTTTCTGCACATTTTTTCTTTTCATTATTGTATTTAGGTAAAAACATAGCTTTTGTATTTGGTATAATTGCTGCGGTTGGCACTTATGCTTATTTAATTTTTAATTCTAAAATTGAACAATTCATTACAAAGGGTGAAAAATATGAACACAAACGTTAATCATGTACTAGATCGTCTTTCAGTTATTTTTCTTGCTACAGAAGAGATTTTAAATGACTGGTCAGCAGATACAAATCTGCAATTTCCTGCATTACTGGGTATGTTGACCAGTCGATTTAACTGGAATGAAAAACAGTTAAAAGAAGCAGATGCAGTTGTTCGCTATTATGTTCGTAATAATCCAGATTGGCATGTGACTCGCGGGGCTCGTGGCGGGATTATGCGAGCCGCTGATAAGCAAAAGAAGCAGCAAGCTCTGCTGCTTAAAGAAGCAGCCAAAAAGCAAATGAAAGAAAAGATTGAGGCATCTGCACCTGTAGATACTTCTGAGTCTACAGATACAGATCTAGCTGATCTAGATGAAGATTGATATAATAAATAAAGTTATTTAATATAATAGGAGGTATTTGATGAAAAATAATTTTTTAGTAGTATTGGCAGCAAGTTTTACATCAATCGCAACAATGATTTGTATTTTGATGTTTTCATCATGCACCTCTTGTCATAATAGACCTGTACCAGTGATTCCTGATGCTTCTACTACTTTGGATGCTGGTAATGTAGAAGATGCTGGGTTGGAGGATGCTGCACCTCCAACCCCAGTAGAAAGCAAAAAAACAATCAGCAAAGATAGTTGGGAGCTATCAGTACCATTTCAAATGCAAATTACTTTTTCTACAGAAAAAGATATTGCCTTAACAGGTTTGTTAGAAGAGCCTGTTAGTGTAGTACTGGTATTAGCTACAGAGACTTTTCCAGGCTCATATGATGAGTATGTAATTCATTCTATGAGAGGTATTCGAGCTACTGGCGCAGAGATAGTATCTACTAGAGATTTATATTCTAATGCTCAGAAGTTTCTAGAAATAGAAGCTAGTAAAGATAAGGTTACAATACTAAATTGGGTAACTACTAAGAATAATTTTGCTTATGGATTATCTTGTGGCGGAACTACTGATGATCCTTTAGTAGAAGATATTTGTCTGGAAGTATTCTCTTCATTTAAGATTAAATGATTTAATTTTTTAGGAAATGTTCCCTTAGTTTGGGGGCATTTTATTTAAAATGGATAAAATTTTATTAATTGATGGTTTGAATTTTATTTGGCGAGCCAATATTAATTTTGGATTTAAGAAGCAAGTCCATGAAAGTTGTTTAGAGTTAAATTGCAATCATAAACTTCGTGCAGAAGAAAAACAGCATTGTACTTGTGGTCAACAATGGATGTTAGATGAGGGTAGGTGTTTTTCTCAGGCTAATGAAGATTATGTTTTAATATTTAATTTTTTTAGAAATTTGCGACCATTAATTGAAATGTTTTCTCCTGACAAATGCTTTTTCGTATTAGAGGGGCATCCTCAATTTAGATACGATTTGTACAGCGAGTACAAAGCAAATAGGATTGTTAAAACAGCAAGCAAGCAAGAGGAGATGGCAAAATTTCATTCTGCTAAGAAAGAAATAATTAGATTATTAGAATATTTGCCAATTACAATTGCGAAAGCGGCTGATTACGAGTGTGATGATGTAATCTCTACATTATGTGAAAACTTAAAGACAGAAGATTTAGTAGTGGTCAGTAACGATACAGACTACTTACAAATACTTCAAAGAGGGTATAAGAATTGTAGAATTTATAATTCTATTAAAAAGGTTTTTATGGATACTCCAGAGTATCCGTATGTAGTATGGAAGTGTTTAAATGGAGATAAATCGGATAATATTCCGGCGTTATTAACACCTAAAAAAGCTTTGCAGATTGCATCAAATATAGATTTGCTATCTAAATTTCTAGATATAGAAGAAAATAGAGCTAATTTTAGTATTAATCGCCAATTAATAGAATTTAGATCTGTTCCAGAAGAAGAAATAGAATTGAGAGAAGGAATTGCAGATTTTCCTTCTCTCAAAAATGAGTTTATTAATTTTAAATTTGAATCGTTAACAAACGATAAGTCTTGGGATAAGTATTGTAAAACTTTTACTTCTTTAAAGTATTAGTTTTTTTGTTAGCAGCTGCTAAAAATTTTGATTGTTCTCCTTGAGTAAGTATACTTTTTATTTCTTGTAGTGCTGATTCGGCAATTTCTGGATCAAATTCTTGAGACATTATTTTTTCATTGGTAAAATCATTTATTGCTTGAAAAAATATTTCATTTATTATACTCATTTGATCTGGGCTAATACTAGTCATATCTGGCTCATAACTAGTAGTTCCTGTTGTTGTAGGTTCAACAATTTCTATTTCTTCTAACGCTGATGCTGGAGTTATAGGATCTGGAAGATTTGTATTAGGAATATCTTCTTGAGCAGAAGATTTTTCTGCAGGTAGATCTTCTCCTGCTTCTAAAGCAGGATTTTTTGCTAGATACTTGTTTTCCTCATCTAGGAAAGACATTTTTTTTAAAATATTTTTTCTTTTATTGATATTCATTTTTTATTTTCCAAGGAATCTTTTTAATGTTTCATCCATCAAATTATTAATATATTCTTGAGTCACAGCTGGTTTTGTAGCAGTTTCTGGTTTTGTAGCAGCTGGTTTTGCTGGTTTTGCTGGTTTTGGAGCAGCTGTTGGGGGAGCCGCTTTTGGTGCGGCGGGCTGTCCTGCAGGAACATCTTTATCTTCAGTGGCTTGTACTGGTTTTTGTCCTGCTATATTAATTTGTGTGTTTATTCTATAAGAAGATAATTTGTCTCTATTTCTACTAGATAACCATCTTTGACCAGAAAGATCATCTATTTCTTTATTATGGTTTATAATTTTTTCTTTTATGCTTTCTAATAAAGCTGTTCTTTCTCCCGTGTCGTCAGGAGGATTGATAATTGTTACATTGTATTTATTATCTCTTCCTTTAGATACATATATATCAGATACTTCTTCTTCAGCGCCAGTCTCTTCATCTATTTCAAATCTGGAAGAGTTAAGAGAGTCCATGTTCTTTTTTAAATTTTCTTCTATTTCTGCAAAACTTTTCGTTCTGTTTATAGCAGATGATAGTTCATCAACTAGCTCTGTAAACATGGATTCGTAATCATACCTATTTGTAGGTGCAAAAATCTTTTCATCACTTTCTGCAGATTTATTTAATAAATCTATTTCTTTTAATTTATTAATTATATTTTCAATATTTGATTTATCGGTATCATCATTTACATAAAAGAAATAATTATCACCATCATCACGTTTTAAATGATAGAAATACTGTCCTCTATCACCCTCACTACTTTCTGTGTAAAAGTTATTTAGATATCTCCTTATAGGACCATAAGTAGCCTCATACTCTTTAGTTGCTTTTTGTTGAGAATTTAAATTATTATATTCTTGCTGCAAATTTTCTCTTATAGCACTATATACAATATTTTTTTGATTTTTTATTTGTGATATTATGCTAATATATAATGGATTAGATTTATAATTGCTTTGTGATCTTAAAGCGGTTGCTTGATTGATAAGAGAGATTAATCTATCTATTGACTCTTTATTATTTTGATAGTAAGTTGAATTATTTGCCCCTTTTCTTACCTCTGGTATAAGTTTGCCGTACAAAAAAAATTTTGTTACTTTCTTAGTGACATCATCACTTTTATTATTAGCTATTCTCTTTAAAATAGTCCATATTTTTTGTGCTATAGGACCAAATTCGCCCCGATTTACTTTATCACGAAACTCTGTTAGGTTACGAGTAACTTCTTCTATTGAAGTAATTTTCTTAGAAAGATCGTCAATAACTTTCTGTCTTGGCTTAATAATATTTTGAACTGATTGTGTTACGAATCTTTGATTGTTAATTGTATTTCTTTGGTTTTCTTGCTCTAGCGCGGTTAAGAGACCAGCTCTTTCTTTGTTGGTTTTTGTTTTTCCATAATCTCTGCTAGATAAAGATTTATTTAAATCAATCTTTAATTTTAAAATTAGTTTTCTAAACTGAGAATCACCTCTTTCATTCTTATCAAGATTAGGATTGCTGTTTAAATAAAACAATTCTTTTTCTAAAATACTATTAGACTTATCAGCCAAATATCTTCTTACAGTTGCTTTTTCTTTTCTTCTTTCTTTTACTAGAGTTAATAACTCTTGTTGTTTAGATTTTAAATCTTCTCTTTCTTTTACTACTGCTGGATCCGTGCTATTAGTATCATACGTATTAACTTTATCTTGAAGGTGTTCCATATCCTTAGATAATTTAAAAATTTTTCTTAATAAGTCAATAAGGGTTCTGACTCTCTGAACTGGTAATGGTTCAGTAGACGGATCAAATATTTTTATAATATTTTCATAATTTTTAATTTCTTTATCTATCAAATCAGACCACTGAAAATACTCTCTTTTATTGAAAACGCTATAGCTTCTTTCTGCGGGGTCTTGTGCCATTTCTAATTTATTTTCAAATTCACTAGGAGCTTCTTCGCCGCCTTCCCCACTTTCTGGTCTAGATTCTTGTTGTGCAAATTCTTGTGAAACTTGTTTAGCTACATTTAACAATCCTATGTTTAATTTAGAATAAATAAATTCTTTTATTTCTTTTTCTTTTGCTGGATTTTTATCTTCTTTTGGAAGGTTTTCCAGATAGATTTTAAGGTCTATTAAAATTCCTTCTATTTCTTCTGCTGCTGCATTTGATTGAGCATATTTAGGATCATTTGAAAATTCTGCATCTAAATCAATAAGAGCTGTTTTGATTAAATCAATAACAGTTTCATATCCAGCTTTTGCTGTTACAGCTTTCGCTGCAGCAACAAAACACTTCATTATATTAGCAACAAGACTTGTATCTGTTATAATTTTTAAATAACTTCCAGCATCATTAAATAATTTATTTAATTCTCTATTACTTTTAATTGTCTTTAGAAGATCATCATCATCATCATCATCTTCTTCTGCTAAAGATAAAAAATTATGTGTTTGATTAAAATATAAATCAGCAGCTTTTAATAAATTATTTAGAATCATAAGTTCTCTCTTATCTATAATTAGATAAATTATATATTTTTTTATTAGTGGGTATAAGTAATTAACTATGTTAAAATCACCTTTTCCTTATTTTGGAGGTAAAAGCAAAGTAGCTAATCTTATTTGGTCTAAATTTGGGAACATTTCTAATTATGTCGAGCCTTTTGCTGGCTCTTTAGCAGTATTATTAGCCAATCCCTCTCCCTCTAAAATAGAAACCGTTAATGATAAAGATTGTCTTATTGTTAATTTTTGGAGAGCAGTTAGTGCTGATGCCGAACAAGTTGCTAAATATGCGGATTATCCAGTTACAGAAGCTGATTTGCATGCTAGACATAAATGGATTATATCACAAATTAATGATGAATTTAGAAAAAAGATGGATGATGATGCATCATTTTATGATGCAAAAATTGCCGGATGGTGGGTTTGGGGCATTTCTGCCTCTATCGGAAATAATTGGCTCCAACCAAAAGGCTTAAAAGCTATGCCTTTATTATCCTCAGCCGGTGGAGGAGTTCATGGAATGACATATCCAATCTTAGATTGGATGCAATCTTTACAGAAAAGAATAAGAAGAGTAAGAATATGTTGCGGAGATTGGTCTAAAGTTTTATCTCCATCTATTTTAAATAAAAGTAAAGGTATAGGAGAAAAAGATATTACTGCAGTATTTTTAGACCCTCCTTACTCTACCAATAACAGGGATAAAGTATATTCAGAAGAATCTAATTTATACCATGATGTTTGTAAATGGGCTATCTCTCAAGGAGATAATCCAAGATTAAGAATTGCGGTTTGCGGATATGAGAATGATTATTTTTTTCCCGATACTTGGAAAGTAGTTGCTTGGAAAGCTAATGGCGGATTAGCCAATCTAGGTAACAAAAGAGGTAAAGAAAATAGCCATAGAGAAAGAATTTATTTTTCTCCGTACTGTATATAGTTTGTATCATAAAACAATATATAAGTATGTTTTTTAACGATAAAAAAAGAAAATTTATTTTTAGATGTGAAAAATGTGAAGCTATTCTTCAAACAGAATTTGAAGAAGAAAAAGATATTGAAGACGTAAATGAAGATAAATTTTTGTTAGAATGTATGTGCGGAGGATATTGTTTCGTATTAAGAGATTAATATTGTAATATTTTTATATTCTTTTATGAATAAAAGATTTATAGCATTAGCTCAAGATTTAAAACCTAAAAAATTTCCATTAGAAAATGAATTAGACTCTATTTCTAATGAAGTGTTAGAGGCTCACAGAGATACTCTTTATCATAATTATGTAAAAAATTATAATAAAATGGTGTCTGTTTTAGATAAAACAAATTTTTCTAAAATCAAAGATGATATTCCTAATTCTCAATTTGCTCAAATAAAAAGACGTATTACTTGGGCAGCTAACGGAGCCTATTTACATGAGTTGTATTTTGGAAATCTAGGAGGCAAATCTTCTCCTGGTAAATGTACTTTGCAATTAATTAAAAAAGATTTTAAAACATTAAATAATTTTGAAGATAATTTTATTAGCACTGCCTTTGTTCCAGTTAGTGGTTGGGCTGTTTGGGGATATTCTTTATATGACAAGAAAACCTCTATTGCCGCAATAGAAAGTCATCATGATAATTGCCCTATCGGCTTTATTCCTTTATTAGTTGTTGATATGTGGGAGCATGCTTACTGGAAAGATCATTTATCCGATAAAAAAGAGTATGTCAGATTATCATGGGAAGATATTAATTGGGAAGTTGTTGAAAAAAGATGTAAAATGATTGAGCAAATTTTTGAAAAGCTATAGTGCATAAAATGCTATGTAAATCATGAATGTCGATAAATTATTAAAAATAGCTCAAAAATTTGAAAAAAAATTAGTAGATGTAGACCCTGATGTTGTTGTAGAAGAGCATGAAGGCGTTAGACCTGTTTCTTACATGGCATATGCTAATTTAAAAAATATCATTACAGATGCTTCTGAATTGCTTTCAATTATGAATGCAAAAGATGATTTACCACAATGGGCAGATGAATCTTTAGCTATTGCCAAAATGAACGTAACTAAAATTTTGGGATATGTTCGTTCTGAGAAAGTAGCAGAAGCAGAGATTGATCATCAAGATATGATCAAACTAGCTGCTGGAAAATATGATCATATTGACTTCAAGCCTTCAGAATCTGCTGCTTCTGCCGCTGCTCGTGGCTTAGAATTACGTAAGAAAAACAAAGGCAAAGGCGGGCTTAATGTACAACAAGCTCATAAGCAAGGAATTGGTTCTGGTGTAGCTAGAGCAGTTTCACTAAAAAATAGAAAAACCTTAAGCCCTTCTACTGTTCGTAGAATGAAAGCCTTCTTTGATCGTCATGAGAAAAATAAAGGTGCAAGTGGTGGTAAACCATTGAGCCAAGACAAAGGATACGTGGCTTGGCTACTTTGGGGTGGCGATCCTGGTAGAGCTTGGGCAAATAAAGTATGCCGTCAAATGGATGCCGCTGACAAAAAGTCTAAGTAATTCTGCCACTTTCTTTTTAAATAAAAATATTTATTAGGCTCTAATAAAGATACTAAATCGCAAATATCCTGTTTACGATACAAACAAACTCGTTTCCAAACTTTATCTACAGGATCATCTGCAATTACAAAATCTTTATTAAAGCCTATTTGCTGTAATAGATTTACAATATTGTCAATTGTTATTTTGTTTCCTACTATCCCAAATCTATAGCCTGTTTTTAAATTATATTTTAAAGTACCATCTCCATCAATAAATCCAATTAAAAATGGTTTAATATATTGATTAGGAATATTTAACTTTAAATTAGGTTGATAAGTTTTGTTAGGAACGATTCCATATGGCTTTAAATTATTTACTAAAACAGGATCTGAAACTCGTAAAGCCATTTTATTATTAGTACCTGGAACAATTCCTTGTAAGGGATATTGCATCCATTGACAGAAGTGTTCTAAGATATTCTTATCATCTTGATGAATAGAAATAGTGAGTCTAGAAGTGTTTTTAGTAATATATAAGCTGCCATCAGCTAAACAAAATCCGGCAAAGTAGGCTAGTTGCCAACTGGGAGTAGTAAAAAAATTTTTATTAAATAAATACTTTTTACGTCTGTCGCAAGAAAGAATGGCTGCATCGGCTTTAGATCTTATTTTTATATTCTTTCTTTGTAAGAATTTTCTAATAGATGGATATTTAACGCCAATTAAATTAGCGATATAGGTTGTACCATATCCATCTTGATATAATTTTAAAATTTTATTTTCATTATTTTTCAATATAGAGGTCATATCTTATAAAGATATACCGCCTAATTGTGATAAGATATCTTCTTCTTTTCTAGTTTCTGGAGATGGTTTTTCTGCTGTAGGAGTTTCGGTAGGAGTTTCAGCAGGTATTTCAGATTCAGGGGTTGATTGATTATTAATAATTTGCGCTTGGATTTCTTCCATTAATTTTTTATGTCTTAATTTAATTTCTGGAAGATATTTGCCAACCAATACTGCTACATTGGTAGCCTGATCTAAGATAGTGGATGTATCTGTTTCAAACCCAAAATTAAGTGATACGGTTTTTAAGGCACTAAAAATAGAGCCTCCAACAGATTTCATGCTTTCAATTGCTTCTATTACTTTTTCAGACTTAGCCTGAATCTCACTACCATTTTTAATAATTGATTCAAAATCATCTAAAAGACTTTTATCTTTTCTATCTGGATTGTTATTTACGCTATTATATGCTGTGATAAACTTTTCTAAGTTTTCAGTATACTTAGAAAGAAAATCATCATGTTCACCAAAGCCATATGATTTTTTATAGTCTAATAACGTATTATATAGTAATTTAGCATTGTCTATTAGCTCAGGGCTATTTTTTAAATAATTGACAATTCCATTGACTATTGCTCCAACGGTCATGGCTGTTAATATGGGACCTAGCACGCCTGCTGCAGCCGCAGCAGGCGCAATTGCACGACTTTCTAATTGATAAGTATATCTTTCATATTTGTTAGATAGCTTTACTATATAATTTATATCTTTTTTATTCATAAAAATCTCTTATAAAGATATACCTTCTAATTGTGATAAAATACTTTCTTCAGGAGTAGCAGTTTCTGTAGTGGGTTCTGCGGCAGGACCATTGGCATTCCCTCCAGCCTCACTTGCCGAGTGAGTTTCAATTGCGTTCATTAGTTCCTGATATTTTGCTTCGATATTGGGGAATTCAGCATCTAATAGCATAGATAAGTTTCCTGCTTGTTCAATAATATTAGTTGTGGCAGTTTCTGCCCCAAAGCTTAGAGATAATTCTTTTAATAAATCAAAAGCTTGACCTCCAACTGATTTCATGCTTCTGATAGAATCTATAACTTTCTTTGTGTTAAGAACTAAAAATTCTCCATTATCAATAATTTTTTTTAAAACTGCTAAAGAATTTTCTGGATCATTTTCTTTTATATTATTCGCTTCTGCGAAAGATGATTTAAAATCTCCAAGTTTTGTCATATAATTTGATAAAAAATCTTCATGTTTACCAAAACCATATGAGCTTTTATATGTATTAAGTGATTCATATAATGAATTAGAAACTTTTAAAATTTCGCTATTATCTTTTACTATACCCATCGCCAATTCTATTAGTGGGCTGATAATCATAGCCCCTTTACTTCCAAATTGTAAAGCTTTCATAATACTGGCGCTCTTGTAAGCATAAGAGGAGTATTGATAATATTTATCTGCCAGCTTTAAAATATTTTTAATTTGCTTGCTGTTCATTATGCTTTCCCCATATTTTTGCGGGTTTCTTCAACTGCGCCTAGGTAATTTATTAAATCTTGTTTAATTCCTTCTGCTGCTGGACCTAAATCTGAATTCTTGGTTAAGAACGCAATTAAATTATCATGTTTTCCTAAATATGAATTAATTTCATTTTCAGCTGTTTTTAAATTTTCTGTAAAAGTATTTGCATTTTTATCAGATAAAGGCTCGCCGCATTTTTCTAATGCTTTTTGGATAGAAGATAATTTATCTATATAGCCTGATAAGCGTGTTTTCTTTTCTTCTGATACATTTAATGAATTAAGAGATGAAGTAAAGCTGCTTATTTTATTAGTTAGATTTGGAAGTTTGATACTATTATCAGTCATAGAGCCTGCATTTTCCATTACTTTTTTAATAACTTTTTGACTATTTGGATCTTCACTGCTTGCAGATTTGCCTGTTAGCATGAAGTATAGTACAGATAATGAGCCTAAAGCTATTGCCCCTTTTCTGGCTTTAGCGGTAAAACCCATGCCCTCTACAGCGGCATCAATACCTGCTTGAAATTTTGCTAAGTCTCTGGCAGCTTTTGCGGCTGCTTTAGCAGCATCTGCATTTAATTTATTTTGTCCTGCAATAAAAGTAGAAATTTGTTTTTGAATAGCTCTTCTTTCTGCTGCAGGAGGCACACCAGTGGTTACATATTTTTTTGCAGCATCATCATACTTTAAATATTGCTGAAGGTCTGGCGGTATACGACTATTGGGCGTTGGGGGTCCTGGCAATTTTATTTTTTTCATTCCTTTTTTAGCAGCTTGATCTATAAAATCGTCTATACTAGTAAACCCAGTGCTGGCTTGTATTCTAGCCAGTAAAGCAGGATCATTAGTTATTTTAGCTCTTACAGCATTTTTTGCGGCATTTGTTGCCGCCGCTTTTGCCGCATCATCTGTAGCTCCTCCAAGCGCTTGTGTAAAGCTTTTTTGAAATAATTTAGCTAGTCCCTGATATTTACCAGCTTCTTTTTTTATTCTAAAAGAATTAGATTCTAAAATAGTTGCTAACTTATCTATTTGTTGTATTGTTATATTTTTTGTTTTTTCGTTTGACATAAATCACCAAAAGATTAGACATATACATATCTAATTAGTAGTAATTTATATAAAGGAATAATTATGATCAATTCAATTGAAGAATTAAATTTACAGCCGAATGATACCATTGAAGTTATTGATGCTAAAGTTAAAGAAAAATTAAATATTTTTATTAATGATTTAAAAGAGTCATTATCTAATTATTTAAAATACAATTCCGAAAAGGTGTGCCAAGAAGTGGCTAACATCGCTCCAAATGGAGATTATAGTAAATTACTAGAAACTCCAGAGCAAATGTCTAGCTTTTTACAACAAGAGGCTAGTAAGCCAGAAAATTGGGAATTACATAGTATATTAGATTGTGAAACTAACACTTCACTAATACAATTCGTATTTTATAATCTTTCTATAGATGACGGAGACGTTTGTCGTGGCAATGTCTTTGTTAGCAAGTCAGGAAAAATACGACATGCTTTCGCCCAAATAGGTTGATTATAGTAGGAAATATAAAGGTGTAATTGGTGATCTTTATAAAAGATAAGATAGTTTAATTACGAATATTTTATTATATAAAGCATGGCATATGCAGATAAGTTTAAAGTATGGGGACCCTATACTAGACAAGATAATAGAAAAATAGTTATTGTGGTGGACCGTAAAGGTAAACGCCGCACTGTTTCATACCCTAAATGGGTTATGGAACTTCATCTTGGCAGGAAATTACACCCTGACAAAGAAACAGTGGACCACTGGGATTCTAATTTTGATAACAATGATATTAGTAATTTAAGACTAGTTCCTCGTAAAGAGCATAGTGCCAATGATACTCGCCGTGTAAAAATGGTTAAATTTAACTGTGCATGGTGTGATAAAGAATTTGAAAGGTCTCCTAGATTAATTCGTGATAAAGCTAAAAAGAACAAAAGTGGTCCCTTTTGTTCTAGATCTTGTGCGGGTAAATATAGTCGAAGAATTCAATTAAAGTTAATAGACAAATTTGATGCTCAAAAAGCCATTGATAGCGAATACTATAAAAGAAAATATGAGGGCATGGAAGACCCAAGAAAGAAAAAAGCTTCTTTGGAGTGGGATGAGCCTTTAGACTTTATGGAAATAATGGCTTTTGCTGCTGGAGAAGAATGGGAGCCAAGTTCTTCTTTGTATTCTTTTGCTTCATCAGAAAATACTATAGTAGTTTATATTAACTTGGATTAGTAATTATGGGTAAAAAATTAGAAATTGAAAGAAAATTTGTTATTAAATTACCTAAATCTTGGTCGGATTTAGGTAAACTATTTGATCATTTAATAGATGTAAAAAGAATTGTTCAGTTTTATCTTGAACCAGACAAAGACGGAATATCTCCAAGAGTTAGAAAAACAGTAGAGGGTTTGGCTGGAGATACAGAAACAGTTTATCATTACAATAAAAAATATAAAACTTCAGATCCAAGTACAAATAAAGAAGAAGAAAAAGAAATATCTAAAGAAGAATATAATAAATTAGTAAAAAAATGTCATCCTGATAAAAAGTCAGTAGAGAAAATTAGATTTTTATTTAAACATGAAGATCATGTATTTGAATTAGATGTTTTTAAAAATGATTTAGCAGGATTAGCATTATTAGAAGTTGAATTAGAGAATAAAAAAGATAAAGTAAAAATACCTCCTTACTTAAAAGTAGTTAAGGAGGTAACAGATGATGATAGATATAATAATTACGAATTGGCTAATAAAAAATAATCAGTAATATTTTCTTTTAGATTTTACTTTTGCTTTTTCTGTATTGGGAACATATTGCTTATTTTTACCTTCTTTTCTCTTTTTTTTATCTGTGGCTTCTCTTTCGCCAGGTGATAGTGATTCCCATTTATCTTCTGGTAGATATCTTCCGATATCATTATCGTCTATGTATCCAATATCATCATTGATGTAATTAGTATATTCATCAGCATAATCATCGACATTATTGTCATCTAGTTTATTTCTGTCTTTTTTTTTCTTTTTAAAGTCAGAAAGATACATCCATTTTTGTTTGGTCCATTTTTTCATTTTATTTGTTTTGGCAGTTGGTTTACCACCTCTAAATCCACCGCCACGTTGTTTATATAATTTGACAGCTAGTTGCATAGCTCTGGCGGAATGCTTACCTCCCATTCTAGACTTGGCTTCGCTCTTGCAGCGACTCCATAGGGCTGGATTTGTTTTGGTGGCAATGCCTGATGGTTTTTTCTTTTTAGCAGCAGTAACAACTAGCTGATCGCCAGTCTTAGTATATTTTTCTTCTACATATTCTGCTATTACAAATAAATAGTTAATAGGATCAATATCGTTCATACAAGTCCTTTAAAGTTATATTACATAGTAATATAATATTATTATATTAAAGTTTTAATATAAAGGAATAATTATGGCAACACTTCCAATGAATCCAATTATGGCAATGAAACAAGTTGAAGCAGCAGCTGCAAAATTAATTAATTTGGTTAAACCAATAGTTGCCACTAATATGTTAAATGCTCGTCGCAGATTAGCTCCTCAGGATAATGGAAAAGATGCAGAAATTATCGATGCTGTTAATAAATTAAAGAGCAATGCAGAGGCTTATTATAAGTTAGTTCAAGATGGACAATTAACTGCTCCAGCAAAACATTTTGCATATACTAGCGTTGCTCCTTATATTATGAATAAATCTGTAGATATGAGTGTAGCAAAACCATTAATGGATTTATTGGGCATTGTTCAGGAGATGAATCCTGAAAATAAAGATGCAACATTAAATAATAGTGCAAATTACTTAAACAAAGTAAAAGAAGCATTAAATGAGATATCATCTTCTGCCAATCTTGCATTATCAAGTGTAAAAGCCCCAGCACCAGATGCTGGTCAGCAACAAGCTCTAAGTGGTAGGGGAGAAGCCAAACCTGCCGCTCAGGCTTCATTAATTGATTCAGTTCAAAAACTAATAAAAGTAGCTTCTAAAATAGAGAAAAAATATAGAATATGAAATTAGAAAGTTTTAAGAACCAAGATTGGTTTGATAGTGTAGGAATTGATGAATATAATAGAGATATTGTTTATGTTCATTATATGAATCTTGATATAATAAAATATATTCAATCTTGTGTTGGAAATGTATTAATACATTTTACTGATTCTAAAATAAATAAAGAAAAGTATGTGAAATTAGTGGAGATAGATCCTATTACAGACAGGGATCCTTCAACTACTTTATTAAGAATAATTGGGTCTTTGCAGGAAGAATATCCTCAAAATATAATTCAAGATATATTTTTTGAAATTCATGATGGAGAAAATTCACTAACTAATTTTTCTGTGACTTTTTCAAACTTAAGAAGTGAGTTAGAAGACTTATATAATGTTTATGGTTTTGATGTAATATATGATTATTTAGGTTAATTTCTTATTGAGATTTAAGTGTAATATTTCTAATATTTTGGTATAATATGGTAAGCATATTATCATAGGAGGAGTTAGAAATAAATAAAAATTACACAGTGTAAATACTATCTTGATATGGAGTTACCGATGACTACTAATATTTCTAATATTTTTTGGCTGAACACACCTCAAGTCACGGAAGAAGAGTACAGTATTCCGTTAGATATTTCTGACATTATACATATTTGTCAGGAATACAATAAGCTTGGCTGGCAAGTTCAAACACAAATGGAACATATTTTAGAGGTAGGTATAAACGAAGCAATTAAAAATAATATAGTAAAAAAAGAATCATTACCTTTCATCAAAAATTTTTTAGAATCAATATCTAAAAATCCATATTTTGGAGATGCTGTAAGTCAAGCTTCTATTTGTTTAGATATTATCAATAAATATGAAATGGAGAACCAAAAACTAAATCTTTCTTGTATTAATTAACTTTCAATATATATTTTCTTAAAAAGGCGCAATGTTGCGTCTTTTTTAATTTTTAAAATTAGTTACGCTTGACAAGCTATTTATAAAATATACTCTGTAGTAGAGGCTGTGAAAGGTATAATATATGTTGTTTACATTTCATTTTAATGAAAGTTTAGATTTTACCCAATTTAGGCGGCAAGCTACACATTATGTTTCTATAATTCCAGAAATTACTTATCATATCAATTTAGACAAATATAAAGTTATTTTTACGTCTAAAAAACAAGATCAAGAATTTGAGATAAATTTTTCTATTTCTCAAATAATTAGAGATCAGAATCGTTGTGTTATAGATGGAACAAATATAATTCCATTATCAGATTTTAGATTTCAAGATTTAAGAGATATAGTAAATTACTGCGCGCCTCAACAATCTAATGGTTTATTTAAAACTGATAATGTAGATTCAGTTATTGATTTTATGTGTAGAATGATTAAAACTGTTAATAAAACAGGAAAATTAAGCGTTTATTCTTGAGCAAGAAGGATATTATGAATATAGCCGGATCTATTCCCCAAAAAATTGTTTATTTTTATTTACCAGAAAAGAAAATGCTCCAAGGTGTAAATTGGGGGCTAGATTATAAATCTAGAAAAAATAAAAATGAAGAATTAGTTTGTCAAGCATCAGTTGCTGATCCTAATGATGCAAAAAGCTTAAAAGTAGCACAAAACCTCTTAAAAGGATATGCTAGACCAATACCTACTTCAATAGAAGTTGATAATAATCCCATTAAAAACATAAGACTCTTTTCCATTAAAAGATATGGATCTTCTACTCAAATTAAAGTAGTAATAAATAATTATTTAGTAGATTTAAAAGATGATGTTTTATTAGACGCTCTAATTAAAGAGGGGTGCAAAGTTGGTGGAGTTCTGCCAGGTGAATATATATGGGCTAAAATAGGATCTTCTACTAGATTAGTTAGAATTGATTCTGAAATTCATAATCTTATATTAGACTACAATAATAAAAAAAATATGCCTTTAATTCCAAAAAAGAAATTAGAGGCAGGCGGAGTTTATAAAAACAAAAGAGGTGATGTTTTTGTTTTTGTAGGTTTTGTTAATACTACTTGGTATAAGCCATTTGCTACCATAAAAAAGTTTAATTTTACCAACCAAAACATTAAAAATGGCATGTTGTTTTGTAATCTTCTTGCTAATGAAGATCCTTCATGTTTAAATGAAACTGCTTATTTAGAGGCAGATAATTATAGATTTGTAGTCAAAAAAGAACATAATCTAATTGAAAAAATAGATCAAGTTGAAATTGAGCCAGATCTTATAAATAAGATAAGATTAGCTAATTTGAAAAAAATGAAAAAAAATATTATGCAGTTTAGCAATGAAAATAAAAAATCAGTGATTAATACTAATTATTTAGAGTATATTTTAATGTCTAGGTCTAGATTAATTAACTTGTATAAAGTAGGAGATTCTCCTATAGAATTATTTGATGTAAAAAAATACCTAGCATTTTCTTGAAATGAATAAAAAATTTCCTCCTAAAAAAGAAGATACATCTTATCTAATTAAGCCTGCGCCTAAATTAGAGTGGTCTTCCTATCAAAAAGCTTTATTTAAAGATATCGCTCAAGGCGAAGGTCATACTATTGTAGAAGCATATGCTGGAGCTAGCAAAACAACTTCTATTGTAGAAAGCTTTAAATATATTCCAAGAGGTAAAAAAGCAATTGCTTTAGCCTTCAATAAGATAATTCAAGAAGAACTACGATCTAGATCTCCTTCGTATGTAGATGTTCTTACTTTTCATTCTTTAGGATATCGTGCCATTAAACAAAAGTTTGGTAATGTAGAAATTGATGATAACAAAATTTTCTCTATCCTAAAAGACTTATTAGGAGAAGATACAGAGTATGATTTGTTGGTCAATTTATCTGACACAATTGCTTATTGTAAATATAGCTTGCAAGACACCCCCTCTCAAATTGATCATATTATTGATCAATTTGGAGTTGATTTATGTGAAATAGAAAGAAAAACTTTTATTCAATATGTAATAAAAGCTCTGGCAAAAGATAAAGCCATTACTAACAAAATCGATTTTAACGATATGTGTTGGTTTCCATTTGTATATAATTTGTTTTTAGGACAATATCATTATGTTTTTTCTGATGAAGCTCAAGACTTAAATAGATCTCAATTAGTCATGGCTAAAAAAGTCTGCACCGCTGGCGGTAGAATGATCGTAGTAGGAGATCCTAATCAAGCTATTTATGGTTGGAGATTTGCAGACTCTTCTATTATCCAAGATTTAAAAAAACAAAATAATTCTAAGATACTAACACTACCTATTTCTTATCGTTGCCCTAAAAAAGTAATTGCATTAGCTAAACATTGGGTTCCAGACATTACCTGCCCTGATTCTGCCAAAGAAGGAGTGGTAGAAGAAATCTCATTAAATGAGCTTTATAATAAAGCAAAACCTGGAGCTTTTATTTTGTCTAGGACTAATGCTCCTATGATTAAAATTTGTATGCAGTTTATTAAAATGGGTATTAAAGCTAATATCCGGGGCAGAGACGTAGGCAAACAATTAGGATTTTTAGTTAAAAAATCTAAGAAAAAACAAATACCAGCTTTCTTAAAATGGTTGGAAAAATGGAAAGATGAAGAAGTAGAAAAGTTAAAAGAAAAAAATATTAATACAGAAAACGTACTAGATAGATATGAATGCTTAGTTAATCTTTGCGAAGAATGCTCCTCTACTAATGAGGTAGAACAAAAAGCAATCGAGCTTTTTAATGATACAGATGAGAAAAATGTTATTATCCTTTCTACCGTACATAGAGCTAAAGGATTAGAAAAAGAAGATGTTTTTATTTTAAAATGGACTTTGCGCCAATGGCTAGAACCAAGTCTAAAATTTGTAGAAAAACCAAATGAAGAAGCTAATATTGCTTATGTAGCAGCTACGAGAGCAAAATCTAGACTTGTTTTAGTTTCTAAGTTTTCATCAATATAATATTATAGCATAACCTATATGGTACGCTATAAAATGATTGGTAGAGATGTAGATTTAAATATTACCCAATATAGAACTTGGGTAGTAGATAATGAGCCTGATTTTAGTGCCCAATATTATACAGGGTTAAAATCAGGAAATAATCCTTTTGTAGACGTACAAGCTTATGCTATTTTAGATAGTTCAGTAATTGCCGATTTCAACTTCCCATTTAACATATCATTTCCTGATGTAGTAACCTGGTCACCTATGAAAAAGGTTTTACCAGAATCACTTTATGAAGGACAAATTGCTATCATTGATGGGTATGATGGCTATGATGGTTACTCGGGAAGCGTTTATATATTTGGCGGTAAGTATTCTAATAGTATATTAAAAGCAAGTTTAAGCAGACCAGCTGAATGGCAAGTGGTAGGTCAATTGCCTAGTGCAATTTCTGGATCTCAATTAGCTATTATTGATGGATATATTTATTTATTTGGCGGGGCAGATACGCAAAGCACTGATCATATTTATTCTGCCAGTATCTCTAATCCTTTAGACTGGACAGATCATGGTCCTTTGTTGCCTAAAAGATTGCAAAATTCACAGTTAGCAATTATAGATAATTATATTTATTTATTTGGAGGATATGAAATAACTCATGCTACAAGTGCTATTTTGCGAGCGCCAGCCAATGATCCCTTAAATTGGGTAGATACAGGAATGACATTACCAATACCGCTCTATAATTCCCATTTAGGGATTATAGATAATAACGTGTATTTGTTTGGTGGTCAAAATTTTGATGGTAATCCTGTTAATAGTATTTTTACTGCCTCATTAAGCAATCCAACTACATGGTCTACTTCTTTATTTATCTTGCCCTTTGAAGTATGTTGTGGTCAGTTTTTTACTATAGGAGATAAAGGATATCTTATCACTCCTACCAATGCAGCAATAAATGAAAAATATCAGACTAAGATTTTACAATGTAGCTTATCCTCACCGCTTCAATGGGGAGATACTGGTAAAACTATTCCAGGAAATGTATCTTCTTCACATTTGGCAGTTATTTATGATCGTGCATTTTTATTTGGTGGAAATGGTAATTCAGCCATATTTGCTAACAACTATATGTTGAAGTATAGCTTTACTAATCCTTCTGTTGTAGCTTATGGTAATGTTACTAGAACTCAATATAATAATACTCCAAATAAATTAGACTTATTTAAAGTATTAGGCTTTGCGCCTTGGAAAACAGATTATGGCGCATAGTAATTTATTATAATAGAACTCTTACTTGACTTATATTTGCATAAGACATATTTTTCACTCATGACAAATACTAACAATGAAGAATGGGTCGCATCATTATTTAAACAAATGATGCTAGAATTAGTTAACAAAAATTCTTTTTCTAAAGCGCCAGAAAGTTATATTTCTGATTTTAATTCTAGTTATATCTGCTCTGAAAAACCAGAAGCTGAAGATTTAGATAAAATAGATATTGATACTGTTTTGTCGTTATTAAAACCTACTTTGCAAGATATTTTAAATAAAATTAAACAAGATATTAATAAATAATTTTATATTTAAATATTCTTGCCTGAATTATCTTAAATAAAGATTTATATAAATTTTTCTTATGTCTAAGACTAATAAGATTATTTATTACTCTCCCAATAATCTTAAAAAAGAAATTTATTTTAAATTTCTAAATAAAATAGATGAGTTTTGGTATAATAAATGCCGACTCCACCGGGAAGATGGACCTGCACATATATCATATTTTGATAATGGTGATCTTGAATATGAAGGTTATTATATAAATGGTCAACTTCATCGTGAAGATGGTCCAGCTAAAATACAATATTCTGAAAACAAAAATATTAAAATAGAAGAGTGGTGGCAACATAACAAATATTATAGAAAAGATGGCGGGGCGGTCACTACTTATTATAATGATGATGGTACTAAATATGAAGAATATTGGAAATCAGGCACAAGCCCTCCTCATTCAAGGTGTTATCATAGAGAAAATGGACCAGCATATATTAAATATTATTCAAATGGCTTAAGAATGGAAGAGCAATGGTATAGTCACGAATTGCTTCACCGAGAAGATGATGCCGCACATATCGAATATTTAGAAGATGGTTCTATTAAAATTAAAAAATTTTATTACTTTAATCAAGAAATTAAAGCTTCTTCTCAAGAAGAATTTATTAAGATAGTTAATAAAAAACAAATAAAATTAGTTTTTAAATAAATTGGAGATTTTATGAAAGAAAGATTTGCAGGAATTGTTCGTAATTATACATATCAAGATGTTGTGCGCCTCAGAGGCTCAAAACAAATTGCTTACACATTAGCCACCGATGGCGCTAACAAGCTTTGGAAGCTTCTTCATGAAGAACCTTATGTTGCCGCTTTAGGTGCTCTTACTGGCAATCAAGCCATGCAACAAGTCAAAGCCGGATTAAAAGCTATTTATCTTTCTGGTTGGCAGGTTGCCGCTGATGCCAATCTAGCTGGAGAAATGTATCCAGACCAAAGCCTATACCCAGCTAATAGCGTTCCTGCCGTTGTAAAGCGTATCAATAACGCACTACAACGAGCCGATCAAATTGAAACCGCAGAAGGTAAAAATAAAACAGATTGGTATGCTCCTATCGTAGCTGATGCCGAAGCTGGTTTTGGTGGACCTCTTAATGTGTTTGAACTAACTAAAGCTATGATTGAAGCCGGTGCTTCTGGTATTCATTTTGAAGATCAATTAGCTTCTGAAAAGAAATGTGGTCATATGGGAGGTAAAGTTCTAGTACCTACTTCTCAATTCATTCGTACTTTAAATGCCGCTAGACTTGCAGCAGATGTAATGGGAGTTCCTACTCTTATTATTGCTCGCACTGACGCAGACTCTGCTAATCTTATCACTAGTGATGTTGATCCCTATGATAAGCATTATATTGATGCAAATAAAGGTCGAACCCCTGAAGGTTTTTACTATTTATGCCGTACAGGTCTAGAACGTTCTGTAGCTAGGGCATTGGCTTATGCTCCTTATGCTGATTTGATTTGGATGGAGACTTCTACACCAGATCTAGAACAGGCTAGACTTTTTGCAGAAGCTGTACATTCCAAATTTCCTGGAAAGTTGCTAGCTTATAATTGCTCTCCTTCTTTTAATTGGAAGAAGAATTTAGATGATGCAACTATCGCTAAATTTCAGCGTGAATTAGGCGCTATGGGTTATAAATTCCAGTTTGTAACTTTGGCAGGATTCCATTCATTGAATCACTCTATGTATCAATTGGCGAATCAATACCGTGATAGAGGAATGGCTGCTTATTCAGAGTTGCAGCAAGCAGAATTTAATGCTGAGGCTGTTGGATATACGGCTACTAAACACCAGCGAGAAGTAGGTACAGGTTATTTTGATGCAGTATCTCAAGTTATTGCTGCTGGTAAATCGTCTACATTAGCCTTGCATGGCTCTACTGAACAAGAGCAATTCTAATGAAAGTCTCTAAACAAGTAATAAATATTCAAAATAAAATTAAGAAAATGACTTATCACCCAATGAATTGGGTGATAGTTAGCATTGAATATTATGAATATCAAAAAAATTGGTATGTTTTTCCTTTAACCCAGGAAAATAATTCTGAGTATGTTACTTATTTAGCTAATCCTTTCCCTGACATTGATTCTAATATAGTGGAAGGGAAAGGAAAAACATTAGCTTCTGCAATTAAAAACTTACAATCTGTTCTTGACAGAGTAGAAAAGCAGAATTATAAATTGTATATCTTACAATAATTAATAATATCTTTTGGATATATAATTAAAATTATTTAATATCTTTGGTTTTACATAGAGATTTTCTATAATCGTATTCCCAAATTGAAACAAGATTGTAACCAGCCATTTTTATCATATTAGCTCTTTTTATAGTTTTTTTATAAAGTTCTCCAAAACTAATATTATTAGAAGGGTTGATATCTTCTGATTTAAATTTTTTTGGATTACCATGCCAATAATCTCCATAAAACTCATAAACAGTGTTGGTGGTTGGATCAAATCCGTCAGGTTTTAATTTTTTATTATTAATAATTAATTTGTCGTATCCAGAAATAATATTTAAATTATTAAATGATTTAATCCATGATATTTCATCTTTAGAGCAGCTTACTCCACATTTAGGACACCCTCCACCAAGCATATGATTATTTGCTATTTGTAAAAATTCTCCATGTTCTTTACAAATAATTTTAACTTTTTTATTGATTCCAACATATTTAGATAAAGAATAATCATATTTATCTCCATGAATCTTTTTAGATCTTTTAATGAAAATATTGGTGTCTAATTTTTTAGTACCACTACATCCAGAACAGCCGCTGCCTTTTAAGTGGCTTCCTGCTTCCTGATTAAATTCGCCATGAATTTTGCAAATAATTCTCGCAATTGATTTATTACTAGTAATATTAATATTTGAGTAATCATACTTATCGCCATGTAGCTCAACTGCTCTTTCAATAAAATAATTATTTGATAATTTTGCATATTTTCCACACCTGGAACATCCGTATCCTACCAGATGTTTACATGGTTGACGAGTAAATTGTCCATGAATTGGGCAAATAATAATTATTTTTTCCCTATTATTTTTATATTTTGATAATGAGTAATCATATTTATTTTTATATAGCTGATTAACTTTATTAAAAAATTCTCCTGCTATTTTTTCTGTTTTCCTTGAGCAACTTGGACAATTAGCTCCTCTTAAATGAGCTGCGGCTTGTTGTACAAACTCTCCATGAATAGGGCATAATATCTTTATATTTGATTTATTGTTTTTATATTCAGATAGCAAATAACTATATTTATTTCCATGAATTTTGATTGCTTTATCTATGAATTGATCGTTAGACGATGTTTTTCTGTTATGAAAACATAGTCTGCATCCACTTCCAGATAGATGACTTACTGGCTTTTGTTCAAAAGAGCCGTGTTCTTTACAAATTATTTTTACTTTAGTAAGAGTATTAATATAATTAACTTCATCATAACAATAATTATTACCAAATATTTTTCTTGCTTTTTCAATGAAAGTTTCAATACTTGTTTTTGGGGTTTTACGAGACTCTTTAGCGCACTGATAGCATCCACCACCCTTTAAATGGTACTTTGCCTCTTGTTTAAATTCTCCATGATTAGGGCAAATAATAGTGATTTTATTAGAAATAGTAGTATATTCTGATTTAGAATAATCATATTTATTTTTATGAATTTCAGCCGCAACCCTTATGAAGGAATTAGTGTCATATTTATTTTTCATATTGCACCATGCCCAATTTAATTAGTCTTCTTACAAATTCACTCCTGCTAATTAAATCATTATTGACTATTTCTTTTTTAAATAAATCATTTATTTCTTTCATTTCATCATCTGAAAGTCTTATTAAGATAGATTTGTTTTTCATTTTAATTTCTCTTTTCTTTGATATATAATATATCATTATACGCCGATATCGTGCGATAATTAAAATTAAAAGCATATTAATGCTAATAACCAGGTATTTTTTAAAAATGTCTATTTTCCGAGAACATAAAACCACAGCAGATCGCTCCGCTTCTGATAGAAGGCGTCATAAACAGAAGATAGAAAAGGCTATTAAAGACGGAATTCATAACATTGTAGCTGAAGAATCTATCATTGGTGAAAACGGAAAAAAGAAATTCAAAATACCTGTCAGAGGTATTAAAGAATATAAGTTTGTCTATGGTGCTAACTCTTCTAAACAAGTAGGGTCTGCTCCTGGCAAAGATCTTCAAAAAGGTCAAAAAATCGGGCAATCAGATGATGATCAACCTGCCCCTGGTAATAAAGCCGGAAATGAAAAAGGTGAAGAATTTTACGAAGTAGAAATTTCACTAGATGAATTATCCCAATATTTATTTGAGGACTTAAATCTTCCAGAGTTGCAACGAAAACAACTATCCAATATTTCTCAAGAAAAGCTAAAGCGTAGTGGTTATCGTTCTGAAGGCATTATTCCTAGATTAGATAAGAAAAAATCTGCTATTGCTAGAATTAAAAGAATGAAAGCTTCTGGTTTCGATCCAGAAACTGCCGAAGAAGGCGAAACTTTTCCATTCCATGAAGATGATTTAAAATTCAGGCATTATAAAAAGAAAGAGGAACCTTCTACTAATGCTGTTGTCTTTTTCTTAATGGATGTTTCTGGCTCCATGAGCACTGACAAAAAGTTCTTAGCTAGAAGCTTTTGCTTTTTGATGTATCAGTTTCTTCGTAGCAAATACGAAACATTAGATATTGTTTTCGTTACCCATGATGCAGAGGCAAGAGAAGTAAACGAAAAAGACTTCTTTACTCAAAGTACATACGGTGGAACAGTAGCTTCTTCTGGTGTTAAATTAGTGGAAGAAATTATTGATAAAAGATATCATCCTTCTGCTTGGAATATTTATATTTTTCAATGTAGCGATGGAGATAACTTTGGTTTTGATAATAAAATATTTGCCGATAAAGTATCTGAATTAAAAGAAGTATGTCAATTGTTTGGATATTGCGAAATTAATCCAGATAAAGATGTTACTAGCAGTGCTTATGAGCAACCCGCTACACTGTATGATGTTTTGCAACCCTTAAGAGATAAAAAATTGCATACAGCTTATATCTTAAGAAAAGAAGATGTTTGGGTTGCTTTTAAGAATATATTAAATGGAGTTAGCTCCGAGGTGTAAGTATGGATTATACATTATCAGATCTAGAAAAATGGGATGAGAAAATTAATGAAATATATCCTAAGTACAAATTGGACCCTTATCCTATCGAGTATGAGACAATAGATTATTATGAAATGATAGGGGCTATGGCTCATCATGGCATGCCGTCTATGTATAATCATTGGTCTCTTGGCAAAGCTTTTGAGCGAACACACCAGATGTATAATCTTGGTATGGAAGGTTTACCTTACGAACTTATCATCAATAGCCATCCGTCAATTGCATATTTAATGAGAGAGAATCCATTATATTTACAGATTCTTATTATGGCTCATTGCGTTGGGCATTCTGATTTTTTTAAAAATAACAGAATGTTTAAAGATACTAGACCTGAAACAGTTATTCAAAGATTCCGTGCAGCTAAAAAGAGGATTCAATCTTATGTAGAAGATACTAATATTGGAATCGAAGAAGTAGAAAAAGTAATTGATGCATGTCATGCCGTTCAATTTCAGACTACTAAATATGGTTTACGTCGTAGAACTCAAGAAGAAATTAAAGAAGAAAAACTTCAAGAATTAAAAGAAGCCAAAGAAAGAAATGATACAAATCGTCAGCTTAGAATAAATAGAGAATTAGAAAAAATTCCTTTAGAGCCAGATTATGATTTGTTAGGTTTTATTTCTGAGAACGCTAAATTACCTAGCTGGAAAAAAGATATCATTGATATTATTAGAGATGAAGGTCAATATTTCTGGCCACAAATTCAAACTAAAGTCTCAAATGAAGGATTTTCTTGCGCAATGCATTATAAAATCTGTCATGATTTAGATTTACCTTCAGAATATCATCTTCCTATTATTAAGTCTCATAATCAAGTTATTAGACCGCATATTGGATCTATCAATCCATATCATTTAGGTTTTCATTTATATCGTCATATAGAGAAAAAATATGGTTGGGAAGAATGTCTGATTGCTAGAGAAGCATGCCATGATGCATCATTTATTAGACAATATCTTGACGCAGAACTATGTGCTGAATTAAATTTGTTTACTTACGTCAAAAAAAGAGGTAATGGATTAGTTGTCGAGGATATATCTGATGAGGATGGTTGGGAAGTTGTTAAAAATGAATTAGCCAAATCAGTTGGCGGTGGTTCTATTCCAGTAGTTTATGTAGAAGAAGTTAGAAGAAATAACGAATTAGTTTTATATCATGAACATGATGGAAGAGATTTAGAAGTAACATATGCCACTACAGTAGTACATCATATTAAAACTTTGTGGGGAAACTCTGTTAGATTATTGGCTAGAGTAAATGATGAGGTAACATCCATTGACTAAAATAAATATTATAGATAAAAATAATTATTATCATACAATTTTGTCTATTTTAAGACAACCTGTTTCTGAAGAAGATAAAGCAAAAGAAATTGTCTTATATTTACAAGATGTGATTAGTAATAAACAATTAGAAGAACAAGAAGAGCAAGAAACCCCGGCTAAGTTTAAAGGAAGCTTTAGAAGAGTGTAATTCTAACAAGGAAAGAGTAGATGAGTACCAAAGAACAACTATTAAAACAAATTCAATCGGCAAGAGAATCTGCCAGTCAAAATAAGAAATTTTCTGGCAACTTGATGGATTACATTGATTTAGTCGAGCAAGATCCATCTATTGTTAAATCATCACATAAAAGATTATACGAAGCTATTGTAGAACGTGGCGTAGAAACTATGCCAGATTCCGATATCCGTAAGCATAAAATATTTGATGGAGAAAATGTAAAACTCTATAAATATTTTGAAAACGAATTCTTTGGTATGGAAAACGTTATTAACAAAGTAATGTCTTTCCTTTCATCTGCCGCTCAGCGTGGCGAAGAATCCCGCCAGGTATTGTTATTAATGGGTCCAGTAGGCGCAGGCAAGTCAGCCCTCACCGAACATATTAAAAAGGCGCTAGAAGGTAAGAAATACTACCACCTAAAGGGCGATCCTCACCGTGGCGAACCACTACAACTCATTCCTCGATCTTTAAGAGACTCATTTGAGAAAACACTTAATGTTAAAATTGAAGGTGATATTTCTCCTGTAGCCCGTCATAAGCTCATGAATGAATTAGACGGTAAGTATGAAAACTTTGAAGTAGAAGAAACATCATTCTCTCAAAGGGCTAGACGTGGCGTAGCAGCAGTTCCCCCTATGGATGCTAACTCACAAGATGTTTCTGTGCTAATTGGCTCGGTAGATATTTCTAAACTAGATAAATACTCAGAAGATGATCCACGAGCATTATCCTTAACCGGCGCTTTCAACGTAGGCAATCGTGGTATCGTAGAATTAGTAGAAGTATTTAAGAATGAAATTGAATTCTTACATACTATTATTACTGCTACTCAAGAAAAACGAGTTCCTTCTCCTGGCAAATCAGACATGCTTCATTTTGATGGAGTTATTTTAGCTCACTGTAATGAAGCAGAATGGAATAGATTCCAGTCTGAACATACTAATGAGGCTATTTTAGACCGTATTGTAAAAGTAGCTGTTCCTTATTGTCTTGAGTTAGATCAAGAAATTAAGATTTACGAAAAGATGTTAGGTAAATCAGACTTTACTGCACATATCGCACCTCATACTTTGAAGGTTGCTTCTATGTTCTCTGTAATGAGCAGATTAAAGACATCTGGCAAATGTGATTTATTGACTAAGATGAAGATTTACAATGGTGAAGAAATCATTGAAAAGGGCAGAGTTAAGAAGGTAGATATTAAGGATTTACGAGAAGAAGCTAAGCATGAGGGTTTAGATGGTATTTCTACTAGATTTATCACTAAATCATTAGATCATGCGTTAACTAATTCAGAAAAGAATATGATTACTCCTGTTTCAGTAATTAATTCTTTAACCAGAATGGTAAAAGAGCAGATTACTGATGAGCAATTTAAAGCACATTGTTTAGAGTTACTACAAAAGACAATTCGTGAAGAGTATCTAAAGATACTAGAAAGTGAAATTGCCAAGGCATTTATTACAGCTTATGAGGAGCAGGCTCAATCTATCTTTGAGAATTACATGGATCATGCAGAGGCATATGTAACTCGTGTTAAATTAAAAGACAGAGTAACAAAAGAAGAGCGTACTCCAGATGAAGCTTTTATGAAGTCTATTGAGGAGCAGATTGGTATCACTGGTTCTTCTAAAGATGGCTTTAGAAGTGATGTAACTGCCTATATGTTCTCTAGAATGAGACGAGGAGATACAATTAAGTATACTAGTTATGAGCCTTTGAAGTCTGCTATTGAGTCATATTTAATTACTGGCATTAAGTCAATTGCTAGAATTGTGACAAAGAGCAAGACAAGAGATTCTGAGCAGCAGAAGAAATACTCAGATATGACAGAGCAGTTAATGAATATTGGATATAATCCAGATTCGGCAGAAGAGATTTTAGCTTTTGCAGCGGCTAATTTGTGGCGAGATAGTTGATAAATATTTACATTATGTATATGAGGAGGGTATTAGTTACCCTCTTCATTTTTTCTTAGGAAGATTATGAAATATTTACTTATTTTTTTAACTATATTAGCTTTTGGACTATCTTCACTTTTTAGGAAGTTAGCAGTAGACAGAATCCATCCATATCAATTACAGATAGTGGCAGGAGCAGTTTATGCGTTAGAGATACCTATTTGGTTATATTTGCTTTCTAAAAGTCAAATTTCTAATTATAATTTGTCAGGAGTATTTTGGGGTATTGTTTGCATTGCTACTCATGTTGTTGGCGCAGTCATGTTTGGAATATTGTTAAAATCCAGCAATGATACGAGCGCTTTGACATTAATGATTTCTATTAATCCAGTTATTACTACTTTGTTTTCTGTCATGTTTTTGCAAGAGCAATTTAGTACTAACAAAATTATAGCCTCTTTTATTATGTTAATAGGGTTAATATTGTTTAATTTAAAATAATAGGACCCTCTTGACAGGGTAATTTATAAAATTATACTCTTACCAGAGTAAATTTTGACACCTCATAAGTGTGAAAAATATGAGTAATTCTTTTTGTTCAGATAGTCCTGATCACAAACACCATTATACAGAAGATAATTTTGAATTTTGTGATTTTTACTGTATGTATTGTTATAAGTCACTAGACTATCAAGAAGGTGCTGAAGAATTTATGGAAGACTCTACAAGCGATATTTTAGAAAGTAAATCTGAAGAATTTTGGAATTCTTTAACCAAAGAGCAGCAACTGGATGTATTTTGTGCTGTATGTAGAAGAATTTATCAATCTGAGATAATAGATAAAGGTTCTTATCGTTATACATTATATGATGTTTTTAAATTTGGACCAGAATCATATTCGCCAGCATTAGATGCTGGTTATCTTACGATTCACAATCGTATTTATACTGATGATGATATTAATGATTTCATCACTAAAATTAAAAAGTTTGGTGAAGAAAATAATATTTCAGAAGAAAAAATTAGTAATCTTATTACAACTTTATATTTGTATTAAAAAAGGAAATAAAACATGACACATTTTGATCGTATTAATGCTTGGGCAAAAGAGCGAGGATTATTGAACATTGAGTGGGATAAGACTGCTCATGCTAGTTTCTTAGCAGAAGAATTAAGTGAGTTTTTGCGAGCCAAGGATGGTAGTGGAGAGATTGACGCATTGTGTGATATCATTGTATTTGCTGTTAATGCTATGAAGATTCGTGGGTATGATCCTAATGTCGCTATGGAAGAAACACTAAAAGAAATTAGTAGCAGGACAGGTGCTTTTAATCCAGAGACCGGCAAATGGGAAAAATTTAAGACACCAGAGGCAATGGCATTGTGGTATAGTGCGGATTATGATAAGGCAAAGCAAAAAGCTTGAATTATGGATTGATAGATTTATCAGTAGAATATTTATAATATGTCTGTTTCAGAGTATGGTTATCAATGTCCATTTTGTTCTAATCAATTTTTAATTGAGTTTAAAACGGGTTATTATAAATGTGGTTGCATATATGATTATGGGATCATTAAGTTTCATAATGATACATTTTTAGCTTCTTTTAAAATATTGGATTATAAATTTACTATTACTGATAAAGAAACATTGGTTGTGGATATGACTCCTGGCAAGAAAACTTATGATGTAAGCAGAATAAATTATTCTTATTTTGTAGATAGAGATAATTATTTACAGATTATAGAAAAAATGAAAATGCTTCAAATTTTCAATTGAGAGATTTATATGAGCCATGATTTTAAAAAAAATAATTAGTGACAATAGTTTGGGCATGATGAGTTTGCTTGGCGGGGCAAAATTTGAAGAAGTTGCTGGCAAATGTACTAAATGTGATGCAGAGAATCTAGAAATGAGCCGTGGAATCTCTTTAAGAGTTTATGCTGGTATTTTTCGATGTAAATCATGCGGTCATACAGAATCTACTTCCATGCATTTGATGAAATCGTCTTTTCCAATTCAAAAGATGCCGGAAGGAGCATTACCATTTTATCTAAATAATTTAGAAGATGAGAAAGATATTAAGGAATAGATATGACAAATGTTCGTGTTTTAAGTCCATGCTTTGAGGTGTTCTTCGATGGCGATTGCCCTTTGTGCGTTCGTGAAATCCGTCTGCTTAGATGGTTAGATAGAAAGGGTCGAGTACGCTTTACCGATATTGCTGATCAATCTTTTGATCCAGCATCTGTTGGAAAGACGTTTGATGATCTAATGGCACGCATTCAGGGACGTGAAATTGGTGCAGAGGGTCCTGGAGAATGGGTAGAAGGTGTCGAAGTATTCAGACGGTTATACAGTGCCGTAGGATTCTCTCCGCTCGTTACACTGACACGATTGCCTGGAATAAGGCACATGCTCGATGCAGCTTATCGTTGGTTTGCTCGCAATAGGTTGCGGATCACAGGGCGCTGTTCAAAAGACAGCTGTGAGCTTCATTGAAATTTCATATTTGAACTATCCAGTTTTTCAGGATAGTTGGAAAGATTATTATGCCACGACCAAAAAAGACATTACAACAACCAGTTGAATCAAAAGAGATTAAATCAAAGACTGCTGATGGATCTACTATTTTTAAAGATTTTGGATGGTATGAAAATAAAATTTCTTTAGCCAGACTATTAAAAATGGTAGAAGGTAAGGACTTGACAAAAGTGTATGTAGAATTATCATACATGAACGATCCATACAATGAGAACCCTCATTTGTTATTGACTTTTGATGACTTTTGATTAGAGTAAAATACTTATGAAAACTATTCATTATGTAGAGTCAGACGAGCTTGGCATAGCTCTTTCTGAAGAAGAATTTTATCAAAAAGTAAATTTACATAAACATGGTGATGTTGGTATGTATTATGCGACCCCAACAGATGCAGAACGAACTATTTGGAAATGTGCTTGTGGTTATGCAGTGATTACCAATAAATATCTTTACCCTATTAATTCTAAACAATTTGAAAAATGAAAATTAAAAAAGATTCTTCCGGTGAAACATTTTGTCAGATTTTGCCTAATCAAATTATTATTTATGATCCAGCAACTGATTCTTATATAATTGAAACAGAAATGGATACTCCAGTAGGAATACAATTGCACACATCAAAAATACCATCTTATGTTTTAGATCAATTATATAATGAATCTAATGGATTATTGGATGCGCGTTTAGCAGTAGAAGATTTAAAAAAATGAAAAATACAACATTTCCAGTTGTTCCAAAAGAATTCACCGATCAATTAATAAAAGATGGTTGGCATGTTATGCAAGAAACTCCATCAATACCTTTAGCCAAGGAAGAGGAACAAGATATTTATCTTCCAACCAAAGATCAAATAATTGTCGATTTGATTGAGCATTTAATCGAAGAAGGAATAGATGAAGATGCTCATTATCGAGCCTGCAACTCTGATCGACTAGAAGCTTCTGACATTAGAGAGCTTGTTTCCGATATTAACAGGCTTGATTCTTTGATGCATAATCTAAGGGAAGTTGTTATTCAAAAACTAAAACAAGTAGCGGATTGCTATGAGCGAAACAAAGTTTAAAAAATTAAATATCCATAAAGCTCATAAAGAAAGATATTGAGAAGGTTGTTTAACAACTAGGTCATAAGGAGAGTTGGAAACATGAGCGATAAACAAAGCGCTAACTTATTCGTAGGAAAAATTATTGAATGTAAATTGCTTAAAGCGGAAGTTAAATCATTCGATGATGATAATATCGAAATAAATACTTTGGAAGTTCCAGATAATATAATGCAAAAGTACTTGGATGTTGGTAAAAGTTATAAACTGATCCGCCATACCCATTGGAACGGCGATCTACTTATTTGGGAAATTCCGAAAGAGCAAATGAAAAGAAGCTATTCTCAAGTTCTTTTGCAATGGGAAAAGAACATTGGATTTATGTGGGACATAGATAGCTAAAATCGGAATGGTGGAAATTGTATATGGAGTTGAAATATTATGAGCGAAAAAAATCTTAAGTCAGAGATAAAGAAGCGAAGAGGTTGGGATAGGATTATCAAACCTCGTGCTCCAACTAAACCTAAAGAGCCGCCTAAAACTATTACTGAACGAGTTAGTTATAAATATCTTGGCGAAAAAACATTATATGACTGTGCCATGTTTAGTTTAAAAGAGCTTCTTAGAGAGAATATTCCGACTGAAACTATTCATTTAGAATTCAAAAAGCCATATAGTGATGACGACGATTTTGCTCTTGAACTATATTCAATAGTTGAACAAGAAAAAGAAAATCCAAATTACAATAAGCAAATTAAAGCTTACGAAAAAGCTCTTGCTAAATATCAAGAAGATTACAAGGCTTACAAACAAGAAGTAAAAGAATGGAAGCTTTGGGTTAAGCAAGAAGAAGTCAAGGAATTTCAAATCCGCCTAGAAGAAGCGAAAAAATTTGTTCAAATGCATGAGGCAAAGAAATGAAAAGCAAATCTAAACTTCCAAAAGAAATCAAAGATTCTTTAGCTAAACAAATGAGAATTCTATTTACTGGCAAAATAGAATCAGTTAAAATTAACTTGAACCTTACTGTTCCAATTAAAGTTGGTTATGGTTGGGGAGAAGATGCTAGCGCACAATACAATGTACAACCTGGCGATAAGCATTTTGCTAATTTCAATGTTACCTTGAAATCTAAAATTCAAAAACTAGAGGAAAAGTAAAAATGAATACAGATAATAATTCTTATAAATTAAAAATAATTAGTGATGGAACAACGACCGGAACAAAGCTGATAAATTCAAATACAGGAGAAGTTATTCCTTGTGTCCAAGAAATAACTTGGACTTGCAAAGCCGATTCTTTATTAGCAACTTGTTTTGTTACTCTCTGTAATGTAGAGATAGATGCTGTTAATGTGAGTTTTAAAGATGAAAATATCTGATCTTATTTGTATTGATCCTCAAGTAAGAGAAAACTTATCAGGGAGAATCCAATCTATATTGGAGCTAGCTTCCAAAGAGTTTTCTCATTATCAATTTGATTACAAATCACCATATATGTGGTGGGAATCTGTGCCAAATCCAAATTATAATCCAGGTAAGATTCCGCCAGATGATGAAGATGTTTCTGAATATCGAACTGCTGTTTGTGGTTTTGATATGCAGCTAAAGAAAGTTACTCATAGTAATTTTAATATAAAATGTTTTCTTTATCAAGATAAAATTTATATCTACCCTGGCGTTTATTACTACGCTCAGTTTAATGCATACAAATTAAAGTCATTAATTGAAGCATTGTTTATGTCAGATAGTTTTACTTTTGGAAATCAGGTTATGTATGATAGTAAATCATACAAACAATGGGTAGATTCTCATCTAGATCAAAAATGGGCACAGCATAATTATAAAATTGACAAAGAAGATTTATTTAAGATTGGAATTGAAGTATGAAAATTTCTGTAGACTCTCCTTATAAGCTAACTACAGTAGAAGTTTCTTTGGTAGTTAGAGGTTTGCCAGTAGAAATTGCGGAGAAAATTATTCATGGTAATGGTTATGAATGTAGAGTTTCCGCTAAAGATGGTAAAGGATTCATGCTAGAAACAAACAAATCTAGCTCTAGAATTAATATTACCATTATGGCTGGAATCGTGACAGACGCTCACCCGTGGTAATTTATAAAATTATCGTCACTTGACATGCTTACGACAAGCCTTATATTTGTAAGTGCAAAATAAACGTGCAGGTAAAAATATTTATGGATAGAAAAGAATCTAATAAGAAAATTGCTGCAACCAAGAAAAACTTCATGGAACTGAATAAAATGAGCACTATGGATAACCTGGAAGGGCGGTTTTGAAAATGGCATTATACCAACGTGAACAATTTGAAGATTGGTTACCACTGGATGAACACCTAAAAAATCCTGTTAATTTCCCGGTTGGAATAACCTATGGATTTCTTGTGGTTTTTTCTTCACCCCCAGGGTATGAGGAGAAGTATCCCTGGAAATCAGGCGATCCAGTCCTATTCTTAGGGGAGATTCCAGGCATGAAAGGACACGGTATCTTTGCAGGCAGCGATGGTTTGGTTAAATGGGGTTACCATACTTTCAATTTTCATGTGATCCCGGAGGAGGATCTTTAAGGTGGATGCTATGGTAACCAATTATAGTTTTTGGAATTCCAAAGATTCTCGTTATCGATTTGAGGTTGAGATCAATAATGTTTCGGCTATTATTAAACAAATCGGTACGCCACCAGGAAATCCATTCATCTACTTCCCAAGTGTATTTGGCATGTGGGTTAGCCCAAAAACAACCTGGAAGATCCGCATGAATAAAAAAATTCAATCTTTGATGAATGATGATCCAAAGCTCAAAAAATTCAAGAGATCGGTTGCGTGGGTTTACTGAAGGCGGGATAGAATCATATTTGTAAGTGCAAAATAAACGTGTAGGTAAAAATATTTATGGATAGAAAAGAATCTAATAAGAAAATTGCCGCATCTGTAATTAAAGATTTTTTAGATAAATTAAATCTATCTTATATAGATGAAGTAAAGTATGCGCTAGAAATTCTAGAAGTTACTCTAGATGAGCGGTTATCTGTTGTTGGTAAACTCAATACAGCAGTAGAAAATGCTCATAAGATTCTTAGAAAGAACAAAGATTATCTTGCACAAGAAAATCTTGAACAAGATATTGAGATTGAAAAGTTTTTTCAAAAAGTTGATTCTTTCTTGTTTTCTGATAGTAGTCAGAATTGTACAAGCATCACTCTTAATCCTCAAGATTATCAAAAATATTTTATGAAGCAAGCTCCTGCTTGGCTTTATAAACGATATGAGCCAGAAACTCACATGGATCTTATTAAAGTAGGAATAATGGGCTATCTAAAAAATGATAAGTTTACTACTAAACAAATAAAAATTTCAAGAGAAGTTGAAATCGGAAAAATTGTAGTAAATCAAACTTTTTGAAAGTAAACTATGCGTAAAAAAATAAATCCTAAAGATGTGTTATGGGCTTTATGTCAGCAATTCATTGAAGAAAATGAAATTAGCTGCTCTGAAACTATTTATCAAGGCGATCATGTAATTAGTAATGCCTATGATTTTATTAAAAATATGTGCGATGTTGTAGGATATTATCAAGAAACAGATAATGAAGATGACCTAACATATAAAGGCTGAAAATGAGCGGCGGTCATTTTTGTTCAAATGAATATGTTTATTACAAAGTTGATCAGTTTGCTGATGAACTTGAAAATAATATTGAGAATAATTCTAAAGTAGACGAATATAATTATGCACCTAATTATAGCGAAGAAGTAATTAGTTTACTAAAGTCTAAAATACCAGAGATTAGAAGAGTGGCTAAGATAATGAAAGCCATAGATTATTTGTATTCAGGAGATCATGGCGAAGATTCGTTTTTAGAAAAAATCAAAGAAATTGAAGAAAAAGATTATTTATGAATAGAGTTTTTTTAGTTACTTCTCCAGAGCTTGGATATGCTTTATTTTTTACAGAAAAAAGCGCCGCATCATTAATGGTAAAAAAAATTGAGAATGAGCTTGGAGCCAAAGCTCTTTTAACTACATTTCAAGCAGATATGACTTTTGAACAATTAGATCATATTTACCATAAAGGTGAATTTGATAAAATTGATTTTACTTTTTTAAAGTCCGCTATGGGCTTGAAAAAATTAGAAGTTTGGACCTTTGCTAAGTAGCTTGCTCAAAATGAAAGATAAAGATATTTTATTTCCATTCCAATTAATACATGACATAATAGACGATGAATGGTATGTTTCTTTGGAAGATCCTGAAAACAAAGATAATTTTGTTGTTGTTTTTCGAGATAAAATTTTTAAAAATTGCCAACCAGTTTGCGAGGCATTGAATAATATATTTCAAAAACATGCTCAAATATTTGCTAATGATTCTATAAAAAAATTAATTCTAATGACGAGGAATAAATTACCATGATAGTTTTAGTTTGCGGCTCTAGAGATTGGACTGATATAGATATTGTCTATAAAAGATTACAATCTTTACCTTCTAGTACAACTATTGTACATGGAGGTTGTCGAGGGGCAGATATGATTGCTGATTCTGTTGCCAAGAAACTTGGGCTCAACATTAAATGTTTTCCTGCTGAATGGAATAAACATGGTAAATCAGCAGGACCTAAAAGAAATCAAAAAATGATTGATGAAACTAATCCAGAATTAGTAATAGCTTTTCATCAGGATATAGAATCTAGCAGAGGCACAAAAGATATGATTAATCGTGCCAAGTTACATCAAATCAATTTTGAAATTATTAGTAATATTTGACTTTTATGATTGAAACCTTAGGTAAGGACAAAACAAAAAAATCAGTAAGTTCTCAACCAGTCATCAAATCTGGACCAAATAAAGGTTTCAGGCAGCCTGAAAAAGATGGTTGCTGGATTTATATGGATGGTTATAACTATGATTGCCTACAATCAGAAAAATCTGTTCATTATATTTGGGCAGATCATTTACATAAAATAGGATTTAGAATCGGTACTCATGATTATGAGGGAGTAAAAAGTTTTTACATTTTTAAAAGTAAAAACTTTGCCTTATAAAAAGGATAATTATGATTGATATTCATACCAAATATGCTTTAGCTAAAAAGATAATTATGTCACTACCCAAATGTGACAGAATATCTTGCTCATCTTTAGCTACTCGTTATGAGCTTTATTCTGAAGAAGATAAAGGCATTGAATTCAGAACATCTGTTTATAGATGCGATGAGCATAAGTTTTGTAATGATGTAGAAGTCGATGAATTAGAAATCGCTCCATTATTAAGAGAATATATTGTCAAATGTTTGCAATCTGAACCTCCCTACTTACAATTAGATACAGATCGAGATTAATATATGAAATATAATTTTAACAACCGTTTCTTTTCTATTCATCTTGAAGATCCTGGCATAATCTCTCCAGGTCCATGTTGGGTCTTATTTTATGGAATGTATGCGCATTATAACGCCAGCTTGTTTGGGTTACTTTGGGAAGTTATCACCGAATTTAAAAGTGACAAACATTTAGTAATGTGAGGCATGTATTTCAATATGGGAATCGAATATTACATTATTAATCGTCACAATAAAACCGCCTATGATTTAGGTAAAGGTGGTTGGCATGCTTTAAATGATGATAAGGAGTGCTTCCAAGATTTGGAGTATCTTACTAATTATATTATGACAGAATGCTATAGTAGAGTCTTTGATAAAGATATTTCTTTGTATTCTGATGAAGAAAAACAAGAAGTAAAAGATTACGTTGTTAATAGAATAGCTCCAGATTTATTTGAATTTTGTAAAAATACTTCTCCTAAAGATATTTTCATTTTTAATGACTCTGGGGATGATATTACTATTTGCCGATCTTTGGGTTATAAATTTGTTGGTCATAGGTACAATCAAAAAAATGATACAGAATATCAAAAACATTTAGATTTTTTGAATCGTCATTTTACCGCTCCTAATAGAGAAAATTTTTATAATCCTGAACATTTTAAAAAATATTACGAATTTGAATTATATAGAAGATGTGAAGATGAAATATGGCTTGATGGACTTACAAAAGATATAGATAGGTAAAATATGAGTGAATCAATATCCAGTCCACCACCTAACTTCAACGTAGGTGATAAAGTTCGTATTATTCAGGCACTCTCATATATTATGAGACATTCAGGCTTGACTACTAAAACTGGTGTAGTCTGTAAGGTTAATCCCTTGTATAATACCTATAGGTACACAGTTGTTCTAGGAGATATTGAGATGGATTTCCTTGAAGGTATGCTGGAGATGGCAGATGAGTAATTCGGAAGTAAAATCTTATAATGCATCTATGATTCGTTATTGTGAAACCCATGAGGCTCATTGGATTCCATGGGATGGAGCAACCGAAAAAGCAGCTTCATGCCCATGGTGCCAAAGGGATACCTATTGGGATGAGTTAGAAGCTATTTGTGAAATTTTTACAGCAGCTATTGCTTCTAAGGAGAAAAAAGGAGGACAGCATGTTCCATATCATGGAGATTTTTGTTCTGTACCTCCTTCAACAATTGGTCAAATGAAATGGTGGGTAAATAGATGGGAAAACCTTTTTGGAAAGAAAAAGCCTTAATATGAGTGAAAAAATCAATTCATCTACAAACATTACTCGGACTCATACTGGTCCAGTTAAAGGTTTTATTCTTGTATGCGATTGTGAAGGAGATCCTCAAGAAATTTTTTCTAAAAATTGTAATTTAGGTGAAGTCTTTTATTTTATTGATATGTTAGATAGAAATGATCCAGATTACGCACCGCATTCAGCTTGGGAATACAATTCTGGAGGTTTTAGTCGAGTCTTTGAGCAAATCATTACTAAATAATTGCAGCCCTTGACACTCACGCCACAAGCGTTATACTAGTGAAAAGTTATGAAACGGTTTAAGTCTAAATTTTATAGATTAGGTAATATTGGAAGTATTACTATCTTTCCCATTATGTCAAAACAATTTAATAATTATGATTATAAAATTAGCTTAGACTTTTGGCGGTTTAACATACTTATTACTTTACATAGTAAAAATGAAACCTGAACAATTAACTGCTGAAATATTACAGCAGATAATACAATTAGAAATCGATATAAGTTATAGTAATTGTATTACTGTTAAATGTATTGAAGAAAATATGTGGAAAGTAGAATATGAAGAATATTTTAATCCTCATGGTAATCCAAAACAATTAATGGGATATAAGTTATTTAATAATTCATTAGATGTAGCTAATTTCTTTTTAAATTATGTTTCACATAAAATGTGATAAAAATTTTACGATATAGCTTAGCTGTATACATAAATTGTCATACTATTATGACAAAAAGGAAATTAACTTCAGAGAGAAAGATTTATTTACGTTGGAGAATAAGTGAAAGTCGTAGAGCTTTAAAATTAAAAGCTATAGAGTATAAAGGCGGCGCATGTAGTAAATGCGGATATTCTAAATCAATACGATCTTTAGTTTTTCATCATATTGATCCGCAGCAAAAAGATTTTACTATCTCTAATCCAAATATTAGATCTTGGGAAAAAATTAAATTAGAATTAGATAAGTGTGAATTATTATGTTCAAATTGTCATGGAGAAGTTCATGACATTTTAGATAAAATTAATAATGAAAAGACTTATGAAAATTTAAGAAAAATTGTTCCAGAAAAAAAGATTGATATAGGATCAGTTTTCAAGAAATGTTCTAATTGCGAAAAAGAAATTAAAGTATATAAGTCTGCTGAAAATAAAAGAAATTTTTGTTCAAGAAAATGTAGCGATGAGGTGATATATAAATCTGTGTGGGATAGTGATGAGATCATGATAGACATAATAAAGTCTATGTCTGTAAAAGAAATAGCATTAAGATATAATAGATCAAAATCCACTACCTATGCTTTTATTAAAAAAATAAAAGAGAAATACAATATATAGTAGTTGTAAGTTTTTCCGACTTAGCTCAGTTGGTAGTAGCAGAGAGCTGTTAGTGGCAGCGCCAGTTAGGGATAATTGGTGTAAAAGATCCGAAATTCAGGGAACCCTTCATCGCAAGATATGGCAATCCTGAGCCAAGCCCGATAAGGGAAGGTGCAGAGACTATAATGGATCCACCCAGAACGGGTGATGGGATAGTCCAGACTACGAACCTCAATTTAGAGGGCGGCGAAAGCCGAAGTAGGATTGTAACTCTCGGGTCCCAGGTCCGAATCCTGGAGTCGGAGCCAAATCAGTTAGTTATTACATAATCATTATTATATTATATGAATTGCAATAAATGCCTTGTTGGTCAAATCCAGCATACTTCTTTTCTTCTTGAAGGTAAAACCTTCGATGTTTTTGGTTGTAATCGTTGTGATAATCAACCTTCTTTTGTATCAGGAGATAGTTCTCGCTTAAACAGCCAAGGACCTATTCCGCAAGATAAATCTATGACTACCAAACAAGTTAAGAAAAAAGTTCAGAAAACTGAATTACTTAATTATGCTCAAGGAGTTAAAGATGGTTATTCTACGGGAATACAAAAGGCTAAAGAGATTATTATAGCTTCTATGGATGAAGTTAATAAAGATACGAAAATGTCTTTATTAAATAAAACTGCGTTAACTGTATTTTTGAGCAAAACACTTATCCAATTAACTGGATTAGAGAAATAGAAAGTTATGGCTAACAAAATGAAAGCACCTAAAGAGCCTAGATTACCTTCTTCTCCATATAAACCACATCCACCTTCTAAAACATTAAAAGGGGTGGAGAGGACATATTCTTTTGGCGGTTCTTATGCCTCTACAATGTCTTTTTCTTTATCTGACATTATTGCTGCCGCTAACCAAATTAATGTTCCAGAAAATGAAATTAGTTTATCTGTTAGGGCATCAGCATATGATGATGATGCAGAGATTAAGGAAATGTATTTGTCTTGGTATGAGGATGTAGAGAATGAAAATTATGATAAGCAGATGAAGCAATATAAGTCTAAGATGGAGACTTATGAGAAAAACTATGCGCAATATTTGAAAGATATGTCGGAATATAAAGAAAAGATGAAAGTTTATGCTGCGCAAAAACAAGTTTATGATTTAGAGCAATTAAAGATTCATAAAGAAAATTTAGAAAAGCGTTTGGCTCAAGCAGAAAAAGCTTTGCAAAAAAGTTTAAAGTGACGTATTAATTTATAAATTAACGCCCTCTTGACAGGCTATTTTTAAAATTTAACTTGGTGCTAGATAAAGGATTTCATTATGAAAAAATGGGTTATTAAAAGATTATCTGATAATTGTTATTACAAAAAAGAATTCGCACCAACATATATTTTTGTTAAAAGCCAAAAAGAAGCATTTCGGTTTTCTCATCAAGAAGATGCGAAGAAAAAGGCAAATGAATTTACAAATTCTGGATTTCGTACCAAAGTAATTCGCTTAAAGAAAGCATCTTTTGCTGACAGATTGCACACATACAATAAATATTCAGATGTCAATGATCAAGAAGATCTTCTCTTAAAAAAGGAAGAGAAGATGAGAGAAAATTGTGATGCTGTTGAGAAATGGATTAGAGAGCTTTATCCAGAGGGCTGTACAATTGATATTGAGCCCAGCATGAATGAGTTTAAAGTATCATCTAAAGCTTATCCAGTATCATATGATTATGGATCACTATATGATTCATTGCATGGTCTAGAATTAGATGCTGAAAGATGTGGATTTGTTGAGCCTAAAATTGGTACAGTATTTATTCGGGACAAGACAACTTATGTTGTTACTAGCGTTGAGAAAACGCAAGAAGGTCAGCAATATGTATTTGTTACTCACGCAGAATGCGAAGAGCCTGAAGATTGGGGCACATTAAAGAGCTATAGCCAATGTAAGCGCGATGGTAGAATTAAGATTATTTGGGAACCAAAATAATGAGTAAGAAACATATCTATATGTGGCATGATGGTGACGTTAAGCGCCACTATTTTTCCAGTAAGTTAACTTACAACAAATGGTTAAAAGAATTTATTTCTGAATTAATGAGCGATCCAACATTTCCATCCTTCTACGGCAATCTAAAAGACAAATCAAAGAAAGATATAATGAATTATTTTTCTTCTGCTCTTTACTTGACAAGGATTGAATTAGATGAAGCCTAAAGTTTTTGCTTATTTTTTTCTAGGATTATGTTTTCACGGTGGCAAAGATAGATATGATCAACCCTATCTTGCCCTTTCCAAAAGTCAACATAATCTTTGTTATGGCAGGGAATTTAGGGTTACTTGGGGTGGTTGGTCGGCTTTTCAATTAACTAAAACAAATTTGGCATTTTACAGATTATGGATTGATTATCTATGAGTTTTCTTCGAGCAAAAGAGATTTAATATGACCCCACATCCTTCAAGGATTTGTGATAGTTATTTAGATAATAAATTGCGTTGCCAAGATTGTATGACTGCAGAAGAAGAAATCGATTTCTGGCAAGAATGTTATCATGGAAACCATAAAAATTTAGAAGATTGCCCAACATATTATGATGGATGTAATTGTGGCGGAGCTATAGTAGAGGAAAGAGATATCTTATTAGAAAAATTAAATAAGATGAGTAAAAAGATTGAGTAAATTATGTCTAATATTAAAAGAATGGGCTTGATTGAGAAAAGAAATCAAAGCTGGAAACTTCATAAAGAAAAGCTTCTTAATCTAGAAAGATTAAATAGGGCGGCTACTCCTGGACCTTGGATTCCCAAAGATTTAGGTCAAGGCTTTCAGAAAAATGAAGACATCTCTCTATTAATTGAACTGCGAAACAACGCTGATATGCTAATCAGCGATTCACGTTCTAGACAGCATACTGAAGAATGGTATGCAGTTAGGTTTGAGTTATTGCGTGAATTATGCGAGCAGAATAATTTGCTTACAGAATACTGTAATATTGCTGCTAATGGCGTCAAAGACATTCATGCGCCACCTACTTATCAACAGCAAATGGAGTTGTTAAAATTTGAAAGAGATAAAGCTATTGAGGCTGCCAAGCAAACCTCTCATAACATGGGAGAGATGGAAACAGATCTTTATTTAAAATTAAATACTAAAGAAGACGAAATTGAAAGTTTAAGAGATTTGTTGCTTGATTGTGCAGATCATTTGGAAGGTCAATTCGATGCAGAAGATAACATCGCAATGATGAGAAAGATTAGGACGGCTTTAGATAAAAGGTTTGAGGTTAAGCAATGACATACGAAGACTACCAAAAAATGAAGTGGCTTGCTATTTATAGCTCTTATATTTCTACTCAATATTATCATTTTCAAAATAGTGAAGCTAGGATTACCCCATCTCGTAAAGATATGGAAAGATTTAAGAAAGAAGCTAAAAAAGTAGCCGATCTAGCTTTAGAAGGAGAAAGTTCATGAAAATGGTAGCCATATGGGCAGCCTCTATTTAATAAAATTAAACCCTGCCTTGACACTAATTTATGTATAATTACAATAATGGGTATGTTAAACGATTGGAAGCCATACGAAATTATTCCTTTTAAAGATTATCCGCCTACAACTCCACAAAATCAAAGATTTTACTTTGTAATTTTGAGAGTCCCTGGCATGGTAAATTATGAAGCTTTTGAAGGGACATATGATGAATGTGAAAAAGAATGTAATGAATTGAATCAAAGAATTCATACTTCGCTATCTCTTCACCTTATGAAGAAGAATGATGATAAAAAAGACAAAAAATCAGACAATGTAACATCTAGTGTTCGTAATATTTGTCCAGGCTGCTGTTACAGCGATGGCAGAGAAAATTACGAAGATGGTTCATGGTATTGTTGGAGATGTGGAGATAATGGAGAGCCCTGAAAAGAGTGGTGTAAAAATCTTAGTAAAAGATGACTCTGGAGAACTATGGGAGTTTGAGCTGGATCCAGATTATTATAATCAGATCATTAAACAAATAGATTCTCAAATTCCAGAAGAAAGATCTGAAAATAATTTATTAAAAATTAATATTGATTATAGTCCAGAAAAAGTTTGGAATATAAAAAAGGCATAAATCAATGCACAATAAATTTGAAATCCACTTTTTTCTAAAAGATGCTTCACTTGAAAAGGCTTGTGATTTGGCAAGCCGCATTGCAGATATTGCTGATGCGTGCCCCGCTGGTTACGGAGAAGATTCTTGTCCTACTACAGAAGATATTAAGAATCTTCATTATATGCTTGAATATTTTCGTCTTAATTTTGAACTTGTACCTAAGGATAAATTAAAAAATGAATAATCATGCTGGTTGGGGCTCAGATGGTCGTTGTGTATATTGTCTGAGTAAAGACTCATCTACTCCTTGTATGGACCCTTCTTCTAAAGAATTCTCTACTAGAGTTATTAATCTAGAACGTGACCTCAGAAATATGACAGAAGAACGTGATTGGTGGATGAAAAAACATCAACAAGATTGCCTTTCTATGCGACAAATTGGTCGTAGAGAAGGCGCCCATGAAATGAAAAAAATAATCAAAGATATGATTTGGGAATATCAGCATGATGAATTCTTAGATTCTGAAATCAGTAATGTAGAATACAAAGAAGATCATCCTATTAATTGTAGTTGGTGGCAAGATTGGCATCAGTGTAATTGTGGAGCTTTTGATAAGAGGTAATTATGGATTTAGTACCTTTAAGAGATTATTTAGACAAAGGAAAAGAAGCAAATAGTTATAGAAAATTATTAAATGAAGCAGCTTCATTATTAAATGAAGCTGAAAATAGAATTTCTGAGCTTTTGTTTTTCTTAAAACAAACCAAAGGCTTTTTACCTTATGATAAAAATGCTTTGTATCAGCAAATTAATGAAATAGTTGAGTTCTCTTCTGTAGAAGAAAGCTTACCAATACTAAGAGATCGAATAGATTCTACATTAGAGTCTTTTGAGATAGAAGGAATATCTGTTGGTACTTGGGAGGAATCTGATGCAATTGACAAAAATAAACAAAAATGATTTGTCTAGAATCCTACATCTTAAATTTAAAGATGTTGTCACCAATGATGATTGGGATTCTTTAGCAGAATATTTATTTGATATAGTCAAGTATAATAAATATAATCATAGTACAGATGCAGAATTTATCTATGTCCCTGCTTATGTTAAATTAATCGATTTGCCAGACAACCCACAAATCAATCTAAACAAAGACGCTATGGTAAATTTAAAAAATGCTCTTGTAGAATATATGACTCGTGGCAATATGAAGCATACAAACAAGGGAGAATAACTATGTTGCCAGAAGATGAGGAAGAGGTTAGAATTGCCGTCGAAAATAATGAATATGTAGCAATTTCTTATGTAAAAGAGTTATTAGAAGAAATTGATCGCCTTAGGTCAGAAAATAAAGTAGATGGTCCTGTTTATAATTCTGGCAGATCTGAAGGCAGAGCAGATGTAAAAGCTCAATTTACAAAAATTGTAGATCCAGAAGATGAGCAGCATTTTAGTATAGATGGCGTCTTAAAAGAAGTTGAGCAATTAGTCATCTTTAAAAATAAGATGAAAGAACTAATTACTTTTATCTATGAGTCAAATGCTTTAAAAGAATTTGCATATAGTAATGATGATGGACCTTCAATTGCTGAAATGGTAAGAGAAACATATTATGAATTAAAAAATTATAAAAAGAATATGTATGGTTCTGCACCACAATCCTTAACATCAGATAAAAAATCTGCTTCTTTTTGCCCACCACCTCCACCAAGTTCAGTGGAAGTTCATTTAGAACCAGAGGAGCATACTAATGATGATCGTATGCTAAAGTCTTCTGATTTAATCAGAATAGCCAAATTAAAATAATATGAAAACTTCTTTTGACACTTATTTTGATTAGCTAATAATCTCCTATTAAATTTAGGAGATTATATGTTGGACGTAGATGCCATCTTGGAATTAGCAGAAAAATTTGTTAAATTGGCAGAAGATTATAATAAGCCAAGAAAAGGCATGAAACGTCGTTGGAGTGTAAAGTTTAAGAAAAAAATAAATTGTAGTAACCCCAAAGGGTTTAGCCAAAAACAATATTGTAAGAGAAAGCGCCGTGGCGGAAGCTATAAAAACAATGTGGAAGATGGTCAAAACTAATTGGAGATGTTATGGATACTCAATTAATTTGGGGTGCAGCTAGTGTAGCAGTAATGTCATTAGGAGTTATATTAACTGTTTGGTTTACAATTCCTGGAATTGTAGTTCTTTCTGTAGGTGGATTAGGAGCGATAGGCTGGATTTTTGTTCCTCTTTTAGAAAAATTGTTTAACTCTAAACAGTAAATGTCTAAAAGATATTTTAAGTCTAAAAAAGGAATAAATCTCTTACCTAAGGACCAGGTTATTTCTAATTATTGCGCTGCTAACAGATCTAATAAGTCTTTGTATTATTTAGATACAGGGATGTGGTGGGCTATTATTATTGATAAAGGTGTTTTATTAGATCCCGAAGAATTACCAAAATTTATTATGGAGGAATGTTTTCCCACTATTGCTGATTCTGAATCTGATTTACCTAAAATATCAGATTTAGTCTATAATAGAATTGCTCCAGATTTAATTGATTTTTGTCAGCATACAAATTTAAATGATTTATTTATTATTAATAATAAAATGTGTGATTTGTCTATTTGTCGGTCTTTAAAATACAAATTTACAGGTCATAGATTTTTTGAAAAAAATTCAGAAGAATATTTTAATTTTTTAAATGATTTAAATAGTCATCTTACTAGTAATTCCACAGAATATAATCCGCTTTTGTATAAAGGTCATCCTAATTTTCACTTGTACCTGCCTGATAAATTAAAAATATTTTTATAAATTAAGCTAGTTGACTTGTATTTTAAAAATTGTATAGTACAGGAAGGTCAAGGCTTAATTTATGGCAAAATTGCAGCGTAGAAGAACTAGAAGACAGCAATTACGAATTAACAATAAATTTAAAAAATCAATTTTAAAAGATAAATTAATTGATATTTGTTGCTATTGTAATAAAGCTTTTCTAGTAGAAAATCTAACTATAGAACATGTAGTTCCTCTTTCTTGGGGAGGAACTAATGACATTACTAATATTGATTTAGCCTGTGCACCTTGCAATCAACAACGGGGCAGAGAATCTTGGCTGATGAAGCGAGATGTAATGAAATTACAACATTCACATATTGAATTATAAGGATTATATATTATGACATGCGTAGTTGCTGTAGTAGAGAATGATACTGTTTATATGGGCGCAGATAGCGCAGGAATTGCCGGACTATCTATTACTATTCGTAAAGATCCTAAAGTTTTCACAAATGGACCTTTTCTTTTGGGTTTCACTCAAAGCTTTCGTATGGGTCAATTGCTTAGGTTCAAGTTTGACCCTCCCAAACAAACTGTTAGCCAAGATGATTACCAATATATGGTCACAGATTTTATTGATAGTATTCGAAAATGTTTTTCTGTTAATGGTTTTGGAGATAAAGAAGCAACTACTGGCGGAAATTTCTTAGTAGGATATAAAGGCAAACTTTATACAATAGAGAAAGATCATCAAGTAGGTATTCCAAGTGTAAATTATGATGCAGTAGGTTGCGGCTCTGACCTAGCACTCGGCTCGCTGCACAGTACAGCCAAGCTTAAACTAAAGCCAGAGGAACGTATAACAATGGCTTTGGAGGCTGCCGCAGAGTTCAGCGCAGGCGTAGCACCTCCATTTATAATATTGAAGCAAGAGCCCGAAGCTGCTACTAGCAAGAAGCGTGCCACGCCCTCTAAAAAATAAAATTACGCTCTACTTGACGTGTAATTTGTAAAATATACACTTGTTAGTAAGCCAGATATCGTATTTTTACAATATCTGGCTTGTTGTGTTTTACCTGCTTTGAATTTACTCAAGCAAATAAAAGGATATAAAATGTCACTTGATCGTATTAAAGAGTTAGAAAAGAGCATTTTAAAAGCTAGAAATGATTATTATAATCACACTTCCACAGTTAGCGATCAAGTTTATGATGCTTGGGTAGACGAATTATCAGTTTTAGATCCTAAAAATCTAGCTGTAACTAGTATTGGTTATGAGCCAGTGTCTAATTGGGAAAAATTTCAGCATGTTTATCCCATGGGCAGCTTAAATAAATGTCAAACTCATGAAGAATTTGTCAAATGGTCAACCGATCATATTCACAAAAATGACAAAATCTTTGTTACTACCAAATTAGATGGATTATCTGTTTCTTTGATGTATGAAAATGGAATTTTAGTTAAAGCTGCCACCAGAGGCTCTGGCGAAATCGGAGAATTAATCACTCCTAACGTAGCTAAAATGAATGGCGTACCATTACGATTAAGGAAGAAAGTTTCTGCCACTATTCGTGGAGAAATTGTCTTATCAAAAGACAATCATAAAAAATATTTTGCCGATTATTCTAATGCTAGAAATGCTGCTTCTGGTATTTCTAGAAGATATGATGGAGAAGGTTGTCAGTATCTTGATGTATTAGTATATCAAATTTTTACTGATGATGTAGATATTACTTCTCAGCAACAGCAATTTGAAGAGTTAACCAATCTTGGTTTAACTGCTCCAGTTAGTTATTTGTTAACTTCTAATGCAGAAATCTTAGAACTAAAAAACAAATATCAATCTTCTTTACGAGATTTGTATCCATATGATATGGATGGATTAGTAGCTCATCAAAATGACTTAGTGAAGTTAGATTCTTTTGGGATAGTGAATAATCGCCCTAAAGGGTCTATTGCTATTAAGTTTGATTCAGTAGCTCGTGAGGCTTATGTTGCTCAAATTATGAATCAGGTGGGTAATTCAGGTCGTATTACTCCAGTAGCAGTATTTAGCCCTAAAGTACAATTAATGGGTGCAGAGGTAGAAAAGGCTAGTTTGCATAACTTTTCTAACATTGCAGCTTTAGGAATTGATGTTGGCGCAAAGGTATTGGTTTGCCGTAGTAATGATGTAATTCCTTATGTACAGGAAGTAGTATCTTCTACTGGTACAGTATTTGACCCTCCTACACATTGCCCTGAATGTGGGGCTCCTACTATGGAAAATGGAGAATATTTGCAATGCACTAATACTATGGACTGTCCAGCCCAAGTCTCTGGTCGTATTCGCAATTGGATTAAAGAGTTAAATATTTTAGAGTGGGGAGATGGACTAATTACTAAATTAGTTGAGTCTGGAAAAGTCAAAACTGTGGCAGATTTATATAAATTGTCTGTAGATGATTTGTCACAGATTGAAAGAATGGGTAAAAAGTCAGCTACTAAATGTCATCAAATGTTATGGAGCAATGTAGAAATTCCATTAGAGACTTTTTTGGGCGCTTTATCAATTCCTATGATTGGTGCTAGCACTATTAAAGCGATTATGAGTGACGGATATGGTAGTTTAAACCAGTTTTTTCAAACTACAGCTGAGAGCTTTGAGCAGATTAATGGAGTAGGTCCATCTAAGGCGGCTTCTCTTAGAATTGGTTTGCAGAAAAATAAAGAACTAATTAGTGATTTATTGCAAAATGGTATTAAGATCAAGGAAAAAGTACAAGGTAAGTTAAGTGGGTGCAAGATTGCTATTACAGGATCTACCAATCTAAAGCGAGCGGAACTAGAGAAAATGATTATGGATCATGGAGGAGAGTATAAGTCGGCTGTGAATAAGACATGTTCTCATTTATTGATTGCAGATGTGAACAGCACTAGTTCTAAGGCAGTAGCTGCTCGTAAACTAGGTTGCAAGCTAATATCGGAAGAAGACTTTCTTTCATTGATTAAGTAGTAATATGGTATATAGTTATGTCCGAGGATCCGAAAAAATATCTTTGGTTTACTGATACGCATTTAGATGTAGCGTCTCCTTGGGCGCTATTGTCTTTTTTAAAGACATTAAAATTAGAAAAACCTGCAGGAATCTTTTTAACAGGAGATATTTCTAATGGCATTCTAACTTGCTATCATTTAAAGATGTTAGCGAAAGCTGTTACTTGTCCTATTTATTTTGTACTAGGAAACCATGATGTTTGGTTTGGTTCTTTTGACAAAAGATTAGAAGATATTCGTAATGTATGTAGAGAGTATCCAAATTTAGTTTGGGTTACTGAATCTGATATTGTTGGGTTAAATGAAGAGGTAGCAGTAATTGGGGCAGACGGGTGGTATGATGCAGAAATTGGTGAAGCGAAGTATCTTAAATATAGTTTAGATCAAGTTTTAATTGGTGATTTTCGTAAATTGCCTTATTTTGATGCTAAGATTGAGGCATTTCGATATTTGGCAGATAAAAGCACTAAGTTAATTTCTGAAAAATTAGAGCAAGCATTAGAGTTAGATTACAAGACAATTTATATTTTAACTCACATGCCACCTTGGAAGGAAGCTACCAGAGATGAGTCATCTTTATTGAAAGATTTTTGGTTGCCATATAATACTAATATACGTTTGGGTAAAGCAATTGAGCAGATTATGGAAACTAGGAAGAAAAGGAATGTAATAGTTCTTTCAGGTCATACACATCATCCAGAGTTTATTAGGATTTCTAGAAATATTCATTGTCAAGTGGGTCGGGCAGAGATTGGAAAGATCAAATCTCAATGGATTTATATTTAAGGCTATGAAAACTTTTAATTCACTAGCAGAGGCACTGCAATATCATCCTAAATGCCCGGTATGCTTTTCTGAATTAGAAATTTATGATGATAAGCATCACACCGTTTATTTTGATTACCAATCACATAATCATTTGTGTTATGAATTAATTGATGATGATTTAGTCCTTATTAATAAGGACAATGATTTTATAGATTTTATTATTAAAAATAATTTAGGAATTTCCTATGATCAATCGTTTTGTATTATTAAGCCAGAATGTGCAAACATAAAAAAAGATTGCTTATTTAGTTACAGCATTTTATGTTATTTTGACTTAAAAAATAACAAATTAAAAAATATTTCTTTATGTGCTGAGCAATTTTCTATTGAAAATGATAATGAAAAATTGTGTGTTATAAACAATCTCTATGATAGAGATCATACTGAATATAGTGTTGATGTATTTTCTTCAGCTATGTTAGTGGAAAAATTGCCATTAATAAATTTAAACTTTAAAAACATAAAAGAAACGCTTACCAAAGTTGAAAAAATGGTTTTATTTATATAAAATATGAGCCAGATATATAGCTATTACTATGAAGTATCTTATTACAGAAGAAATGTATAAAAAATGTCAAAAATTTGCAGAAGATTCTGTTGGAACTAGCATTGATAAATATGCTAGAAGGAATCAATTTGACGTTGAGAAAATCACTAAAGATATTAGAAATGGTAAGATTGGCGAAGAAGGGACTTACCAAGTATTATTAGACAAATTACCTAATTTAGTTTCTCCTGATTACAATATCTATGATAAAAAAAACAAGTCTTGGGCATCTGACATGCACGAACCATCTGGTATCAAAATAGCGGTTAAGTCCCAAGATATTGATTCTGCTATTGCTTATGGAGATTCTTGGGTATTTCAAATAGGTAATGGTAAATATGATTGCGACACTGCTGTGTTTAAAGAGATAGATCCTAATTATTATGTTGTATTTAATTCATTAAATGTGCCTAAAAGGCATGGAACAATTCGAGCCATTGTTAAAATTCAATGGCTACATGATAACAAATTATTTAAAGAAATGAAAATACATCAGTTAAGAAATAACAAAGTAGCAGTATATCTATCAGATTTAGAGAAATATTCAGATCAATTATGGCAAATTTAACATCATTTCTTAGATATCCTGGAGGCAAAAGAAAATTGCTTCCAGTGATTATGAAATATTTATCCCCTTTATTAAATACAAAAAATATTTTTTGCGATGCTTTTGTAGGTGGTGGATCAGTTTTAATTGAAGTTGCGAAGCAATATCCAAATCATCAATTATTTATTAATGATAAAGATTATGGTATTTATTGTATTTGGAAACTATTAGCATCTGATTCAGATACTGATTTTAATGATTTACTTAAACTTATTAAAATCGAGCCCACTATTGAATATTTTTACCAACTAAGAGACACAAGTCCTACAAATATTGTAGAGTCTGCTTATCAGGCAATATTTTTTAATAGATGTTGTTTTTCAGGAATTAATATTACTCGAATTAAAAATAACAAAACTTTTACTTCTAATCCTATTGGTGGTAAAGATCAAAATTCTAAATACAAAGTTAATTGTAGATACAATAGTAAAAAATTACTATCACAATTAATTGATGTAAGAAATCTATTAAAGAATAGAACAACTGTTCTTAATCAAGATATTAGTCTATTAATGGCAAATCTACCAGATTTAGTATTATATTGTGACCCTCCTTATTGGTATAAGGCAGACCAATTGTACAATACTTATATGGTAGAGTCAGAGCATCAGCAATTAGCAAGTATGTTACAGAACAAACAATCTTGGGTGTTATCTTATGATAACTGTAAAGAAATAAGAGACTTATATGCTTGGGCAAATCTAGTTGAAATAGATGCCAAATATTCAATTAATTCAAATAATGAAGAGTGGAAAAGTTGTAAAGAATTATTAATTGTGCCAAGGTAAATTATGGAAATATTAGTTTGTTTATTGTCTATTTTTGGTTTGGCTTTCTTAATAAAAGAAAGCGATGGACCATTTGATCTTATGTTAAAGATGCGTAGTTATTTAATGCGCAATCAATATGTTGGAGTCTTTTTTTATAAATTATTTTCTTGCTATATGTGCGTTGGCACTCATTGTGGGTGGATAATTTATTTATTATATTGTAAAAATTACAGCCTTAATTTATTTATTATCTGGGCACTGGCAGGGGGTGCAACCAGCCTTATACTAGATAAGTTGTTAAGCAGGCTATATTCACAGGAATAATATTAAATATGCTAGGACTTTGCTGTCAGTATTTAGAATCTAAATTTAAAAGAAATGGTCAGGCTGAGTTTGTTAATATTGTAGATGAAACGGGTTTACAATATGGTCAATTTCTAAAAAATAAATATTCTTCTAAGCAAATTGAACAAACCTGGATTAATAATGCTATTGGATTATTTAACATAATCAAAAGAGTAAATCAAGAAGGAATTAAATTGTTTCGAGTTTCTTCCAATTTATTTCCATTGTATGATTCTGTTGCAGATAGTCTAAGAAATTGTCAAACAGTCAAAAATATTTTGAAAGAAACTGGCAAATATGCCATGCAAAATAATATGAGACTAACGTCTCATCCTGACCAATTTGTAGTATTGTCATCTAATAAACAAGATGTAATTAATACCTCTTTTCGATTGCTTGATTATCATGCTTGGATTTTTGATCAAATGGAATTGCCTATAACTCCATATTATGCTATTAATATTCATGGAGGAGCCAAAGGAAATTCTTCAATATTAATTGATAGTATCAAAAAGTTAAGTCCTTCTACTAAAAATAGATTGACATTAGAAAATGATGAGAGAAGTTACAGTGTTACAGATTTATACCAGGTATACCAAGAAACAGGCGTCCCAATTTGCTGGGATTCACATCATCATACTTTTAATGATGCTAATCTATCTCTGGATGAAGGGCTTGCTTTAGCTAAAAAAACTTGGGGAGATGTTAAGCCTATTACTCATTTATCTAATACAGATCCATCTTTGTTAAATGGTTCTTTTACAGAGCGCAGAAAACACAGTGATTATGTGCATTATATTCCAGATTGCCAATTAAATGGCAATAATAATGGTGAAATTGATGTAGAGTTTGAGTTTAAGATGAAAAACTTAGCAATTTTTAAAGCAGTTAAAGACTTTAATATTAAGTTAAGTTAAGTTAATTTTATAAATTATCAGGCTCTTGACAGTCTTTTTATAAAATATAAAGTACAGTGGTGTCGTAGATATGAAAAATTTTGAAACAATTAATAAATTATGGGATTATTTATCAAAATGTCAAATTTGCGACACTAATAGATCTATTGATTTAACAGTTTCTTTGGATGAAAATTTCCAGATTCATTTATATTCTTCTTCTTTCTTTAAAAAGAAAAATGTGCTTGAGATTAAGTTTCAATCACATATTGAGGGAGTAATTTATCATTCTACTTGGCTTATTGATTGTAATACAAATAAATTTGGATTTAATAGCACCTCAGCTGAGATAAAGCAAACTAGCTCATTGCCTAGTAGTGATTATTTAAATTTATATTTTTATTTATACGCAGATTGCGATCAGTGTGGCTCATGTGCTAATACCTTAGATTTAAGCATCTCTAAAGAAGAATACTTAACTATTTCTAATATTGGTATTGAAAGAGAAACTTTTTTCATTGAAAAAAATAATACACAATGTTATTGTCTGGTGGCAGATCATTTAGAAAATAAGATGTATGCTTCTAATGTAGAAATGATGAAAAGAGTGGTTAAAAAAAGATCTAGAGAAATAACTATTCCTTTATTAGATCTTGATTTTTCTAATCAACAAAAAATCCTTAATAAAATTAACACAATATTATTACTTAAATGAGGAGAAATATGACTACTTTCAAAGACGCAAATCAAGCTCGTGTAAAACTAAAAAATAAAGTAGCGAATTATTCTTGGTATGCTACTAGTGGAGTTTATTTAGATAATGACAGATATTATGTGGGCATTTCAGTAAAAAGACTGGATGATTCTGTAAGAAATGCAATACCATCTAATATAGATGGAGTTTTAGTCAAAACTATGCTTGAGTAAAGCATAGTTTCAATCTTTGCCAGGCTTCTTAGCTTGTTTTGATACTTCTATGCTAGGATATTCTTTTTTAACTGCTCTAACTACAGCATTGACCATTTCTTGAACAGTACCTTTAAACCAAGAAGGTGCTTTGCTGACTTGGTTAACTCTAGCTAAAGCATTCCGAGCTTGAGCGGCAGTATTAATTGGAAAATGATCTTCATCATCCTTTACTTTGGGATGCTCAGCAGGAAATACGCATTTACCACGATTTCTGACTCCTGCTTCAGGATCTGATTCTTTTTTAACTTTCTTGGCTGTCTTGAATAATTCTTTTTCAGCCTGTGAAATAAAAGTGTCAGTTAATAATAAGATATCATCAATATTTTTTGACATATATACTCCGTATATTTTAATACGTTATTTTTAATAGATTTTTATAAAAGGTGAATTATGTATAACAAGTATGTTACTTTTGAACAACTTTCTGAATATGATCATAATATTGATAACGATCCGTATATTGACGATCTTATCAAGAAAAACCCTACAATACGCGAAGTGTGTAGGGCTGGATTGTTTTTGTGTTCTGCGCTAGAAGATTTAAATTGTCCACAATCATTAATTCTTAGAATTCAATGGACTGCCGGTAAATTATCATATAGAAATGACCCTTGGGAGGTACATGCTTCTATTTTAGAAAAATATAAAAACAACACCTTAGTTCTTGAAGAAGATCCTGAAGACTTGCACCAATTAATCAATTAATGATAAAAAATATTTATAATATTTTTGATTTTACCAATCCTAGTTGTTTGTATTGTAATTCTTATGTAGATATCGCCTCTTGGGGCAACAATAATACTGTAACAGAAAATTATGTTTGCCAAAGTTGCAATGAAAAATTTGAATTCATTTTTGTCAATGAAGAATTATTTAGTATAGTTTTTACTTGCCAAAACGTGCAAATTTTGCACTTATTAGAAGTTCAGTCTTTTGGATTACAAAAAATAAGCAATGACGAGTTGGATCCAACTCGTGTTTGGATCCCAGAATTTGAAATTAATTTTAAAAATAAGAAGGAGCTAGCCGACAGGCTGAGCACTTATTTATTATTTTCGTGACAATTTTTAAAATTGTCTCCCTCTTGACACCCAATTTATAAGAATGATATTAGGCGCATCAACCCCCTACATGGAGTAAGATAGATAAAATGGCAACACAACAGCACACAATGGCGACTTCTGATTTTAATCTTGAGAAACTAAATACAAAAGATTTATCGGAGCATATCGCTGCTTCAATTCAAGTTGGCAGCAACGTAGCTATTTTTGGTCGTCGAGGCAGTGGTAAGACTGAGATTTCTAAGCAAGAAATTAAGAAAGCCGGAATGCATGAAGTATACATCAATCTTTCAGTTCTAGAAAGAGTTGATATGGGCGGCTATCCAAATATCATGGCAGCCTCTCAAAAACAAAAGTTTGTAGATTTTCTTCTTCCTCAATTTTATGAACCAATGCTTGAAGGAAAGAAAGGCGTTGTTGCTCTACTCGACGAAGTAGATAAAGCTGATCCAAGCCTTTGGGCTCCGCTTCTTGAGTTTACTCAATTCAAGTCTATTAACGGTAGACAATTGCCTAATCTCAAAGCTATTATCATGACTGGCAACTTGATTTCAGAAGGTGGTGCTCGTCCCAGCTTACCACTACTAGACCGTGCTGAAAAGTATCTAGTAGAGGCTGATGCTTCTTCTTGGCTAGAATGGGCTGGTAAAACAGGTCATATTCATCCCTCTATCACTGCTTATATTCAAGACCATCCAAAAGATTTGTTTGGTGCAGTTGATCCAGAAGATCGATATGCCGATCCATCCCCACGTGGGTGGGCGCGTGCGTCTGAGATTTTGTACAAAGGCGAGTCTCTTAACTGGAATTACGGACTACTTAACCGCAAAGTATGTGGCTGTATTGGTAAAGATGCTGGCATCAAGTATAGCAATTACTATGAGCATTATCAACAGCTTCTTCCTATGATTGAAGAAGTGTTTGATGGCAAAGATGTGACCTCTAAATATAATGCATTAGAGCCTACCAAGAAACTAGTGGCATGTATGATTACTTGTGCCAGACTTGCTACACAGCTTGATAATTCTAAAGAAGGTAAGGTTCCAGCGTCTGTCAAGCACGTAGGAAACTTCTTACAAAAAGTTTCTTATGAAACGGTATTGGTAGCGGTACGCAGCCAGATTCAGCTAGATCGTATTATTAGGTTTGATTTGGATGAGCAACCAGAATGGGAGCCTCTTCTTAATAAAATCAAAGAGCAAGTTGTTGGTAAGTGATATATAAATTTCGGAGAATTAAATGAAATTTACCAAAGTAATGGGAACAATTAGCCCTAGTTTAGTAATGCAAGCAGAGGAGAAACTTTCGCAAGTTTTCCTAGACTTAGGAGTAAAGTACGATAATCGTCATGTGGGAACCGGAATGGGAGGAGATCCTTTGATTTTCTCCTTGCTCTATCCTGTAGAACATATTTGTACTCTTAGTATTCCAACAGCAGCTACTGATGGTAAAAGATTCTATTGGAATCCTAAGTTTGTGTTAAAGCAAACTAAAATTGGTCTAAGAATTATTTGTGGTCATGAAGCTTGGCATGCTTTATATATGCATCCCCAGCGTCGTGGTTCAAGGTTGCCCAAACTTTGGAACATTGCCGTAGATTATATTGTAAATGGCACTGTTATGGATGATTTTAAAGCGCGCAATATGGATGCTAAAAAGCATTTTAAAGATCATCTTGGCAGATTCATGACATTGTCTGAGTATGCTGAATTGATTAAAAATCCTTTTGCAAAAATTAAAGGATTTGAAGACTTAGATCCGGCAGATAAACCAAGCAATGTTTCTTTGCCTGCTCCAAATGAAGATCGAGAGCTAACTCCAGAAGAACAACAAGAGTTAGAGCGTCGTGAAAAAAAGGCTACATTCTTCTTTGCAGATCCTGATTTGGAAGAAGATATGAAAAGACCTGAGAAAATTTATGATTATTTGTATAGCTTATTGCCAAAATGCCCAGAGTGTGGTAGAGTAGGCGTTTACGATCCTAAAAACAAATCAGATAAAAACAAATCTGACCAAAAGTCATCTGGCAAAGACAATCCTGATCAGTCAGATCAGCAAAATCAAGATGATCAGCAAGCTCAAGATGATCAGCAAGCTCAAGGTGATCAAAATTCATCACATGACCACGGAGATGGTAAGCCATGTAATTGCAATAACCATAAATCTGGAGAAGGATGTGGTCATTGTGGTGGAGGAGTAGATGTGTTTGGATTGGGTGGCACTGTAGATGAGCACATGGATACAGAAGAGTCGGAAGAAAAGCTGGCAAAGCGCATTTCTGACGCTATGGAAGCTGCTAAAAAAATGGCAGGAGTTGTACCAGCTGGACTAGAAGATGAGTTAGGAATGCTTACTGCACCTAAAGTTACTTGGCAAGATATCATTAGGACAAGAATTCTTAAAGCACGTAGCGGTAATGGAAAAAATGACTGGACTAAGTTTAAAACCAGACCTATGTTTTCTGGACTATTAGTTCCAAAGCGTAAAAACTATTATGCTCATTTTGGATGCTTGTTAGATACGTCAGGCTCTATGAGTAAAGACGATATTGCTTTTGGACTATCACAATTAGCGTCTTTAGATGAAAGATCTGAGGGCACAATTGTTCCCGCTGATAGCAATATTTATTGGGATAAAGCCACTAAAATCAAAAAATGTGATGTGGAAAACTTATCTAAAGTAAAAATATTAGGTAGAGGAGGAACAAGATATGCTGAGTTTTTCAGTAACTATGAAACTAATATCGGCAGATGTGACTTTTTGATTATTATTACTGATGGATATCTACTAGAATCAGATTTAGTAGAAATGAAAAACCCAGGAGTAGATACTATTTGGCTAATTACCTCTGGATTAGATTTCGTCGCCCCCTTTGGCAGAGTCTTTTCACTTAGAGGATAAATATATGAATTTTTCATAATTAAATTATGACATTTTTTCAATGGGTATATGTATACATAGTTTTGCAAGTTAGTTTGTTTTTTCATTTATCAAAAGATGACTATTCATAATCATTAAAATTTATCATTCAGTAAATTTTAACAATAACCCCCTGCTATTTTAAAATAGCAGAGGGTTGACTTTTATTTTATAAATAATATACTATTACTACCTGAGCGCACAGTGCGCTGATTATTTGAGGAATTTAATCTATGAAACTAAATGATGTATCTTCTAGTCCAGCAGCACCTCTTCATTTAGAAGAGCAGTATTTTTCTATTGAAAATCAGGGAATGATTTTTGATATTCTTCGCAATAAAATGTACTCTGACCCTATCTCTGCTATTTGCCGAGAAGTGTCTTGTAATGCCAGAGATGCGCATCGAGAAGTTGGTACTCCAGAAAAGCCAATTCATATTTATCTTCCAAATAGCGTAGAATCTTTCTTAAAAATCAAAGATTTTGGACCAGGTATTAGTCCTGAGCGCATTTCTAATATTTTTATCAAATATGCCGCATCTACTAAGCGTAATGATAACGCTCAGACAGGTGGATTTGGTTTAGGTGCTAAAACTCCATTTGCTTATAGTGATAGTTTCAATATTATTACTAATTATCAGGGCAAACAATATAATTATGTTTGTTTTATTGATGAGACAAAAATTGGAAAAATTTCTCTTTTATCAGAAAATGTTACTGACGAACCAAATGGTACAGAAGTAGTTGTACCAATCAAGCAATATGATTATCGGCAATTCGCTGAAGCAATTGAATTCGCTACCAGACATTGGGAAGTAAAACCTATTATTAAAGGTCTTCCTAATAATTCTGAATTAAATTATAAAGATATTGCGCCTATTCTATCTGGGACTAATTGGCAAATTAGTCCAATTTCTGGATACAATAGAGGCGTAAAAGCAGTTATTGATGGGATTGAATATCCCATTCCTTCAGAATATTTAAGAGATTCTCCTTCTTTTAATTTAGTTCAAAATTGCAGAGAAGATGTATTTTTAACATTTGGGATTGGTGAACTCAGCTTATCTGCAAACCGTGAGCAGATTTATTTTGATGCGCCCACAAAGCAAAAAGTAAAAGATGCTATGGCTTCTTTTACCGATGAAGTTCATAAAGTAATTTCTTCTAAAATTAAAAATGCAGTTAATTTATGGGAAGCTAATATTATTTTTCATAAATTAGTTAGTAGAGTTTTTACTAACTCAAATTTCTTTCCTAAAACTCTTTGGAATAATTGCGAATTAAATAATAATTATAGGTTGCAGCTTGATTGTCAGGTAATACATTTTACTAAAGGAGTCTCTAGCCATTATAGATCTTCTGATTCTACTAGAATTTCTAGATACTTTACTAAGTATGTTAGCTTTACTGATAACTCAGTATTAATGGTTAATGATTTAGATGTAAAAGAGATTTCTTCTAGACACTTAAAGAAGTTTTTTGACGCAAATCGATCAGTAAAAAGTGTTCAAATTATTTTCCCTCATACCGGCGAAGGTAAATGCACACTAGATTTTCTTAATTCAAATTACAATCTAAAGGAAATGCAACCAATTCCTTTATCTAAAATTGTAAATGTTTCTACTAGAAAATCTAGTAAATCTGGAGCTTCTAGACTTATCATCTACAAGTACTTTACTTCAAGCACTTCAGAATATAGGGCTGGTATTAGGCAAGTTCCTGCTAATTTTGTAGAGGAAGATTCTAATAAGAAAATTATTTGTAGAATTAAAAAAGATTCTTACACGAATGATAAAGTCATTTGTTTAAATGACAGACCTATTAATGTTAATATTCTTGGAAATTATTTATCTCATATTAAAGATTATTCTCTTTATTGTGTAGATATGTCTGTTTCAGATTCTAAAGTAGATGAGTACTTCAGCGACGCAGATACTTTAGAGGAGTTTTTAGAAGAAAAAGTATATGAAGATTCATCATTAAATTTTGATGAATTAATGCATGCATGTCACAATGTTCGCAAGATTAACCAATCTTTGATTCGATATACTGATGAGCTTGTTACCTTAATTAATGATAAGGATTCTGCTTTTGCAAAGAAATTACTTTTAGAGCAAAAGATTTATAATCTTTACTATAATAAAAGAGAGGTATTGAATTTACACTCATTACTTCATCCAGATTATCATTTTGATATGGAGGGTTATATCAATAATCACCCAGAAAACAATATTGAATTGCTTAATGAGAAAATCAAAGAAAAATATTTAATGCTTAAGCATGTTGGATCTATAGATTATAGTTCTGTTCACGACATTATTAATTATATTAATTTAGTAGACAAAGGATAATATGAAAATAGCTGTTTTAGGTGCACAGGCAGGAGATGAGTCAAAAGGTCGTGTAACTCATGACTTCTCTCCTAACTATGACTGGATAGTCAGATTTGGCGGAGGAGCTAATGCAGGACATACTATTTACCGAGATGGTAAAAAATATGTTCATAACCTATTACCTTCTTTTGATTGGAGGTCTCCTAGACCTAAAGCATTTCTTGGGTCTGGAATGGTAATTGACCTAAAACAGCTTTTAAAAGAAGTAAGTCAATTAGCGGATATTGATTCTGCATTGCCAAGCAGAGTTTATCTTGATTTAGATGCTTTTTTAGTTTTACCTGAGCATCAAGAAGAAGATAAATCATCCAATGGTCATATTGGTTCTACTAACCGTGGCATTGGTCCTGCTTATAAAGATAAAATATCTCGTTCTGGTCATAGAATTAGGGATCTGGTTTCTGGCGAATATTTTCACTCATCATGCAACTCTTATTTGCAAGAGTTAGAAAAACTAGGCGTTCATCTTTGTTCTTCTTATCAGTTAAAAAAACAATTTTTAGCTGATGATATTTTGTTTGAAGGCGCTCAAGGTATTCTGCTAGATATTAATCATGGGACATATCCATTTGTAAGCTGTGGCGAGTCTACTGTTGCTGGGATCATTGCAAGTGGATTTGGATATCTGAATTTAGATAAAGTATATGGTGTAGCAAAATGCTATCTTACCAGAGTAGGTGAAGGACCATTTCCTACAGAAATATTTGGTAAAGAGGCAGAAGAATTAAGAGAGCGTGGGAAAGAGTATGGGGCTACTACTGGCAGACCTCGTCGAGTAGGCTGGCTAGATTTGCCAGCATTACAATATGCTTGTGATCGTGGCGGGATTACTGATTTGATTATATCAAAATTTGATATTTTAGAAGGAATGGAAGAAGTTCCAGTATGCACTTCATATCAAGATCCTATTTCTTGCCCCAAAGATTTTTTTTACAGCAATCCTATTATGAATAAAATTCAGGGATGGAAAGATAGTAAAAAAACAAGTGACTTACAAGTATTTATTAATATAATAGAAGTCAATACAGGTCGTAAAGTACGATATATATCTTACGGGATAGAGCCTCAGGATTTAATACCATGGAAGCGATTACTTTAAAAGTTAATCCAGAATTTAGAAAACAAGTAGATACTTTATTTTTTACTAATCAAGAAAATATTGATTTAAAAAATTTTAAGAAAAATCTACGCTCTAATCACCCATACCATTTAAAGTATTTTTGGGATCGACTTTATAAGTCTTCTAATATTGCCTGGGAAGCTGGTTTTTGGGAGAGTAGGTTTGCGCTACTTAATTCTATTAAGTATAGAAAACTAATTGTTAACATAGAAAATTATTTAATAAATAAGCTTAACTATTCTTTAAAGTTAAGAAATAATAAAAGCATTCTAAGTAAGTTAGAATATATTCAATTTTTAGAGTTTTCTAAAATTAGATATCCTACTTCTACCAGCAAAAACATAAAAAATTTTTTATATAAATTACCTTCTTTTGTTAGTTATGAAAAATTAATTACTTTTTTGCAAGATTTTTATCTTTCAATTAAAGATTCAATTACAGATTATATTTGTAATGTTATTTTTTATTATAAAAAATTTCCTAATTTACTTAGACTTATTAAAGATTTAAAAAATAAAAATTTTGAGGTAGACGAGATTAAAATTTTTGATTCAATTTGTGAGTTAGTTTTTGATAGGAAAAATTATAATAAAATATTTTATAAATCTTCTCTACTTTTAGAATGTTTTTCTGATGAAAATATTTTTTTAAAAATAAAAGAAAAATTTATTTCTAATAAAAACAGAGTATTTGAGATAATAAAATCTTTAAATATTTTAGAATTAGAAGCTAATTTTTTTAATTTTTTCAAAAAAATTATTTTATTAGATCCTATTTGGATGGATGATTTATTGCCCATTTACTTAGAAAAAGTTTATAGTAGGTCGTCTACTCACAAAAGATCTAATACAGATAAAATTTTAAATTTATTAAAAGAAGTACCCACTATTAATTTTAAAAAGATTATTAATTGGCTAGCTAAAAATAAAAAACATTCAGATATTCAATATTTGATGCAAAAATTTCCTGAGTTTAATAAATTATCTGTATTTATATGACATATGCATACTGCATTATACTTTAAAAGGAATAATGATGATTCATGGTGTTTATTTAAAAAGTAGACCTAAAGCAAAATGGCATTTAATTTCTTTATCTATTTCTTTTGAAAAGGCTGCAAAAGAAGTAGACCAGGCTTTAAATCAAGCTAAGCTAGAAGGATTTGAGCAAGCAGAAGCCACTATTCAAATTTTTGATTCAGGATTTTATATTCCGGAATATTTATCCAATGTAAAAGAGCAAAAAAATTTATTAAATTAGCTTATATTTAAAATATTACACTATCTTGACACATTATATAAAAAATATACAATATATCCAGGAGAACAATTATGGAATTAGTATTTACAGTTACAGATAATTCATTTGATTCAGAGGTATTAGAAGAAACTAAACCAGTACTGGTTGAATTTGGGGCTACTTGGTGTGGTCCTTGTAAGAAACAATTGCCTATTCTTGAAACTTTGGCTAAAGAATTACAAGATGTTGTAAAAGTGGTAAAAATAGATATTGATGAGGCTCCTGAAAATACTAAATTTTTTGATATAAGAAGCTTGCCCACTTTATTATTATTTAGAAATGGATCAGTTGTTTCAACTAGAACTGGTTTAAATAGTAAGGAATCATTAAAACAAATGATTGAAGGTGTATAATAATGGGATTAATTATTTTAGCGGCGATTGCCGTTTTTTTATTTTGGCTATTTTTTATTGAAGGTTTTTTGTGGAGGGTAGTGGTAGGCGCAGTGGCTTGGGTTGGAATTTTTGGAGTACTTCAAGCAATAATTGGACCTATTATGTCAGCTACAATTTGCACTGCTTTAGTTGTTTTAGCGTTTAATGATTAAAATAAAATTCTAGGTTGTAACAATTTCTGATAATTTTTTAAATTATGTATAAATAGATATTGTTTTGTAGGTAACAAAAGGATACGAATATGACAATGCGTCGATTTCATTTCGAAAGATTGGAAGATGCGTCAGGTGTAAGTGGATGCGGAATTGTAGCTGAAGGCTGTTTATTTTTAGATACTGGTGAAGTAGTGGTTCATTGGTTTGGTAGTCGTAGCAGCATAGCTATTTATCATTCTATACAAGATGTAGAACATGTTCATGGTCATAATGGCAAGACCAAAATTATTTTTGATGATTAAATTAATTTAAGATGATATATAAATAGATATTATGCCAAGACAAAGTATTGATGATGCTATTTTAGATTTGGAAAAATCTATACAAATTCATAAATTTGTAAAAGATTCAATACCAGATGCTAGAGTTCTTTACATTAAAAAAAATCAATTTAAAGGCTTTGTATCTAAATATGTAAATTCTCAATATTCTCATATTGAATTTATTGATCGCTATCAAAAAGTTTATGTAGCTCCTTATCTAGAATTAGAATATACGTTTAATAACAAGCCAGAAAAAATAAGAGTATACTCATCTCCTAGACAAACACGTTTAGTTTATATGAGGCATAATTATCATAAAAGAAAAAATATTATTTGTTTTTCTAGATTAACTTTCAATATTAAAAATAATAATTTTAAAGATGATATGCTATCTGCATGCAGAATGAAAATTATGAATTTTATTAAATCTAATCCAAATTGTGAGCTAGACCAAACTCATTTAGATCCAAAATTACAAAAATTATTAATATTTAATTGAGGCATTAATGAAATTATTAAAATGTAAGCTATGTCACGGAGAAGTGGATATTATTAATAATCACAAATCGGTCCAAAAAACTGTTAAATGTCGCAAATGTGGATTTACTAATCAAAAATCGAATAAAAAATCTACAGAAGTATTGATTATTAAAGCAAAAAGCTAGTAAGAGGTTGTTGTGTTTACTGGCAAGTATTTTGATTGGAACCAAAAAAGACTAAAAGGAATAATGGACCATTATGGTCCTTCTTTTATGTCTGGCAAAAAAATACTAGACTTAGGCTGTGGATATGCAGACTTAAGCGGTCCTTTACATCGATTGGGCGCGTCTGTCATTGCTTTAGACGCTAGAAATGAGCATTTACAAGTTGCCAATAAACGATATCCTGGAATTAAAACAATTAAACACGATTTAGATAGGGGCTTTCCATTTCAAAATGAAAAATTTGATTTAGTTTTAGATTTAGGATTGTTATGCCACGTATCAGATTATCAGTCACATTTGCAGCAAGTATGTCGTATTGCCAAAAATCTAGTATTAGAAACAGCTGTTTGCGATCATCATGATGACGCTAAAGTAGTTATTATTAAAGAAAATAAGTCTATTTTCGACTTATCAGTAAATGGCACTGGCACTAGACCTACTACTGCTGCTATTGAAAAAATTTTATCTCAGTGTGGAATGAAATTTACTAGAATAAATAGTAACAAATTTAACTCTAGTTCATATGTTTATGATTGGTTAGAAAAAAATGATAGCAGTTGTGACTTTTATAAAAGAAGATTATGGTTTTGTGTAAAAGATGAGTCTGCAAATCTTTCTGATTTTAATTACTTACCATTACCTATCTCTCAGCCTGTTGTCAACAATACTTTACCAGTATTAAGCAATACAAATATTCATATTAATGACGCTCCCGATTTTAGGCTTGAAATTCAACAGCAACTACAGCAGGCGAATATGTCAAATTTATTCATGAATAAACATTCAGAACATAAATTAAAATTTATATTAAATTTATTTACTCCTAAATTCTTTTTTAGAAAGCATGTTTTAGATGCTGGTGCTGGTAATGGCGACGTAGGAGCCTCTTTATCTAGGCTAGGATCAGCGGTAATAGCTGCAGATGCCAGGCAAGAAAATATCAATATTATTAATAAAAAATATCCTAATATTAAAACTGTTAAATTAAATTTTGAGTCACCGCTACATATTTCGACTAAATTTGATATTGTTTTAAGTATTGATACATTACATCATGTTGCTAACTACGAATCGCATTTAAAAGATTTGTGTAATAAAACAAAAGACACTCTTATATTAGAAATGGCTGTATGCGACTCTAATAATCCAAATATTAATTATACTATTCCAGAAGATAAAACTAATCCATCTTTATCTTTTTGTGGTGTGGGCAGCCGACCTACAGCTGCTAAAATAGAAAAAATTTTTTCAGATGCAGGTTTACCTTTTACTAGATTAGATCATCCAGATCTCAACCATGACAGTCACCTTTATGATTGGAAAGTTTTAGATTCTAAAAATCAAAATAATAATTTAAGAAGATTTTGGGTTTGCTCTAAACGAGAATTTGTTATTAAAGAAATAAATAATAAATTTAAGAAGAATTCTATCCCTGTGCTTACAGGGCAGTCAGATAATATAGATAATATAGAAAATAGACTAATAGTCTCTAGTCCTCCTATAAAAGAAGAGATTACACTAAAAACTAGTTGGGTTAAAGATGTTTCTAAATTTAATAGTATTTTTGAACCAGAAAGATTCTCTCCAACTAATACTTGGGATGTAAACTTTACAGTATTACCAGTTAATTTCTCTTCTAGACAATGGGTTCGTAAGATCCAGCCTTTTTTCCCACAATTAAAAGTACATAATTGTGTAAAAAATTTAAAATCATTTCCTAAATCTAATGAACTAGATTTAGTTATAGGGTCTGGAGATAGATTACTACCAGCCAAAAATCTCTTTTTAGAAGAATCTGAGATTGAATTTTCAGAATCTATGATTCAAGCGCTGGATAAATGTAACCACATCATTACTCCATCTTTTTATAATTTTAATAAATTAATAGATAAATTCCCTGGTAAAAAAATTACTAGACTGCCTAAATTATGGTTTAATTTAAATACTTCTCCTTTTTCTAAAATAGAAGATTATGCTTTGTATTTTGAAAAAAACGAAGAATTTACTCCTTCCGTGGTAAAATGTTTTAAGCAGTTAAATCTAAAAAATTTAGTTGTTGTCGGGTCTAGATTAAAATTACCATCTAATGTTATTAGATATTCCGAATATGAAGACTATGATAAAATTATTAGCTTGCTTTATGGCTCAAAATTAATTATTGATTTTTCTCTTGAAACTAATTATGAGTCTGGTCTTGTTAATTTTGTTCAAGCGCATCATTTAAATATTATTACTAATAACGTCTTTTACTTAAAAGACGATTCAAATATGATCTTTGCGAGAAATCATATGATTGATAATAAACTTAAAATTGATGAAGAAGCGATTGATTTTGCATTTTCTAAATTTAAAAATAATGAAAAATTAATTTTTAATTATAATCCTTCTTATAATGAAGAATTATATAAAAAAATGTTAGTTTTATTAGGAAAATAAAATGTTAAAAGTTTTATATTTACCATTAAATGATAATAATACAGTGCAGCAAGCTACATATGATGCTTGGCACAATGCTGGAGTTAAATTAGAAATTTATGATTTTAATAGAATTTGGTTAAATTCTAAAAGAAGAGAAAGTGTAAATGAAGGGTTTTTAAAGGTAGTTAGAACTTTTCAACCAAAATTGATTCACATGCAGCTCCAATTTAGCGGGCTTCTTAGTGTAGAAGTTTTAAATGAAGCTAGAAAATTGTCTCCTGGAGTAGTTATTACTAACTGGACCGGAGATTGTAGGGCATATGCTGATAGCGGATTTTGTAAAATATCTCAAGGATGCGATTACTCTTTGATATCTAGTACGGGTCAATTAGATTTATATAAAAATAGCGGCTGCAAGAATCCTTGTTATTGGCAAATAGGATATGATCCTAAATTATATTTTCCTAAAAATTATTCATCATTTAAATACGATATTTCATTTGCAGCTAACCATTATGGAAACTTTCCATCGTCATCATTAAGATCACAAGTTGCGCATAGCTTATATACTAGATATAAAGACAGATTTGGTTTGTTTGGAAGGAATTATAATGTCCCTTCCAAATTTATACCCATGCCTCAAACTAACGAGGTTTATAACTCTAGTGTTTGCGTACTAAGCATTAGTCATTTTAATGAGGTTGCACATTATTTTTCTGATAGATTATTAATGTGCTTAGCTTCAGGCAGACCAGTTATTTCTTGGGACTTCCCTAATTATGATAGTTATTTTGTAGATGGTCAGGATCTATTTATTGCTAAATCTATAGAGGATATACACTCTATCATACAGTTTTGTAAAAATAATCCAGATAAAGCATTAGAAGTTGGTAAAAATGGTCATAGAAAAGTATTAATGGAGCATACTTTTACTTCTAAAATACTAGAATTAATTAACATGTTAAATTTAAGTCACTTACTATGATTAATCTAATTTATAATTATTATAAAGATAAAAACCCAGCTAGACAGAAAGAAATTGATTTTTGTTTAAATAAAAATTTATCTAATAAAAACATAAATACTATTGTAATAGAAAGTCAAGATAGATTAACATATTCTTATTATTTTAAAAAAATAAATAGTGTTACGCTTCCAAATGATATTAATATAGTTTGTAATTCAGATATTTATTTAGACGATACAATCTTAAATTGTAAGAATATGGCGGTAGATGATTGTTATGCATTATCCAGATGGGATTTAAAAACAAACGGCTCTGCCGAATTGTTTAACAGACCTGATAGCCAAGATACTTGGATTTTTAAAGGTAAAATTAGATCTAATTTATATGGCGATATATTTCTAGGTATGCCTGGATGTGATAATAGGATCGCTTATGAAATAGTAAAAGCGGGATATAGATTATCTAATCCTAGTAAAACAATAAAAACATATCATGTACATTCTTCTAATATAAGAAATTATAGCAAAAAGCATGACACTGTTCCTGGACCTTATAAACAAATTTCTCCAACATAATTATGAGCTATAATAAAATTGTTTTCTTTAATCATTTTAATAATGGAGATATTCATATCTCCAGAACTTTTATTTCTGAAGTTGTTAAGCATTTAGGAAATAAATATGAGATATATTTTTCTCATAAAAATGACCCCAAACTATTAGAAGATATAAAAGGTTTAAAATTTGATGCTAATTTGTTAAAACAGGCAGACAATAAAAATGTTCACATAGTTAAAAATAATACTTTTTATGCTGGTACTTGGTATGGAGTAAATAATTATAAGTATTCAAATAAAGCTAATGGATTTAACTTTGATACTTTGTATTTTATATTTCAAGATATTTATGCGGGATTGGGTCTAAAATTAGAAGATATATCAAAAGACCCTTTTTATTTTTTTCCTGCAATTAATTATAAAAATTTGCACCCTACATTTATTAAAAATATTGATACTTTTCACTCTCAAAATAAAGTATCTCCTGTTCTAGTTTGTAATAATCACGCTAGATCTGGTCAGGCTAAAAATTTTAATTTTACACCTATTATTTTAAAATTAGCCAAAATGCATCCAAATAGAAAATGGATTTTAACTTTTAAAGAAAAAGATCCTAATTTTGATAGGAGGGCATATCCTAATGTGGTTTATTCCTCAGATATTATAAAAAAGACAAAAGGTTCTGATTTAAACGAAACCTCATATTTAAGTTTAAAATGCGATTTGGTTATTGGTAGAGCATCAGGCGCATTCACTTTTTCTATGTGTAAAGAAAATTATTTAAATCCAAACAAGACATTATTGACTTTTTCTGGGTTAAGTGGAGGTAAGAATTTTTGGCTGGGTGATTGGGGTCTTAAAAATATAAAATATCCTGCCAGAATTGTTGAGTCTAAAGAGACAAATGATTCTGCAGTTTTAAATATAATTAATAATTATATAAAAAAATAAACCATATTTGCATATAAATATATGATCAATTTATATTATAATTATTTTAAACATCCAGATCCTAAAAGAGCTTATGAAATAGATTTTTGTAAAAATAAAAATTTACAAAATAAACATTTAAATGTAATTTTAATTAATCATCAAAATAGATTAACTTTTGATTTTTATTTTGATAAAATTAATCAGAATACCGGTCCTGATGACATAAACATCATATGCAACTCTGATATATTTTTTGATGATACAATTAATTTAACATTAAAAATGGATCATGAGGAAGCGTATGCTTTAACTAGATGGGATTATCTTTCGCCATCTAATATTAAATTTTGGGACAAAGTTTTTTCTCAAGATACTTGGATTTTTAAAGGTTCATTAAAAAAAATAGTGGGCAATTATTTCTTAGGGAGACCTGGTTGTGATAATAGGGTTGCGCATGAGATCAAAGAATCAGGATATAAAATATCTAATCCCTCATTAACCATCAAAACTTATCATTTTCATACCTCTAAAATTAGAGATTATAAGCCTAAAGATCGTGTACCAGGACCATATTTACATTTAAAACCAATTTATTTAAGATAATAATTATGAAAAAATTAAAACATTGCCATTTCCAAATTTGTTATAATGAATATCCTTTTCTAGTAGAAAAGTTACCATTTTTGTATAAAAATTTTGATCAACTTATATTTTATGATTTATGTGTTACTAAAACGCCATATTCTAATTCTACAGATGGCTCACTAGATTTTTTAAAAAAATATCCAGATCCAGAAAAAAAGATTATTATATTAGATAATAAAGATTTATCTGGAGTAAGAACAGATATTGGTATGTCAGTGGCTGGAAAAAAACAAATGTTTGTTCGTGGCTCTCAATATGTTAAAGATGATATGAATGTCTTTTGGTGCACTGATGCTGATGAATTCTTTACTCAAGAAACATTTGATAAAGTAGATGATTTTTTTGCATCAAATGACAAGCATCAATCATATGACTTTCCTCATTATGTCTTTTTTAAAGACGCAGATCATATTTTTTGCAACGCTGACCTTAAGCAAGATACCATGACATTAGGGTGGGGTAGAATTGCTAGGCATAAAAAGGGAAATATTTATGGTCATTGCACCATTACCAAGCAATATCCTCCAACATATTTTGATAATGAGTCTAGGTATTTTCATTTTGCTTATGTAGGAGATAGTAGAGTTAAATACAAACTAACTTATTTGCCTAATAAAAAAGATTTTTTAACTCAGTGTTGGAATGTAAATTTAAATAACGTAAAACCTAATCAAGTCTATGGTTATGATATTGGAATGCATCCAAACAAAGAAGTGAAAAAAGGAATTAAAAAACTTAGTGTAAATCTACCAGATTACATTAATAAAGAAAGACTGTTAAAAAATTTAAATAAGAAATAAATTTAGAGGAATTATGCCAAATGGAATAGAAAAGAAAGCAATATTTAATTATGTAACAAAATTGAAGCCAAATGTGATAGTTGAATTTGGTACAGGCAAATCTGCTACAAGTGGTTTAGAGTTTTGTAAAGCTTTATTGCATAATAAAAAAGGCAAATTAATTACCTATGAATTAGGTAAAGAGTATTTTGATTCTGCTAAAAAAATTTTAAACGATTATGTTACTAAGAAAATTGTAGAAATGAACTTAGAAGATTCTTTAAAATTTTTTGACAGAAAAATTATTGCTGATATGTACTTTTTAGATGCAGGTGATGAAAAATTAGTAAACTCTGCTTGGGTTGTTCCTGGTAAAGACTATGGAGAAGGATCTTTCTTTCAGAAGAAAGAATCTGAAAATTTATTTCATTTTAAAAAAATAGAATCAGATTTTTCAAAAACAGGTACATATGTATTGTGCCATGATTGGACTTTTGGTAGAGGCACTTATATTAAAAAGTATTTAGAAGGCAATAAATATGATAAGTGGGTTTTAGTAGAAGTTGTTGACAGGCTTGCCGTCTTAAAAAGAAAATAAAGTATGAGAAAGATTGTAAGAACTGATGTGCAGTTACTGTCTAGTTTGTTAAACTCTTCTAAAGAGGGTATTAAAAAATTTAGATATTTTAATACTAGGCGTCTAGAGATTACGCAATCTCACTTGCAGTCTTTTATTATATTAGAAAATAATATTCCAGCAGCTTATTGTCATTTAGAAGAAGAAAATAATAAGATTTGGCTGGGCATTTTAGTTTCTGATAGTTATATTGGTAAGCATTTAGGATCTTACTGCATTGATATACTGATTAATATATCTAAAGTGTTAGGCATCATAGACATCTATCTAACTGTAGATAAAGATAATTATAAAGCAATTAATTTATATAAAAAATATAATTTCTTTGTTATAGAGGAAAAAGAATCATTATTTATAATGAAATGGAGCAAGAATGTCTGATACGCTTGGAAATTTAGTTGACAAACTATGCACTGTAGATATGAAAATGTGGAACAATCAAGAGCTATTGTATGAAATCAGAAGAATGTCTTTTGATGAGTACAAATTAAAATATTTTGATTCTGAAGATGGTGCAAAAAAATTATGGGAAGTGTTAAAAAAAGCTTGTGATTTAAATGTTCAAAGAAATCAGTTAATTAACGAAATTGATTCAAAATTAATTGAAATGATGAAAGCATTACAGACTGGCGAAGAATTAGATAATGGTAAATTTTTACAAAGATCACACAAAACGTATTAATTTTTAGGTAAATCATGATTCCAGTTTATAAGCCATTTTTTACTAAAAAATCTTTACGTTATGCACATGATGCATTAGATTCTACCTGGGTATCTTCTCAAGGTAAATATATAGATTTAGCAACAGAAAAATTAAAAGAAATTTTAAATGTAAAAAATTTATTATTAGTAAATAATGGAACTAGTGCAACTCATCTTGTAGCAAAAGCACTGCATAAAAAATATCCGCAAATTAAAAACATTACGGCACCAAATAATGTATATGTAGCTGCATGGAATAGTTTTTTATTTGATAAAAATTATAAAATTCAAACTATCGATGCTAATTTAAATACCTGGAATATTGATGAATCTAAAATAAAAAATAAAAAAGATCATGCATTATTAGTTGTTCATAACCTTGGGAATATAATTAATGTTCCAAATTTAAAAGAAAAATACCCAGATTTAGTCTATGTAGAAGATAATTGTGAAGGATTATTTGGAAAATATAATAATAAATATTCTGGTACAGAATCTTTTGCTTCTTCTATTTCTTTTTTTGGCAATAAAAATATAACTTCTGGCGAAGGTGGCGCCGTTATCATCAATGATGATGATGTTTTTCAATATATAAAATGTGTTCATGGACAAGGGCAATCTAGCACAAGGTTTATTCATTCTGAATTAGGCTATAATTATCGAATTACAAACATTCAGGCTGCTATATTATTAGGGCAATTAGAGATTTTAGATGAGATTTTAGAAAAAAAGAAAAATTTATTTTTTAAATATAAAAAAGAGCTTAGCAATATTAATAATATTATGCTTCAAGAAGAGTCTGAAAATACTTTTCACTCTAATTGGATGTTTGGAATTAGAATTGCCGGAAACTACTCTTATGAAAAAGTAGAATCATTTTTTAAATCTAAAAATATAGAAATTAGACCTATGTTTTATCCAGCGTCAACCCATCATCACTTATTAAGTAATAATAGAATACAAATAAATTCAGAAACTAACGCAAAAATTCTAAATAAAGAATGTATTATTCTTCCTAGTTTTCCAGATTTGTCTAATAACGAAATAAATTTTATTATAAAATCTGTAAAAGATTATAGTAAATTAATATAATATTAATCCATTATAATAAATGAGTAAAATTATATTTTATAATTATTGCAGAAATGGAGATATTCATATTTCTAGAAATTTTATTTCTGCTATGTCTAAATTAATTTCTTCAAATAATTTTTTTTATTTTCATAAAAATGATTCTTGCCTATTAGCAGATTTACCCAATATAAGTCATTTAAAATTAAATGATGGAAAAGAAATTAGAAAAAAAGTCCCTCATACTAGTTTATTTGTAAAATATAATGATGACAATTATATTAATACTTGGTTTTCTGCTGATAATAGTAAGTATATAAAAAAACATGGAATTACTTTTGATTGCCTATATTTTCTTTTTAAAGATATTTTTTTAAAATTTAATCTAAAAATAGAAAATGTTTTTGCTAATCCTTTAGACATTTTGCCACAAATTAATTATAATTTTTTTGAAATTAGTAAAATTGATCAATTTTATGATCAATTTAAAAATAAAAAAAATATTTTAATATGTAATGGATTGGCTATGTCAAATCAAGCATCAAATTTTGATTTTACTAATATTATTTTAAAATTATCTTCTCAATATCCAAATTTTAATTTTATTGTTACTAATGATTTAAGTAAAAAAAATAAAAATATTTTTTTTACTTCAGAAATAATAAATAAAAAATCAGGTTCAGATTTAAATGAAATTTCCTATTTAAGTTTAAAATGTGATACAATTATTGGCAGAGCCTCTGGACCATTTTCTTTTTCTATGGTAAGAGAAAATTTTGACAATCCTAATAAGAAAATGATTACTTTTTCAAATTTGTCTAAATCCGGTGTAGGAGATTTTTATCTTGGTGATTGGGGTAAAAAAAATATTAAATATAAGGCAAAAATTATACAATCAAACGAAACAAACTTAGAAAATGTTTTTAACATAATTAAAAATAATATGTAGGTAAAATGATATATACTAAATTTCATGGTCAATTTAATCCTCCAATTGACAAAATAATAAAAAATTATTTTCCCAATCAAAAAACAGGTAATTGTATTGAAGTTGGTGCTGTAGACGGAATTTTTATTTCTAATACATTGCATTTTGAAAAAAATGGGTGGAATGCGCTATGCATTGAGCCAAATCCACATTACTTTATCTCTCTAAAAAAGAACAGAAAAAATGCTATTAACTATGCTGTTTCTAGTAAAAATATAGATGATGTTAATTTCACTGTTGTTACCATGAAAACCGCAAACCAATCTTCTATTAGCGGATTAGAAATTGATGACAGACTGATTCTTAGTCATGAAAAATTAGGATTACAGCCACAAAAAAAAGATATTAAAGTAAAATCAAGAAGATTAGATTGGTGCATAACAAATCACTTTAATCATAAAGTAATAGATTTTATCTCTATAGATACTGAAGGAAATGAATTAGATGTACTAAAATCTTTTGATGTAAATAAATATAATACAAAACTTATGGTAATAGAGAATAATTTTAATGAGCCTTTTATTGAATCTTTTTTGAAAGAAAAGGGCTGGAAAAAAGATAAAAGAGTAGAAGTAAATGATTTTTATATTAGAGGTTAATAATGAAAGATTTATTTAGTTTGGGAAGCCTTTATGTTTCTGATTTCATTAAAAATGATGAGCTGCCTAGAGGTGACAAAGTTGAAATGAAACTTGTTATGCTTGAGGATGGGTTGGTTAGGTTAGAAAAATCAGCACCGCTAGAAACAATGTATGGCAAATATTGGTATAGGTCTGGTACAAATAATTCAATGAAAGAAGAATTAAAAGACATTACTGAATCTATTTTAAAAGTAAAAAAATTAAAAGAAAATGATGTTTGGTTAGATATTGCATGCAATGATGGTACTTTGTTAAGTTTTTTACCAGATTATTTAATAAAAATTGGCATAGACCCTGCCGATGAATCTTTCGTAAAAGAGTCATCAAAACATGCTGATGTAATAATTCAAAATTATTTTACTTCTTTTAATTTTAAAAATAGCAAATACGGTAATCTAAAACCCAAAATTATTACATCAATTGCTATGTTTTACGATTTAGAAGATCCCAACTCTTTTGTCAAAGATATATATGATGTTTTAGATGATGATGGTTTATGGGTGCTGCAATTAAGTTACACTCCATTAATGTTATCTCAACTAGCGTTTGATAATATTTGCCATGAACATATTTATTATTATTCTTTATTTAATTTAAAAAATCTTTTAGAAAAAAATAAATTTAAAATTGTTGATTGTCATTTAAACGATACAAATGGCGGATCATTTAGAGTTTATGTAATGAAAGATGTTGGAAACGAAAAAACTTTTGCCACTCAACCTTATAGAGATGTTTGTGATTTTAGAATCAAATCTTTACTTTTACACGAAGAAAAATTAAATTTAAATTCTATTGATACTTGGAAAAATTTTTTTATTAAAATTAATAAATTAAAAGAAAAAACTGTAAATTTTATAAAAAAAGAAAAAGAAAAGGGAAAAGTAATTTGGGGATATGGCGCATCTACTAAAGGCAATACTTTGTTACAGTATTTTGGATTAGATCATACTTTAATAGATGGAATTGCTGAAAGAAGTGTTTATAAATTTGGTTTAAAAACTGTTGGAACTAATATTCCTATATATTCTGAAGATGAGATGCGTAAAAAAAAGCCAGACTATTTATTAGTACTACCCTGGCATTTTATAAATGAATTTTATCATAGAGAAATAGATTATCTAGCCAATGGTGGTAAGTTTATTGTTCCTTGCCCCAATTTTGAAATTATAAGTTTTTAGGAATTTATGTATTACGCCGAATTAGAAACAGATAAATATATCAGAGAAAATTTTTTTCCTAATTTTTTAGAAAAAAAAGTTATGGTTGAAGTTGGTGCTGGTCCAGTTGATTTTTTTAGCATGTCAAAGCATTTTAGAGATCATGGTTGGAGATGTATTTGCATCGATCCTAATCCTAAATTTGTTGAAAGCCATAAGAAAGCCGGAAATGAAATTTACCAATTTGCTTGCGCTAATGAAGAAAAATTATCTTCATTTAAAATTGTAGAGACTGGATGGCCGCAACATGCAAATGGTATTAGTTATTCTGCAATTGATCTTAAATATCCTTTAAAAGGATCACATAAAATTAAAGAAATAAAAGTTCAAATTTTAAAATTAAATACTTTATTAGATAAAATAAAAGTAGAAAAAGTTGATTTTGTATCAATTGATACAGAGGGATGGGAATTGGAAGTAATGAAAGGATTTGATACTAAAAAATATCAGCCTGAAATAATTTTGTTAGAAAATTATTTATATTTACCAGAATATGAGACATATATGAAGTCTATTGGTTATGAGTTAGTAAATAAAATAAAATATAATTATATTTTTAAAATAAAAAAATGAATTTAGTAATTGGTAATACATCTCAATTATCAAAATATTTTCCTGAAGACTATGTTAAAATATCTTCTAGAGATATTGATTTTAAGTTATTAAAAAATACTGAATATAATTCAGTTTATATTACTTTTGCAGAGCAAAGAATTTACGAAAATAATATTGACTATATTAGTCCTAATTATTTGTATACATTAAAAATAATTAATTCTTTAATTGAAAATTGTAATAAGATAATTTGTTATACTACATGTGAGTTGTGGAATAACTTATCTGGAAAAATATCTTTAAGCACTCTTCCAAATTTTTATCCATTAAATAATGAATATATCTTATCAAAATTATTATTATTTAATAAAATAAAAGAGCTTCAAAAGTTTGACATTAGATACAATAAAATTTTATTTATTCACCCATTTTATTTTAATTCAGTTCATAGATCTCAATATTTTTTATTTGGTAAAATATTTGATTCAATTTTAAATAAAAAGAAAATACAAGTAAATAATTTAAATTTTTATCGAGATATGGTTCATACTAAATTTATTGTAGAAGAAAGTATAAAGGCAAAAAGCGATTCTATTGTAGGAGCTGGTAGACTTTTTAACGTAAGAGAATTTATACAAGATTTGTACAATATAAATAATTTAGATTTTTTTTATTTTGTTCAAGAAAATTCTACTGAGATTTTAAATAATCAAAAATTGATTATGGCTGATGTAAAAAACAATTATAATTATAATAAATTGTTAAATGATACTCAAGAGGATATATTAAAATGCAAAATTTGAGGTAATTATGGATACAATAGGCAATTTAATTGATAAACTAACAGTAGTAAATATTAGAATTTGGATGGCAGAAGATATAAAGAGGGATAAAAGCGCTTCTGATAAACAAATCGCAGATGCCACAAAATTAACAAATATTGCCAATCAACAAAGAAATGACTTAATTCAAGAGATTGATGAAAAAATTAACCATATTTGTAGTACCGGAGAATTGCAAAAATTATATAAGCAAGGATCTACTAAAATGTATGGCAAATAAATTACATAAAAAATATGGACATTATTTTTTATAATCCTTGCAGAAATGGAGATATCCATATTTCTAGAAATTTTGTTAAAAAATTATGTGAAAATATTGGAATAAAAAAATACAAATATATTTATTCTCACAAAAATGGTGAGGAAATATTGAAAGACATGTCATATATTCAATATGATTCTGAAATTTATAAAAAAATAAAATCACATGATTTTATAACTAAAATTGACAATAAAATTTACATAAATACTTGGTATGGCTCTAACAAAAGTAAATATTTAAAAAAATATAAAATCACTCTTGATTGTTTGTATTTTTTATTTAAAGATATATTTAATCATTTTTCAATAAAAATTGAAAATATTTTTAAAAACCCATTAGAGATGTTTCCATCTATAAATTATAACGTTTTTAATATTAAAAATATCAAAAATATTGAAAATAGCATTTTGTTTTGTAATGGTCAACCTTTATCAAATCAATCTTATAATATTAACTTAGATTCAATTGTTATTGAACTAGCCTCTTTATATAAAAATAAAAATTTTATTTTAACAAAAAAAATTAATTTTGAAAAAAATAAATTTTTAAATATTTTTTTTACTTCTGATATAGTCAATAAGTTATCTGGATCTGATTTAAATGAGATATCATATTTAAGTTTAAACTGTGATATGATCATTGGTAGGGCTTCAGGACCTTTTACATTTTGTATGACTCAAGAAAATTTAAATAATCCTAATAAAAAAATGATTACCTTTTCAAGACTACCTATGTCTGATTCGAATAGTTTTTTTCTTGGTGAATGGGGTAAAAAAAATATAAAATATAAAGCTAAAATTATTCAGCCAGAACAAAATATTTCTCGAGAAAATGCTATTAAACTAATTAAAAATTATATATAAATTTATAGGAATAATCAATGTCAAAAACAGCAATTATTACAGGTATCACAGGACAAACTGGTTCGTATTTAGCTGATATTCTTTTAGAAAAAGATTATAAAGTTTATGGTTTAAAACGTAGATCATCTTCTTTTAATACAGATAGAATAGATCATTTGTTCGATCATCCTAATCTTAAATTAATATATGGTGATTTGTCAGACTATTCTTCCATAGCCAACTTGGTGTCTGACATAAATCCAGATATGTTCTTTAACATGGCAGCACAATCTCATGTTAGAGTTTCTTTTGATATTCCAGAGTACACAGTAGACATAACCGGTACTGGAGTTATAAGGTGCCTAGAAGCTATTAGAAAATATAGTCCTAACACTAGATTTTTACAAAGCTCTTCAAGTGAGCTTTATGGCTCTACGCCTCCGCCACAAAATGAGAATACTCCTTTTCATCCACGATCTCCTTACGCAGTAGCAAAGGCAACAGGATATTATTCTACCATCAATTACAGAGAAGCTTATAATTTATTTGCTTGCAATACAATTTGTTTTAACCATGAGAGCGAGCGTAGAGCTGAAACATTTGTTACTCGAAAAATTACTAGAGCAGCTACTAGAATTAAATTAGGTTTACAAAATGAATTATATTTAGGAAACCTTGAAGCAAAAAGAGATTGGGGTCATGCAAAAGATTATGCAAAAGCAATGATTAAAATTTTGGAATCTGATACTCCAGATGATTATGTTGTGTCTATTGGCGAAATGCATTCTGTAAAAGAATTTGCAGAACTAGTATTTAATAAATTAGATTTAGATTATCAACAATATGTTAAATTTGATCCTAAGTATTTGCGCCCAACAGAAGTAGATGCCTTACAAGGAGATTCTTCTAAAATAAGAAATAAATTAGGGTGGAAACCAGAGTATACTTTTGAAATGCTTGTAGATGAAATGATCGCGCATGATTTAAAGCTAGCGAAACAAGAAAAACTTATTAAAGACAATACTTGAAATATTATGAAAGAAAAAGTTTTAATTACTGGCGGCACTGGATTTTTAGGCAAAAATCTTCAAAAAGTATTTATGCCTTACCAATACAAATATGATTTGTATTTTGTTGGACAAACTTATAATAAAAAATTTTATCGCTTAGAAAAGCAAAGCGAATGTGAGCAATTATTTAATTTAATTAAGCCAAACATAGTAATTCATGCTGCTGCTAAATGCGGAGGAATAGGATTAAATCAAAGACAACCCGCTGATTTAACCTTATTTAATCTACAAATGAACTCTAATGTTTTAGAACAGTGTCTAGAACATAAAGTAGAATATGTTTATACTTTAGGTTCTGTTTGTGGATATCCTAAATACTGCCCCGCGCCATTTAAAGAAGATAGTTTATGGGAAGGCTTTCCAGAAGAAACGAATTCTGGATATGGTCTCGCTAAAAAAACAATGATGTTATTGTTTCAATCTATGAAGCAGCAATATCAAACAAAAGGGGCTCATTTAATACCAGTGAATATGTACGGGATTCATGATCATTTTGATTTAGAAAATAGCCATGTAATACCTGCTTTAATTAATAAGTTTGTTACAGCAGTAAAAGAAAATAGACCTCAAGTATTTTGTTGGGGCACTGGAAATGCTACTAGAGAGTTTCTTTATGCAGAAGATTGTGCTAAAGCCATATTACAAGCTGTAGAGCAAAAATTAGACACAGAACTTCCTATTAATATAGGAACTGGTGTTGATATCTCTATTAAAGATTTAGCTTATCTAATAGCAGAATTGACTGATTTTAAAGGTCAAATTATCTTTACTGGAGAAGTATCTGATGGTCAGCCAAAACGCTTATTGGATGTTTCTAGGGCAAAACAATTACTAAATTTTACTGCAGAAACTTCTTTAACACAAGGCTTAATTAAAACTATTGATTGGTATAGAGAAAATTATTAATAGTTAATTTTAACTCTTTTAAAGGCTGGCATTGGGCAAGGATTTTCTCTTACAAAGTAAGTAACATAAGGAGAAATAATTATTTTATGACCATTTTCTCTTATTTTATTTAAAATAATAAAGTCTTCTATGTGAGATGGTTCAAAGTTTATATTTATTTCTTTTTTTATTGCAAAACTAATCCCTACCCTGCACTTATAAAATGTATTATGATTTGGTTCTGGTAAAATACCAACGGGGTCAAATGAGGTTTTCATTCTAAATATAATACATTTAGCTTCTGGATTTTCTTTTGTTTCTTCTACTAACCTATCTACATAATCATTAGAAATAGTATCATCATCATCAAGAAAAGCTACCCAGTCTGTATCAGCTTTGGAAATAGCAATATTTCTTACATTACCTGCATGGTTCAATTTTCCTGTTTTAGGCACACTAATTGAAGTAATTCTAGGGTCTGGAAAATGTAAGGCAGGTAAACCATCAAAAGCTACAATTGCTTTCCAATTTGGGTTATATTGAGATAATAAACAATCAATTGATCTATTTAAAGTATTTCTATTTATTGTAGGTATAATAAAAGTAATCATAACAATTTATGTTATATCAAACTTGTTAATAATTTTAACATATATAATATATGTCAAATACAAAATTAAGAATGAAGTTTTTATTTAAGTTAGCTCAAGAAGTGCCTTCCGCTCCTGAGGCGCCATCTGCCCCTACTGCTCCAGAAGCTCCTGGGGCTCCAAAAGCTTCGATGCTTACTTTAGGAGAGCCTGCAGGTTTTTCTGCGTCTAGTAGATATAATTTGAGAAATGGTTTTGCTACCAATGTTATTTCTGTAATTGATAAATTATGTAACTATTTAAATAGGGCTATGCATTTTGCTAGTAATGGCAAATATAATATGGAAAAATCATATCAGCAAGGATTTAAATCTGATGCTACAGACATTCCTAGTCAAAATGTAGAATTAAAGCATATTATTGGATTTGCTAAGCAAGTTTTTGATACATTATTAAATAAGGGCGTTGCATATACCACAGCTGTAAATAATAAAGATTTTTTAGAAAAAATTGATGTATTAGTAAATAGTCAGCATCTAAATAATTTATCTAGAATTAACCCTGCCGGTCCTTTAGCTGCAAAATTAGCTGATCCCAAAACTTTTATTATTGGGATATTAAATAATGAATTGAAGCCCCTTGCTCCTGCCAAATAAATGGTTATAATATACAAGTGATGAATAATCTTAAATTAAAAGATCGGATTGATTCTTATCAAGACCAATCTGATGCGAAACTATTAAATAAATTACCAATAATTATAGTAGTTAATGGTAGGTCATTTAATAAGACTACATCTATATTAGATAAGCCTTATTCTGAAAAATTTTCAGAATATATGCTAACCACTGCCTTAAAATTATGTTCTGAAATTGAGGGGGCTATTTTTGCTTATCATCACAATGATGAAATTGTAATTGTGGCTAGAAATGATCAATCTGCAGATACTAGTCCTTGGCTGGATAATAAAGTTCAAAAATTAACTTCTATCACTAGTTCTATAGCCACTTTAGAATTCAATAAGAATATTGAAAACTCTGATTTAAATTTATTGGGCGAATCTCACTTTCATTCTAGAGTTTTTAATGTACCTTCTATTTCAGAAGCCGTTAATACTATTATATTTAAGCAACAACAAAATTTTTACACCTCTATTCAATTGGCTTGTTTTTATGAGTTAATTAAAAAATATGATAAAAATTCTATTAAAGAGATGATTCAAGGATTAACTTTTGAAGAAAAAATAGAATTGTTAGCGCAAGAATGCAATATTGATTTTAATCAGTATCATCCTGTTTTTAGAAGAGGTGCGGCTTGTTATCGATCTCCTAAATTAATAGGAGAAAATATGAAAAATAAATGGATTATAAATTATGATTTGCCTATCTTTACTAAGGAACAATCTTTTTTATTAAATATTTTTAGATTAGGACATGATTTATTCCGTGCCACATAAAAAATGTTTAGAGTTTCCAAATAAAAAAAGATATAATACTAAAAAAGATGCTGACGCAATTATTGCACATCATAATTTAATTAACCTAACCACTTATAAGTGTGATTCTTGCCAAGGCTGGCATTTGACCTCCAAAGTTAAAAAATAACTTGATCTTGACATGCTATTTATAAAATATAAGCTATATATGCTACCGTAGCGTAATATGAACGCCCTTTATTGTATTTAGGAGATATGAGTGAAAATCTCATCGGTAGCTTTCGGGGAATACTTGGTTTCGACGTGGTTTAGAGTTGTGTAAATGCAAACAGGAAATGATTGCCATTCCGTTAATCCAGCAATCGACGTTTAAATGCCAACGATAATGCATTTGCTCCAATGGCACTAGCTGCCTGATTGGGTGTCTGAGAAGAGATAACCTTAGTATTCTACAGACACTTAACCACCAAGGTTAGTTATTAATCAGGTCACGAGGTTAATAATAAAAACAACAGTGAATCGCTTAATAGAGCTAAATCTATTGACATCGCTAGAGATGTAAAACTGGCTAAGTTTGTGAATGAGTTTACATAATAATATTCTGCGGAATGGGGTTCGACTCCCCAATTCTCCACCATCTAATAAGGCAACATTATGACGACAATTAATAACATGAAAACATCACCTAATGGATTGGCTTTAATTACTCGTTGGGAGGGACTAAAACTAAATAGGTATATATGTCCTGCTGGTAAGCCTACTATTGGAGTAGGTCATGTAATTTTGCCTAGTGAAAATATACCAGATGTAATTACAGAAAAAATGGCTATGGAATTGCTTAGTAAAGATGTGGAAAGATTTGAAAGAGCAGTTAACCGATCAATAACAATTGAGTTAAATCAAAATCAATTTGATGCTCTTGTTAGTTTCGTCTTTAATGTTGGAGAAGGCGGATTACGTAATACAGGAGTTCAACGTGCAGTTAACGAGAAGCGGTTTTCTGATGTTCCTAAACGCCTAAAAGATTGGTCGAAAGCTAAAGTAAATGGCGTTTCAACTGTCCTTCAAGGATTGTTAAATCGTCGCATATCAGAAGGCGAGCTTTTTATGAGACCCATGGATCAAAAAGAAAACTTAGTCTCATACGTCTCATTTACTAAAGATCTTTTAATTCAAGTTCAGACTAATTTATCTAAAATAAAACTTTATACTAAAAAAATTGATGGGCTTTATGGTCCAGGAACCAAAAATGCCATTGAGTCATTTGCCAGTAATAATTCTATTACTTACAAAGTAGATCCCTCAGAGGGGATTCGTAAAGATATTTTAGATTTAATTGCTGCATTATAATAAAAATTATTATGCAAACTGCTTTTGCATCAATCTCTGATTGTTACAATTATATTTCTAATTGTATAATTTGTAAAAAAAGTCTTCATTTTTATATTGCCGGTGTCAAGGATAAATATTCTTTTTATCCAAATTCGGCTGTATATTGCAAAACAAAAATAAAAGATTGCTTTCTTATTTCTTGCAACAAGAATTTTCCATTTAAAATTAATATTTTAACAAATGAAGTCTTAAAAGGATCTAATTATATAGAAGAAATGATTTCTAATTATTTATCTTTTTATCTAAAATGTTCTACATGCAATTTTAGAATAGATTTTGGATTTATTGAAAATAAATTAATTGATAATAGTTTTTTTCCTAAAACTCTTCTTTGTTCAGAAGAATTGATTTCTACTTTAGACAATAAAAAATTATATATTAATAATACTTATAGAGCGACTACTGATTCTACATTTATTCATTATAGCGGCTTAGCTATTAGCTTGCCCAAAATAAATTTAAATAAATTTAAAAATATTAAAAATTTAAATAAATTTATTAAGACCTTATTAATTTTTAATTGATGATATAATAATCATTGATTGTAATGAATTACAAATTAACTATTGAATTAATTCCATCTTCTTCTTGGTTTTCAAACGTTAGGTCTATTCTTTCTTCTAAAGAATGGGATAATGTTAGAAAGCAAGTTTATAGACAAGCTGATTATAAATGTGAGATTTGTGGCGGGAAGGGCAGAAAGCATCCGGTTGAATGTCATGAAATTTTTGAATTTGATGATCAAAAATCAATACAAAAATTGACCAAGTTACTTGCATTATGCCCCAACTGCCATATGGTTAAGCATATCGGCTTGGCAGAAGCTAATGGAAAATTTAACAAAGCTTTAAAGCACTTTATTAAAATAAATAAAGTTTCTGAACAAGAAGCTAGAGACTATATAAAAAATTGTTTTTTAGATTGGTCAACTAGATCCAGTAAAATCTGGAAAATAGATGTTTCATATTTGTCTGTTTACGGTATAAATCACAAATAATTTTTGGAAATTATAAATGGAAGCACAGCCACAAAAACAAAATTCACAATCTAGAGTTCGAGTTAATTATCAAATTAAAGTACCACAAGTTCGAGTAATTGACCAAGATGGAGCATCAGTAGGCGTAATGCCTACTCGCGATGCTCTTAAATTGGCTCAAGATCAAGGATTAGATTTAGTCGAAATTAATCCTAAATCATCTCCTCCAGTATGTAAAATTTACAATTATGGTAAATTTAAATATGAAGAGAAGAAGCGGCTTTCGGAAATCAGAAAAAAGCAAAAAACTCAAGAAGTAAAAGAAATTACTTTTAGACCATCTACTGATTTAAATGATTTAAATCACAAGCTAGCATCAGCGAAAGAATTTATTAAAGATGGTCATAAAGTAAAATTTACTGTTAGATTTAGGGGCAGAGAATTAGCTCATCCACAAGTTGCGCAAGACAAACTTTTTTGGATAATTAAAGAATTAGGTTCATTAATTCAAACAGATGCTCCTATTAATGTAGATGGAAAATTTATGTCGATGACAGTATCTCCTTCTAAATAATTTTATGATAGACCACGCAATTTTATTAGCCGGTGGAACTGGCTCTAGATTATACCCTTTAACTTATGTTGTAAACAAGCACTTGCTTGGAGTGCACGGTCAGTTTATTATTGATTATCCCATAAAAACATTAAAAACAATGGGTATCAAAAACATTACTGTAGTATTAGGTGGTAATCACTTTTCACAAGTAGTAGATCATTTAAAAGATGGCAGTCAATATGAACTAAATTTTAATTATGTTTATCAGCACAAGCCGCAAGGGATCGCTCAAGCCATCTCATTATGTCAGTCTTATGTAGCGCAACAATCTAATTTTGTGGTTATATTAGGAGATAATATTTTTGAAAATCCTATTATTTGGAAGAAAAATTCTAATGCAAAATCTCAAATTGTTTTGCATAACCACCCGGAATTAAATAGATTTGGAGTGGCATCTATACAAAATAATAAAATTATAAAAATTGAAGAAAAACCAAAAAAAATTTCTTTAGAATATAATAATTATGCCATAACTGGATGCTATTTGTTTGACTGTCAATTTTTTGATTTTTTTAAAAAAATTAATCCTAGTTCTAGAAATGAATATGAAATAACCGATATTATTAATTTATATAATATTCAACAAAATTTAGATTATACTTTTATAGATGGGTTGTGGAATGATGCTGGGACCCATCAATCTATTGCTTATGTAAACAATTATTATTACAATAAATATGAAATATAAAGTTGGAGACAAAATCACTTTAAAAGTACATAAAAATAAAATTTATCTTAAAAAAGATAAGCTTAATAAAAATGAATATTTTGAAGATGAATTTATTATTGTAGCAAAAAATACAAAACTACAATACTATACAGTTATTATTCATGACAATATGATTGGTTGGACCATTAACGATTTTCATATTTTACATTTAGAAATACCAGAGAAATATATGGGCAAACGATTTTATGATGTGTTTGAGAGTCAATTATGAAAATTTGTGTATTAGGTAATGGTTTTATTGCAGAACATTTATCTTATGATAAACCAAATGTGTATTTAGAGCCAAATACAAGATCTGTACAAAATTTTATTGATATTTATAAGCCCGATGTAATTGTTTCTTGTATTGGCAAAACAGGAAGACCTAATATTGACTGGTGCGAGAACAATCAAGAAGCCACATTAATTAGTAATGTCACCATTCCAACACTTTTGGCACAAGAGTGTAATAAACAATCTATACATTTAGTTCAAATTAACTCTGGTTGCATTTTTTATGGACCATCTCCTCGTGTTGATAAATCAGTATTAAATCAACAAGTTTCTTACGATTATGGATGGAGAGAAAGAGATGCTGCTAATCCAAAATCATTTTATTCAAAAACAAAATATGCTTGTGATTTGTTAATTGGAGATTTGCCAAACGTCACTACGCTTCGTATTAGGATGCCTATTTCTGAAAAAAATCATCCTAGAAATTTAATTAATAAGTTAAAAACTTATTCTAAAATAATTGATATTAAAAATTCTGTTACATTTATTTCTGATTTAATCAGATGTATTGATCACTTGATAAGTAATAATTATACTGGAATATTTCATGTAACTAATCCAGAACCATTAACAGCTGTAGAGATTATGAACGAGTATCAGAAATACATACCGCTTCATCAATTTGAAATTATCTCAGAAGACGAGCTAGCGGAGCTAACTCAAGCTACTAGGTCAAACTGTATTTTAGATTGTTTAAAATTAAGACAAACAGGTTTCTTGATGACGCCAACACAAGAAGCTTTAACACAATGTATGGCAAATTATTTTAATAATATTGGAATTCGGAGATTTTAATTATGTCTAATAAGAATATTGTAATTGATTTAAAAGCTCGCAAAGATGTAGACGGTCAAACTTTTTATGTTGGTAAAATTAAAGCACCTGTGCTTATTGATTGTTATCCTGGAGCTGTTTTTCTTGTTTTCGTCTCTGACAAAGGAGAAGAACAATTGCAAATTGCAGTGATGGATAATAAAGATATGGATGATTGATTATGAAAAATAAATTTCTTCATTTTGAAGATTTATGGGAAAAATGCGAGTCTTTTCATAAAGAGTTTTCTTCTCAAGATCATCTTGAATCTATTATTCAAGAACTAGACTTAAAGACAAATTTATACTCAATGTTGAGTAATAAAACATTACCAGAAGAAGAAAAAAATAAAATTAAAGTAAGAACTTTTGGAGAAATACTTTTAACATTAACTAATTTATCATTAAAAGATAATATTAATGTTTACGAAGCATTATCTATGGCTCTACAATATAGAGAAATTGACAAATTTTCTCAAAAATATAAAAAATAGAAACCCCGCTTGTTTATAGCGGGGTTTTTACTATATTAGCTATTTTTCTTTAAAAATTAAAGATATTATCTTCATCTTCATCTAAATCTAGATCATCATTAAGATCATCATCATCTAGGTCAAAGTCAATAGGGTCAAGGTCAGTCCCAAATTCATCTAACATCCCTACATCCATAGGAGAGGGCTGATATTCCTCCTCCTCTTCTTCCTCTTCCTCTTCTTCCTCTTCCTCCTCTTCTTCCTGCTCCTCTTCCTGCTCCTCTTCCTCTTCTTCGATACCTTCTTCATCGTCTTTTTCTAAGGAAATTTTTCCTTCTAAAGATTGTTGTAATAAATAAACGGCTTCTTCGCGCTCGCTGGCGATTGACATAATCATGTCATCAATTCCTAAAGTTAGCTTATCTTCTTCTTCAAAGCAATTATAAGCATATTCAGAATATTCTAAAAATTCTTTTTCTACCATTAAAGACATTTCGATTGGTTCGCCTTCATATTTAGAAAACCTATCTAAAACTTTTTTTAGAAAATCAGATTGCATTTCATAGTCAATGCATTCTAGACCAAAAACGCCAATAAATTTTTCAGCTGCTAAATCTAAATTTTCTAAAGCAGACTCATAAATTCTTTCAAATAACAAATGCTTTCCGTAAAAAGAGCTGCCTCTAGCAGTCCAATGACTGTGTTGATGGATTAAAGATAATCCTTTTAATGAAGCAATATATAATGCGGCTGCCTTACAACATTTATCCATAAAAACCTCTTAAAAAATATTTACTACTAAATATATTATTATTACTATAACAAAATAGTATTTTTTAATCCATATTCTTCTATTTCTTGACAATAAATTTTATTTTTATTGTAATTAATTCCTATTCTAGCTGAATAGTTAAAAAACTCTGGAGGGGCATCTGACAAGGGATTGTTAGAAATTACGTAGCCAGCCATACCGTTGTATTTGTGGTGCCAGGCTACCTCGCCCTGGTTCGTGACGAAAGAAATTTCTAAATTTGATTCTATGCCAAAGCGACCTAATTGAGACGGTATGCCTCCTGACATGATCAATACTGGTACCCCGGAATTAAATTTTATTTTTGCTACATTTGGTTTATCTAACAGCCAGTTTTTGATAAAATCATCTTCCATCATAGACACATAGTCTAAGTCACTAGCTAAATAATAAATTTTTTTATTTAAAATTTTTTCAAAATTTTCAATTCTATTTTTTTGATTATTATTTAAAATATGGCAAATGCTACCATTAATTATAGTAATATCATAATTTTCTGACATATTTTTAATTTTTTGTAATTTATCTAATTGATCATAAATAGGACCAATTATTAAAGCTTTTTTAATTTTATTAAAATTGACGCAGCCCATACGAGGCAATATATCTAACCTTCACCAAACATCATCTCTCGACAAAATGTGAGGATATATATTATAGGAGAAGGTATGCTTTATACTATAGGGAAAATTTCAATATGGAAAGAATAAAACATTTTAATAATTATTCTGTTATCTTAAATAACACAACATTCGATGAGGTAATCTCTGCCATAAATAAACAATATCCTATTAAGTTTGATAAAGGAGAAGATTTAATAGAAAGAATTCATGCCAGATATCCATTGGTATCTAAAACAGAAATAGCTGTTATAATAAACGCTACATTTGAAAGTATAAGAGAATTTTTAATCAGAGGAGAAATTGTAACGGTTTCCGGTCTTTTTAATAATTTAAGAATAAAAATTACCAAACCTAAAAAATATGTCCGTGTCAGACCATTTATTTCTTCTCCTAGCTGGCTAGTGAGGCTTCCTGCATGATTGATTTATTAGAAGAAACAAAAAATAAAATACCTACATTTAGTAGTGAAAAATTATGTCAAATAATTGTTTGCTATAGATATTTAAATTCTTATAAAGAGCTAGCGACTCTTTGTATGCAAGAATTGGGTAAAAGAAGAGAAAATGGCGATAATTTTGACTATGAATCTTATATTGAAAAATCATTATTAGAATTACCAGAAATTAATCTACAACCTGTAGATATTAGATCTTTAATGTCTAATATTAGATTGGGAAAATTTAGATGAATAAAAAATTAACAATTGAAATTATTGATCATATTTTTTCTGGGTTAGGGTTATCTCCTAATCAAAATATAGATTTAAATAAATTTGAAAATTTAAATAATAAAAAATATCTTTTACCAGAAACAGTTAATTTTGACATAGAAGATACAAATTTAAAAAATAAAGTTTGGGGAACTCAATTTTTTATTGAAGGAGAATATTTAAAAATTTTGGCGGCTGATTGCTCTACTGAAGATGGCGTGTTAGGTTATGCTGTCTTAGTCCATATGCAAAATAATCCCGCATATGGAATTTATTTAGAGTATTCTTCTAAGTTTGAAATTGATCCTCAACCATTAGTAGCTGTAACAGTAGATAACCAAAAGTGGTTGCCTTGTAATATTTATTTACAAGCTACTTTTTTGGCTGCTATGGAAAATGTAAAACAAGTTGGATTTAGTTGGGAAAAATGTAAGGATTATACTCAAGATTTTGCTAATTTACTTAGTTTTATTAAATATCATGGCAATTATTATGAGGAATCAAACTAAAGGTAAAAAAAGTGATGTTGATTTTTTAAATCAATTTATTTCTGATTGTGTTAAAAATAACATTTTTTCTATAGATGAAATAGTTGATTTTGCAAAAAATCAAATATCTGAAATAGATTCTAAAATTATAGAAGTAGAAAAGCTAAAAAAAATTAGATGTAAATTATTAGGAGTAGTTTCTTCCTTAGATAAATCAAATAAATCTTTTCAAGATTTTTCTAAAACATTATCTTTATTTAAGATAAATAATCATCATATTTGTCAAAAAATACTTAGTAAAGTAAAAAATGAAAGTATTTGTATTTCTTCTTTGCAATTTGAATCTATTAATACAGAAGATGTTATTTTTTGCATTAAGCAATTAATTGATGAAAAAGTGATTTATAGTCATAATCAAACCCTATCTCCAGGAGAGTTCTTTCAAGACTTTGAGAGAATCTTGTTGCAAGAGGTATAAATGTTTTGCTTTATTACAGATAATAATGACTTTCCACATATTGTTAATTTAAAATTTAATTTTGATAAAAAGTATTCTACTTTTTGCGGCAAATATATAGAAAAAAACTCTCCCCATAATTTATTTGCTTCTGATAATATATTTAATGGTTTATGTGAAAAATGTATAAATAAACACAAAAAATATATCATCTCAGATGAGTTGCTAAATAATTCAGTTTTCTTTAAAACAAGAATTGTTTCTAGGTTTGAAAATAGGAAAATTGTTCACGAAAATTATAAAAAATATTTAGATCCTTCTTTTGGTAAAGGCAGGATCTTATGGTCAAGGACAAAAGTATGATCAAAAAAATTGATAGGGTTGCGCTGTATAAATATGTAAATAAAAAAATTAAAAGAAAAATTAATCATCATCATGTTTTTAGTGTAATAGCAATATTATTTGATGAATTATCTAAAGATATTAGGCAAGATAAAGAATTTAAGATTATTAATCTAGGAATTTTTGGAGTAAAAAGAACTGCTCCTAGAAAATATTTTATTAAATTTAGAAACAAACATCTTATTACTAGAAGTAAAAGAAAAATATTTTTTAAAGTTGCCAATAAATTCAAAAAGAAATTAATAAGTTTCTTGGATATTGACAAGATGATTAAAAATAATATAGGTAAGGATAGTGAGTAAAAAACCTATTTTTTATGTTTGTGCCGCTATTGTACAAGAAAAATTATTGATGGAATCAATAACTGCTCTTTCAGAAAAAGAAGCAGTATCTATGTATAAACAAAAATATGGATTAATACCCTCTCAAATAGAAGGTCCTTTTTTAAGAAAAAAAGTACATGCTCCTCCTACTCCTGTAAATTTAAAATTTAATGGAATTATTAAACCAGCTATTTATCAGGATTGGAAAGTGAATGCATTTTTTCTTGAAAGCCCAGAAAATCATGCATTTTTAGTTTTTTTAAAAAATTTAAATAGTAGCAAAGATTCTAATAAAAACACAACCATTGTACCTATTATAGATTTAAGGTTTGAATAATGTTAAATAAGCAATTTATTTTAAAAATCAAAGAAGATTTATTGTCTCAAAAAGACATATTGTATTCTCAAATTATGAATGATATCGGCGTAGATATTGATGGAGATGAGACCGATGAAATTCAAGGCAATATGTTAATGGGCACAGCCACTCAACTTCTTATTCTTAAAAAGAATAAAATTAATAAAATTGAAGAGGCTCTTGCTAAAATTGATAACTGTAATTATGGTCTTTGTGAAGATTGTGAAGAGGAAATTCCTCATAAAAGATTAGAAATTAATCCATATTTTACTACTTGTGTAGTATGTGCAGAAATTAGAGAAAAAGAAGAAAAACAAAGAAAGAGGTCAATTCCTTGAATACATTAGTTATTGAAAACACCGAAAATGGTGATATTGCTATTGACGTATATCAAAAATTAGCCAATGATAGAATTTTATTTTTATGTAATCAAATTACTGATAATTTAGCCACAGATATTGTTGCAACTCTTCTGCTAAAAGATGCAGAGGATTGTTCTAAAAAAATTACATTATTTATTAATTCTGATGGAGGTGATATTCGTAACGCATTAATGATTTATGATATCATGTCTATGATTGAATCGCCTATTGAAACTGTTTGTATTGGCTCTGCCATGGATGAGGCTGCTATTATTCTGGCAGGCGGAACTCCTGGAATGAGATTCGCTACTAAAAATTCTGTTATTTCAGCAGGACAATTAGTACACGATTGGTATTCTAATTCTAATTTAACAGACGCTAAGAAAATATTAGACCAATCTATGTCAGATAACAAAAGAATGATGGAGATTTTTTCTAAATCTTGTAATAAACCACTTAAACAAGTAATGGAAGATTTTGAAAGAACAGTGTTTATGAACGCAAATCAAGCTGTAAAGTATGGTTTGATTGACAAAGTTATTTCTATTTCTAAATGAGGGTTTATGAAGAAACATTCTTTACAAGATCATGATGCCGCTAAAAATCCATTAGCCGGGTATGCAGAAACATATATTAGATTAACTAAAGATAGAATGATCTTCTTATCTGAAGATGTTACTAAACAAAGTGCTGCCGAACTAGCTGCCTTATTACTTTATTATGATAACGAAAATCATGAAGAACCAATTACCATTTATATACATTCAAATGGTGGAGATGCCGCTGGATTAGCTAATATTTATGATGTAATGCAGATGATTTCAGCTCCAGTTAAAACAATATGTGCCGGTAAAGCTTATTCTGCCGGTGCAGTTATTTTGGCTGCCGGAGCAAAAGGAGAAAGATATGCTATGAAGTCATCCAAAATCATGATTCATGGTATTCAGTTCGCATTTCCTTTACCAGGTCAAGATATTATAAATTCAAAAAATTATTATGATTTTATTAAAGAAAATAATGATAATATTATGAAAATTTTAGCTCAGCATACAGGTCATCCACTAGAAAAACTAAAAGAAGATTGTAAGCAAGATGTTTGGATGGATGCTAAGCAAGCTTTGCAGTATGGTTTAATTGACCAGATTATCTGAAATCAGTCAATAAAATGTTATTGAGGTATGAATAAATATGCTAGAAAACCATCTTCTGATCCTGCTCAAGAACAGCTAAGGCAGAATAAACAAGAATGGAATAAAGAAGTATCAGAATTAATTCATGATGTTATTAATTTTAAAAAATTAATAAATGGCTCTCCTAGCGTTTTTTTTCAAGAAAAATCTAAAATTATTGAACCAATTCCTGGTAATCCAGTTGATATTATTTCTAATTTAACTAATAAGTATAACTCTATTGCTCAAAAAGCAGAAAAAATAACACAAGAGCAAGACTCTTATTCTAAAAATAGAAAAAAGAAAAAAACAGCAGCTATTGAAAATTATGAAGGAGTTTTAACTGTTGAAGCTTCTAATATTTTTTCTAGATTTTTTACTAAATTACTTACTCCTACTTTTGGTCCTTTTGGTTGGGGGCAAGGCGGGAAGCAACGCATCTATAGAATGTCTTTATTAGATTCTTTGCTTCAACTATATAGAGATATTAGGAAATTTGAAAGAAAATTAGGTAAAGGATATTTATACAGATTCACTCCTTCAACAGAAGATGTAAAAAATGCTAAATCAATATTTTTAAATATTGAGTCAAATTGGAATTCAATAATTAATTTAATTGCTGCTGCTTCAGGAGTTTCTTTAGAAACTATTAAAGAGTCTTTACAATCTGAGCCCGCAAAGCCTAAATCAGATCAAGATAAGAAAAAAGAAAAAGAAAAACCACCACCTACTACAGAACCTGCCGCTACACCAGCAGCTACACCAGTCGCTACGCCAGCCCCTGCACCATCCTCCAAAGATTCATCTACGCCTATCGATCAACCCACCCCTGATGAGGTTAAAGAACTTGTTATAAACAGAAACAAAAAAACTGTCCATGACATAGACGATCTTGCTAGAGCTTTATCGCCTAGTTTGAGTAACTTAGAATTAAGAAAACTATATAACAGACTTCTTAAGAGTATTAACATATTTAGTGAAGCTGATGATAAATCTGACAAAGTTTTAGTTCAAAACGTAGTTAATGCATTTGAGAGGCTTAAACGTAATGTAGAAGAAAGTAAAGCAAAAGAAGAAGAGCAACAAGACGAAGAGGATTTAAGTAATAATCCAGACGAAAATAATGTTTTTGACGATCAAAATAAAGTTAATAACTTATTATCAGTAGCAACCTTTACCACCGAAGATTCTAGTGAAGCTTTAAGAGTGGCTGTTAGCGTAGAGCTAATTCAATTATCCGATGAAGCCAATTCATTGATTGATGAATCCATGGATGCATTAGAAAAAGAATTTAATTCAGATTTATTAATTCGTAATTTTGCTTTAATTGACGATAAAATTAAGCAAATGAAAAGTAAATATTATGAAATATTGTATCCAGGAGCCTCTCCTGATGAAAGAAGAAGAATATTAGAAAGAGAAACTAGAGATAAAGTAACTCATATAACTAGACAATATAGACCTAAGGATTAATTATGGAAACTGGATATGTTTATATTTCAGAGTACATATTTCCTACTTTATTAGCTATTTCTGATCAAGAACAAGCTAAAGGTCTTATGCGTCAACCTTGGCCTCCGCCAATTATGTCTTTTGTTTATGCATCTCCTAGAGTTAATAAATTCTGGATGAAAAATACACCAAGCCCATTAGACATAGTTTTTTGTAATAATGGAGAAATTACACAAATTTGTAAAGGCGTTCCTAATAGTACTGCTACTATCGGAGACAATTCTTTTAGTGACTTAGTAATAGAGTTTCCATATGGAACAATGGAACAATCTAATGTTAAAATTGGTAATTCAGTTGGCTTGATTAAGCCAAATCACAAACAGCTAAAAAAAATTTTTGCAGAAAAATACAACCTATTTTTAAAATAACTGCCCTCTTGACGCATAATTTTAAAAAATTATGGTATCTTTACCATACATGCATCAAATTTTAAATTTAAACAATATTCTTAATTCCTATAAAATTAAAGCTAGTTGCACTAACTATCAAGAAGTAGGCAACTATTTTTATTATGATTTAGTTCTTCAGCCAACTGCTAAGATCAAAGATATTACAAAATATAGCGACGAAATCGCCCTTTTATTAAAAGCACCATCTAAACCGAATATCAGTATCCGTCACCAAGAAGGTTTGGTTAGATTAGAATTTGCAAAAATAGAAAAAAATAATCTTTCTCTTTATAATTTATTTAAAATCTTTGACACCAAAGATTTTAAAATACCTTGCGTTCTAGGTCAAAAAGTTGATGGATCATTATTGACAATGGATTTGGCAGAAAATCCTCATTTACTTATTGCCGGAACTACAGGCTCTGGTAAAAGTACATTATTACATAATATTATTGCAAATATTTTACATTACGATATCGCTGACTTGCATTTAGTTGATCCAAAGCAAGTTGAGTTTTCTGGGTATTCTTCTATTAGAACTGTTGCGTATAGCTATAATTCCGCACTTCAACTAATTAAATCTCTTCATTATCTTATGGAGCAAAGATATTCTTTCCTAAAGAAAGGAGATTCATTAGAATGGATGACTCCTCAAATTCTTGTTATTGATGAATTTGCAAACCTTATGTTGCAAGATAAAAATAATGAATTTCATGATGCTTTGTGTGATTTAGCTCAAAAAAGCAGAGGGGCTAACATTTTTATTATCATTGCTACTCAAAGACCTTCTGCCCAAATCATCAGCGGTAATATAAAAGCAAATTTTCCTGCCAGAATTGCTTGCAAAGTCGCCAGTCATTTTGATTCTAAAATCATACTAGATGAAGTAGGCGCTGAAAATTTATCTGGTAAAGGAGATGCTTTGATTAAAGATAATTTTAGATTCTTAGAAAGATTCCAAATAGCTATGACTTCTTCAAAAGAAATTTTACAAAATGAGCGAAAATATAAAATTTATTCATGATTTTTTTCATAAATACCAAAATGGTATTCATACATTATACACCAAGTATAGTAAGAAAATTTCTAAAGAAGATTTTCTAGAAAATTTAGAAGATTATCTTTTAGATAATGTAAAAAATTATCTTGTAGAAGATATTGATAACATACTTTTTTATAATAGCAATCAGTTTGCTAAAACATATTCTTCTTTTTCTAAGAAGAATTATATTTGTCCTGCATGCTTATTTCACAATAAAATTAACATTTTATCAGGATCTAAAATATTAGATTGCAATCAATGCAAACAACAATTAAAACAATGTAAAGAAGAAAAATATATTAGATTATATAGATATTTTTCTTATCATTATAAAGCAGGCTATAGATGTAATGGTTGCAATAGGTTTATTGCTGATAATAAATCAAAAAATATTATTTGCCCTTATCCTGATTGTAGCTTTATTGGAGATCCATCTGATCTAAAAAAGATGCATCATCCAATATTGCAAAATGTTGCACCCCCACCGCCCATCTCTCAAGTAGAGAATAAATTACTTAACAATAAAGCTTTATTGCTTAATAAAATTGTTGAAAAACAAAGTAACCAGCTTGCTTTTAGTACCAGCGCCTTTACCGTTACACATAAATTATTCGTATATCAAGCCTTTAAAGAGTTATTAAACCAATTTCCAGATCAAATGACAGACTACTTACTAGGTAATAGTAGGTCTGGAGGTTTTCAACATAAAATATTTCAAAAATACATTTCTTTATTAGAAAACTCTTTTCCAATTCAAATAAGAAAAAACAGAAAATTTATTATTATAAATAATTTATTAGATAAAAACTTATGTTTATTTGATGGTATTTCTGTTTTTGAAGCTGTTGTACAAAATCAGACCATTAATAATAACACTTCAGAATATTATATTGGTGGAAGATGCGCTACTTATTCTAAGCCTTATTATATTGGGAAAGTATTATCTATCATTAATAATGATACAAAAGAATCGATTATTCATTTATTAAAAGAATATTCTTTTAATAAGATAAAGATCAATGTACCAGACAATACTGTAGTTCAAGTTACTCATTTAAGAGTTCCTCCCCACTATCAAATGGGAGGCATGGTATATGTAAATAGAATTAGAAAGGCAATTATCGATGAAGCAAAAACATATGAGTAAACAGTCGTTTGGTTTAAAAGTTAAAGTTAACTTATCTTATGCCTTTATGGCGAAATCTAGGTGCAAAGCCTGTAAAGGTCCACCCGAATTTTACTATCATAGTAAAACCCCATATTATCACCAGTCTCCGCATACTAGCAATTTAATCTCTTCTTTTTTACAAAATAAATTTAAAGTAGTAACAGATTACTATTTATTCGATAATCCTTCTAACTTTAATAATTTGGCAGCTTTTTCAGCAAAAAGCTGTACCTCGTATAATGCTAGATATCATATCAGTCGCGCCCCAGCTATTTATGGAGGTAGTATGAGAATAGATTATCTTGCTTGTAAATGCAGAAGCACAGTATGGGCTTTTAAACAAAGCACTCCTACCGAAGAATCAATGGCTAAAAAAGCAAGAACTACTTATAGTAAAAAGTTTATTTTTTAACTTATTTACAATAAATTTAGGTAAGATAACAATTTAGATTATATCATTTTTATTTGATATAAACTTTTTTATGAAAAGGTTATCTCAACAAGATTGGATATTAAGAGCTAATATAGTTCATAACTATAAATATAATTATTATAATGTAAATTATGTAAGCGGTAAAAAAAAAGTTGTAATTATATGTCCAGAGCATGGAGAATTTCTGCAGAGGGCTGACAATCACCTTTTCTTAAAAAGAGGCTGTATGAGTTGCGGGAACTCAACGCCATTTACATTATCTTCATGGATCGAAAAATCAAATAAGATTCATAATAATTTTTACAATTATTCTAAAGTAGATTTTAAATCTATTAAAGGTAAAGTAATTATTATTTGTCCAATTCATGGAGAATTTTCACAAATTGCAGAAAAACATCTTTATGGTGGGTGTCGTGGGTGCGCAAATAATAAACCATTCGATTTACAAAAATTTTTAGATAAGGCTCATCAAATACATAATAATTATTATGATTATTCTTTAATAAAAATAGTCAATAATACTACTTCTAAATTACCTATAAATTGCCCCAAACATGGACTTTTTTGGCAAAACATTAAAAATCATTTAAAAGGTAAAAAATGCCTTAGGTGTAGTAATGGTAATAGTTCTAAAAAAGAAAAATTATGGTTAGATATTTGCAGTGTTCCAAATGATCCATTACATAGAAATGTAAAAATTATTATTAATAATAAAACTTATAAAGTTGATGGTTTCTTTAAAAAAGAAAAAATAATTTATGAATTTTTAGGAGATTTTTGGCATGGGCATCCTAAAAAATACAACCCTATTCTTTGCAATAAAGTTTCTAATAAAACTTTTTCTTCTCTCTTTACAAACACAGTACAGAGAATTAGATTATTCCGCGCCAATGGTTACAAAGTAATTTCTATCTGGGAATCAATTTTTGATAAAAAATACGGTAAATTAAAATGAGTAAAACATTAGTAATTGTAGAGTCCCCCTCTAAAGCACAAAAAATTCAAGAATATTTAGGCAACAATTATATCGTTATGGCAAGCAAAGGTCATATTACAGACCTTGCTAAAGGCGGTAGGCACGGTATCGGTATCGATATAGAAAATAAGTTTAAACCTAAATATGTGTTAATGGATGATAAAATAGATCTATTAGATAGTTTATTGTCAACTGCTAAACAGTGTGATTCTATTTTAGTAGCGCCCGATCCTGACAGGGAGGGGGAGGCTATTGCTTGGCATTTAGCCAATCGTTTAGAAGATGTAGGTAAGCCTATCAAGCGAATGGTTTTTAATGAGATCAAAAAAGACAAGCTTCTTAAGGCGGTAAAAGAAGTTAGGGATATTGATTTAAATTTGTTTCATGCCCAAGAAGCTCGCCGCATATTAGATAGGTTGGTAGGGTTTACAGCCTCGCCATTTTTAATTAATTTTTTTGGTTCAAATCTTTCTGCTGGCAGGGTTCAATCCGTTGTAACTCGTATGATTACTGAGCGAGAAAAAGAAATTGAAGCATTTGTGCCAGAAGAGTTTTGGACTATTCAAGTTGCTTTAAATGATCAAAATAAAGACACATTTATTACTAAATACAATACTCGTTTAACGGATGCTAAAACAGCATCACAAGTTAAAGATAAATTGTCTAAAGCCAAAGACTATGTAGTGACAGAGGTTTTGGCAGAAGAAGAAAAGCGAGGGGCTCCACCACCTTTGGTAACTTCTACTTTGCAGCAGATTATGTCTAAAAATCATGGCTTTGGTGCAGATAGAACTATGAAGGCTGCTCAGGCATTATATGAATCTGGATATTGTACTTATATTCGTACAGATTCTGTTCGAGTGGGTGATGATGCATTAGCTGAGGTTCGTGATTTTATTAAAAATAATAATTATGAATTGCTTAAAAAGGCAAATGTCTTTAAAAATAAAGATGCTGCGCAAGATGCTCATGAATGTATTAGACCGTCAGATTTATCGTTATTACCAGGACAAAACTTTGCCATTATTGACCCAGACGAGAAAATAGTGTATGAAACTATTTGGAAGTATTTTGTAGCTAGTCAGATGGCACCGGCTGTATACAATACATTAAAAGTGACTGTTGCATCTAAGTCTGATTCTAGTTTAGAGTTAAAAGCTTCTGGCAAAGCTTTAAAGAGCAAAGGATTTTTAGAGGTATTAGGAGTAAATGATGATAGTAAAATTGAGATTCCTAACCTTAAAAAGGGTGATTTAGTCGATTTATCTGGTGATAAAGCTGTTAAGTTAGAGCGCAAGCAAACTCAACCACCTGCCAGATATTCAGAAGATAAGCTAATTAAAGAGTTAGTAAATAAAAACATAGGTCGCCCAGCTACTTATGCGGATTTGTTGAGTAAAATTACATCTCGTAATTATGTAGAGAAAAAGGGCAATGTTTACCATGCTACTGAGTTAGGCAAAAAGATCACAGATATTTTAACACAATTTTTTACATTTATGGATTATAATTACACTGCTGATCTAGAGTCTAAATTAGATTTAATTGAGAATGGAAAAGAAGATAAATTAGAGATGTTAAAAAAGTTTTACCAGGTGTTTGCTAAAGAAATGCATAATGCTTATGCTGCTTATGTGAAAGATAGGCATTTGTGTAAAAAATGTAATCATTTTATGATGGAAAGAAATGGCAAATATGGTAAATTTTACGCTTGTGTAGCAACGGGTTGTAAATATATAGAAAATATTTCAGCTTAATTCAAATTTTTGATTGTTATATAAAAATATAGAAAGAGCAAATAAAAAAATGGATAATAAATTACAAGATGCATCATATCTTACTCCTGAAGATATTGAAATGCAAGAGCATTTATGCGAGGAAAGATTAAAGAGCTTAATTACAGATCGATCTATTGTTGTAGATACTCCTCGACCTGATAGTAATTTTATTGATTTAATGAATTGGGTACAGCATCATTTTTCTTCAGTATTAAAAAATAATTCAAATATTGAAAAGTTTATTCATAATAGAATTATTATTGACGGACAATTTCTTCAATATTGTGAAGATAATGATATTTCTGTTCAATGTTTATATAAAGATTCTATTATTAGTTGGAAAACCGATCATTTTTATGAAAAGTTTTTTGTTCAAGGAATCTTCTTAATTAAGACAAAAGAACTAGAGTTTATTCATTGTGCTTTGTTTCACAAAGGAAATCAAAATGAAGACGAAGTAGGGTTTTTTAATTTATTATCTCACTCTAATTATAATAATTATTTGGTTTTTAGGAACTCATTTGATGAGTGGGTACAAAGAAGGGATCGCTCTAATCTTCATATTAGGGTAGTAGATGGTGATGATATTCCATATACTAAAGATCATTCTTGGGATGATTTATTTCTACCTTCTAATATTAAGTTAGAACTAAAAAAATTAGTAGAGAATTTTTTGGCTAGTAAAGAATTTTATCAAAAAAACAAAATGCCTTGGAAGAGAGGCGTATTGTTATATGGAAAGCCTGGATGTGGAAAGAGTTCGCTTATCCGCACTATTATGGCTCAATATAATTTTAAGCCAGTAACAATTATTCCTGGGGCTGATGATAATGCAATTAGAGAGGCTTTTGCTTATGCAGAAGATCAAAGTCCTTCTTTGTTATTTTTTGAGGATTTAGATTCTATTCTTGAGAAGAATGATATTTCTTCTTTCTTAAATTTGATGGATGGCATTGCTGCTAAGAATGGGTTATTGATTGTTGCTACTGCTAATGAAATTAAAAAGCTGAAACCATCTATTACAGATAGACCTTCTAGATTTGATAGAAAAATGGAGATTCCATTACCTGATCAAGAAATGGCTTTTGCTTATCTTAAAAAATGGTTTGGCAATTTAATTACAACTAAAAAATGTAAAGAGCTTGCCAAATATACAGAAAAATATGAGTTATCTTATGCTTATTTAAAAGATATTTATATTTCTTCTATGTTTGAAGCTTTGTCGAATAATCGAAAAACTCCGACAGAGAAGGATATAGATACTTCAGTGGCGCGTTTAGTTAAAGAGAAAAATCTTTTGACTGGCAAGCCAATTAACATGGACAAATATCTAAAATAAAGGTTAAAACGGGTTAGTTTAACAAATATGAGTACAACATATAAGAAAAGTAGGAAACCTCTAACCAAGTCAATGAAAGGGGGTGATTCGGAGACAGTCGTGGTCAGCGACAATAGCAAATATGCTAATATTGAGCCAGTTCAGCTCAAACCTTTAGAAGTTGTGGTTTACAACAATGGATTTGATAAGGCACTTAGAGCCTTTCGTGCACTTGTGCAAAAAGAGAAGATCTTATCTGCCTTTAAAGAAAGGCGAACATATGAGAAGCCTTCTGTGCGCAAGCGTAGGAAGCGTAGTGAAATGAAGAGAAAAATGATGGAGTTAGATACTAATAAGGATTTTTTTCATAAAAAATCTTTTAAAAATAAAAAAGTAGTAGAGACTTCAGATAATAAAGATTGAGTTATCATATGTCCCAGAGCAAAGTCAAATTATATAAACATCCAGATAGGAACAAAGAGACAATACATAAGCCCTATGTTCCGCAATATCAGTTAATGGGAGTGGAGCCAGAGGAATGGAAAAGTAGTCCAGTCCCTACCGATACTCCTGTATTACAAAACAGTCAAGATAATCCTAGATTGAAAAATACAGGATTAAGACAAGATATTAAGATATCTGGATCTTCATCTAAAAATGTATCTATACCAAATGTAGGTCAGAATAGAGACTATACTTGGTCTGGAGTAGATGGAGACATTGTTGATGACATAGAAGAGATTGATAATCAATCTTCTATGATTGATAACAATGATTATATATCTGACCAAGCTTTGGGACTTTCTGATTCTGTTACAATTAAGCAAGAAAAACCAAAATTACAAAAGACAGAAGAAGATATTCTTTCTGTAATTGAAAATTTAGAAGATAAAGATTATTTATTGCTAGTGAATGATGTGGTTGTTTGTTCTGGTACTTTAGATAAAGTAGAGGAGCAAGTAAAAAATTTAGCTTTTGGCGAACATGAGCTTTGTGGCGGAGAGCCTATACCAGTTAGCGATTTAATTGTTTTAAAAAAAGTGCCAATCAAAATTGGTGTTTTTCTAGATTAGAGGATTTATGAGCCAAGAGCCCAGGAAAGCGACAGATATCATTCTAGAACTAGAATCTAAAATTAATACTTTGTTGAGTATATGTCGTAATCAAGATTTAAACATTAAATTATTATCTAATAAATTAAATTCTTTAATGGAAAAAATAAATAAATTAGATAAAGGCGCATCTACTAGCAATAAAATTGTAGTTGAAGCGGTTAATACTGTGACACATCCTAGTGTTCCTAACGAAAAAAACATTCCAATTTCTTCTGAAAATAAAATATTGTTAGAAGAACAGCCATTGGGATTTAGAAGAACTTCTAGACCAGAGACTTTTGCAGGCGATGATAAGTACTTAAACAAGAATAATGCCTCTAATCAAGTCGTTTTTCCGATGCAATTGCCAAGTATGAAAGATACTCCTGCAGAAATTATTGTGCCGGATCAACCAAAAGAAGCTGCTAAAAAAGAAAATAAAGTTATAGCCGCAGCAGACTCTTCTGTTCCAGTAGTTCAAAGAGTGGTTGATAAAAATGGAAAAGGAATATTTCTAGCAGATGTAGAAATCGTAAATGCTGAGAGTTTAGAAACAGTTTCTAAAACTAGAACAAATGGAAGTGGTAAGTGGATGGCTTCTTTGCCATTAGGCAATTATAAAGTTACAGTTAAGAAAAGAGAATCTTTATCTAAAGAAAAAGCAGAAGTAAATCAAAACGTTCAAATAGATGGCACTCGATCTAATGTAGAATTACCAGTAATGATATTGAAAATATGAAAAATTATTTTAATGTTTTATGTGTAGATGTACCTTGGTCATTTTCTGATCAATTAAAAATGTCTGATATAGCTAGGGGCGCGGCTGCTAATTACAGCACTATGACCATTGATAATGTAAAAACCCTACCAATTAAAAGCTTAGCTGACCCTGAAGGAGCTATTTTAGCCTTATGGACCCCATCTTCTTTATTACAAGAAGGTTTGGATGTAATGAAGTCTTGGGGGTTTCATCAAAAACAAGTAAATGTATGGGTAAAGTCTAAAAAAGATCCTTTTGCTAGTCTTTGTAAAAATATTTTAAAACAAGCAAAAAAATCTAATCAATTAACGTTAAAAGAATTGCAATCTATATTGCAAGATAGTTATCAAAACTATGACTATAATAGTTTATTGTCTTTTAATATGGGAAGGCTGTTTAGACAAACCCATGAACTATGTTTAATTGGCATTAATAATAGTAAAATTTACAAACACTTAAAAAATAAATCTCAAAGATCTGTTTCTTTTGGAGAAAACTTAAAACATTCAGCTAAGCCAGAGCACTTACAAGACTCTTTAGATTTAATGTTTCCAGATTCTAGTATTAAAAAAATAGAAATCTTTGCTAGAAGACAAAGACCTAATTGGCTTTGTGTTGGAAATGAAAGCCCTATGACTCATGGAGAGGATATATTTGTATCTGCAAATAAATTACAAAATCTTACTCCTACACAATATAATGATTTAGTTACTACTAGTCAGTACGCAGATTTACATTCTAAATGGAAAGCCATCTGATGTAATCATGGATAAAAAAACTTTGTTGTTAAATTCTAGTTATGAGATATTATCTTTTATTTGTGATAGAAAAGCTATTAAGCTATTACTAAAAGATAAGGTAGATGTATTGTCTATTTGGGAAGATAAAATTAAATATGGTTCTGATCAATTAGATTATCCTGCAATTTTAAAATTAAAGCATTTCGTAAGACGAGCCCCACATTTTATTCATTTTAGTAGGCAGGCTATAGTTAAAAGAGATAGACAAACTTGTCAGTATTGCTTTAAAAAACTAATGCCTTCTGAAGTAACAATTGATCATGTTTTGCCCAGATCAAGAGGTGGGGTAAATTCTTTTACTAATTGTGTAGTTTCTTGCTTGCCTTGTAATAATAAAAAAGGTGATAAATTACTAGAAGATTCTGGTTTAGTATTAAAAATGAAACCAGTTCACCCTTCGTTTAATGGAACTATTTATTTTAATTACTCAAATAGCTGGCATAAAGACTGGGACTTTTTCATAGATAAATATTCATGAGTATTTAATATGAATATTTATTTATGATATATAGGTAAATATGAGTCAGTCTAACTGTAATTGCATTATTTGTGCGCAAGAGTTTAATCCTAATGATTCATTAAATGAAAAATTATCAGATATTAATATTTCTAATTTTAAAATTTGCATTTCTTGCTTAGAAATAAGTGATCCTAGCAATGACTATAGTGAAGTTCGTGATATTGTAAATACATATTTAAAATATTCTTCTAGTAAAGAAACAAAAATTTCTGATAGAATAGAAAAAATTATAAAATTTCAATAATTGTAACTTTTTCTTCTTCTTTTTGTTTTTCTGGTGGCATGTAATCAATATTATCTAATTCTAAATATAAGAAGTTAGGTGTTTCATTTTTTCTTTCTTCTTTCTTGTAAAGAAATGGGAAAAAGTCGTCCATACTACCTCCAAATAAATAATTATTTATTAATAGGATTATTATGCTCTGTTCTAACTGTACTAGTCTTGCTTTTACATATACCAAAAAAAAGTGTGTTAGATGTAAATCAGATGTAAATATAAATATTTATATTTTATGCGATACATGCGCTAAAAAAGATAATTCATGCAACGCTTGCTTAAAAAAAATAAATTTATCTCCTCCTAAAAATATAGTTGGCAAATGTCGTTGTGGTGGTTAATATCTTCCTTGTAACATTGGCTGATATATAGGTTTAAAATGATAATTACTAATAATGAAGACGCTCTTCGAGTAAAATGCGAAGATGTATTAGTAGATGAAGTTGGAGAGTTAATTTCTACTTTAGAAAAAGAATTAGACTATTCTAATAGGGTGGGCAGAGCCGGAATTGGCTTGGCAGCACCGCAAATTGGTATAGCTAAAAATATAGCTATTGTTAGATTGGGAGAATTTAATTTTAATTTAATTAATGCCAAGATAAAACAAGCATATCACCCCTCTATCTTTAAAGATGAAGGGTGCTTATCCTTTCCGGGAAGAGTAGAGAATACTACTAGGTTTCAAGAAATTTTGGTAGAAAATAATTTCTCTACATTTCCTAGTTTTATTGCGACTGGTTTATTAGCTGTAGTTTGTCAGCATGAATTGGATCACTTAAATTCTAAGTTATTCATGGATTATGCTTGCGTTCCTTTAACAAATAAAAAGCAAAAAGTGGGTCCAAATGATCCATGCAAATGTGGAAAGACAGATCCTGTAACTGGTAAAATTAAAAAATTTAAAAAGTGTTGTGGTGTAAAATTATGAGCAAAAAAACAGACGATTCATTAGAAAATTACATGATGTTAGCAGAAATTTTACTTAGGGTTACTGCTTTAGAAAAAACTTTATTAAATAAAGGCATCTTTACAAAAGAAGAATATTCTAAAGTAGTAGAAGAGGTTTCTTCAGAAGCTGCAAAAAATATTTTACAAAAAGCTTTAAATTCTGGAGAGATTAATAAAATGATTGAGTCAGACTCTCAAGAAAAATTTAATAAAAACTAATGATTTATATTACTTCAGAAAATGAGTTAAATTTAAATTATCCTGTAGCTTGCATGTACTTTTATGCAACCTGGATGCCATTCCATAAAAGAATGGCGACAATGATTTCTAAAATAGAAGAAAAATACAAAGATAAAATTATTTTCTATGCTATAGATGTAGACTTTTTTAAAGCAATTTGTAAGCGTTATCAATTAGACTCCATTCCCGCCATTATTATTAATTTTAATAATAAAGAAAAGTTTAGGGTAAATGGCGTAATAATGACTTCTGCTTTAAAAAGTGTTTTTGTTGATATATTTAATGAAAAGGAGAAGTCATGAGTAAAGCAGTTAAAAAACTAAGTAATAAAACTATTAAACCAGAAGCGGCTACAGAAGCCGGTAAAATATGGCAAGAAATTAAAGACAAAAAAATAGAAATGTTTGCACTACCCGATCAGGTAGTGGAAAAATATTGTAACCCTATTTCAATAGAGCCTTCTAAATTATATGTCATTCCCTCTGCCCCTTCAGTACTGCCTGCTTTAGAGGTAGCTCTTGGCAGCAAATATACTGTTACTTTGGCTGAAAAATATTTAATTGTAGCTAGAGCTTGAAAGGATTGTTATGCCCTTTGACGAGGAAGAGGATAAAAACATAGCCCCTAAAATAGGGCTAAGAAATGTAAGTTCTCAAAAGTCTATTTTTGAAAAGATTCCTAAAAAGCCAACAGCTGAAGATTTTGACAAGAAAGTAAAAGAAATACAAGAAAAATCTTCTGGATACAAACAAAGGGCAGCTGACTTAGCTTTATCATTTAAGAAAATGATGGAAGATAAGACTTTAGTTCAAAATAGATCTATTTTTTCTAATGAGTTAGAAAGAGAAACATTAGGGAAAATGATTCAATTAGCAGTTGAAATAAATAATGATCCTAATGAGCAGGAAGGTATGGGCTCATTAGGATGGATTACTTTATTGTTTAAAACAGTCTTATCTCAAAGAGACAAAATAAATAATTTAGAATATAAAGTTTTTCAGTTAGAAAAGAAAATAGAATCAGACGCTTTTTCTGAAAAAATTATTAAACAATTACAAGCTATTGACAAAAAAAATGTAAATGAATAAGTTATCAGAAATTAACCGGGACTATCTATTATTGTTAGTTTCCCAAGAAAAAGAAAAATACAATCAATACATACAGTTATGCGCAATTTATCAAGTAACTCCGGACCCACTAGTTATGGCGAGACATCATGGGAAGCTGGAGATATTGCAGATTTTGATGAAAGAGATAGGTATCAAGGTCTAATTAAACAAGCAAATTCTGTTCCTATTCTTCAAATCTTTAAGATGTATCATGTTAAGATTGATGACGGTAACAGAAAAATTGTATGTCCATTTAAAAATCACAAAGGAGGTAGAGAAAATACTGCCTCTTTTTATTATTATCCTAACACCAATACATATTGGTGTTATGGTTGCCAACAAGGTGCTCATCCAGTAGATTTTGTCATGAATATGGATGGTTCTACTAGAATTAAGGCAGCTAAAAAAATCATTGAGCAATTATCGTCATCTGTAGATAATATAGAATTATCTTTTCAAGATGATTTTTTTGAAATATTAAAAACTATGATGAAGTTCTCTAATCATGTGAGAGAATTTAGAATTAATTATCCAGACGATAAATCATTTGAATTTATAGAAAAACATTGTAAGATATTTGATGATTTAACTCATAAACATCAATTAAATAATGAAGCTCTTATAATGGTAGTAAATCAGTTAATTCAAGCTATTGATAAATATAATTTATGACACAAATTCTTATTCTTGGCGATCCTCATCTTGGAAAAAGTGTTGCACTTGGTAAAACCAATTTAGGATCTAATTTAAATACGAGACTAATAGATCAATTAAATTTATTAGATTGGACTCTAGAGCAGGCGATAGAATCACACTCTTCGCATATTATTGTTTCTGGAGATGTTTTTGAAGAGCCTAAACCACACCCGTCTATTATTGCCTTATTCTTAAATTGGCTAAAAAAGTGCCAAACATATAATATACATGTTCATATTGTCATGGGTAACCATGATGTGCTGCGTAGTGGATTTGTGTATACGTCGCCATTAGATATTATTAATGAGGCAGAATTAGATAATGTAAGTATCTATAAAGACTTATCTACTATTTTTATAGATACCACTGCCATTACTTTTATTCCTTTTAGAGACAGGAAATCATTTGCAGTTAATAGTAATGCACAAGCACTCGCTCTATTACAAGATTCGTTAATTTATGAATTATCTTCTATTCCAGTTACCTATAAAAAAATAGTAGTAGGGCATCTAGCTATAGAGGGGTCTATTTTTATTGGAGATGAAATAGATGACAATAATAATGAATTATTCTGCCCTATTTCTATGTTTCAAGGATATGATTATGTATGGATGGGACATGTTCATAAGCCTCAAGTTTTAAATAAAAAACAACCTTATGTAGCCCATATTGGTAGTATGGATGTTTCTAATTTTGGAGAATCTGATCACCAAAAAATAGTTGTTATTTTTGACTGCGAGAAGAATGCTTTTCTTAGTAAATCATTACCTACTCGTTCTTTAAAGAAGATTACGATCTCTATTCCTAAAGAAACAGAGGATCCAACATCTTATGTTTTACAAGAGATTAAAAAATCTTCTGATTTATCTAGAGCAATTGTAAAAGTAGAAGTTTCATTATCTGCTCCAGAATTGAAATCAATAAACAAAAACGAGATAGAAGATTATTTATTATCTCAAGGAGCTTTCAATGTCTCTTCTATCTCTGAATCTAAAAAACCAGTTTTAATTAAAAAGAAAGAAGATTCTTTATTAGATAATAAAATGGATGTGGTTACGGCTATAAAAACATACGCCTCTCAGTATATAGAAGAAAAAGATAGATCCGATTTTATTAGTTTAGCTTCTGATATTTATAATACTTATCAAATAGAATCAAAAGAATGAAATTATCTAAATTATTTATACAAAATTTTATGTGCCATGAATCTAGTTATATAGATTTTTCTCAATTTAGCTCTGCATTAATAGTAGGAAAAGTAGATAATAATGATAATTTTTCTAACGGTGTAGGCAAATCTACTATTTTTAAAGCGATTGAATATGTCTTATTCAATCAAGCAGATGTAAATTTAGAGAAAATTATTAGAGATGATGCCAATTCTTGTAAAATTATAATTGATTTTATTGATAATAATCAAGAATATAGGCTTTCGCGCCTTAGAACAAAAAAAGGAACAACCGATGTTTCTTTATATAAAAGAAATGCTGTTCAAGGTGAAGATGATGTAGTTTATCAAAAAGATGGACTAGCAGTAACAGACAATAAATTCTGGCAAGATATCTCTAGTCGTAGGGCAGCAGATACAGAAAAAGATATTGCTAAACTTTTAAAAATAAATTTTAAATCTTTTAGAAGCACTGTACATTTTATGCAAAATGATTTTTCTGGCTTGGCTACAGCAACTCCAGAAAAAAGAAAAGGAATCTTAAAAGAAGCTTTAAATTTAGCTATTTATTCTAAATTAGAAAAAATAGCTAAAGAAAAATCTAATCAGCTATCTAAAGAAATTGATAAAACAAAAACAATTTTAGAGCATTTAAAAGATCCCAACCAAGAAATTGAGTCTTTAAATAATCAGCTTACATCTATAGATAATAATTTAAAAATTAAAAATGAATCTTTAGAGCCTATTAATCAAGAAAACAGTAATTTAAATTCAGAGCTAACTAATTTAGTTTCTGAGTATTCTGTATTAGAATCTAATTTTATTAATTTAATTAATAAAGAGAAGTCATTATTTCAAGAAAAAGATAAGATAGAATCTTCTATCAAAGACTATTCTGTTAAAAAAACTAATATGATTAAATCAGCTAATGAAGTAATTGCCGATTTAAAATCATTAAAAGAAGAGCAATCAAAGTTACAAGATTTAGATTTTTCATTAATTGATAAAAATAATGAATTAATTACTGCCGCAAAAGAGATTGTTTCAGAGCATAATGTTTTTATCAAAAATAATTTACATAAAATTTTAGAGCTAAAAGAGCCCTTAACCACAGACAGTGTTTGCAAGCATTGTCGTCAACCAGTCTCTATAGAATATAGACAAGAGTGCCAGTCTCAAATTAATCAACAAATACTTGATTTAGAAAATAAAGTTGTTGAGTCAAAAAGTATTATTAATGAAAAAAATATTTATGCAAATAAATTACAGCAAGAAACTAATATTTTTTTTATTTCAAAACAAAAATTAGAAAAAATCTTTGAAAAAATTATTGCTAAAAATCAAGAGTTAATAGATAAAAAAGCATTGCATTCTGAATGCATTACTACTTTTAATGCCTTACAGCAAGAGCTAAAGCAAAAAGAAGAAGATATTCAAAAAGTTCAAGCTGAAATAGCTGCCTCTTCTAAAAGCCAAGGAGATAAATTAAAAGAAAAAATACAAGCCCAAAAGAATTTAATTCAAGAATCAAATAATAAAATCTCTTCTTTAAACAAAGAAATAACTCATTTAAATAGTTCAAAGGCAGTTATTCTACATACATTAGATCAAAAAAAGAAAGATTTGACTAAAAAAGAAGAGTTAAATAGCAATTTATCTAAGTTAGATAAACAGTTTTCCTTATACCCTTCTGTACTACAGGCTTTTTCTTCTACAGGAATACCTAATTTATTTATCCAAAATGTTTTAGATGACTTACAGGTAGAGTCTAATTTATTGTTAGAACAGTTAAAACCTGGATTACAACTTTCGTTTTTTATAGAAAAAACAAAAAATGATGGCACAGATGCTGATACTTTAGATATTTTATATTACATAAATGGAAAAGAACGTCAGTATGATCAATTGTCTGGCGCTCAAAAATTAGCAGTTACTTTTAGTTTGAAATTAGGATTATCATTTTTATTACAAAAAATGATCGGTACTAACATTCAATTCCTTATGTTAGATGAAATAGATCAATCTTTAGATAAGGCTGGCGTAGATGCTTTTGCAGATATTGTTAAATTTTTTCAAAAAGATTTTACTATTTTAGTTATTACTCACAATGATAGGCTGAAAGATAAATTTACTAATGGGATTTTAGTAGAACAAGATATAAATATGGTTTCAAAAGCAAAAGTCGTCTCTTCTTGGTGAATTATGTATAAATTTGCAATTGTCGGAAAAGCTAATTCTGGTAAAAATACATTAGCTAATTTAATTTTTGAACATATTAAACATTATGAAACTAATTTAAATAAAATAACTAATTTCGAAGAAAAAATAAAATTAGTCGCTTTTGCCGACCCTATTAAAAAAATGATTGAAATTATGTTTCCATCTATAGATAAAAATTATCTATATGGATCTTCTTCTTTAAGAAACTCTGTTATACCAAATGCATTTAAAGACAATCAGCCACTAACAGTTAGACAGTTATTAATTGATCTTGGTACAGGATTAGGTAGGTCATATAATGAAAATGTATGGATAGATAATTTACTTTTTAAATTAGATACGGCTGAAAAAGAAAATGCCTTGGCTTTTGCAGTTCCAGATGTCAGGTTCGTGAATGAATGCAAAATTTTAAAAGAAAAAAAATTTTTCATAATTAAATTAATTAGAGATTCTGAGCTAAAGATAAATCACATCAGTGAAACAAACCAAAATAGTATACCAGATGAAGAATTTGATTATATAGTTTATAATAATAAGACATTGGACAAGCTTGCTGACCAAGCAAGTCAAATATTTAATTGTCTAAAAGATAATAAAAATCAATAAGTTATATTCCAGTATAAAGATACTGGTCATGAGTATAGCTTTCCTAAAAAAAGAATTTTTATCTAGATATTTAGCGGTAGGTCCCGATAAATTTTATCGGGAACTACTAACGTATTGCATTAAAAAAATAATGGAAGCTCAAAAAGAAAAAAAAGAAAATTTGACAGTAAATTTAGAATTATTAGACTATTACGATCAGTTGATAATTTTGTATAGAAGAGAAGGTGATTCTAATTACTTAGATTTAGCTAAGTTAATTAGAAAAGCCGCCCATAAAATATATAGGGTAATGTTAAAACAAAATTTAACTAATAAAAATAATAGATTTTTAAATTTGGTATAATATGGCAGTTATTAGTATAACTATTACACAATCTGAAGAAGAAATAGTTGCAGGGTTTCCTAAAACTGTTTCTATTTCAGTCAATATTCCTTCTACTATTTTTTATACGCTAGACGGTAGCGATCCTGATTTATTTTCCACTATTTATACTGGACCTATATTTTTACCTATAGATTTACTTTCTCTTACCTTAAAAGTATTTGCTACTAATGGTACAGATTCTTCTCCTATTGTAACAGAAAATTATGTAACTGATATTTTAAATAATACTAGATTGCCACACTCTGCAACTACTGTGCCAGCTGGTAAGAATATACCAGGGTTATATCCATTTGGTACAGCACCTTCTCAGCCAGAAGGAGAATATTTAAATCCAGGTGACGCTGGTATTACTGTAGATAATCCTGCTTTGCCTGCCGAACCTACAGGATTTGACGGCAAGGGGCAGCCTAACGCCTTTACCAACGAGCCCTACAATGTAGAAAATTACAGTATTGTTTATTCTACTACCAATTATCTAGGTCAGAGTGGTAAAGGGATTGGCAATTTGCCTGGTAAGGTAACAGTACCATTTACTCCCGAGATACCAGAAGAAACTTCTCAATTTACAGCTACCTTTGATCCAAGAGCTTTTGTTATTTTTCAAGACTTTGAAAAAGAAAACCCAGATGATCCTGCTCAAATTAATCGTCAATTTTTCTCATTGCAAGACCCAAATGTAGTTAGAGATGGCAATAGTTATTTTACTCATGGATTAGATGCTCCTCCAGCAAATGGATCTTTTTTAAAGTCACATTATAATCCAAGAGATAATACTATGACTTATTATTATTTAGATACTTGGGCAAATAGATGGATTATTTCTAAAACTCCTTATAGACCTACTGGAAGTTTCGATGGAAACTTATCTGCTATCAAGTTTTCTGGAAAACAAAAAGGAGTTGGAATGGTGTTTCAATGGCTCCCATTTGCTCGCAGAGTTCTATTTTAGTTAAAATAGTTGGTGTTATATACATTGCAGACACAAAATGATTAAGATAATAAAAAATGGAAAATATAGTAAAAGATTTAAGATTAAGTGTTAGTAAGACAAAAACTTTTTTAGATTGTAAAGCAAAATATAAATTTTCATACATTCAAAAACTTCCTAAGAAAACATGGGAGTTTCATACTTTGGGAAAATTTTGTCATAAAGTCTTAGAAGATTTTCATAATGCCTATATTAATGGATCTTCAAAACCATTAAATATAGAAATGGGAATTGCTTATAAGGCAGCTTTGGCTGAGTATGGCAACAATATGAGCCCAGAAATGAAAAAAGAATGCTGGGATTTAATTGACAAATATTTAAAAATTGTAAGCGAAAATAAAAAGAATAATACGTCTCCCAATGTTATAGCTTGTGAAAAAAGCTTTGATTTTGAAATAGCTGACAAAGTTATTTTAAACGGGATGATTGACAGAATCCAGATCGATGCTGATAATGTCATACACGTATGTGACTATAAAACTACAAAAAATAAAAAATTCTTAAAAGATGACTTCTTTCAATTATTAACATACGCTTATGTTATTTATTTAGAAGATCCTACAATTACTAAAGTAAGAGCATCTTATATTTTAATGCGACATGATTTTGAATATATTACTACAGAATTTTTAGTACCAGAAATTTTGCAAGTAAAAGATAAATATTCAGAATATGCCAAACAAATTAATTTAGAAAAAGATTATACTCCTAGCCCAAGTAACTTGTGTAGGTTCTGTGATTTTTTACAGTCATGTGATGCAGGAAAACAAAAATGTTCTCCAGACTCTATCTATGGAGAAGTTCAGTGGTAATTTAATAAAGAGGAATATATGCAAATACACGTAACTGAAATTGAACCATGTAAATTAAAAATTCAATATCATTCAGACCCAGAACAGCTTTTAAATAAAAAAAATGAAGTTTTAAACGCTTTTAAAAAAGCTCCAGTTCCAGGATACAGAAAAGGAAAGGCTTCCACTGACGCAATCAAAATGCATTATCGTTCTCAAATTGATGATGCCCTAAAACGCGCCATGGCAGAAGAAGCTTTTCATAATACTATTTTTGAAAAAAATCTTAGACCTCATGGAGCCCCAAGTTTTACCTCTGCATATTTAATGGATGGCAAATTTAGCTGCGAATTCCAACTACATACCAAACCAGATTTCGAACTTTCTACCTATAAAGGTCTAGAAATACCCAAACCACATGAAGCAGAAAGCGCCACCCAATTGTCAGAACGTATGATGCAAGATCTAAGAATTAAATTCGGAGACGCTGTTCCATATACTGAAAATGATTTTGTTCAAAATGGCGACAATATTATTGTAAATTATGAAGGCTTTGTAGATGGTGAAAAAAATGAAAACCTTGTAGCCGAAGGAGAAATGGTTACAGTAGGCAATAATCCTTTGCCCGAATTTGATAATAATCTACTAGGCATGAAACTAAATGAAACTAGAGAATTTACTGTCAAAGTCCCAGATAATGGATTGCCTTCTATGGCAGGTAAGACTGTTAAGTTTGTACTTACTGTAGTGACAGGATCTAAATCTATTCCTTGCGCATTGGATGATAATCTAGCCGCTAAATTAGGAAAAGCTACTTTTGCAGAATTAAAAGAATATGTAAACGGATTGTCACAAGTTCAAGTAGCTAATAAATTTAGACTCTCTTTAACTGAATCTGTTGCTAAACGCTTAGTGCAAGATCACCATTTTAATGTGCCTAGCTGGATGGCACTCTCAGAAGCTAGGTACGTAGCACATACCGCTAAAGTAAATTGGGATACTCTAAATGACTTAGATCGAGCAAAATATATAGAAATTGCCACCAGCAATGTAAAACTATCTCTAGTCCTAGATAAAATCAGAGAGTCTGAACCAGAAGCCCAATTAACAGACCAAGAAGTTTTTGATATTATTAAAAATAATTTGGCTAATAGTAAAAAAGGATCTATTGACGAGCTTATTGCACAAATGAATAATACGGGCTATTTGCAAGTCTTAATGTCAAGAATCAAAGATGAACACGTATTAGATTATGTTCTTAAAAATTGTAAAGTAGTAGAATGAGGTAAGTAAAAATGAGTAATTCAGAAGAAAATGTGTTTCCAGCTAAATGGGCAAAAATCTTAAAAGAAATCCCAGAATTCAAAGAAATGGCAGAATCTTCTTCTCCAGAAGATTTAAAGAAAATTATCCTTACTTGCGAAGGTAATCTCTATAATATAGAAAAAGAAAAAACCCAAGACCATAAATTAAATGGTGCAAAAGAATTAGTAAAAGAATATACTGCCCCATATCGAGATGCAATGAAAGTACAAACCGCAAAAGTAAAATATGCCCTCTTTTTGCTAGAAGGAAAAGGAGAAGAAGTAGGCGGATCTACAGAAGAATGATCTAGTAATAAATAAATATTACTTTGCTATGAATAGTCAATAAACATTAACCTAAATAACTAGCCACTAAACAGTGGCTAGTTATTTTTTCTTATATAATAATATGAAAGTAGAAAGACATAGTATCCAATCTTGTTGTGGAAAAAAAGCTCTTATTTTTAAAACAGATCAACCCTTAACAAAAGATATCTTACAAGTTTTTGTTAAGTCAGGTTTTAAAGAAACAGAACACTTTACTAAGGCAGGTATTTTATATGTAGATAATTTAGATTTTGTAATCACCGGTCCATTAGGATCTAATAGGTTGCAAATCAAATGCAAAGCAATAGATTGTGAACAAAAAATAAATAGTTTAGAACAATTTTTGCTATCAATATAAGATATTATCCCTTAAAATAAAGGAGATAATGATGACTCAATATGATCTTTTTGCCAAGATTTCTAGACAATTTGAGTTAATCACCACCAGCTTCCATGAAGCAGGACATGTTATCTATGCCCTGCTTCATAAAGCAAAAGTATATGAAGTATACATCGCCTATAATAAGCAAAGTAAACGTATAGAAGGCTGCTGCCTATACGAAATTCCAGACCCAATTAAATTTAAAGATTCTTATCTTGCAAAATTTTTAGCAGAAAATGAAGTCGGTATAAAATATGCCGGGCTAACTGCAGAAAAATATCATTTTAAAACATTATCCGGCTCTGATAAATTTCCACTCTTTTTAAGAGATGGATCTTCCGATGATACTTTATCAGCCGCTACCATCATCAAAAAACATAATCTCGCTCCACCAGGTAAAAAAAGATACGACTTTAAAAAGAAAAAAATAAAAGAAATATTATCTGTTTTACAAAATAATTGGTCAGATGTTTCCTTAATCGCTCACTCCCTATTCGCTAAGAAAAAATTGCCCTTCCAAAATATAAAAAATATTTTAATTCGTAAAAGTATAAATAAAAAATTTTGGAAAAAACAATTTAAAATAATTGAAGACATTTCTAAAAATTTAGAGACCATTGACGAGCAATCTCTAAAAATTAAATTTGGTCTGTAAACCATTATATTATATTCCCTAATAATATGCAAAGCCACATCGGCTTAGTGCTTTTTATAAGACTTGCATTTATTATAATACCTAAAGGATAATTATGACACCTTTCGTAAGCCTACATAATCAAACCGATTACTCTATCCTAGATTCTACCATCTCCGTCAAAAACCTGTTCAATAAAGCTAAACAATTAGATTATCCAGCCATCGCTATCACCGACCATGGTACCCTCGCCTCCGCCTGGGAAGCCTATAAAGTCTCCAAAGATACCAATGTTAAACTAATTATTGGCTGCGAATGCTATTTTCAAAATGATAATAAAAATCCAGAAGATAAATTCAGACATTTAGTATTATTAGCAACTAATGCTATTGGATATAGAAATCTACTTACCTTAAACAAAAAAGGCTTCGATCATAACTCCTTTTCCGGTAAAAGAGTCTATTCCGTCATCGATTGGAACCTACTTCAAACTTATTCAGAAGGTCTTATCTGCCTCACCGCCTGCGGTAATGGTATCATCAGCCAATTACTCACCAAAGGTAAATTTGATGAAGCTGAACGTACACTCTTAAAATTAAAAGAAATCTTCCAAGATAAATTAGGCGTAGAAGTTCAGCCCAATAACATGAAACGTGGCTCCAATGTCTATAATGACGAAATTGATCAACAATTCCTTAACCGTAGACTTATTGAACTGGCTAAAAAACATGATGTAAAAATCGTCCCCGCCTGCAATGCCCACTATCTAAATAAAGAAGATCATGATATCCATGATGTTCTTCTTTCTATCGGATCTCATCAGCCCAGATATTCCAATTTTCGCCTCAAATATCCAGTACCAGATTTCTACCTCAAATCCGGTGAGGAAGTTAAAAACTTCTTCTCAAGAAACTATGGTGAAGAATTTGCCACCCAAATCTGCCAAAATACTATACACTTCGCTGATATGTGCGAAATTCCCAACTGGATCGATCCTAAATACTCTAATCCCTCCGGTAAAGAACTTCCTATCTTTCCCGTTAAAGATGAATTAGATTATCCACAATTCTTACAATGGTCTTCCTCTCAACCAGAATTTGTCCAACAACTATCCGAAGATAAACAATATCTTCGCTTTGCCTGTGAAAATAAATTCCCTCGTATTAAATTTTCTTCCGATGAAGAAAAATCTCTCTATCTCGACAGAATCAATGAAGAACTAGATGTATTAGAATATCATGGCTTCTCTAGCTATATGCTAATCGTTGCCGATTATGTTAACTGGGCCAGAAAGAACAATATCCCAGTAGGTGAAGGTCGTGGCTCAGTCGGTGGCTCCTTAATCGCTTATCTATTAGGAATCCATCAAGCTGATCCTATTAAATACAATCTTATCTTTGCCAGATTCCATAATAAAGAAAAGAGCAGCTTTCCAGACATAGACCTAGACTTTGCTCCTTCTGGAAGGGAGAAGGTTCAAAACTATCTTCGTCATAAATACGGAGATGATCATGTTGCCCACGTCTCCAACGTTAACACCATCACTCCAAAAGTATATGTTCGAGATATTTCTAGAGCCTGTGAGCTAGGCGGCTCCAGAGAAGAAGCTATTAAATTAGGTAACGACGTAGCAGATTGTATTCCATCAGATATTCATTCTATTGATGATGCTTATGAAAAAGTACCACTCTTTGCCGAGTATTGTAAGAAATATCCAGAGTTCTTAAAGTACAAAGATATTTGTGGTAAATATCGTGCTTGGTCTACCCACGCTGGAGGTATTATTATTTCTGCCAGACCTCTTACTGGTTTGGTTCCACTACGCCGAGATAAAGATGGTGCTCTAGCACTAGAGTATGATAAAGATAAAGCAGAAGAAAATGGATTGGTCAAGATGGATACTCTTGGCTTGTCAACCTTAGATATTATCGGTGAGACTTATCGCTTGATTAAAGAACAAGGTAAGCCTTTGCCCCCAGATAGTTTAGACTATGAAGAATATGATGAGAAAACATATGAACTAATTTCTAAAGGTGATACTTTTGCCGTCTTCCAGTTCGGTACTTCTGGTGGAACAGTAGATTTGTGTAAGAGAATCAAGCCTAGAAGTATCAATGATCTAGCCAACATTAACGCCTTAGCTCGCCCTTCTGCTCGCGATATGCGAGATGATTTTATTAAAGTCAGAGATGGTAAGAAGCCTATAATATTATTACACCCTAATTTAAAACGAGCCTTCGCTAATACTTATGGGTTTGGCTTATATGAAGAGTGTCTTATGTATTTGGCTCAGGACATAGCTGGTTGGAGTCTTCATTCTGCGGATCGCCTTAGAAAACTTACTAAAGAAAAAGGTAAGAATCCTAAGAAGGTTCAACAGTGGAAAATGGAGTTTATCGAAGATTCTGTAAAGAATGGTATTAATGAAAATATTGCCGAGAGGATATGGATAGATGTCGTAAGTGGCTTCAATTCGTATGGGTTCAACGCGGCTCACGCAGTTTTATATTCTATGGTTTCTTACAAGACGGCCTATTTAAAAGCTCATTATCCTGTTGAATTTTTGTTAGCCAACTTGATGGCAGAGGTAAAGTCTAATACTCCAGACGCTAAAGTTAATATTGAGCGTATTAAATCGGAGTTACGAGCCAATAAGATTAAGATTTTACCACCAGACATTAATAAATCTAAGTTACAATATTCTATTGTAGGCGAGAATCAATTAATTACTGGTTTGGATGCATTGAAGTTTGTTGGTGATGAGGCTATTAATGATATTGTAGAGAAGAGACCTTTTACTAATTTCTTTGATTTTATGGTTAGGGTAGATTCTAAGAAAGTACGAGCTAACAATATACAGGCATTGATTGCATCTGGGGCGATGGATTGTTTCAACTTACCTCGCAAGCTTATGTTTTTGTATGTATCGGATTACAGGAAGAAACTACAGGTATGGTGCAAAAAGCATGATCCATCTAAGGAAGAGTTTATTTATCCATGGTCAAAGGAATTAGACTGGAGTATTGCTGAAAAATATGCATTAGAGCAATTTTATATGGGCGAGTCATTTGTATGTAAGCCGCCAGTGGCATATGGTAGTTTCTTTAAAGATGATCATATTGTGATTAGGCAATTAAAAAATGCAAAAGAAAAAACGCCATTACCTTCTATGAAAGGAATTGTCAAAGATTTTTTTGAATTTAAGGTTAAGAAAGAGACTAGTAAATATTATGGTCAGCCTATGATTAAGGCTACAATTGAAGATAGAAATGGGGATCGTTGTAGTTTGACAATTTTTCCTGATAGGTGGGCAGATCTTCAAAAATACTTAAAGAAGGTGCATAACAAAGTAGTTTTTGATGTTGGTTTGGGTATTCATTTTTCTGGAACGGCTAATATATATGAGCAAGAGCTTGGTATTATTTTTGAAAAGATGTATAATGTAGCCCCGCCTCCTTCTTTGCCAGAAGATTTAAAATCTAAAAAAGTATCTTTGAAAGATGCTAAAAAAGAAATGGATAAGCCAGCATCTTCTTTATTGGAAGAAATAGAAAACAATCTTTATGATCAGGGATTAATTGATTTAGATTCTGAACAAGAAGATGATTGATATATATTGTTGAAAGGAAATCTTATGAAATGCATTTCATGTGAATCAGATATTAATCCTAAATGGAAACATGCCATTGATCAAAATATTTGCCCATATTGTGGGCAGTCTATTATGGATGAAGCGTTAAAAAACTTATTGTCAATATTAAATGACACTATGGTTAAAATGCAAGATTATTCTGATCAGTTAAATGATTGGATGTTATCTAATTTTAATTTTATTAGAACAGATTCTGAAAAATTAATTAATTATGTTCCAAAAGAAGCTTTAAAAGAAATTAAGCGAGTGGAAGATCAAAAAGATTTTGAGGAAAGAAAAGAAAATAAAAAATTCACTGTAAAAGTAAAGACAGATGCTGGAGAGCAAGAGGTATTGGCAGAAAGAATACAATCTGAAGACAAGACCAATGAATTTTTTAAGAGGGCAGAGGCTGTAAAGCCCAAAATAGAAGGATTTCAGAATGCTTCTGAAAAAACAGAGCATTTAAAAAAATTGGCGCAGCAGATTAAAAGAGTAGGTACTCCTTTATTGGCTAATGAAAGTGGAAGTTCTCAATTTTTATCACCTGAGTTAATAGAATCTGCAGATCCAGATGCAGTATTAGAGATGCAGTCTTTGTTAGATGGAAATGAGATTTCTTCATCTTTAGGTGATGTGAGCATAGATGATGACATTCCTTCGGTAGTATTAAATATGGCAAGTAGAGCTAAATCTAAAAGTGGATCTAATCCGGCTGATTTAGTTAAATTACAGCAGTTGCACAGCAGGGTAAATCAATCTAGGCAAAATTTTGAATCTGGTTCAAATCGTGGAAAAGGAAGTTTTTCAAGGTCTTGAGATAAAATATGAGAGTAATTGATAATAAAAAAGTAAATATGACAGAAGATGAGTGGGGGATGTATCAAAAGATTGTAAAATCTTATACTACCAATACCAACAAAGGCGAAGATTTATTCATAGATTTATTTGAGACAGACGATGCAGGTATTATTATTTTTTTAAAACCTCCATCCAAGCGCCAAACTAGTTTTGAAGTTTATTTATTTTTAATGAGCGTAATGGTACATCAGCACTTGCGCGCAGCGCATTCAGAGGTTAGTAATATTGTATCTCAATTCAAAGATAAAATAAAAGAATTAGATTCAAAAATTAAATCATTAGATGAAAAAATAAGTTTAATAGATAATAAACAAAAAAAGAAATAGGAATGTATTTATGAGTCGCAAGGTAAGATTAGGCGATTTTTTAGGAAATGAATTAGAAGAAGATTTTGTTAATTTTGACTTAACTGAAATTCAAGAAGTATTATTACATTTACAAGAGTCAGACCCAGTGGATTTAGCTCATGCAGAATTGTTACAACAACAAGCTTTGCGAGGAGCTGATATTCTAACAGAATATTTAGGTAAAATAGTAAAAACAGTGGGTTATTTAGAATCTAAAATTAATTCTGTTAAAAACAAAGCATCTTTAGAGTATAAAGCTCCTGATGGTAGTAAGACTACTACAGATATGAAAATTTGGGCTGGTAACTCATCTCCTGAAGTAGATGAAATTTCTATTAGCTTAGCAAAAGCTAGAGCTAGTAAAGTAGTCTTAGAAAAGAAATATGATATAATAATAAAAAGCCACCATCATTATAAAGATATTGCCGCAGGTTTACGTCGAACTATTCTGGGCTATACTCCCACACAAGCAACTGAACGTGAAAAGATTCCAGAAGGATATGAATGATTTATGAATAGTTTTTTAACTATTATTGGTATTGTTAGCACAATTCTTGTTTCTAGCTGGGCTGTATTTAAGTATCTAATTTTAAATAATTATAGACTAGATAATGAAATAAGTAAAAAATTAATTAATAAAATTAAAAAAAATAATTCTAAAGCTTGGGTCTTATCTAAGGATAAAGTAAAAGATCCTAAATATCCAGAAATATATGAAGCTTTAGTTTTTTTAAATGGCTGTTTTTTTTATTTTGGTAAAAATGAAAGATTGCTAACTACTGGTTGGGAAAGTAAAGAAAGTGTTTCTTATATTATTTTTCCAAGATGGCAAAGAAGCAAAATTGATAATATGTTAGATGGCTCAGATCAAGATGATAGTACTATTTCTATCATGGCTTTAGTGCCAAGAGGATCTGATAGATTAGGGCAGCTGATTTGCGAATCTAATCCTAATATTTATTTGTCTAAATCAATTTATCAAGACATTGAAGAAGATTTAAAATTAGTTTTGTCTGGTAAAAAAAGAAAAACAGGATGTTTGTTATACGGTCCTCCAGGTAATGGTAAATCACAGTTTGTTAAGTATTTAAGCAAAAAATACTGCTTGCCCATATACATAGTGTATTTAAATCCTGAATACAATAACTTAGATATTTCTTTAATGTTCTCTACTATTCCTCAAAGATGTATTGTTTTAATGGAGGACTTTGATAATTATTTTCATGGTAGAGAATGTGCTATGAAAAATGATCAAGTTAAATTTACTTTTGATTCTTTTATTAATGCATTAGATGGCGTTCATAATGATTATAAACAAGTTATGTTTATTATGACAGCTAATGATATTACTAAAATAGATGATTCTATCAAAAGCCGACCCTCTAGATTTAGATTTGTGAAAGAAGTAGGTCCACCAGATGAAGAAGTAAGAATGAATATTCTGAAAAATCTACAATTAGTAGAAGAAACCAAAGGAATGTCATTAGACAAAGTATTCTCTTATGCCGATAAGTGAGGATTTATGAAAAAGTATTTATTACTAATTTTATTTATTATCTGTTATTCTTCTAATGCTTTCGCTCAATCAGATATTAATCCTCCCATGCCTAATGTACTATTGCTAGTAGATAGTTCTGGGTCCATGGAAAGAATGATTGATAATTCTTTGCCTAAATGCAATCCTGGAGTTACTACTCCATTAAATCGTTGGGCAACCTTACTTACAGTCTTGAACGGAACTCTTGATAATTATTCATGCCAAGAACTAAAAAGAACAACATCTTCTTTTAAGGCAGAATATTCTATTAATAGTGTAGAGCCTTACGATGAGCCATATAGTTTATCTTATCATCGACCTTTGTCCAAAGATAGTGCAGGCAACATTTGTGCTCTAGGTCCTGGTATTTTGCCCTTTTCTTGGCTAACTTGGCCAGTTCCAAGCAATGCTTTTAGAATTCATCCATATAATGATTTAAACAAATTATGTTCGCCTGGCGCTTTCAAACCATCTTATGATGGAATTTTAGACGTATTTGGAGATAGAGCTAGATTTGGACTAATGACATTTGATACTTCTCCAGACTCATCTACAGGATCTAATGGACCTGATTATTCTATTAGTTCTGGTATGAATGGATTGTGGAGTTATTACGCTAATTGGGGTAATGGAGGAGTGTTTGCTAGCGGTAATCCAGCAGGATGTTCTCCTAAAAAATTAGAAGTAGGCGCCCGTAATCAGGCAGCTCCTCCATGGGAAGGTAGATTTGTACCATTTGGACCATTTGATGAATCTCCAACTAATTCTAAAGCTAGAACAGAGTTCATTCAAACTGCATTGCTCGCCATGAGACCTTATGGAGCTACGCCTTTAGCTGGTATGTTGTCAGACGCTCAAGGATATTTTAAATTAGATCTTTCTAAAGATCTTGATAATAAACCAATTAGTCCATCTTTTGATCCATATGTTTTAGGTGGATGTAGAAAAAATTACATTATCGTACTTTCTGATGGAGAGCCTAATTTAGATTTACGACCTGAATGCGCTGCTCCTGGAGGCAAATGCCCTTATTCATTGCCAGAACAAATTGCATATGAATTAGCTAAAGATTTGAATATTAACCAGCAAGTTAAAACTTTTGCAGTAGGATTTGGTTTAGCATCAGGGGCAGGTTTTGATTGTAGCCAGGTAGATCCTGTAACTGCTTTTTCTGCTAATGGGATTTGTACTACTGCATCTGGCACATTAAAAGCTTGTTGTAATTTACATAGAATTGCTTATAATGGCGGCACAGAAAAAGCATATTTTGCAGATAATCTTGGTTCATTAAAATCTGTTTTATCTTCTGTATTATCCAATATCACTAATACTTCTACTAGTAGAACATTGCCAGTTTTTTCTTCTGCTACAGTTACATCTAATTCCTTATCTAATGCACCAGCTATTGGTTATCAATTTGGGTCCTCATTCTCTATTCCTGGAGGCACTGGATTATGGCAGGGCAATTTAGATAGAAAAAGGTATACTTGTTCTTCTCAAAATGGAGTATTACAAACAGTTATTAACCCTGTAGATCCATTAAAGGGAGATGATTTTGCTTCGAATATTAATTCTAATGACATAGCTAATCCAAGAAAATTTATTACTTATATTAATAATACGGGTGTTAATATTTTTTCAGATAGAAGTGCTAGACCAAATTTATTAAGTAATGATGGTTTAGGTATTACTTTTGGAAATATTATTGGTCCATTAAATGGTCAAAGCTTCTCCACACAATTATCTAATTTAAATAATTTAAAAGCATTAAATATTGATCCGTTGAATGTACCTAATTTGTGCGATCAGTTTTTAACTGATAGTGCTACAGAATGTGCTTTACGATTAATTCGTTGGAATGTAGGAGAAACTACACCAGGTTTTTTTTTGACTAGAGAACCCGCTTTTTGCCCAGCTAATTCTACTTGTAGCGAATTAGGATCTATTTATCATTCTACTCCTTTTGTAACTGGAACTCCTAAAGAATATTTAAGAGACGAGTCATACGCAAATTTTGCAGTTACTCAAAGCAAAAGACCATTAATGTTATACACGGCAACTACAGATGGTCAACTACATGCTTTTAAAGTTTCAGCAAATGATAACAATGACTTATTAAAAGTAGATTTATTAAAAAATAATGAATTATGGAGCTTTATTCCTCCAATTGTATTACCTCGTTTATTAGGCTCTTTTAATCAGCAATCTATATTATTAGATGGCTCGCCAATTGTAAAAGATGTAGTGTATGAGAAAAATGTTATTGAGGCATCAAATAATGGGTCAGTTTGGAATAGCATATTGTTAGCAGGTGGTGGTCCTGCCGGTGGATTTTATTATGCCTTAGATGTAACAGATCCAGTTAATCCTAAATTTTTGTGGCAATTATCTACTGATGTAAATGGAAATAAATTATTTGGAAGAACATCCCCTACTCCTACAATTGCTAATTTATCTATTAAAGACAGCAGTGGTCAAATTAAAGAAATAGCTGTAGGTATTTTATCAGGCGGAGAGTCGCCCCTAGCAGCAGGGGCTTGCAATCGCCAGCCAAAGCCTTATACTATCTTTAATCCTAAAGAATCTTATGGAGTGCGGGGGTCTGTCAAGTGTTGGCAAAACAATGGTCAAGAAGGTCCTGGCAGATCATTGACTATTGTTAGACTAGATACTGGAGAAGTATTAATGAACTTTAGAGGCTCTGATGCAGAAGGACCTCCAGGTTTAGTTGCTGCGGGTAAGTCGAAAGTAGTGCCATTTGATTCTCCTATTACAGGAATTCCAGTAGCATATCCATCTCAAACAGGGCAAGTAGCTTCTAAAATTTATGTAGGAGATGCAGATGGATCTCTGTGGAGAATAGATGTTTCTAGCTCAGATCCTCAATTATGGAGCGCAGATTTAATTTGGGATGCTTACTCTTTACCTACAGATAATTATTTATCTGGGGAAGCGATTCATACTGCGCCTATTGTTAGTGTAGATTCTTTTGGAAATAATATAATTTTATTTACTACAGGAGAGCAATTACAATTAAGCAATGGAGATCAGGCTGTAAATCGAGTATGGTCATTAAAAGAATCTATAGTTAATTCAACTGTTAAAGTTTCTGAAAATTGGGTACAGCCATTAAATAATGGATCTAGAGTAACTGGAAATTTAGTTTTATTTAATGGGATTGTATATTTTTCTACTTATTCTCCTTTAGTAAATAATAGCAATGCTTGTTCTATTGGTTATGGTTCTATTTGGGGAGTAGATTACTTAGCTTCTAGCAATGGAGGTCCAGTAGCTAGGTACGCAGTAGATCCTAATGATTTATCACAAGGATATGTAACTAATGTAAAGCAGCCAGACGGGACATTAATATTTGGAATATCTTTAAATCAAATTCCTACTTGTATAGAGACTCAAGTATTTAATGATCCGTATTTAGGTAGTAAGATTGCTGTATCTAATGCTAGCAGTACATCTTTTCAGTTAAGTTTTCAAACAGTGAGTACTGGTCAGAACGTTGATAATTCAAAAACCAATACTGTTACTAGGGCGATACCAGCACCAAGACAAGTAACAAGAATAGATTCTTGGGCAAGTGTTGTTGAGTAATTTTTTATATTTAAAACCTGCAAATGTGGGGTATATACTGTCGGACACAACGTCTATTTGGAGTAAGAAAATATGTCAAGTAAACTAGATGCATTTTTTAAAAGTTATGCAAACTCAGATGAGCAATTAAATTATCAAGTCGCAAAAGATAGGTTAAATGTCAAATTAAAATCAGTCCCTACCGGATCACTATTATTGGATGAAATTCTAGGTTGTGGCGGATATCCTTTAGGCAGGATTATCCAATTATATGGACCTCCTGGATCTGGCAAAAGCTTATTAGCTATGTTGGCAATGAAAGAGGCGCAACAACTCAACTCTGAGTCTCAACAAGTATTTATTGATGCAGAAAATACATTTAACGTTGAGTGGGCAGAGCAACTAGGATTGGATACTTCTAGAGTTATTATCGTTGATGGCGATTTAGCAGTTAACGGTCGTCGTTGCTTCGAGATGTTATTAGGAGAGCCCAAAGAAGATGCTAGAACCCATGCTTTAGTTGGTAAAAAGAAAGAGGGTCTCTTAGATAAGATTGTTTCTAAAGAAATAGATGTAAATCTTATTATTCTAGATTCATTAGGTGCCGTAATTCCTCCAGGAGAGGATGTAGCTGCTGTTGGAAAAGCTAACATGGCACTAATGGCAAGATTCTTAACTACAACATTTAAGAAGCTTGCTTTAGAAGTAAATAAAGCTAATGTTCCATTTTTAGTTATCAATCATAAAAGAGACAATATGGATCCTTATGGCTCTGATCATACTTTCTCTGGCGGAAATACATATGCTCACTTTCTTTCAGCCAATTTATATTTTGAAGCGGTGATGAGAAAAGATGCAATGATTTTAGATGAAAAAGATAATAAGATTGGTCATACCATAAGAGCAACTACAGAAAAATCAAAATTTTGTGCTTGGCCAAAAAAATGTGAATTTAAAGTAGACTTTGGAATTGGAGTAATTGATCGTCATGAAGAGATTGCACAACTAGCATTAGATTATAATGTGGTTAGCAAGCCAACATCTGTTACACATGAATATGGTGATAAGAAATGGGTTGGATTTGGAAAGTTCTGTGAAGCTATTAAAGAGGATCCTGCCTTAGCAGAAGAGTTAGTTCAAAAAATTTCAGAAGCTCGTGATGTGAAATGGGAAACAAAACGACAAGAACAAGAAGCATTAAAAAATAAATCAGAAGAAGACGAAGATAGCAAAAAGAAAAGAAAGGTAAAGTGATGGATAAAGATTTTTCAATTGGCGTAGCTACCATTCCTACAGTTGGGGCTATTAATAAAAAACCTATTTATTTAGTATCGCTATCTCATTCTAGCGGTGGGAAATCAGGCACTACATATCAAAAATTTATTTCTATAGATAAGCCAGACTCACAGAATGGTTTTATTTTAGCAAAAGGATTCTTTTCAGAATTATCAGACGAAGAGATAATTAAAACATTTAACGACCTGTTGACACAGACTCCTAAGGAACTTATACTAGACATGTGGTTCCCCTGGCACAGGGTACACAGCATCAGAAGTTTAGTTTTCAACGCAAATAAAATGCAAACATTAGTGAAATGAAAGAAAGGGTAATAAAATGACATCAAATACAGAAACAAACGTAAACGATCTAGTTCTCAATGGCGTACTAAATGTAGTTGTACCAAATGGCGGGCAAGTTGCTTGGACAGGTACTATGACACAGCTTGGTGCAGCAATTCGTAAGATCACTCCTCGTGCTCAGCGAAATATGCTTCCAGGCTCACCTAGTGCACTACGAGTAGTACTAAATCGAGTACTAAGTCGTCTTCGAGCCCGAAAGGTGCGTGCTACTTTTGGTCGCACTACTGATCATGCTCGTGTACGTTATGTTGAATTTACACGATGAATAATTAGATTATAATAGTCCGATTATTGTTAAACAGATAAAAGTACCGTTAGTGTACAATAGAAAAAAAACAGTTAGGAGAAAAATATGAATACATTCGGTGAAGTATCTTGGGAAGATGATGTCTTTTCAGGTGGTGACAAACAAAAATCCAATGCAAAAGATTTGTTCCTTCGTTTAGACGAGGGTTCAAATGAGATGCGAATCATCACTCAACCATTTCAATATTTAGTACATAAATATAAGAAAGATCCCAATAATCCAAAAGATTTTGGTCAAAAAGTTTCTTGTTCAGCAATTCATGGCAGCTGTCCACTTTGCACAATGGGAGACAAGGCTAAACCTCGTTGGTTGCTTGGAGTGATTAGTCGCAAGACTGGTACTTACAAAGTATTAGACGTTTCTTTTGCAGTATTTAGCCAAATTAGAAAATTGGCTCGTAACACTGCACGATGGGGCGATCCTACCAAATACGACATTGATATCGTAGTAGACAAGAATGGTGGGGCAACTGGGTATTACTCAGTACAACCTATTTCTAAAGAACCACTATCAGCTGCAGACCAACAAATCAAAGACAATGCGGATTTAGATGATCTCAAACGTAGAGTAACTCCGCTAACTCCAGATCAAGTTCTGAAGCGAATGGAAAAGATCAGTGGCGGCGGAGAAACTACTTCTGTGGCTATGCCCAGCAAAAAGCCTGAACAAAAGTCAAAACCTGCGCCAGTAAGTATGGATGATGACGACGATGCATTTCCATCTTATGATGCCTGACATTAAAAGCACTTAGAATTAAAAAGGAGCTAGGTTTAAACCTAGCTCCTTTTTAGCTGTTATATTAGCTTTCAATGACTAAAATACTGGGAATTGATTGCTCATCAACAACAATTGGATATTGCGTATTAGAAATTGATGATTCTAATAACATTAAATTTGTATCTTGTAATTACATTAAGCCTATAAAAAAAGAAAGCATAGTTGCAAGATTAGCTGATACTAGAGACAAGATTAAGAAAATAATAGAATCAGTATCTCCAGATCATATTGTAATAGAAGATATTATTCAATTTATGTCTGGAGCTTCTACCGCTAAGACTATTATTACACTAACTTCTTTTAATAGAATGATTGGTTTATTGGCGTATGATTTCTTAAAGAAAGAACCAAATTATTTTAATGTCATGACTATCCGTCATGGAATAAAATTAGAAAAAACCTTACCAAAAAAAGAAGATATTCCAGATCTTGTCGCCAAACATTTACAAATTACATTTCCATATCAGATCAACAAAAAAGGTTGTATTAAAGTAGAAAATTATGATATGGCTGACAGCATAGCTGTTGCTTTATATTATTCATTATTGTTAACTAAAAAGATTAAAGGTAAGAAAAAATGAATTTAAAAGAAGCCTATTCTACCCTTGGCTTATCAAATCAGGCAACAGAAGAAGAAGTAAAAAAGAAATATAAAGAGCTAACTAGGAAATATCATCCAGATGTAAATAAAGAGCCAGATGCTGATGCTAAATTTAAAAAAATAAATGAAGCTTACACTAGAATCAAAGAAGGCGATGAACCAGAACCTGATTCTTTATTTTCTGGGTTTTCAGGATTTAATCCATTTGGTGGTAGAGTAAAAGCTGTCCCTCAGCATATCTCTATTCAAACTACTATTTCTTTCCAAGAATCAGTATTAGGGACAAAAAAGAATATTTCTTATTCTAGAAAAACAAAATGCAATTCTTGTGACGGAGATGGTCTCATTAAATTAAACAATGGCTGCGACAAATGTAAAGGAAGAGGGCAAATTACTGTTTCTCGTGGTCAGATGATTTTTGTGCAAACATGCGACAAATGCATGGGTAAGACTAAAACAGAAAAATGTTCTCCTTGTAAAGGAGAAGGTTCTTTAGATTCTGAGTGTAATATTCATGTCTCTGTTCCTGGAGGGGTGTCTGATGGCAATATTCTTAGACTAGCTGGTATGGGAAACTATGTCGGTCAGTTTATGGGACTAGATCAGTCTAGTGACGTACATCTGTATATTCATGTGGAAAATAATACTAATTTGTCTTTAGAAGGATCAGATGTAATTTCTTATCTTAAAATTTCTTTATTGGAGGCATTGCAAGGCTGTGCAAAAGTAGTTCCTACAGTGTTAGATGAGAAAGAAATTAATATTAAGCCCTTGTCTAAAAACAAAGACGTAGTAATAATTCCTAATCTAGGAGTAAATAAAAAAGGTAATCAAAAAGTTTATCTAGAAGTGGAATATCCACAAAATACAGATCAAATCATTAATTTATTACAAAATAAGGACGCTTAATGCCATTTTCTATAGTTTGCTCAAATCGTGGTTGTGGAGACTTAATGGAACCATACTTAGATCCAGCTACAGATAAAGTATATTGCTCTAAATGTGAGAGAGAATTAAACAATATTACGCATTTTATTAAAATGCAAATGAAACAATTTAAGCAATATCGACCTAAAAAAACAATTTCTTTTGCAGTTAAATGCAAAAATTGTAATATAGAAGAGCGTCCCCAAATTCAAAATAAAGAAGTAATTTGCCCTAAATGTAAAGCATTGCATTCGCATCTTAGTCAGCCCTTTAAAATCATGCTATTAGAACAATTAAAAAAACCGCAAGATATTTAATATGCTACAAAAAATCGTAGATGCTTGTCATTATTTGCTAAATAACTATAGCCAAGCTCAAGATTGCAAAGATTACATCAATAATAGATTAGATGAATCTGGGCAAAAATTATTCCAGTTTGGATATTTTCCTAATTTAGAAAATATCCAAGCATTAACTTCTATTGTAGGAGAAGAAGTTTTATCTCAACATTCGCTTCTTTATTCTAGAGATATTGAAGATTCTTTATTTCCTAGAAAGATTTTATTTTCTTTTTTTGAAGATCATCCTTTAGTAATGCCATACAAAGATGTATATGGTAACGTAATTGCTTTAGTAGGCAGATCTTTACTACCAGATCATCAACGCAAAGTTTCAAAGTATAAAAATACGAACTTTGCTAAAAGCAAACATTTGTTTGGTTTGTATGAAAACAAAAAAGAAATATTAGAAAAAGGCTGCGCCTTTGTAGTAGAAGGTCAATTTGATACTATCAAGGCTTCTCAAAACAATTTTAAAAATATTGTGTCTTTGGGAGGAGCAGATATGTCAGCCACTCAACTGTCTTTACTTACAAGATACACCAATAATATTTGTCTTTTGTTAGATAATGATGAGGCAGGAGAAAAAGGTCGTAAAAAAATAACTGAAAAATATAAAGGATTAGCTAATATTACTAATTTTTATTTGCCACTGCCATATAAAGATATAGATGAGTATCTATCTCAAAATAGTTATGATTCTTTATCTTTTACTATACAAATATGACTTACTATCAAATATATAAAATTACTAATTTAGTTAATCAAAAAATATATATTGGATACACTCAAAGATCTTTATCTGCTAGATTGTATCAGCATTGTCTTAGTGCAAGAAAAAATTCTTCTAGCTCCTTGCATAAAGCTATTAGGAAATATGGAGAAAAGAATTTTCATATTGAATTATTGAAACAATACTCTTCATTTGAAGCAATGATTCAAGGAGAAAAATTTTATATTAAATTTTATGATAGCTATAAATCAGATCGTGGATACAACGATACTCAAGGTGGAGATGGTGGAAATACTAATGGTGGGAAAAAATTTCCCAGACAATGGAAAATAAATATTTCAAGATCTCGATCTAATACTTCAGCTAAATCTAGAAGAAAATTTAGTGAAGCTATTGAAAAAGAAATATGTAGATTGTATAGTGTAGAAAACAAATCGGCTTATTGGTTGGCTAAACAATATAATTGCGCTAAAACCACTATTTCTGATATTTTGCTTAGAAATAAAATAAAAATAAGAAAAACATATCATAAGTCACAGCATTTATTTTCTAAGCGACAAGAAATGAAAATTTGCAATTTGTATCAGACGGGTCAATATTCTAGAATGGATTTAGCTAAAAAATTTAGTTGTAGCAAAAATACAATCCGAGATATATTATTGAGGTATGGCATTCATAATAACTGAGGTAGTATGGAAAAAAGAAAAAATAGGAGCGACCATTATCAATATATTTTGTTAGAAACTGTTTGCTCTAATGACATGATGGAAGCTTTTTCTAATGATGATAGTATTTCTGCCAAGCTAAATCCTTTTCAATATAATGAAGAGTTACTTGATTTAGAAGACCAATTAAAAAAAGAATTTTGGCGAGTCATTAATACATTACTTACCCCTAGACAGCGAGAAGTAATTAAATTGTATAGCGATGGTTATACTCAAATGGAAATTGCTAAAATGCTGAATGTGAACCAAAGCAGTATAACAAAGTCATTGAATGGCAATGTTGACTATAAAAATGGTAAGCGAGTGTACGGTGGTGCGAAGAAGAAGATCAAAAAAATCATAGAGAATGATGAGAAGATCAAAGAAATTTTGGGCAAAATGTCTGAATTACGGGAAGAGCGTTGGTAATTGATATATAATTATGCATGAAACTATGCGTAAGATGTAAAAATGAAAGAGAAAATAGTTGTTTTAGTCCAGATAAAAAGACAACTGATAAATTAGCTAGTTGGTGCAAAATATGTTTTTCTGAATATAGAAAAGAAAGATATAGTAAAAATATAGAGCTTAGCCGACAAAATACCAACAATAGACGGGCTGAAAGAATTAAATGGCTGCAAGATTTAAAAAAATCTAAACCATGCCTAGATTGCAATAATATCTATGAACCTTACTGTATGGATTTTGACCATGTGCCTGAGAGGGGTCAAAAAGTACAAAGTGTGTCTAGAATGGTTTTATCTAATTCTCCTAAAGAAAAGATATTAGAAGAAATACAAAAATGTGATTTGGTTTGCGTACTTTGTCATAATAAAAGGTCTTACAATAGATTAATCAGCAAATTAGTTCCGTCTAAAAAACATAGACCTAATGTAGAATTGATTCAAAAATTTAAAAACAAACCATGTGCTGACTGTGGAAAACAATATGATTATTACAATATGCAATTAGATCATATTGACCCTTCCACTAAATTGTATAATATATGTCAATTAAGAAATAGAAATTTTGACATTTTGCAAAAAGAATTAGCAAAGTGTCAAGTTCTCTGTGCTTTGTGTCATAGGAAAAAATCTATAATAGAGCAAAAAGAAAATAAATATAATTTAAATAGAAAAGCTCCAGAAAAACAATATAAATGCTTTTATGATGCGTCATTAGGTTTAAAAGAATGTTTTAAATGTAAACATATTAAAATGGCACATTCTTTTAATAAAGACAAAAGATCATCTTCTGGGCTAAATACTTATTGTAGATTATGTTTTGCGGAATACAAAAGGCAAAGAAGAAAAAATAATAACCAATACATATAATAAAAACATATAATATTATCAATATTTGTCTATCTATGATAGAATACATATTATGTAATGGGAGATATGATGCCAAAATTTAATCTTGATTACTCAAAATTAGATAACAAAATTTATAAAAAAGCTTATAAACTATCAGAGGTACAAGACAAAATAGAGAAAGTAGCTTTTGATATTGTTAGATTTAAAGAAAATGATGCGGCGGCTAATTTATGGCAGATTCAAAATGCTGATGATGGGGACTATATCATAGCTATTTACAATCCAGAAGATACTATCAAGAAATCTGAATGGGAAGTTAATGTGCTTAAAACAGCAAATGCAGTAGAAGTTTCTTATAAAGGAGATCCTATTGTTAGAGTTTCAGCTAGTAAATTAGGGATACCTCCACAAGAATTAAATCAAGTTGAAAGTTATTTGCCTGCTAAGTTAGCCGAGAATAAGAAATTAGTTAAGTCATTGTTGAATGAATTATCTGTTTCAGCTAAAAATGCGGTATTAAATAAGTACCCTGAATTAGTTTAATATTACCGAATAGGATGCTTACATGAGCTTCGATAAAATACAGCAATTAGTAGGTTCCCTCGCTCAAAGAGTAGAGGATCATGAAAGATTAGCAATTCCAGTATTATCTGTGAAATTGGCTAAATGCTTGCATTCATATCCAGAGGATCAAACACTTGGTTCTATGGCTAGAGTGATTGAAAAAATGGCGGATAACAATAATTTGTTTATTCGTAAAGCTGAATTTAAAAATTTATATCATAAACTTTTTTCTAGAAACACTAAATTTGCTCAATTATTTTCTGAGGAATTAGGATTATCAGATCAATTACCAGAACCTACCTTACATCAAAGAGACGATGCTGGTGAGGTTAATGTGTATGCGGCAGCAAATCCTGTTCTTAGCAACGCTTTAAATAGTGTTTTTGATAAGAATGTTCCATTAAAAATGTATTCTCAAGCTTTAGCCGATAAAGCTGCCAGTGATGTAAGCAAAAATTTAGATTCTTGGAATTTAAGACCCTCCAATCTACAAGTAATAGATGGTAATGAGAAATTCTTAGTTATTAAAGCAGATTACGATACTCCTAAAGGAATTACTAGTTTTTATGTTCCAGTAGAAGTTCGCTCCAACAAAGTATCACAAGCCATGGTATTTATGGGTAACGCTGGACCCCAAGAGCTTAATAATAACAACGTAAAAGGCTATTTACGTAAAAATGCTGGTAGCAAATTAAAAGTTACTGGTTCTAATATTTTAGAAGTATTAACTAAAGCAGCTTCTGATAATCGTGAAGTGAGTGATGCAGAATTAGCTGTAGTTAGATTAAATGCTTCTCGCCAAGTTCAATCAGATTTTACTCAAAATCAAGTGTTAGGTCTTAAAGTAGATGAAAAAGCTCCAGGAGAAATTAAATTAGCTCAGTCTGACGAATTTAAGTCATTTGAAGAGCAATTTACCTCTCCTTATGGTCAAGTTTCTTTCCAATTTGGCGAAGATAAGGTAAAACTAGCTATGAGCCATATTGCTCGTGAACTCCATGGATTTGGTCATAAGAACCCACAAATTATAGTTACTGGCAGTGATCAATCTACTATTTTCTACGGAGTTTCATTAGATGCTGGCAAAGTAGCCTTTACCGTTCCTGTTAAATTTGCTAACAACAAATTACAAAAGCCTGGAATGTTAATTTGCAATGGATCTGTATCATCATTTGATGAAGACGGCATTAATCAACTATACATCGACAATCAAACAGATTACAAAGTTGCTGCTACAGCATCTCCATTGTTTAGCGTTAAACCCAGTGATTTAATTAATAATATTAGAGAAGCAATATCAGAAGGTAATCTTGCTAAGGCAGAAGATGCATTAAATGTACTTGCTTCTAGCGGCGATACTAAAGCATATGCTACTGGTTTCCATGTATATGCTTCTGGGTTAAATTACAAGAAGCAAGACATTACACAACATCCTATGTATAATGCAAATGACTTCTATGTAACTGCACATAGCAAACTTCCTATCTCCAAGCAAACTGGATTACCCATCAACAAAATATATATTGATAACGAAGGCAATCACAGACCACTATATCGTAGAGGCATGTCAGAGAGTTATGAAGGCGCTTCTTTTATGAATGCTAAAATCTTTGGATAAATGAGGCATTATGAGAATTTCTGAAATGTTATATTCAATTGCATCCTGGCTAGAAAGTCCAAACAATGAAGCTTTGATGTTAGCCGAAGCTGATGCAAAATGCATGAAAGTAGTTGCTAATTCTTGCGTATTGGCTGCCGCTTTATTAAAAAATGCAGCAGAAGAAGTAGATCATATAGAGCCTCCAGAAGAATCTAAGATTACTCCAGAAGCAGTAGAAAAACTAGCTAACTTAGCTGCTGTATTTGATGCTTCTGGTGATTTAGAATTAAAAAAGCAAGCCTCTGTATTAGATGAATTATTGTTAAGCATTGCCGCTCCTCCAGGAGCTATAGCTGCTAAAAAAGCTTCAGAAGATGCTAGGATGGATGCTTTAAGAAAAAAATATATAGATCCTCGTCAAGATTTAGTAGAAACTAATATGTTAGCTGATGCTCAAAAAGCAGTAGAAGATAGCGGTATGACAAAGGATTATAGAATTTTGCAAGCACCCCTTAGCACTCGTACATGTCCTGACCATCCCGGTGCGCAAATTGCCAGAGTAGGAGAGCATACTTGGCAATGTGATTTAGATAAAAAAATCTATAATTATGACACTGGATTTACTTTAAGCAATGGTGGTAAAGTGCCTGGAGGCAGTGTTTCACAGCAGACTCAACACTTAAGCGAACCAGCACATGCTATCTTCGATACACGAGAGGGACGCTTGGGTTATAATAACTGACATGGTTCAATCTTGTAAGTATAATTTACAAAGAGCAGCAGATCTTTCTGACTGCTCTTTTGCATTAAAGAGCAAATAAATTTTATGGAGATTATTTTCATGGTAATCCAAAAATTTTTAAGCCAGAAGAAATAAATATTAAACTTAATAAAACCATGAAAGAGTTATATGATAATACGCTTTTAAGAGAAAGTTTGATAAAATTAGCTGGATATAACTTAATTACTATGTGGGAATCTGATTGGAAAAAACCAAAGTCATTATAAATTTGTATATAATTTTGCATATATTATAACAAAATTAGGTATTATGTATGAACAAAACCGCTTTAAAAAAAATAATAGATCATCCGGATAAAGATGAAATTATTTCTAAATTAGTTATTGGAACATCTGCTAACGATGTACACGAATGGTTACAGGCAAAATACACAAATGTTAGTGAGGCTAAGTTTGTGATTGCTGAAAAGTCTATTCAATCTTTTAAAGATAATTATTTAGATATTTATAATTTAATTCAAGAAGACATTGCAAAATCAAAAATGGCAGTAGCTACTAACACAGAAGAGCAGCTAACTTTATCTGTTCAAAACAATAGTGCTTATAGAAGCAAAATGATGGAGTTAGCTAGCAAAGAAATAGACGTTAGGAAGATTGTTGCTAATTTATGTGTAGCGATTGAAACTCGTTTAGCACAAGTATTCGATGAAGTACAAGCAGATCCTAGAAATATAAATACAAGAATTGATAGGTTGTTGATTGAATATGCAGATACATTAGGTAATATTTTGGAAAAGTATTATAAGTTCACAGAAGTTCCGGCTAATAATGTAGTTCAGCATAATGTTACTTTACAGGTAGTAGATCAGCATATTTCGGTATTTCATGATGTGATACGAGATGTGTTATCTCAGATGGATTTGCAGACATCTTTATATTTTATGGAAGTATTTCATAAAAAAATGGAAAGTTTAAAAAGTCCTGAGAAAAATAATATATTAAATACTGATATGAAGTTGGCAGAGGCAAAACTATTAAATGAAACCATTACCCAAAAATTAAATGAGTAGTTTATGAAAATAGAAGTTTTAGAAACTGGGGCTAAAGATATTTTAGATGAAGATATTTTGGTAGATGGTGGTATTGTAAATGCCGACGTTTCAGATGAGCCTATAGAAATAGTGACTGAAGCAGATATTAAGTATGCATATCCTAATTCTGAGTACATGCTACATATTCCTGGGCAGCATAATACAGATAAATGGTTGGTAGCGGTAAGAGAATTATACACAAAAGAAAAAGATGGTTTAGATCGAACAAGTGCTTTGTCGCAGGCAACTGCAAATTGGTCTAATAATGAAAAATTAGATTTTAAAAATTGGCTTAGATTTTACGAAGAGGGTAATCACTTGAAATACAAATTTGCTCAAAATAATTATTACCTTGGTGACGATCCTGGATATTTTCTATCTATTAGACCTGACCCAATTAAATCAGAAGCAGTAGTTTCTGGATCAGATATTAATTCTGTAAAAGAAAAAGTTAGCAACGAATTAACAGATAAAGAAAGAAAAGAAATTATCAATAAACAAAGAAAAAAAGTAATCAGTAGACTAGATTCTATTGAAAAACTATTACGAAGTGATGATGGTAGTTTGTTTGCTGGAAAAGAATTAGAATCGTTAATGGAAGCTATCTTTGGATTAAAGAAAAAAGTAAGTACTTTAAATAAAGTTAGCACTTCTAACAAAATGTATCAAGATATGATTATTCGTGAAGCCAATGTTCTTGTTAAAAGAGGATATTTTGATGCTGCCGAATTATTATTTGCTTTAGCAGATGACCCAGCAGCTGCGGCAGCAGCAGCCAATGTCAGTCCTGCCCCTAATCCTATGACTGGAAGCGATACTGCTGGTGGTTCAGGTTCTGCTGGCGGATTACCAGCTTCAATTCCTGCTCAGCCTAATGCGCCAGAAGCTCCTAAGAATGATAATTCTCCTACTGTCCCAGCAACTCCTCCAGATCCTACTGCGCCACCCTCTACCGCAAATATGCCTCCTACACCTATACCTCCTCTTGGTGGCGCACCTCCAGTACCTGGAACGCCTCCTATTCCAGCAATGCCTGCTGCTCCCGCTGCACCTGCTGCTCCCAAAGAGCCCAAATCTCCTGGTATTACTAGCTTTTTAAAAGGATTAAAAGGCGTAGACTCTAATTCAATTGATGAATTAGAGGTATATGATGAAGATAATTTATCAATTGATGATGAGTTAATAGTAGAAGCTCAATTAGCCCCTGAGCCCGCAGTAAGTTCTCCTGCGCCAGCATTGCCTGCGATGACGCCTGCTCCAGTAGCTCCTGTTACAGAGCCTGCTGCTCCTTCATTAGAAGTATCAGAAGATGAAGTAACTGCTCCTGCTGTTGACAAGTCAACTTCTCCTAGTTTACAAACTTTCGATAACAAAGTAAATGAAATTTTTTCTAAAATTACAGTAGAAGATATTATTTCTAAATTAGAAGATTTGTCTAAAATCTTTAAAGTAAGAGAAGTTCCAAGACAATTAGCTATTGTAGATATGATGTTAGATAGTTTGGGATTGGCTTCATACTTCCCAGACTTATCTGAAGCAACTAACAAAGCACTAGAGTCAAACAACTATATCTCTACTCGTATTGATACAATTCTTTCTAAATTACATGGAGCAACCCAGACTAAAGAAATAAATTTGTATGGAGACAGCTTGCCTTCTACATCTCCTCAAATTGATGCTATCAAGAAAAACTTAGAATCTGGAGAAGTTAAAGAAAAAATTAGAAAACAAGTAAGAAAAGATCAAGAAATTAACGAAGCTTTGAGTAGGGTTCAAGAGTCTCCAGAAATAGAGATTGATGAAGACTTGATGCCTGCACCTCCTGCACCAGCATTACCGCCTGCTCCCGTAGCTCCAGCCCCAGCCGTCACACCTCCACCAGTAGTGTAATATGAAATTACGAGACCTATTATCTCAAATTAGAAGAACACAAGAGGATATAAACGCTTCTACGGTATATCTTTGTGGAGGTGCGGCTCGTGATCGCTATATGGATCGGTTAGATAAATTAGAAGATATAGATCTAACAACAGGTGATAAAACAATTGATTTAGTTGCTATTAAATTATTTGATGCTTTAAAACAAAATTATACAGTAACTAAAAAAACAATGTTAGATGGACATATTTCTATTTTCTTGGGCAAGATTAAATTAGATTTTTCTTCTAATTATAATTATCCTAATATACAAAATATATTAAGAGATATGAATGTTAATCCGACTAATATAAAGAAAGAGACATTTAGTAGAGACTTTACATGTAATGCTCTTTTAATGGATTTTAATTTAACTACAATCTATGATCCTACTGAAAGAGCTTTTCAAGATATTAAACAAAAGAAAATAAAAACTTGTTTATCTCCAGAATATACTTTTCAAGATTTAGAACAAAAAAAAAGAATAGTGAGAGCAATTTATATTGCATGTAAGTTAGGTTTTGATATAGACCAACCTATTATTGATTATGTCAATAATCAACAAAATCCATTACAAGATGTAAATCCCGCTTATATTTCAGAAAAATTAGATAAATCTTTTTCTCTTGACCCTGAAAGGGCTAATTATTATTTAAATAAAATGAATTTGTGGAATCATGTTCCTGTTAATGAGGTAATTTATCCTTATTATTTAAAACATTTAAGAGGATCCAATGCTTAAACATTCTTATTTTCAAGGAACTGAAAAGCCTAAACCTAAAAAACAACAATATAAGCCAGAAAAAGCTGTATTGGTACAACCTAGATTTGAAGAAATATTTTATAAAAATTATGATTTATATGATGTGCCTGGTAAATATGGTCCTGGATCAGGCTGGAATGAAATATTACAGTATAAAAGCGTAAAAGACTTTTTAAATAAAAGAAGAAAAAAATTAAAAAATAAATATAAAAATAAAAAAACAAAAGCTAGAATCAATTTGTTAAATCAAATTATAAAAAAAGCCATTGATTTTTCATTAGACCAATATGTAACTCCTATATTAGGAGAAAATGGTGCTTATGTAAATTCTATTCCGATTGGCGGAAGAGGCGATTATTATTTTGCCTTAAATGATTTTGAAGGCAAAAGACCAGAACAATTAAATTTTGGAAGAGATTATGTCGAAGACGAAGAGCCTTCTCCATATCTAAAAGGATTGGCTACTATTTTATTACAACCTAAAGAACCAGATTTATTGTTTCCAAATGGTTTTGATCCAGAAGAAGATTTAGATGCAGATAAAACAGTTAACAATATTAATCAATATTATGATGTAACTAACTCAGGAAACAAAATTTATAATAAAATGTGGTTTGTGTAAATTGTTATATAATCAGTGATTATTATAATATATAAATGTTAAAAGATTTTTACTTTAGAGGTACCAATGTCATTAATGACTCTTGCTCAAGAATTAGTAGTCGTGGATCCATCTTTTGAAGGTGATGTATCTCCTCCTTTATCTTCTTTAGAGCCCGTATTATCTCCTATGTTACCAGCTATGCCATCTCATTCTCATGGAGAACATCAGCATATGCATGAGGCTCCAAATAGCTTAAATATTTTGCATCCTGAGAAAGTAGAGATTGAGATTACATTACCAGATGTTCCTGGCGCAGAAGATGCACCTGAAATTATAGTGGAAGATAAAGAAGACAAAGAAGATAAAGGCGATACCAATGATGCCCGCAAATCTAAAAAAGAAGATAAATGGGACTGGGAATCCAAAGGTCATCATGGATTTGTTGTCTGGGTAAAAGATAGAGTAGATTCTGTCCCCCGCCACTCAGGTATGGATACTGCTGGATTAGAAAGAGCCATCTCATATCTACAAAGATTAGATAATGAAATATCTAAAGCTATGAGACTAGATTTAGATGGAGCTTTAGATGCAGATAAAGTAGAAGCAATCAGATCAACTATTGATGATGGATTACAAAGATTAGAAGATAGATTAGAAAAAGTAAGAAAAACCAAGAAAAAGAAAAAATCTGAAGCAGAAGTAATTCCTATGGGTTTTGTAAAAGAAGCTCAAAAAATTACAGGCGTACAAGGTGTGTATGTTACTGTTCCTTTATTGATTTCTAGAATTGCTAGAGTTTGTATTAACGGTATGGTTTCTGCTGGTCATGATATTGAAAATACATACGAAAAACAAGTTAAATTATATAAATTAAGCGTTCGTGAACAAGCAGAAGTAAGACAGTTATTAGATGATATGGGCTATCCTTTACGTCAAGATCGTGGATATTTGCCAGAAGATGCATTAGAAGTATCTAGCAGCGACGGTATTGACTGGGCTTCAAATTATAAAGGATAATTATGTCAAACAGATATTCTAGACATCAAGCCGTAATCAATAGAGAAAAAGATGCTCATATTGATGATGATTATTGGCTTAGACAATTTGAAAAAAATTTAGAAAAAAATGCAGTACAGCCAAGAAGAGTTGATCAATCAATGTTCGATCAAATCAATGCCGTAATCAACAAAAAATCTAAATATACCTCTGTAGCCGCAGCTGTAGAAGATATGATGCAGCGTAGCGGATTAACCAGTTATTTAAAAAATGTTAAACAATCTGAACAAGAAATAACAAATAAAAAAATCGCCGGACCTATCTCTGAATCTGATCTACAACATTTAGACCAAGTGTTAGTCCTAAAAGAACGACCCCAAATCTTAATTACAATAAAAAACTTTATTTCTAGTACTAAGGGCAATTTGCCTTTACCAGCTATTTTAGAAAAAATTAAATCTATTCACCGAAAAGATGTTTCAGAAGATAAATATTGGGAAGATGAAAATTTATTAAAATTAACTAATGAACTTAATTTAAAAGAAAAAGCATCTAACTCAAATATGCAAGGAGAAATGCAATTAGGTAGATCACAAGACAATAACCAATTAAGCTCTGATGAACTAAACTCCGATTATTTTAGCGCTCTAATGCCAGCTAAAATATAATACAATTAAATAAACTTACTTAATAACTCATAGATATCTATGAGTTATTTTTTTTAGATATATCTTTATATATGAATAAAGACGACGAATTATTTATTAAATTAAAAAAACAATTATTAAGCATTGATCCTGTAAGCTTTTGTGAAAAATATCTTACTTTAGATGGTAAACCTTTTAGAATCAATGGGAATGGTTATAAACCATTTTCTGATATTTATCGTTATGTCGGAATTAAAGCCTTAGAACCTAATGCTAAACCTGTTATTATTGTCAAAGGTCGTCAGGTAGGCGCAACTACCATGGCAAGTGCCCTTGAAATGTATTTTATGGGATGTGGATTATTTGGTACAGGAAATAGACCTCCCATCCGTATTATCCATACTTTCCCACAATTAGAATTAGCTGCCGCCTACTCAAAAACAAAATTAAGCCATATGATTAACTCTTCTATTCAATTAGAAGAACAATCAGATAAAAAAGGTTTAAAACCTAAATCTTACATGCAGGCTTTATTAGATACCTCCTCCTCTACCAATGACTCACTTCATTTTAAACAATTTTTAAACGGAAACCATTTGTGGATCGAATCTACTGGTATGGATGCAGATCGCTTAATCGGTAGAACCGCCGATGTTATGTTTATCGACGAATGTCAAAGAACTCCAGATCATGCCATCGGTAATGCTTTAAAAATCTTAACTACCGCCAAATACGGCAATAAAGGCGTACAAGTATTCTTTGGAACCCCTCGTCGTAAAGGATCCGGATACTACAAAAGATGGGCTAGCTCTACTCAACAATATTATTATCTAGGCTGCTCCCAATGCAAAAAACATTTTCCATTATATACCCCAGGATCTGATGAATGGGAAAAAATTTGGCTGCATAGCTACATTGTTAAATGTACTCATTGCGGGCACGAACAAGATAAAAGACAAGCCGCAGAAAATGGTAAATGGGTTGCTCTAAAATCAGAAACCGATGAAGATTGTAAAATGATCGGTTTTCATATTAACCAATTGTACATGCCCTTCTTTACTAAAGAAGATATCTTAAACGAAAAACCAGGAATACATCCAGTCAATAATGAAAGACTTTACCAAAATGAAGTATTAGGAGAGTTCTTCCAAGGTGACAGTAGCCCAATTACAGTAGAAGAAATAAGAGAAAATTGCGGAGAACCAGGTCGTAAATTTAGAGCTAGAATCTCTCCAGGAGAAGAAGAAATTGTTGTGCTAGGTATCGATTACGGCGCTCGTGCAGACCTAGAACAATTAGCCAATCCAGAACAAGTTAAAGGCGGGCAATCTTATTCTACTGCCGTAGTCCTAACCGCCAAAGGTGCAGGATTACTATCTATTGAGTTCGCTACTAAATTTAAAAGAAATGACTTCGAAAGCAAAAAAGGTATCATCGATCAACTAATGAGACAATATAGCGTTCAATTAGCCATCGGAGATATCGGTTACTCTAACGACTTCTCCGAAGTTATGCACAATACCTATGGCGATAGATACATCGTCTCCAGAGCCCATAATAAAGTAAATAACTTCGTCAAGTATAACCAAGAAGCCTACCCTAAAGAATTAGTCTTTGAACGAGATCATTATATTGGAGAACTGTTTGAACAAATGAAAAAAGGTATGGTCAAATTCCCATTCGGTGATTATGAAAAAATTGCCTGGCTCATCGACCACTGCGCTAGTATGGAAATTAAACCGTCTATCTCCCGTGGTGGTGACCCTACCATCCACTATGTAAAAGGTGGTACCCCAAACGATGGGTTTATGGCTTTGCTCAATGCTTACTTAGCTTATAAATTTTTTATTACTAAAGCATTTAGTAATCTCAACCCTGCTTACAAAGATAAAAATGTAAAAGATTTAAATAAACCAATGATCTTAACCGGCTATATCCCTAGAAAATTTTAATCATGCAATGCAATCAATGCTCTCAATTACTAAATAATCTTAATTGGCTCCCCAGCAGAAAAAAAAGAAACCAATTAATCTGCAAATCTTGCATCCAAAAAGATAATAATCAAAGATATCAACTTAAAAAAATACAATATTTATCTTTTCTTAAAATCAACCGCGCATCAATCAAACAACAAGTCTTTGATTACTACGGCGGTAAATGCCAACTATGCAATGAATCAAACTATCAAAAATTATCCCTAGATCATATTGATAAAAATGGTAGACAGCATAGAAAATCTATCTTAACCACAGACTCAGGTACAAGCTTTTATAAATATGTTCATAAACATAAACCTAATAATATTAGAATCCTATGCTATAATTGCAATTGCCAACACTCAATCACTAAACATACCCTAACTATCACTAATAAAAATTATCTAATCAATAAATGTTGTAAGTACTGCCACTCCAACAATAATGTAAAAAAGTACACCTGTAACCTCTGCCGTAATAAACAAAAAATTAATTATCAAATTACTTTAAAATTAAAAGCTTATCAACATTATAATAATTGCTGCAATAACTGCAAATGTAATAAACTACAGTTCTTAACCATTGATCATATTAACAATGATGGTGCCATCCATCGTAAAAAAATTAAAAACATATACGCTTGGCTAAATGCCAACTATTATCCTAATAATTTTCAACTATTATGCTTTAATTGCAATTATTTAAAATATTTCTCACTTTAATCTTTTGAAAGCATCAATCATCATGCCAAGTATCGTTGGAGCTACCCAAATAGCAGCCTTTGTAGGAGTATCTAAATTCTCAATCTCTCTAACTAAAGGAGATACCATACTAAATACCCTATCCTCCCCAAGAGAAGTTACCGCCATCAATAATCCTGAAATAGCTTTTCCCACATTTGTATATGTCCTAGGACTATCTACCGACTCCTCCTCATACCACCTCTCACCCCTGTAATCGGCTAATCGCTTTATTAAAAATAATTTCCTGCGAGCCTCTAACCTCAATCCAGGATCAATAAGATTTTGAATGTAAGCATCCTTATCAATAATTTTTTCTAATTTATCAAAATTAATACTGCTTTTTAATTCATCATAATTTTTATCAAACCAACTATTAACTAAATTTTCTAACATTAACTTAATTTCTGCCTTCTCATCCCTAAAACTATTTTTTCTAATTTGTTTTATTTTAGAATCAGCATACAACTCAATTAAAAATTTTAAATAATTATCCATTTTATCTCCTATTTTAAAATACTATATTATTGAAATACCAACATAATTAAATTATATTTAACAACTAATAATTTTAAAATTGATATATTATTTATCATGTATATATAAAGTATAAGTCTATTAATCGAGGTCTCATGTCAATTTCAAAAAATGGTAAGATTTGGACAGGTCCATCAAATTCTGAACAATATCTACAAAATAAATCTCAAGTCCCTCAAGTCAGTGCCCTCATGGCTCAAAGTGTCTCTCAATCTAGAAGAGATAATCTCGCCAATGAAGTAGAACAAGGATTCTTTCGTGATGGATCCGCTACCCCATCTAAAAATTATACTCCTACCCAAAATTCAAACGTAGTCTCTTCTATCGGTTTTAAAAAAGTAGGTCAAGTCGTTGGTACAGGTGGAGGCTTCCGTGGAGGTAATGGAGACTCTGTTAAACAAACTCCTGAAGTCTATTCTCCTCTATGGCTTAATAGCAATCTTAATCTTCCAAGAGACCGTGCCACTATTAATGCTTGGTGCAGAAGCTTTTATGCTTTAAATCCTTTTGTTCATAATGCTATCAATCTACATAGTACTTACCCCATCAGCAAAATGAACATCAAATGCCCTAACAAAGAAATTGAAAAGTTCTTCAACGATATGATCGAAGAACTTAATCTAATGAATATCTGCGTTCAAATAGCCCAAGAATATTGGCTACTAGGTGAATCCTTCATCTACGCAGAATTAAATGAAACTAAAGGTAAATGGGATCGATTACTAATCCAAAACCCAGACTACATGGTCGTCAAACGCACCGTCATCGCTGATGAACCCCTCATCATGCTCCGCCCTGATGAAAATTTAAAGAAAATTATCTTCTCCAATAAACCCGCCGATATCGAACAGAAAAAACAACTAAATCAACATATCATCGACTCCGTGAAACGTGGAGATAATATCCCGCTGGAAAATTATAATATCTCCCACTTGGCCAGAAAAATTAGCCCATACGAAATTAGAGGAACCGGTCTGCCTGTGTGTGTGTTCAGGCAGCTTATGTTATTTGATAAATTAAGGGAGTGTTACGATGAAGACACAGAGGTTCTAACCGACAAAGGATTCAAGAAAATCACTGATTTACTGCATTTTACCTCAGATATTAACGTTAATTCAAATTTTGTTAATGGCGTTTTATTGAACCTAGACAGTAAAAATATGAACCAAGACAGTAAAAACTTGAGCCCAGACAGTATTAAAATACTGTCAATGAAAGAGGGGTTCAAAGTGGCATGTGTGAATCCGCAAAACAATCAGGTAGAGTATCACGCGCCAATTGAGATGCACATGTCGCATTACGAAGGCAAGATGCTTCATTTTACTGGTAAAAAAGTAGACTGTTTAGTTACACCTAACCACAAGATGTGGGTAAAAGAAAGCACTAATGGAAAATGGGGTAATTTTCAGAAAAGAACAGCATCCTCTCTTTTAAGTAAAAAGAAGGGTTACAAATTAAGCTCTAAAGCTAATTTTAATTTAACTAATGATCCTGAATCAATTAATGTTTGTGGGCATAATATTCCTACAGACTTATATTTAAAAGTATTAGGTTATTTGGCATCTGAAGGATGTATTTATTCTAATTTTGAAAACGGAAGATATGATGCAATTATTTCTGTTAATCAATTAACTTCTAGCGATTGTTATCAAGATATGAAAGATGCATTTTCTAAATTTGCAACTTTTATGGGTAAAAAAGCAAATCATTTTATTAAAACCGCAGGAACAGGATACTCTGCTTTGACTCCTAAAGAAATTTGGAGCGTATCAATTCATGGAAAAGATATTGTTGCTCATTTTTCAAATGAGTTAGGGACAAATAACCAAGTATCTTCTCACTTTAAAAAATTACCTAGATGGACACTTGAACTAAAACCAGAATTAATGTCTATTTTATTAGAAGCATTAGTAAAAGGTGATGGTACTGAAGGATTTAGTAAATACGGTACTGGATCTAAAAATTATAGATACTCTACTGTTTCTAAGCAATTAGCTGACGATGTATATGAGCTTGTTTATAAGTTAGGTTATGTGCCAAATATTTGTGTTAGTACGGCTGCAAAATCTGATAAAAGAATTGTCACAGAATATATTGTTATGTGGTCAGATACAAATTATGGAGTTGAGCCAAACGTTAGTTCTTTACCAAAGAAAAATAACAATGGTGGCGGGGCCAGAATTATAGAAAAAGACTATAATGGTGTAGTTTGGTGTTTTGAGGTACCAACTGGATTGTTTGTGACCCGACGCAATGGGAAAATTACGATTCAAGGCAATTCTAAATACGCTCAAGCGGACAATATGATAAATCCATTGACCCTAGTCAAGATAGGTTCAGCGGAGTTCAAGCCTACTTTTGCTGATTTAGAAGCGTGGCGCAATATTTTTGAAGAAGCGCAATACGACAAGGACTTTAAAGTATTTACGCACGAGGGAGTGACGGTAGAGAGAGTGGGTTATGGGGCAGGAATTTATGATATTTCTGGGGACATAACACAATTGATCAAAGAGATTTATACGGGGTTACAGGCACCATCTGTGATAATGGATGGTGGAGCTGACACTACATATGCCAACGGTGGTGTGGCATTGGATGTATTACGTCAAAGGTACATGCAATTTAGGAACATGTTATCTAGTTGGTTGAAGAGAAAGATTTTTGCACCTATATCTAAGATTCAGGGTTTTTATGATTATTCGGGTGGAGAGAAGCAGTTAATAGTACCTGAGATAACATGGAATCACATGTCTTTGTTTGACACAGGGGATTATATTAACATATTAAGTACTTTGACACAGGGCGAGGGAGATCAGAAGCGGGCATCATTGCATACATTGTATCATTCTTTGGGATTAGAGTTTGACGATGAGGTACGCAAGATGCGCAAGGAAGCAATTCAATCAGAGATTTCCAAGAAAGAAAAGACGGCATTGGCGGCATTGGATTTGAATACATTGCGTGCATTGGATGAGGAAGACGAGATTCCAGAGCCGGTGGAAGAGGGTGCAGGTGGAGGGGCACCATTACCTGGAGAGGCGCCACCTGGAGGACCTCCGCCAGATTTAGGGGCACCACCTGGAGAAGCGCCACCTCCTCCATAAAAAAATAAAAAAGATACTATTAGTTTAACATATAAATAGTTTATATTTTTGAGGTTAAAAATGTACAAAGTTGCACAAAAAAGATCTTTATCTGACTTATTTCGTGAATGGACTAATTTTGGGGCTCGCAAGATTGAGAACGAAGTAGATATTTTTAGGGATATGATGGACAGGTTGCGAGAGCACGATAATGAGGTGCGAGCAACTTTGCTTGGCAAGACGGTTGGCGTGGCGATGCCTTTTGGTGGCGACGTATCAGCAGACGAGTTACTTAGAAGTGCTAAAAAGAATTTAGACAATTTAGAATATTTGCAAGTAATATCAGATTTAGATCAATTATATTCTAAGATTGCATATACATGTCAAACATTTAAAAAAATTGAACAAGATTTAACTGTTTTAAACAAGGCATATTTACAATTTTTGGCTGGAAACATTACACCAGAGCAAGCGGAGCAAGTTAGTAATTATTTAAATAGCAAGAAAGCTACAGCTAGTGATCATAATTTTGTAAAGACTGCGGCATTTTTTGATTTTATTTCACATATTTTCAATAGTGGATTTTTTAATGATCGCAAATCGGCGTTAGAGTTATGGTCTAGTATTAATCCAGCTGCTGCCAAAGAGTTACGCGCAGTATTAACACAAGCATATTCTATTACCAATAATATTTTAAATACTATTAAAAATAATTTAGTAAGGATGTCTAGATATCGTTCAGAAAGGCACATAACTAATTATGTATTACTTGCTGATGCCACGGTAAATGCAATTCAAGTTTACAGTGGTAAACTAAATAGTTTAAATTTAAATACATATAAGAGTCAGATCTTAGAAGTACTAGGAACTAAAATTCCTGAAACGGTAATGCAAGAAGCTAAAGAGCAAGCTACGGCTCCTAGTGCTGCTTCTTTAGGTGCTGCGGTTGAAAATGCAGATGATGCATCTAGACCAGCTGCTCCTAAAGTAAATACTAACTCTGCTACTGCAACAGCTTTACAAAGTCAATTGCCTGTTGACGTTAGTCCTGGGAATACAGTTGTTTTACCTGTAAATGGTCAAGCTGCTACTGGAATGGTGGTTGCTCCTGGACCAAATGTTGGTGAGGTAGTAGTAGAGGTAGAGGGTAAAAATGTAACTGTCCCAGTAACTCAAGCTCGTGCTAGTGATAGTGAGTTGGCTCGTGCTACTGTAGTCCGGCAGCAATTAAGTCAAGCACCTGTTACTCCACAAAATATTACTGATATTCAACAGAGTTTAAATGAAGCTAAAGATTTAATTAATAAAGAAGGTAATTATACTCAAGAAGAAGTTACTAACATTATTTCTTTATTAGATTCTTTAGCAAGTAAAATTAGTAATTTGCCAGAATCTGATACAAACAGACCAATATATAGTACAAGTTTAGCAGAATTAAAAACATTTTTTACAAATAAATTAGCTAGTCAAAATACAAATAAAAATGTTGTTGCTCCGGCAAGTGATGATGCAATTACTCAAGTTAAAAATACAAATAATCAAGCTGCGGCGGCTGCGAAGCCCTCACCTCCACTGGAAGCAGCAGAACCGGAAGCAGCAGCAGGAGCAGCGGCAGCACCAGCGGCAGCAGAACCGGCAGCGGCAGCAGCACCTGCGGAACTAGAGCCAGAGACAAAGACTGTTGTTAAAGGTGGCAGAATAACAGCAGAATTACGAAAGACTTTTAAAAAGGAAGATGTTGTTGAGATAACTGGTCCTGATAATAGACCATATAGATATATTTTAAAAAAAGAGATAGCAGATAAAACTAGAGGAGATTGGGAAGCACTCTTACTACCTAGAAACACCAAGGCAAATATCTTTACTAAACAGATAATTAAAAATATAACTGCAGAAGATGAGCAGATAAAAGCTCAGAAAAAAATTGATGAAATTACAAGTGCATTATCAAACAATGTAATGTACGGGTATTCTGCCAAAGCAGTTGGTAGAGGTGTTAAAAGCATTTTAAAAGGTTTAAAACCAGGACCTATTGCTATTGTGTTTGATCGAAACAACAATAGATATATAGCTACTCAAGAAAGATCCACCCCCCCCGTATTAATTTCAAAAGATAAATTAAAAGACTTAATAGATGCGATTGAGTATAAGCAATCTGTAACAGATTTAAATATTAATTTAGAGCATGTAATAAATCCACTGGCGTTAAGAACTATAGGTCCTATGTTTGGCATAGATACAAGCAAAATCAATATTAACAAGACCGTTAAATTCTCTGAAGATAAAAACAATAACAATAATGTATTTTTACATTATAAAAATGCTGACGGTTATGATGAAGTATCCCCTGAATCTGCTTCTAAAGACAATTTGATTCAACAAAATTTGTTTTCAACAAATACTCCTGCTGCTCCTGCTGGTGCTGGTGCTTCTGGTGCTGGTGCTTCTGGTGCTGGTGCTGGTGCTGGTGCTGGTGCTGGTGCTGGTGCTGGTGCTCCTGGTGGTACGACTGAAAATAAGATTGAAAAGCGGCTTAAAAATGCCAGTATTGAATATATTGAAGAACCAGATTGGGGTAATGGAACTTTGGTTAAAGTAGACACAGCACAAGAGGGCGATACGATTTCCAATCGTTATTATTTTAATTTTGAAAACCATCCAAGCGGACCTGGCTATGAGGTAGTGATTTATGAGAACGATTTAACATCAAAAATTAGAGCTACGCCTAAAACTGCTACTCCTCCTCAGAAACAGCCTGCTCCATCAGCCGCCTCTACTAAAAAAGACATTTCTAGCTTTATGCCAGACACAATAGTACAGGGTAAAGTTGCTGGAATTTCTCAAGATTTTCTTAATTTTATTAGACAACAAGATTTTGACGATAATGTAATTGCATCCCAATTAATAGGAAAAGTTACAAATATTATATCAGCAGTAGAAGTTCAAGTAGATTTTCCATTTTTAAGATATGTTTGTAATGTTTCTGATAGTGCATTAGAAAATAAACATAAATATTTAATTGGTCGTAGAAACTTTAGTATTTTTATACAGCATTTAGAGTTACTCGATCAAAAAACAGCTTTACCAAAATATATTTATACTAAAGATTATAACGTAGGAGATAGAATTACATTTGATAATACTAGTGGAGTTATTAAAACTGCTACAGCATACATGGAATTATACAGGCTTGTTTCTTTGGCACAGGCGCAAAATAATAATAATAATATTTTAACTGGAACAGTTACTAATGTAAATAGAGCAGAGTATAATAATCCTGGAAGCATTGAAGTAAGATTTGATAATATAGACCCGATATTTACAATTAATCCCAAACAATATTATTTGGTTAAAGTGATTGAACCAGCAGCAAAACCACCAGTAGCAGGAGGCGAGCAACCACCACTAGCAGGGGAGTCGCCAGCAGAAGTAGGTGGGCAGTCACCAGCAAAAGCAGTAAAAAATCTTGATAGATTTGCTATATTTTTTGATTCAAGCAAATTTACTTTAACAAAATATAGTAATTTAAATGAAATTAAAAATGATGATGCTATTAAGTATACTCCTGTTGAGAATGATGAATATTTTGGATTTATTTTAAATACTACTTTAATTGAAAACGAAAATGAGCAATTTGCCAGAGTTTCATTTACTGATGGTAATCGTACACATACTATTACAGTTAATGCAAATGATTTAGAAAATAATAAAATACAAAAAGTAATATTTACATCATCTCCGCCTACACTTACAGAAAGAGATGAGGAAGCGCCTCTTTCTCCAGAGGAGGATTCTCCTCCTGCAGAACAAAAAGTTCCTCCAGCAGTAGAATCAGTGCAAGGGGTTACAAACCAGTCTCAATTAAAAGAAATATTAAAAAATATTAAAGCAGGAGATACTTTTTCTTTTGAAGATGCTCCAATTGAAACAAAAAAAATAAATATTCCTAAGCTTAAAATTTTAGGAACGATGCAAACTCAACCAAAAAAAATAAAAATTTTAACTTTTAATAAAGATAAAAATAGTTTAAATTTTGAGTTATCATTAGAAGAGACTGCAAAATATAAAGAAAAAGGTGAGGATGAAGTTATCAAAAGCCGTCTAGTGACTAAACAAATATCAGGAAATTTAACAACTTTAGAAAACTATTTAAGTAATAAAGACTATAGATATGAGCCTGCAGTTTCTATTAAGCCTTCCCCAATTGTTGAAACTAGAACTCCTGCTAAAAAAATGACTATTGATGAAAAATTAAATTTATTAAACATGTTGATTCCAAATAAATTTGAAAAAATTCAAACTGACATAGAAAATAAATCAGAAAGCGAAAAAGCTGAATATTTAGATAATATTTTAAAAAATATAGTTGAAGAAAATAAAAAAAATATAAGAAAACAAGTAAGTGAAGAAGAGGTAGAAAAAGAAGAGGTTGCGGGAGAAGAAAGGGAAGAAGATCAAGGAGAAGGAGAAGGGGAAGGTCCTGATGAAGATTTAGAAAGAGAATTTTTACAAGAATTAGGATTGGGGGAAGAGGAAGAAGAATTTGAAGAAGAAGATGAGGATGAGTTAGACTATAAGAAAGCATTTAATCAAATTAAAAATAAAGAATCCCCTATAATTGTTCAATCTTTTTTAAGAAGATTAAGACTATTAAATAAATAAAAAAATACTTAAATAAAAACAAAAGCCTCTGTAAAGGGGTTTTTGGTTTTCTATGGTTAAAACAGTATTTAGTAGAGTTTTATTTGGAAACGACAAAATGCAAAAAAAATATCAATTTTCTAATCAAAATAAATTTAACAAGTTGGCTCAAGATTGGGGATGGACCGAATCATTTAAAGAGTGGGCTAATTTTGGTGGAGCTAGAGTAGAGAAAAAAAGCGATTTATTTCAATTAATAATGAATAATTTGCGTTCTGTAGATAACGGAATTAGAGCTACTTTATTAGGAAAGAAAATGGGCGATCAAGCACCATATGCTGGAGATTTACCTATTAAAAAAGTATTAGATTTAGCTCAACAAAATTATAATAACAAAGAGTATTTGTTAGCAATTTCTTATTTAGATCAATTTTACCAAAAAGTATTATACTGTGCACAATTATTAAAAAGTTTAGACTCATTAACAATTAGTTTAAATCAAGAATATTTTAAATCTTTAGCAGAGAATTTGACCGATGAACAGAAAGAGAGAATCAAAAATTATTTAGCTAAAGCTAAAGGTGAAGAATATCTTTCTGAAGATGAAAGAAAAAAATTAAAAGATTTAAAAGAAAACATACAAAGAGATCTTGGTAATGTTACCAGTAACACCAAATATAAAATACAAAAACATGGACAATTTTATAAAACTGCTGGCTTAACTGATTGGATACAACAACTTTTTAGTTCTAGATTATCTGCTTTAAATTTATGGGAAAAAATTTATCCTAAAGCAAGCACAGACTTAAAAAAAAATTTAAGAATAGTTTTATCAGCATCTAATAGATTATTAAATGTTTTACAAACTAATCTTAATAAGATGTCTCAAGCCAGAATAGATAGACAAGTAGCAGATTACGTTAAAACATCTAAAAATATTGTTGATCAAGTAAATCAATACTCTTCTTCTATTGATAGAGTTAATTTTAGTCAGTATGCAGATCAATTGCAAAATATTTTAAATAATGTTGTTCCTCCAGAACAACAAAAAGAAGTTGGTAATACTACCAGCGCACCAAGCTCACAATTGTCCGCTCAAGTTAAAAATAACTCTAATACTTCTGCTCCAGCGCCCTCTCCTGCTCAAGTTGCAGCTGCTCCTGCCACTCCAGCCGCCACAGTTGCTGTAGTACAAGCAGTAGTTGCAGCCCAACCACAAATACAAGCTGCTCAACAACAATTAGCTGCTGCTAATCCAGCAACTCCAGAAATTAAAGAAGCTGCTCAACAAGCTGCGGCTTCTTTAAGTAATTTACAGCAGAGTATTGAGCAAGTTAGACAAGTAGGTCAAGCTGAAGCCAACATTCCTAGTATAGAAATTGATTTAAATGATCTTAATTTATCTATTAAGCCAGAAGTTAAAGCAAATTTAGAAAATTTAGATAGAAAAACCCCTGAACAATTACAGGCAGTATTACCTGATTTACAACGAGTTGAAGAACAATTAAATCAAGAACAAGATCAGCCTAAAGCTAGAGAGGCTGCTGGATTTTTTAATAGGTTAATTAAATCTATTAAGAATATGGGTAAGGCTAAGGTTGAGCAAGTACAAGCGGCAGCGGCTAGTCTTATTAATGCTGCGCAAGATGCGCAACAAAAATTAGATAATATTGAAGAATTATCAAAACAACAAGCAGGAGAATTATCTCCTGTTACAGTAGAGGTTGTAGCAGAGGCATCTAAAGCATTACAAGATGCAGTTCCACCGATTCCTAATAAAAGTTGGTTTGCTAGGGCGGTTATTTCTCTTAGAGATTTTATTGGAATACCTGCAAATACTGGAGCCAAGGCTACTATTGATGGTAAAGAGCAGGAAGTTAAGATACAAGGAATTGATAGGGAAAGTAATCAAATTTCCGTCATTACTCCTGATGGCAAACAATTATCTTTACCACCAGAAAATATTGAAATAGATGAGGCAAGAATTAGATTTGGCAAATTAGCAAATCTCGCGGGAATAACTCCTGATGTATCAGGAGTTGCAGATCTTGATCAGTATATTAAAGATAAAAATAATTTTATTTTAAATAATTTAAATAAATATGATGACATAGAAAATCCAAATTTAGCTATTCCGATAGCAGAATTACTTGCCGCTATTGATAGAGTTAAAGATATTATTGCAAAAGATCCTGAACAAAGCAAAAAATACTCTTTACAAGAATATGAAAAATTATATGATAAATTTTTTGATAAATTTATAAGAAATAAATTTAATAAATTTAAAACTCCTGTTCCAAGTCAAGAGCCATCAGATATTCCTGGAGCAGAGGGATTAGAGTCTAAGTTTAAAGTAGGAGATATTTTAAGTATTTCTGTTGCAGAATTATTTGATTTTAATACTAAAGAAGGTTTCTCGGCAATAAATAATTATGTGCTACAATTATATCTAGAAAAAAAGGGATATAAAAAAGTAACAGAGGACGATTTAAGTACAGAGAAGTTGAGTCATTTTACATTAAGTGATAAAAACATTGTTACAATTAAAATAGAATCAATTGATGAACAAAACAAAAAAGCATTTGTTATTATTAATGATTTAAAATCAGTATTAGGACCTAAATTTGATTCTCCTAAAATAGAAATTAGTTTTAACAAATTAAATCAATTTGCAACTTTAAGCAGTGGTGAGGTTGGTGTATCGATTCCTGATGAGAGTTCAGGTGTACCGAGCGTTGTACAACAAAGTCCCGCACAAAAACTATATAATATAATTAAAGAAAAATTAAAAACAAATAAAATAAATGTAAAAATACCTACTGAATATTTTTTTGAAAATTTGACAACCGGAATGTCGCCATCTTTACAAAATATTTTAGAATTAAAAGATGTTAAAGATGTTAAAAATATAAAAGAACAAGTAAAAAGAGAAGTAAAAGAAAATATTGTAAATAATCCGGATTATTTGCAAGCAGAATTATATTCTTTATCATCATCTAATGATAAATATGATTTTATTATTTTTTATCAAGATAAAACATATGGCCCATTATATGGGTTATTTGAAAATTTTACTGAACGAGCCTTTCCTAATGTCATAAGAAGTATGATGCCAGAAATTTATCAAGAATTTGAATCATCTCAAGGTGGTTCTGAATCTATTCCTGATGGATCTCAAAGTGTACAGTCTACAATTGCCGTAGCTCCATCTGTAGAGCCTGAAGAAGATCTTACACCATTACAGAAAGCTTATAAGTTTTTTAACTTAGAACCAACCGCTCATCTTTGGGAAATTCAGACAATAGTTAAAGAATTGATGATGCGTTCAAATAATAAAGATTATCAACAAAAAATAATAGATAACTATAGAGTTATAGCAGATAGTATCTCATCAGAAATAAAATTTTCTGTAAATGATAAAATAAGTATTAGTAAAAATATTTTTATTAACAATTTAAAACCACAACATAAAAGTTTGCCAGAAATACTTAATAATATAAATGATCCAATCACAGTAACTATTAAAGAAAAGCAAAATATAGATAATATAGTTTATTATTTAGTTGAGGCAGATATAGCAGATCCTACATCTGATACTCCAACTACTTTAACTGCCTTAATTCCTGAGCAAGATCTCAAAAACGCTAAAAAAGCTTCTTTTGTTTATATTTTAGAAAAATTATCTTATGAATCTCCAATTATAGTAGCTTCTTTTATTAGGAAGTACGCTAATTTAATTAATAAGAAAAATAAAAAAATATCATATAAATTAAAAAAGATAGCTTCTATGATGGTTTGATTAATAATCTGATATTATATTTAGATTTTTATAAGGAAAAATTTATGTCTAGAACTTCATCATTAAATGTTTATAAAGCAAGTCAAAAAGTTTATAGCTCAGCCCAAACCTCAAACCAAATTATAGTTACTGCTCAAGATAGGGGTTGGACGGATAGGTTTTTGGAATGGTCAAATTTTGGTGGTAAAAGATTAGAAAATAAAACACAAATTTTTGGCGTTATGATGGGTCAATTAAGACAGGCTGACAATTTAGTCAGAGCTACTCTTCTTGGTAAAAAATATGGAGATCAAATTCCATATGCTGGAGAAGTTTCTGCAAAAGATTTATTGGAATCTGCCAAGAAAAATTATGAAAATAAAGAATATTTAGTTTCTATTTCTTATTTAGAGCAATTTTATCAAAAAGTTTTATATTGTGCTCAAGTATTAAAAAATGTAAGTGAAATTAATAAAAATTTAAATGCAGAATATTTTAAAGCATTAGCAGAAGATTTAACCGATGATCAAAAAAGAAGAATTTATAATTATTTAATAGAACAAAAAAATGAACAATATCTTTCTCCAGAAGTCAGAGAAGAAATTAAGAGAATGAAAGAGCAGAATGCAAAAGATTTAGCTGCTCTATCTTCTATTAATTATAATATGAGGAAGCAGGCTCAATTTCATAAAACAGCTGGATTAATTGATTGGGTAAAAGAGTTATTTGATTCTAGATTATCTGCTTTGAATTTATGGGAAAGAATTCAACCTGGAGCTGGCAAGCAATTAAGTCGCGATATCAGGACAGTATTATCTGCTTCTGATAGGTTATTAAATAATTTTCAAACTAATTTAAATAAAATGTCTGAGGCTAGGGCAGGTAGAAAAATAGCAGATTATGATCGTTTTTCTCAAGACTTAGTTAATAAAGTTACTAATTATTCCGGAACTATTACTAATGCAAATTTTAATAAGCATACAGACAGTTTAAATAAAATATTAGAGCAAATGGCTACTCCTGCGCAAGCACAAGCAGCTAAAGATAATTCTAATGTAGCTCAACCTACTCCTCAATTAGCGGCACAAGTAGAAAATCCAACTAATACTAGTGCTCCTGCAGCTAATGCTCCTCAACAGCAACAACTTCAACAACAACAAGCTCAAGCTGCCGCTGATCCTGCTACACCACCACCAGCAGCAGCTATTCCTAATGATGCTAAAGGTTTAATTGGCAAATTTTTTAGGGGTGTTATAAATGGAATTAGAGGCTTGTTTACTGTAAAAAGTGTAGATAATAATCAAGCTACTGTAGAAAATAAGGAAAATGGTCAAGAGCAAGTTGTTCCTGTAGCGCAAATACCATTAGAAGCTGCAGATGCTCAAGTAATTGTTGAAAATGGCGGAGTAAATTTACCTCCTCCTAGACAACCAAGCGTACCAGCTGCTCCAGAAGCTGCTGGTGGAGAAGCTGCTGGTGGAGAAGCTGGTGTTGGTGAAGAAGCTGGTGTTGGTGGAGAAGCTGGTGGAGGATCTGACGGTGAAGCTGGTGGTGCCTCACCAGCCGAACCAGCATCTCCTGAAGGAAATCCTACTGGCGACGCACCTGCTCCTGTAGATGAAACTAATATGACGGAAGTAGAATTAGATCTTGGTAGTCAGGTAGAGGTCCTTGGAGCTAGATCTAATATTGGTAGAATAAAAATTAAATATAATAAACTAGACTTAAATAAAAATGCAGGTATGTTTACTACCTGCAATATTAAAAGTATAAATGCTGAAATTAATGGCGTAACACTAGAACAATTAAATTCAATTAAAAATAGATTTGATAAAGAGTCTGGAATACCTGATACGCTGCCTGAAAAAGGAGCTAAGTTAATAATTAATTTAACTTTTAGCTCATATCCTATAAGAATAGTTGTTGGCAAATTAAGAAGGGCTTTAAAAGAAAGAAAAATTATTTTAGAAAATATTGATATTTTTAGCGGGGGCGATCTTACTGGAGTTAATGTTAAAGTACAAATGCAAAATGAATATTTGATAGTTACTTTAAGTAGCGATGTAGAAATTTCAACAAAAGGAAAAGAACCAGAAAAAGAGATAGATGAATCTCAATTAGAAAGCGAAATACCGATTTATAATATTGATAGCGATGTAGAAATTAATAAATCTGATGTTGTTAATCATAGAATAGAAATTTTTGGATTTAATGAATATGGGGAAAATATTTCTAAACAATTATTTGATAAATATCAATCCAAAATACCAGACAGAATACCTGTAAAAGTTGCCGCAGTAGATTTAAAAACTTATGACATAGGAAAATATTATTTAACTTACACATTACCTGATGATCTTGAAAATATTGAAAAAGATGATAAAGGTAGAGTTATAACTTTTAAAGCTAATGGAAATAAAATATTAACTAATCCAGAAAAGAAAATTCCTATTGCTTTATATAAACAAAATAAGGACAACCAAAACAAACAAAGCAATTTTATTTACACTTTAGAAGCATTATCTCATGAGTCACCTATTATAGTTTCTTCATTTATGAAGAAATATGCTCGTCTTACCAACAACAAACATTTATCTCAAAAATTAATGAAAATTTCTAAAAGAATAATGTGATTATTACCTTATATGATAAAAGGGATTATACATGTCTAGATCTTCAACTATTTCACGCAATCAAAATTTATTAAAAGTAGCCCAAGAACGATCTCGTTCTGATAGATTCAGAGAGTTTACTTTCTTAGGCGGCAGATATTTAGAAGGCAAAAGCAATGTCTTTGGTACAATGATGAACCAATTGCGTGAAGTAGATAATCAAGTTAGAGCTACTCTATTAAATAGAAAAATTGGAGATCAAATACCATATTTATCAGAAGCATCAGGTCCTATTAAAAATATATTGGATAATGCTAAAGATGCTTATGAAAATAAAGAATATCTAGTTTCTATCTCTTACTTAGAACAGTTTTATGTAAAAGTACTATACTGTGCACAATTATTAAAAAATGCAGAACATATCATAGTTTCTTTGAATGCAGAGTATTTTTCTTCTCTAGCAGACCCATTAACCGAAGAACAAGCAGAATCTGTATTAAGATTTTTAACTAAATCAAAAGATCCAAAATATATTCCATCACAAGATGTTCCTGCCGTTACTGCTTATTCTAAAAACAAAAAATTATTTAAAAAAGCTGGCTTTTATAAAAAAGCAGGATTAATTAATTGGGTTCGTTCTTTATTTTCTAAAATGCAAAGAAAATCTGCTTTAGATTTATGGGAAAGAATTCAACCAGGAATAAGTAAAGATTTAAGAAACGATATTAGATCTGTTTTATCTGCTTCAGATAGATTGTTAAATGTATTGCAAAATCAGCTCAATATTATGTCTAGAGCTAGAGCAGAAAGAAAAATTGCAGATTATGTCAAAGCTTCTAAAACAATAATTGATCAAGTTGATAGATATTCTGGCGTAATTAATAGCGCTAATTTTCAAAAACATAAAAGTAATTTAAATAATATATTGGAAGATATTGCTCCTCCAGAGGCAATACAGCAATCTGAATCTGAACCGACAGTAGATTCTGCTGCTTTAGCAGCAAATGTTGCAGATGCGGGTGTAGTAGCACCTCCACCAGCACCTAAAGGCGCCCCTGCGGCACAGCCTTCTTTATTGCCTGACCAAAATACTTCTCCTCAACGCGATTTAACCCCTGGTACACCTGTAAAAACAAGTGATGAAAGAGAAGCAGTTATTTCTAGGATAAATGATGATAATACTGCTGTATTAGAAAGTGAAGGTGAAGAGATAGACGTTGATGTAAGTGAATTGCAAGTTGATGGGGCAACTCCAGCTAAGCAAATAAATGAAGGCGCTAAACAAGTTCAAGAGGCTGCTGCAGAACCACAAGTGCCTGCCGTAGAGCCTGCCGTAGAACCCACTCCAGAAGCACCTCCTCCAGAGGTATCGCCTCCAGATTCTCCTAAATCTGAGAATAATATATTAATTAAAAAAAATATTTTTAAAAAAAATATTTTTTTACAAAGTAGATCTGCTGAATCTTTAATCGATAAACAAAATAATTTTGACAATGATACTAGAGATTTAGAAGAAAATATCTCAGTTAAAATAGTTAATGATAATCCAGTGACTGGAAAAATTACTATAAAATATAATAATTATTTAGCTTCTGTAACTAAAAATGATTTAATATATCCAAAAGAAGAAAAAGAAAAAGAAAATACTCCCTCTCCTGAAGAACAATTAGAACCCGCTAAAGAAAACCCAGCTACTAACTCTGACGATGTCCTTGAACCCGATCAGCGTTTAATTAAAAAAGATATATTTGCTGATAGTAATAATTTAGACAGCATATTACTTATAGCAAATGTTCAAGGTAAAGAAATTCAGGCTGTCGTTGAAGATCTTAATAATAAAATAAAATTAAATGATTATTTTAAAGATATTGAAAGTTTTAACGATATAGAATATTCTATTAAAGGAATATTTGATGCAATTGTGGGGACATCTGATCCTATCAAAGCTACGCTTGTCGAAAATATGTCAGATGAAAATAGTAAAGTTTTTAAAATTTCTGGAGAAATTTTCTCTCTGCCAAAGGATTCAATTTTTGTTACTGCAACAGTTTTATCAAAAATACCAATCAACGAACTTGAAGCAAATGCTTTTATTAGTAATTTTATGCACACTTTACAATCTTTATCCTCTGAGTCACCTATCTTAGTTTCTTCATTTATGAAGAAATACGCTAAATTAATTCAAAATAAAAACAAAAACTTATCGACCAGTCTATATAGAATAGCATCTAGAATTAGATAATAAGGAAATTATGTTTAAATTAGGCGCCGGACCATCTGTTCCTAGACAAAAAACCCCTGTTCCTATAGAGGAGTTAGCTAAAACTATTGCAGATGTATTTGCTGAAATAGAAGGAGTCCCTCCTACCCAAGAACAATTAACTTTATTATTATCACATAGTGCTTTTGAAATAGGTGACGCTCAATTAATTAGCAATTATAACGTAGGTCATATTGTTGCCACTGGTAATGACCCATATGTTTTTGATGAAAAAACAGTAGAAGAAACTTCAGGTATTCCTGGTCAAAAAATTAAAAATAAATATAAAGCTTACCCTGATTTAAAATCAGGAGTCAGAGACTATGTACAATTAATTAAGAAAAAATATCCAGATGCCTGGGAAGCAGTTAAATCTGCTAAACCAGATCCTTACCATTTTTCTAAAGGATTATTAACTGGATTAGAAAAGTCTAGCGACCCTAAATCAAAAAGAACTGCTAAATACTATCTTGCACCTCCAGAAGTTTATTCTGAAAGATTAACAAATTTTTATAAAAAATATAATCTACCTAAATATCAACAAAAAATAGAAAAAATAATTGAAGAAAAAAATTTATCTCAACCACAATTAGAAAATTTTATGGCTGAATTAGAACAATTATCAGAAGAGCCTTCAAATATTAATGAAGTAGAACAATTAATAAAACAATTTGAGTCTGCAGCATCTGATATTCCAACTTATCATGCTTTAATTAAAATCAGCTCTCCTGATATAGTTAATAATATAGAATTTGCTAATAGATTGGCTTTTAATTTAGAACAAGAACTCTCTTCTAATTGTAGCATTCACTCAAACAATAATAAAGTAGAAATTAATTTTTCTTTCCCAGCTCCAAAATATTTAGCAGTTCAAGCCGCACAAGAAATTATACAAAAAAATATCAATTATTTTAATAATAAAATAGAAGACTCTCCAGAATATCAAATAAATGCAAAAATTTTACTGAATAAAAAGTCATCTATTACAGAATTAACTTCTGCTGCAATTAACTCTAATCGTAGAAAATTTTTACTTAAATTTGCTTGAGGAAAACATGGAACATGTTAATGAATTCGAAGTGCAAGAATTATCTAAAAAATTAGAAAATTCTTGTAAAACTTTTGCTGAGTTTTTAGCAGAACTATTTAAAGATAAATTTGTAGAGATTTATCTTGGTGATGCTTATGAACAAGTATCTATTGAGCAAATTTCAATAGAATATCCAGCTGTTTTTTGCGGTAAAGTTGTTGGAGCATATCGAGAATGTCTTGTAATTAGTGCTGCTTATGTTGATAACAATAAGCAATTAAAAACAGGAAAATTAATGTTTATTAGTGAAAGAGCCATTAGAACATTAAGCGTATGCGATGGCGTTAACCTAGAAGATATGTTTTTAAGAAGTAGAGAAGCCTCTGAAATAGTAAAGAATTTTGGGAGATGACAATAGATCAATTTGTTAAAATATCTGACATCTATCAACAACATTGTCAGAATACCATAGTCAAATCTGCAAAAATAAAAAAATTGCCTAGTGGTAAATATAGAGTCCTTTCTCAAAGAAATAGGAATTTAGGTACTTTTTCTTCTAAAAAGGCAGCTGAAAAAAGATTAAAACAAGTTGAATATTTTAAATACTTAGATACCTTAGATTTAAAGCCTAAAAAAGAATTAGACTTATCTAAAATTAAGTTCTTTTCTTTATCTGCTATCATGAGAGAATTAAACAAAATTGATCCCGATATTGCTAATGAGTTTATAAAAGAATATAAATTTTATTTTGATCAAGCTGTTAAAAGCAAAATGAAGAATGTTCCTAATGTTGCCTTAGATCATGCTTTAAAAAAGTTTAAAAAATTATATAAAATTAAAATAAAAAATAAATTAGTCAAAGTAGCCGCCTCCCTACCTAGTTTAGGTGATCCAAAAACAGTTGGCAACTATTTAGCTAATATTGTTAAATTTATCCTAAATAGAATCTCTCCAGCAAAAAGACAAAAATCTATTAATAGACTAAAACAAAAATTTTATTATTTAAATGAAAATGAGCTAGGTTCTAAAAAAATGCCCGCCTCATCTTCTTTAGGGCAATCAATCACCTTCGTTAAAACTGTACTTTTCAACCATAATCCTAGGTATATTAGAGAAGTACTTAACAACTTAGTTAGGTATTTATGATACATCGCTTTGTAGAAGTAATCCCTAATTTATTATTTCGAGGCAGTGCTCCTAGCCCTGACGATGTTCGTTTATTAAAAGAAAAGTTAAAAATTAATAAAATTATTAGCTTAGATCAACTAGATGCTGATAGAATTTCAAGAGCTTGTAAACTATTAGATATTGAACAAGTTATTATTCCAATTGAATTTGATTCTTTATATGAAGATATTTTCAAATTATTAAAATTTAATCTAAAAGAACTTTTATTAGATAATGCTCCTACTTTCGTACATTGTCATGCAGGAAAAGACCGCACTGGATTATTAATTGGATTATTTAAAACAAAATATTTAGGAATGGACCCAGAAGATGCTATTAATGAAGCCGTTTCATTAGGATTTGGAGTTGGTTTAGATCCTAAAGTCGTTACTTTGTTTAAAAAATTAATTAGAAACTCTAAATTAGAAAAAGATAATTTAATGTCTAAATTAGATGGATCTAATATTGTATCTAATCAAAGAGAATATATTTCAGATAATAGAGACACTTTTTTAGATGAAGGCAGACGAGGATCATTCGCCCCATATTTAACTCCTACAAGGCAATATCCTATGGATGCATTGTATGTGTATATAAATGATCAATCTCCTACTAGAGAAAATTATAATAGACCTGTACAACCTGCTGAAAACAAAGATATAGTACCTTTAGTAGGATTATTTAATAACGATGCAGGAATTCGTGGAGTAGGTCCAGTAGAAAACTACTCTGGCTTCTTTTATGATTAGGCATAAAACACAATATTATTATGAAAAAAAATGCCGCTTCTGTTCAAATGAGCTATGACGTGACTGTTGCTGAAAAGCATCAGGCAAAAAATGCTATTATTTGCTTTAATTATGCTAATAAAAAATTGAAAAAAGCAAGTGATCATTTGAATATCATGAAAACATCTTTTAAAGATAACCCAGAAGTTCCTACTGAAGAAATTATTAAAACCAGAGCCGCTATTAGAAGATATCGTGATGAGTCTGTTAAAAACTTTAACGACTTTAAACAAGTCGCTTTTAAATGTGTAAAAGTTATGCAAACTTTCGGCTCTGATACTCAAATTATTAAAATAATGAAATCATATATTAATTCAGTAGATGAACTAGAAGAAGCTGTAAATGATTTCGTAGATTTATTTGATGATTTAAATTCTAAAGAATTTACTAAAAACATTGTCTCTTCCATTGAAAAAATTCAAGACAAATCTGAAGAAATAGATAAATTAGTAGAAGAAAGAATTATTTCATATGTTCAAGAAAACATTTTAGCTAGCAGCTGGGTAGATGCCGTTGGCGATGAATTAAATATGAAATTAGAACACAAAAAACCATTAATATTAGAATTATTTAATAGAAGAGAAGATCAATTAAATGATACTATTAAAGAACGTAATAACTTAGTGCAAGGATAGTCGAGGTTTATATGGCTTTTATTAAACATGGCGATGGTAAAATACTCTCAGTAGTTGAACCAGAACAATTAACAGAAGAACAAAAGAAAGCTTTAAAAGAAGCTTCTTTGCTTGCTGAAAAATCAAAAGAATCAGAAAATAACTCTAAAAATTTAAAAAACTAATGCAAAAAATATGTTGCACTTGTAATTTATTAAAACAATTACAAGAATTTTCTAAAAATAAATCTTATTTAGATGATCATGCAATAAGATGCAAGCAATGTGTAAAAGAATATGCTCAAAAAAATAAAGAACATATTAAGCAATTGCGCAAACAACAATATATAAAAAATATAGATAAATGTAGAGATAGTTGTAAGAAATCACATGCTTTACATAGAGAAGAAAGATTGCAAAAACAAAGAATTTATTATCAAAACAATAAAGAATATTTTAAAAATAAAAACAAAAAGTATAGAGAAAATAATAAAGAATATATTTTATTAAAAAATAATAAAAGAAAAAAGTTAATTAATGCAGAAAATATCAGTCAAATAGAAATTAATAATTTATTAATTAATAATAACAATCAATGTTTTTATTGTAAAATTTTTGTTAAACGAGGAATAAATCTGCATTTAGATCATAAAGTTCCATTAAGTAGAGGCGGAAATCATTGTATTAGTAATTTAGTGCCATCTTGCGCCTCTTGCAATTTACAAAAAGGCACTAAAACTTCAGAAGAATTTTTATCTATTATAAATAGAAACCTCATATTATAGGTGAATAATGTTTATCAAAATAGGCGAAACTCACGAAATTAGCAGAATCGAGAATGCAGATTCTTGTATTCCTGCTGTAAATCAAGAAATGCTTGATAGTTTTAAAAAAACTGCATCTGCTTTAAAAAAGATTGCTCCTAAAGCAAATGATTTTCTTTATTTCTCAGCTGTTATGATGCATGCTGCCGAAGCTGCTGCTTTAAATGAAGATGGCACTCCTAAATTAAATGTTAAAGGAGAAGCAGTTCAAGTAGGTTGGGATAAAACTGGTAATACTTGGCGTTGGCAAACAAATGATCCAAATATCAAACCATATAAAAATTGTTTTCCTCCAAGAACCAAAATTCTTTTAGAAAATGGAGCAGTTAAAAACATAGAAGATGTAGAGCCAGGAGATATGGTTATTACCCATAAAGGTAGAGCCAAAAAAGTATTAAGAAAGTTTATTACTCCTCATCATGACAACTTACTTCAATTTAATGTTAATAACAATATTAAATTGTCTACTACTGATAATCATCCACTTTATCGTTTACAAGTTTCTAACAATAAATGGAAATCTACTACTTCTAAATTTAGAATATGGAATCAAAAAAATACAAATAAAGAATTTTCATTTGTTTCCGCCAAAGATTTAAATTTAAAAGATTTTCTATTATCTATTAATTTAAATAAAAAAGTAGATTCAGATCTTACGCCGAATCAAGCTAGATTATTAGGCTTATACGCCGCAGAAGGTAGTTTAAACAAAACTCATAACAAACACAGAAATGTTGTTTGTTTTACATATTCGGCTGATGAATACAATACACTTGGTTTACTTACTAAGCAACTATTACAGTCAGAATTTAATAATGTAAATGTTACTGTTAAGGTAGATGAGAAAAATCATAAATGTACAGTAACTGCTTATCAAAAAGATATTTATAAGTTCTTTTTAAATCATGTAGGAGAATATAGCCTTACTAAGACACTCAGCCCTGAATTAGTATTCGGTTCAGATGAAGTAAAACAACAATTTATTTTAGGCTGGTTAGAAGGTGATGGAAGCATAGGAAAAGATACCGCTAGAATCACTGGAACTACTATTTCTCCTAATTTAGCTTCTCAAGTTAGATTAATGTTATATAGCTTAGGAGTTCATAATACTATTTATGAAACACCTCCCTCATCTTCTCAAATTAATGGAAGAGAGATAAATGGTAAGCATAATGTATTTAGAATAAGAATTAATTCTACTAATGGTCAAAAGATCATTAAAAACTCAGAAAAATTAAATCTTAATAAAACTTCTAAAAATAAAAATTTAAATAAATTTATTGATCAATACTGTATTCACTCTATTTTAGGAGTAGAAAAAGTATTTTATAGTGGCGATGTTTATAATTTAGAAGTAGAGGAAGACAATTCTTATGTAGCTAACTGGATTGTAGTTTCTAACTGCAACGGCGATATTTTCCCTGAAGAAGAGCTAATAAAAGCCCATAAAAAATGGGTACATAAGCCATTGTGCATTGATCATAAATCTAGTTCAGTAGATCATACTCGTGGTTTTATTGTAGATACATATTATGATCGCAATTTAAAAAGAGTAGTTGCTTTATGCGCCCTAGACAAGGCAAATTATCCAGATTTAGCTAAGAAGGTCGCATCTATGATGCAAACCAGTGTGTCAATGGGTACGGCAGTAGGTCGAGCCATTTGTAGCGACTGTGGAAGAGTAGCTAAAGCAGAACATGATTTTTGTGACCATATGCGCAAAAAAACTTGTTACGGAGAAATTAATATTGATTTGGCTCCAATTGAATTATCAATTGTAGTTAATGGGGCAGATCCAAAAGCTCATATAAAGCATATTATTGCAGCAGCTAACACATTAAATACTTATGTAGAAAATAAATCTAATGAGTTAAATAAATTTGCCGATGTATTCCATGCTAGTATTTCCACTCAAGGAGATCAGCCTGGTGATACAGCTAATTTCACATGTGAGTCAAATACTTTAGATGGTTTTGAGCAAGAAATACAGAATATTTTATCTCAAGTAAAACAAATGAAAGAAAATGCTAATAATGGAGCATTAAAAACAGATACTCAAGATTCTAACAACATGATGCCTCCGGGTATCCCGCAAAATGCAAGATATGCTTCTAATAATTTAGAAGACATTACAGATTTAAATTCTATTAATGAACTTCGTGAAGTTACCGCTGCTATTGAAACGAAGTTACAATTAATGAAAAACAAATTGAATAAGTTAGCAAATACATCAAACATACAAGAGGAACAACATATGTCTGGATCAAATTTTGATAAAAGAGGTTATTTTCAAGGTGGCGGTGGCGTTAATGAGCCTACCCCAGGTCAAGCCAAGTATACAAAAGATCCTTTAAATGAGGATATGAGAATGAATGGTGACAAGCAAATGGTAGGTCAATCACCATTCCCTGGAGTTGGCGACGTAACAGGATTACATCCATCACCTGCTTCATCTGATGAGTCTGATGAGTTACAGCGTAAAAAGATGTTAGCTCGTGCAGAAGCTGAAGAGCGCGCTATGCGTCGTACTGCTATTGTCAACATGGCAAAACAAGCATTAGAAGATAAAAGAGCTTATTATCAAGGTGGCGGTGGTGTAAATGAACCCACCCCTGGAAAAGTTAAATATCCAGTTGATTCATTAAATATGGATGCTCGTTCAGAAGACAAGCAAATGGTAGGACAGAAGCCATTTCCTGGCGTTGGTGATGTAAATAGTTTACACCCTTCACCTGCTTCTTCTGATGAGGCAAATGAACTAAAGCGCAAGCAGATGTTAGCTCGCGCAGGTCTAAAAGCAAGATTTGTAAAAGCAGCTAACTTAGACGGTACTACTAATTTTGAAAACAGCGGTTGGCAAGTTCTTCTTGGAGATAAACTATTACTTACAGCATCAGTTCGTGAATTATCTGGTGGCAATACTAATATGATGTATGATTCTATTGCTACAAAAGACTTTGGAGCCAGATTACTTGATAAAGTAAAATCATATGGTCCTGATGGAGTTCGCACACTAGTAAGACAAGCTCAAGCTGCTCCTCCTGCTCTTCCTGCTCCTCCTGCCCCAGCCGCTCCTCCTGCTGCTGCTGCTCCTGCTGCACCACCTGCTGATATGGGCGCAGCTGCTCCTGCCGCACCAGCTGCTGGCGAAGAGGATGTAGAAGATGAGGGTATGAAAGGTGATCCTAAAGAAACAGCTCTTAGACTATCTGAAAAGGTAAGAGACCTTAGCTCAGATCTAGTAGAGGCAGTAAGAGCCCTTACTGGTGAAAAAGCTGAAATGGGAGCCATTGAAGAATTAGGCAAAGAAGCCCCTGAAGCTGGCGCAGAAGTTCCTGAAGCCGGTGCAGAAGCTGGTGGAGAATTAGCTACAGCAGCATCTAGCTTTAGCGTATCTACTCTCAACACACTTCGCAAAGAATTAAATGGCGCATTAACTCGCGCTATGAAAGAATCAATTGCAGAATTAAATGATCACTATCAAGAATTAGGCATGCTATCTACTATTCACAAAAATGGTAGCGTAAACAGAGCTAATAAAGAATTAGTAAATACATTAGCTTCAGATGCTTTTGCAGAAGCTAAAACAGCTATCGCTGATGGTTTAAAATTAATGACAGCCTTTGTTAAATATGCTCGTGGCACCAAGGCTCTTGTCAAACGTGCACAAATGGAGGCTTCATTGAAAAAGACAGCACAACGTAGAAAAGCAGCTCTAAAGAAATCTGCTCAAGGTTCCGAATCAGATCTTGCAGACTTATTAAATATGCCATTGGGTTCTGGCTTAAATGAAAATTTATTCACGTCAGATGAAAGCAGCGCCGATGACCTCATGTCATACGATGATGACGGTGATACTAACGATATGGATAGCGATATGGTTTATGTAGATGATGCATCAAAGGTAAATGATGCAATGAGTGCAAATCCTGGCAAAACAGTTGCAGTTAAGAAAGCCACTGCATTTGACACCAAGAGTGGTCGCTCTGCTCTTCGCGCCAAACTTGCTGCAGACGCCCTTGGTAAGATGGATGATGGAGAATTACACGATATGTCAAAAGCAGAATTTAGCGATATGTTAGATCAAGCACACAGACTTACCAATGGTCAAACTAAACTTGATGTCAAGCCTAGCGATGAATTAGGTCTAGTAGAAACAGTCGAACAAAGAAGCCGTAAGATGATGGACGTTGCTACTGCTCCAGTTAAAGTTCGCAAAGAAGCAGAAGCAATTGCTCGTTTAGTTAGCGAAGGCAAGCTTGATACTGCTGACTTCCCCGCTTTAGTAGCAGAAGGCTTAGATCCTGCCGCAGTTAAGTACTACAAGCAATACTACGGTCAAGTAGACGGTGGTTCAGAATTTGCTAGCGAATTAGTAAAAGAACACGTCAAAGCTCAAGTAGAAGATGAATTAAATGGTTATCGTGTTAAATTAGCTAGAGCCTATGAATTAGCTCATGAAATGGTAGATCGTGGTCTTTGCGTCAATGATAGCTATGCTGTCTCAGCTCAAGTAGACGAAATCATGAAGTTTAATGATGAGTCATTCCAGTCATTAAAGAGAGTAGTAGCTAAACATGCACCAACTCTACAAAAAGAAGCTGGACGTATGCCACAAGTAGGTATGATTGGTTCAGGTGAAGTCAACACCGCACAATCTGATGATTGGTCACAATTGTCTGCAGCATTCGCTAAGACTTCAAAGAGAATGTTCTGATCTTACATAGAGGGATATTATGAATAATAAAAGCGTATCAGATTTTGTTGCTGCAACAATGGATGCAGTGTTAAACAGCAAAGAACACAAATCATTATTTAATGGTCACTATAAATATGCTCAAGATATGAATCAAGCTAAAGGCAAACAAAAATGCCCAGATTGCAATAAAGTCATGGATTCAGCCATGATGGATAGCTGTCAATGTGGTGATAAAATGTATGCCAAAGACAAGATGCATTCCAAAGACAAGATGCATACTGAAGATATGGGTATGCAAGACACTGGATTAGTATATGATGATCTTATGTCATACGACGGCATGTCAAGCGATGATGCTATGTCAGATGATTATGGAATGTCAGATGATCTTGATCTTGATCTTGATCTTGATGAATTAGACACAGATATGGTAGAAGATTTATCAGCTACCGCCGCTTTTGATGTAGCCATTGACAGCTTATTAACCGCTTCAGCAGCTTTAGATGCAGTTGGAATGGAAAATAGCTCTAGCGTTAGCTTAAAATTAGCATCCTTAATTGTTGAAGCTAAAAAAGCTAAAAAACAAGAAGAAAAAGAAGAAGAAGAAAAATCTAAGAAAAAACCAGCCATGAAGGGTAAGCCTGCTATGAAAGGCAAATCAAATGGCTCAGGTAGCTCAAACGGTAAAAAAAAAGTCTAACGTCTAAAGATTTTAAACAAATGCATGAAAGAAATGTAGGCGGAGACAATAAAATTACTGCAGTCGATTTTAAAGCTCAATTTAAAAAATGATGTAGTATAAAAAAAGTGCTATAAGAAATATTTCTTATAGCACTTTTGTTTTTTCTATGTTTATTATTACATAATACTGAGGTTTTATGTTTTACGATGATGAAAAAGATATTTCCAACGAACTTTATCGCACAATGGAAAAACAACTAGTTAATAACCAACTAGAAAATAAATATGCTTTTAATAAATTTGCCAGAACAATTGATTATTTGCATAAAGCTGCCGATATTTTTGACAAAGCCGGAATGAACCAAGAAGCAAATGAAATTACTCAAGTAATAACTAGCTTTGCTTCTAAATTAAAAAAGTTTTAATTATTAAAAATAAAGGTAATATGCTAAAACCAAAATTAGAAAATGAAATTGTTGAACTCATGCATCAACAATTAGTTAAAAAAGCCAGTAATCAAGATTTATCTGACATTACTCAAGCTGTAGATTATGTTAACTCTGCTATCGATGTGCTAGAAACCAGTGGCTTCACCGCTCATGCAGATCAATTACTACATATTTTACACAAAATTGCCACCAAACACCGTAAACCTAAAAATCCCACCAAAGTATCAGATAGTCATACTAAAAAATTAACTTCTGATAAAATGGTTAAAAATTTAAAAAATCATGGAACCGTATTTAATATGCCAGACATAAATATGGCAGATGATATTTTAGTCGAAGATGTCTTCCAAGAAGTCTTCGAAGAAGAACCTTGATCTTAACTTATCTTAACTTACTTTACTTTAAAAGCCTCTTAACAGAGGCTTTTTATATTTTCTATCTAAATACAAACTCGCCCCACCATACATCCAAACTAATAACTTTTCTACCTGCTTATTGCCTCCCACCGATAATGTCGTAGTTATTAAATTACTTTTCCTACACGCCAATTTCATAGTCCCATTTATTTTATATTTATTCAATAAATAATTTTTTAAATATTCACAAAAAAATCTAGTAGATGTAATCTGCCAAATATAATTTATATGCCCACTCTTATTAGCCTTTCTACTATATAAACTCCCATCCCCATCAAAATATCCACGTACAAAATGAGATATTAAATCCTCCTCAATCATAGGAAATTTTAATATCAAACTTTTATTCGGTATACACCCTAATTTAAATAATTGCTCAGATAATTCTTTGCTATTTATTTTTAATAAATAATGCAAATTGCCCGTTCTCTTATCTACTACTTCTTTTAAACTCATCTCAGGACATAAATAATCTCTTAACTTTTCTAATATGTATTTATCTTCTGCCTTTAACTTAATAGATACCTCATAACTATGCTTCCTCCTCACATAATTATTTCCATCTGCATATAATAATCCAAGAAAATATGCCTTCGCCTCATTATCTATTTTATTAAAAAAATATAAGTTGGTTATATACTTAGTATTATATGAAGAAGTAGATCTTCTACAAATGTTATTCTCTTTCAAACAATTTAAAACACATGTTTGAGAACATTTTACTTTTTCTCCAACCTCATATGTCGTTAAACCACTATTGTACAAAGAAATTATTTCTTGATCAATTTGGTGGTTTCTTTTTGTTTTCTGCATAAATTTATATATAACAAGAACGTCGTCTATTATTTTTTGGAGCTAGAATGTTACGCTTAGTACAAGTCTCTAATGCCTTGCCAGCCAGCTTTATTTGTGACCCTTCGGCAGAATTTCAACCTGGCATGATAGCCGAACTCACCGTCATCGGTAATCAAGTTATGGCAACCGTCTCCAATGGTACCGCACCTTTAGGTATTATCGATGATATCAAAACTCGTGCCTTCACCAACGTCTCCTGGAACGAAGTCGTTATTGTTCCCGCTGTCGGTGTCCCAGGTCCAGATGGATATCTCGTCACACCCATAGATATTAAAGCAGAATTGCGTAAACCTAATATCATAGCCAATAGCTTTACCTCCACCGTTAACGTTGTCCTTAACCCCGTAAATGGCGTAATTACCTTCGTCGCAGGTACTCCTCTTAACTTCGACCTCACCGGCTCAGGTAAACCTAATGCCATCCGTACTATCGTTAACTATACCTACCAAGTCGCCAATATCCCAGGTGATGATAGTACCCAAGGATCCGGTAGAATGACCGTGTGGTTTAATAGAATGTTCGCCCAAACCGATCAGTACGAAACAAATCAACAATATCCCGTTAGAGCTAATTTGTACGTCAGCGAATATGGCTTCTTAACCACTAGAAGACCTAGTAGTATCCACCCAGCTGTAGCTATGGTTACCGCCCCACCTTCTCCGCTCAATGTATCTCTAGAATTTTTATGGCTTTAGAATTTTGATTTTGATGATATATATGAAGTTGGAGGAACATATGACTCAAGAAATTCAACCAACTGATAATAAAAATTTAGAAAATCAAAACGCAGAGGTTAATTCATTAGAAATTAACGCAGTAGAAGTTGCTGCAATAGAGGATGTAATTTTAATTAGTCCTAAAGATGTGGCAAAAAAAATTAGAGAAGAAAAAAGATCTAATACTAATAAAGAAGATAGAACAATTTATATTTATCGTGCAAAATGTTTAATAAACAACAAAATTTATATTGGTCAATCTGTAAATCCTATTGCTAGGTGGCAGGCTCATATAAAAAGTTCTGAAAATTCTGACTTACCATTTCATTTAGCTATAAAAAAACATGGGGCAAATAATTTTAAATTTGATATTATAGATTCTTGCAATAATACAGATGCTGCCAATGAATTAGAAACAAAATTTGTTACTAAATATGATAGTTATATCCAAAATGGTAAGGGATACAATGCTACATTGGGAGGATATAACGCTCCTAAATCTGAAGCTTGGAAAAAAAATTTAAGCAATCGTTGGAAATCACTATCTGACGAGCAGCGACAAGAATTAAAAAGAAAGTTATCTGAGGCGACTAAAAAGCAAATTATGACAAAGGGTCATCCGGCGCAGGGTCACAAATGGACTGATGAGCAGAAGGAAAGATATTCTAAATGGAGATCTTCTTTGAATAAAGATTCTATTTATACGGAAGAGGTTCGCAAGAAGATGTCAGAATCTCATAAAGGAAAAAAAATACCTAAAGAGCAATTGGAAAAAATGGCAGCTGGGATTAAGGCTACTTGGGAAAAGAAGGCTGCAATTAGGTATGCAACAGAAGAAATTTATTGTCATGCTGATGGTTGCATGGTAGCTGGAAGAGCAAAATATAAGATTGTTAATAATGTTAGATATTGTACCGTACATGGATCTAGATTGCTTAGAAATGGGATATTAGAGGTATTACCGAAGAAGCCGGTATTGGTGACGGATGAGACTAGGAAAAAGATAAGTGAGAATAGAAAGGGTAAGGGTTGTGGCAGGATACCGCACAACAAAGCGAGTTTAACGCAAGAGCAGATGGATATGATAGTAAATGATAGTAGATCTATTATGGAGTTGAGCAGGGTGATGGGGATAGGAAGAAAAGTAATATGTAGGATAAGAAAAGAATATAAAAATAAATTATCTGCATAAACATTTATTTAATAGACTCTTTCTATAATTTGGTATATTATAGAAATAATTTAACTTATTGAGGCGTGTAATGACTTTTAAACATGGCAAATTTGATGATTCAGCAGTACTTCGTTCTTTGGAGAAGATCGCAATTGACAAGGGATTAGTTAAGGGATCACCTACTATTAAATCTGCGGAGCATTTAATGATGGGGCGTGATTTAACACCTGGCGTTAATTTATCGGAGAGCATAATTAAATTATGTGCGGGATTACGCAGAGAGGGATTGCACAAGCACGCAGAGGACATTGAGAAGAATTATGTACATTATAAGAAGGCTCAGACATTGTATGAGACATCTAAGGAGACTGGAGAGGATTTAATTGATTTTGCTCATCCTGAAGGTGGTCATGTGCTTAAGGATGTGGAGGGCAAGCACAAGGTGATGACGGTAACAGAGCGTCAGGAAGCGATTAAGAGGACTTTAAGCAAGGAGCCTACTGGCAAGTTATCGGTGGCGGAGGCGATACAAGCGGTGAAGAGAATATTTGCTGCTGAAGAGATCATAAAGATGAATCTAAATGAGTATGTGGCTTCTTTAAAAAATGAGGCTATAAAATTTACAAAAGATGCAAAAGCAAGAGCTACCGTTATAGCTGATAGAGGGAAAACACTCTTGACCGGATCTAGTGATCATACAAGGCTTCAAACAGCAGTTTCGGGGGTAGATTCGGCAAATCCGACAGTAGAAGCATTATATACTCTTAAAGAGGAGGTTATGGATGCTAAAGAAGAGGCTCGACCAAGTAGTCTGGGTTTTTTGTCATTGTATTCAGGGTTTAGTTCTGAAGATTGGGATAAATATAAGTCAGAATATGACGCTTGTGTTGCAATTATTAGTTCTGCAATAGAAAAATTAAATGCAATTAAGGCAGTAGAGCTTACGGGAGAAGTCCCAGATACTGCAATTAAAAAGGTTCCATTAACTGCAGATAGAGCGGCTGAAATAAGACAAAAGGAAAGACAATTAAAAAGAGAAGAAAGAAAAACTTTAAGAAATGAAAAAAAACGGGAAAGAGAAGAGGCTGAAGAGGAAAGAAAAGAAACTGCAGAAGATGCAAGATTAGAGAAACTTGAAAATAATGATTTTTCTGTTGCTACAGATAAAGAATTATATGGCTACACAGTCCAAGGCAATCCTGCAGCAATAGAAGAATCTAAAAAAAGAAAAATTATTAAAAAGAAAAATGCATTAAATAATATTTTAACGTCTAACATTTCAAGAATGAATGCATTAAAAGATGAGATTGATTCTTTTAATAAATCTCCTAATATTATGGGTGAAGATTTTATTGCAAAACAAAGTATGAGGCGAGGATATTTTAATGGGCAAATGGCAAAAATTAATTCTGAAATTGCAAAAGCAAAATCTGAATTATTAAAAATAACTTCTAGAGTAACTGATGAATCTACTGAAAGTGAAATTAATGACCTTATAGAAGAGGCAAAACAAATTAACACTAATTTAGCAGCTACAATAACAAGTATTCAATCTGATTTTGAAGCATCTAAAGCTAACGTTCTAAGACATAATCAAGAAATAAAAAATAAAAAATCGGGCGCTAGCACACCTAAATAAGGCATAGAATATAGGAAATAAAATGATAAACTATCGTAATAAATATTTAGTTGACTATATTAAAAAATATGCTGATGTTTTGTCTGATAAAGATCCAGTAGCTCCACCACAGCCTGATATTGTCAACATGCAGCGAGCCATTAAGAATTTTGCTAGCAACATGGCTAAGTACAATACCAAAAGAGTTCCAGATCCATCAGCTCCTGGTAAATTTAAAGAAGTCGTAGATGTAACTGATAAAAGAAAAGACTTTAATGATTTCTTAGCGGAGCAATATTCTGCTGGTTCATCTATTCGTGGAGAAGAATGGACCACTGACGTAAAAGCCACTAAAAAAGAACAAAAGTTACCAACTGGCATTATTGAGTTAGACAACGTAATTGATGGATTACGCAGAATTGGACCAGGCAGTTCAGAAGCCATGCAAGATGGTATGTGGGATTGGCGCACTCAAAATGCAGTTAAAAACGTATGGGCAGTAGCCGATGCATTAGTAAGAGTAACTGAAGACTTTGGTTCTAAATTAAGAGACAATTTTACTAGATCTGATTTACAAGAATTAGCCAATGAAATTCCTAAGACTAATGACATAGCTAAATATGATCAAAAAAAGAAAATTGAGCATGCTAAGAAAATTGCTCCATTGGTAGAAAAATTAGATCGTTTTTATTCAGCTTACTATAATTCAATTATTCAATCTCCTGAATATGCTTCTTATATTAAGCAAGACAAGCCTTTATTAACTGCTAAACCAGGCGGAGTAGATCCAGGAAAAGTACCTGATGATTTAGTAGATATATTAAAGAAGCCTCATGCGTTAGCTCTCATAAATGTAACATTACCCACTCCTACTGGTCCAAAATTATTTTCTCCAGTATCTATTGATGCATTAAAGAGTGTGGGAGAATTAGAAAAGCTAATGTTATTTTTAGGCTATCCAATACAAGATGCTCAAAACAAAGAAAAACAAAATGTAGTATTGCAAGCCTTTTTAGCTCACGTTAATGCAGTATCTCCTAATGCTTAAGGATTTATATGTCTTTTTTATATAGAGATCGAAATTTATTAGAACAATTATTCAATATAGCTGGTGGTGATCAATTAAAAAAATCAGCTCTAGCACAACCTCCTGCGGCAGCCCCTGCAGTAACATCTTTTACTCAAACCACTACTACAGGACCGGCTGTAGATTTAAATGCTTATCGTGCAGCTAAGCCATTATTAGTTAATTTACAAAGAATAATTGATCCTAAAAACGCACCTCCAGAGTTCAAAGGAATTCCATTAGGAACAGATCCTACTAAGCCTGCTCCAGTTGCCAATGTGCAAGATTTTAGAACATTAGGTGATTTTATTCAATGGGCAGCAGAGAACAAATTAACTTGGCAAGGAAATCGTTTTGCTTGGAAAGCCGATGAAAAACAAGCGGCTATTGATGCTGGTGCTTTAGAGTTTAATAGTTTTCCTAGAGATAGAAAAGACAGAGATCCTGTTAGTAGGGATATTAATAAAATAGATGTATATGCTTTAAAAGATCCATTAAAAGGATATTTATCATATTTAAGAGACAATGATGCTCGTAGTAATAAAGTACTAGAGGTCATGTTAAAAGCAATTATTGAAGAAATTAACAGCAAATTAACTGGAGAGCCAATTGCATCTAAAGCAGGTCCTGAAGCGGCTAAATCTACTTTAAATCAAGATGCATTGGTAGATGCTTTCCCATCTAAAGAATTATCTATAGAGACTTGGGAAAATGGATTAGAGAGAGCGCCTACTTTTACTGGTTTACCTGTACAATTAACTGTTAAAGATTTAGCAGATCAATCAGCCTTTTTCAATTGGTTAAAGGATATGATGATTAAATATAAGACTCCTGATAAAATGATTGTAACTTCTCCAGTGTTAGCTCCTAAATCGGATCCTTGCTTAGCAGTACATATTTTGTACAAAAGGGCTTCTTATTTAAAAAACAAAGCAGCGATGTATGATAAGAGAATAGCTCCAGATTATGATAAAATTGTAGATTTATATTTAAAATCTATTCAACAATATGGCTCTCAGATTATGGGAGCTGATGACAAGCCTTGTTCTGTTACAGGTCCAGGCACTACTACAGGTGCAGTTGGGCAAACTGGTGTTGGAGTAGGTGCTGGCGGTGGTGGTGGTGCTGGAGCAGGAGCCGGTGGTGCCGGTGGTGGTGCCGGTGGTGCCGGTGGTGGTGCCGGTGGTGCCGGTGGTGGTCCCGGTGGTGCAGGAGGAGCAGGAGGAAGGGGCGGTAGAGGTGCTGGTGGCGCTATGGGAGTTGGTGGTGCTGGTATAACAGAATTAATTCGTGCTAGACCATTAAGACCTGGGACCATTGATTTAATTGCTATAGCAAACTTTTTAGACGTAGTAGAAAAATTACTACCAAACGAGTATGCTTATTCTAATCCTAAGATTGAAGAATCGATAAATAATTTAGAAAAACTATTATTAGATCCTGCAAAGAAAAACTTTAATTTAAGAGTGGATTTGGATAATTTTAAGACAGATATTAAGAATGTTCAATCTAACTTATTTAATTACTTTTACGCCTTGAAAAAACTAAATAAACATTTATCTGATTTAATTTATAGAATTATGGAAGTATATAATTCATATTTTGAAGATCCTGTTAATAGGGATTCAGATAATGCTATGAAGGGTCAAATTAGTTTTGCTAGAACAAACGACAGTTTATTAACCAATGCAATTAGCAATTGGAAAGCAGAATCTAAACCTCCAGCAAGGTAATATGAAAAAAAGAAACAGTCAAATTAAATATTACATGGATGGATTAATTGTAGAATCATTAATCACAGATAAGCCGATTAAAAAATCGGCTCAAGGAGCTTTATTATCTTCTTTAATTGGATATGTAAAAGATTTTGTAGATCAAAACATAGATCCTAATAATAAAACTACTAGCGTAATTTCTATGCTAGCACCTGCCGCACTCTATAAAATTTTAGATGGTATGGGGTTTAAATGGTTAAAATGGATTTTATCTATTGGGGCTGCTGTATTTAAAGTTGATATTAAAAATGCATTAGACAAAGTATCATCTTCTATTATAGGAGATATTAAAGATAATAAAGAAATTTCAATGGATTCTATTGAAAGTAGAGTTACATCTGCAGTAAAAGATAGTACACAAGCTATGACAGGATCAGATCCCTCATCTTTAGCAACAGAATCATTTACCTTACTTGATGCTAGAATGATGAAGCTTGCTTTTATACAATATCGCAATGAAACAAGTTTAATTAAAGTAGCAGGTCCGGCAGGGGCGGCAGGGGCGGCAGGGGCAGCAGCAGCTGCTGCGGCTGCTTTAGTTCCTAAACAAGGAAAATTTATTGGATCTGTTATTAAAATAATAACTTGGTTAATTAAAACTATTTTAACTACTGCTGGTTTACTAACGGCTGGTAGTGTAGTTAGCAAATTAGTGGGTAAACCAAACGAATTAGATAAAAGTTTAAAAAGGCATATATCTACTACTCCTGCTACAAGTACTTCTACTCAAAAGAAGTTTCCTTTAAATCCTAACTATGATAAAGATATATACAATACTTCTACTAGTAGTTGGACTATAAAAGGAATATATGTTACAGATTCTACTATAAAAGATTTGTTAGTAGAATTTGCAAAAGAAACATATAATGGATTAGAGAATTTAGACTTTATTATAAGAAGATCTCCTAAATTTAATATTATTGCAGAAAATATATTAAATTATAATCAGGGAAATTTAGGTAGTAATGTATTACTAATACCAAGCATGTATCATTCTAAAAAAGAAATAGTAGATCAATTTATTGATGATGTAGCTAAAGAAGCATGAATATAAGTATATTATGCTATACTTATAGTAACAATTTAATTATACAATGGAAAACCTATGAGACGCAGTGACATTTTTGAAGAATTTGTTAAAATTGCTCAAGATAGAAAACTTATTTCAAATGATTCTGAAAAAAGTTTCAAAGCATTAGAAAACAATCCTAGAGCAGATTCTTTAGATGTTTCTGCTATAGCTGCATTGTATGGAGTAAAACCAGAAACAATTCCAGATATGAAATATAAAAATAATATTATGGAAATTGCTCATAAAGAGCCTGTAGTACTTTCTCCTGCTTATGATAGATTAAATGGATTAGTTGAAAACAACATTGAAAGACAAAATATTAATTTACGCATTGTAAATAAAAATCCAGATGGATTACTAACTCAACGCAAATATGCTGAAAAACAATTTTTATTATCTTTGGTTAGAGTAGCTAATGATTTAGATAATAGAAATAAAGAAAAATTAAGAAAATTAGCAGATAATTGTTTACAATCAGTTGCACAAGAAGTAGAATCTAAAAAATCTCTTAAAAAAGAAGCTCTTAAATTAAGAACAAAAGTTATATCAGGATTACTGGCTTCTTTAGTGGGTGCTGCTTATGTAGCCAATAAATTACCAGCTGCTGATGAAGGATATGAAAAAAATTATAGCGCACTAATGGATGAGCTTAATAAATTGACAAATCCAAGCTGGCTTCAATCTTTTTTTGCTGCAAAACCAAGTTTGCAATTTAAAGAACAATTAAATTATTTAGCAGATAAGGTTGTTGAGCTAGATGAATCTTATTTAAAATTTAAAAAATTAATAGAAAATATTGATCAAGCGCAAATAAAAACAAATCCTGTTGATGCTGCTAAAAATCAAAATGTTGAAGATATTAGAGGCAGAGATGAAGCTGCAAAAGAAATTTTTGCAAAATTATTAGATATAAAAGATATTAAAAAATCTCTTGAAAAGACATATACTTCAGCTGGCGGCAAAACAAGAATAGAAATATTTGATACAGAAAAAAGAAGTTTTGAAGACAAAGGACTTGGATCTTCAGTTACAGATCTATTGCCAATTGAAGGTGGCTGGGCACCATTTAATTCCGCAGTAGAAAATATTATTAGATTAATGGATCCATATATAGCTTCAGTAGAAAGAATTATTAAATTATTAGAAAAAGGTCAAGAAGTTAAAAATAAAGTAAATGAACGTATGTCAAGAAGACAAGAACAGCCTAAACAAGAAGTTAAACCAACAATCCCTCAATCTTCAGATCTTCCAGAAATTTAATATACTAACCTACTAATAATAAATTATAAGATTATACCTTAATTAGGTATAAAAGTAAGTTAAGATGTAAGACATGCTCATAGTAGCATAAAAAAAGGAAATCACAATGGCTCTTAAACTAGTAAATCAAGCTGGTAACCCACTCGGTCAATTCGACGGTTACGATACACAAATCAACAGCTACCTCGGTGGCGAAGTAGTAACTTTTGTTTCATTAAACCTAAGCTCACCTGATTTAGCTGCAGCTGACGTATTTGACGGTTACGTCAATCCATCAGGCACTGCTAAGCGCACAGTTGTAACTTTTGATCTTCTTTCAACTTCACGTCCTCTTATGTTAGCTGACGAAGGTATTGCTGGTTACGGCACCCTCTTCGGTTCAGTAGTAGGTGGTACAGTTGGTAAAGTTACCTCAGGCGTTGTATTAGGACCAAACACCGCTACAGGTTCAGGCAAAGTAACCTGCTGGCACCAACCCGGCGTATACGCTGTATCACTTGATGCAGTTGATACCGCTGTTGCTACCGGTCTACAACCCACCAACGTAGGTCTATCAGCTGGCGCTCCCCTTACCTATACCTCAACAGGACAATTAACTCCAGTAGGCTCACCTGCTGCAGTAGGTGGCGCTCCAGTAGTAGCTACTTTAATTGACTTCGAGACCAATGGCTCATTAGTCAATACTCCTAGCTACCTCGTCAGCGCTCTAAACAGCCCCTCAGGCTTAGGCGCTTCACCACGTCAATTTACCTTCGTTACCTTCTATTTCAACCCACCCGTTGGACCCTGATAGTATCTAGCATTACGTACTCTATAAAGAGTCGGGATTTTTTCCCGACTCTTTTTTTTGATACTTTTTAACTCTATTAGCCCAATTATAAAACTCAACTATACTTAATTTGCTCTTACCAAAATTACAATACTTACAACATGGTACTACATTCCCACGAACATGACCTAAATTAGAATCAATCCTGTCCAATCCATTATAAATATAATCTCCTTCTAACTTTGCTTTCTTAGAAGCTTTTTTATCTGTCTTCGCCCTATTAAATACATTGTTCGGTAATGATCCACAATAATAACAATTCATCTGCGAAATATTATAAAACTCCTCAATCTTTAAATCTGTATCTTTCTTGTAATTATAAAATATACATTTAATCGATGTTCCTAATGATCCTTTAGGTATTTCTCTACTACTAATTATTATTTTATTATTATTCTCTTTTATATTCTGTATCCAAATTAAAAAATCATTAACCGGTCTATTATTCTTACATCTATTACAATCATTGCAACATGATACTACATTTTCTATTGTATGATATTTATTACTATCTATTCTGTCTAACCCATTATAAATAAATAATCCTTCTTTTTTAGCCTTCTCAGAACTATTAGATGATTTAGTTAAAAAATAATTGTACTCTCTATTGGGCTTCAATCCACAATAATAACAATCTTGTTGAGATAATTTATAAAAATTTTCAAAATCTATCTCGCACATCTTGTCATTGTAACAATAACTTTGCCAAATTCTTCTAGCTGAAGCTATTCTAGGATCATTTTTTCTCCTACCTTCTATTAACTTATTAGAATTTTTAGAAGATATTTCAGACTTTAAACATCCACAAGATTTTGTATTGCCATTAATTATACTTTCTGTATTAATTTCTACTATTTCTCCACAATCACATTGACATAACCATTTACTTCCTTTTTTATATGTTAAGGCAGTTAATTTATTGTATTTATCTCCAGGCTTAATAGACCTACCATTCTTATTTATACAGCCACATGATTTAACTTGCCCTCTTAATAAATGAGCTGTTTTTACAATAATTTTATTCCCACATTCACAATTACAATTATATGCTGTCCAATATCTTTTTACTTTCTTTCCTCCAAGTATACTCTCTGCTTTAGACTGTACTGTTAATTTATTAAATTTTATCCCAATAAGATCTTTATTATTCATTATTTCCTCAAAGATGCTGTCAAGCATATATCGTAATATGCATTTTTATAATAGAAATTAATATAAGTAATATTAAATTATTAGATATAAGAACATGCATTTTTGCATGTCAGCTGGCGAATGCTGGCAAACAATTCTTTTACAACTCGGAGATCTCGAATGAATATGTTCAATAGCAAAGGCGAAATGAACGCATCATCGCTAAAGGATGCGCTTCATACATTAGTAAAATACGCTAGTATTTTAGAAGAAAACACCCCCTCAAACATGGGATTAGCTGGTCAACCCTCATTGTCAGATGAAAAACGCGACGAATTAATTTCTCGCGCCATCCAGACACAAGACGGCAAAATTGCTTTGGCTCAAGCAATGGCCAATCCTATCCGCAGAAACTTAGACTATCATGGAATTGCACGTCGCGCCCTTGTAGTCGATCCATTAAACTGAGGGTAGTGGATCTAAAAATTGGCTATATGCTGGAAACTCTAAAAGCTTAATCACTATAACACTCTATAAATTATACACAGAAGTTAATTTCAAAATAGTTATAGTAACAGAATTAAGATGATATAGACAATCAGCAGGAAAGAGTGGCATAATGGAAAAAGAGATTTCTAATTTCTATGAATCTGGATTAACTATTAAAGAAATTGCCGAAAAGCTTCATATTTCTTATGAAAAAACAAGGCAAATTTTAAAAAATCAAAAAGTAAAATTTAGAAAAAAATATGTTTCTGATTTTACTCAAGATCAAATAAAAGATATAGTTAATAAATTTGATAATGGCGAAACTATTAAAAATATTGCTAATTGGTATGAGATATCTGCTCCCGCAATATCTAGGATATTAAAAGCAAATAATAGAGAACCAGTCTCATCTTCCAGAAAATATGATATCTTAAGAGAAACGCCTATTAATAGTATACAAAAACAAATTATTGTTGGTACACTGTTAGGAGATGGTTGTTTACATAAAGATAGTCCTAATGGAAATTTTAAATTATCTTTCAGCCACTGTAAAGCACAATCTCCATATTTTTTTTGGAAAATAGCTATGTTAGATCCTTTTATCAATACTCATAGAGAGTATGAAGATAAAAGAGGTAATTCTACCATGCTACAAACCGCAACAATTTGTCATAAAGATTTAAATTATTTTGCAAATATGTTTTATGACTCTTCAAGAGTTAAACATGTGCCAAAAAATTTAGACATATATATGACTCCGCTTTGTTTAGCTGTTTGGTTTCAAGATGATGGAAATTTAAAATCTGGTGTTAATGCCAGGTTAGCAACAATGGGCTTTACAGAAGAAGAAAATTATATTTTAAGAGATTATTTAAAAAGATGTTTTGACATTAATTCAAATGTTATGAAATATACTTATAAAAATAAAGAATACTCTCAGATAAATATAAATAAAGAAAATACTCAAAAACTCAGCGACATCATTAGACCCCATGTCGTAGAATGTATGCAGTATAAATTAATGCCACAATCCTCAACGACTAGAATGCCAATCGTCACAAAAAAGTGATGGTGATACAGTCTGACCTTCATAGAGATATGAAGAGATAAGCAGAAATGACTTATCAAATTAACTAACGTTAATTTTAACAACTGCCTATGTACCCCAAGGCACCATGCCCACCTATGATCGTGATATCGATGTTGCCGCTGTAGTAATCAGCAGCAACGGTACCGGTCCTGAAAGCCGCGTATTCGGTGATCGCGTTGTAGTTCCTGAATTCGAAATCTACGCCAACCCCACAGTACGTATCGCTGAAGTTAAGCGTCGCCGCTTCAACGTCATCGACCGTGCAGTCCAGAAGGCTCGTCAAGAAATCATGGCTCAAGAAGATGCCAACGTCTTCGCCGCCCTCGATGCCGCCGCTTCAGTAGAAAACACCGTAACAGATATTGCTGACGCTGGTCTACTCAAGAGAGACTTAGTAGAAATCAAACAACAAATTGATCGCTGGGACCTCGTAACCACCAAATACTTCATGAACATCAATGAATTTACCGATATCCTCAAGTGGGGTTCAGGTGGTGGTCAAGGCGTAGGCGGCGGTGATTTCGATCCCGTCACCATGCGTGAAGTACTACAAACCGGTCTCTACGCTCATATCTGGGGCACCGATATCATGGTATCAAAGATCGTTCCCCCAGGCACTATCTATGGTTGTGCTGATCCTGAATTCGTCGGTGTCATGCCCGTGCGCCAAGACATCGAAGTACTTCCTGCTGACGAACCAAAACAGCTTAAATTAGGATGGGTAGTTAGCGAAATCATCGGTATCGGTATCGTCAATCCTCGTGGTGTTGCTGCTGGTCGCAAGTCAGTAGTAATCGGCGCCTGATACTAAAACAGCTTAAAAAGCTTGTAAAAGAGCTGCGAGCAATCGCAGCTCTTTTTATTTTACCTGTACAACATGTATTTTTATACATGAACCTTGTCAGCATTTTATGTGAGCCAAGACAGTATTTTGTTAAAATTTTAAATTTATTTTGTTTTGAGTACTGGTATATTATAATAATATGAAAAAAATTAATCTTATTGGAATAAAATTTACTAGATTAGAAGTAATAGAAGAAGCTAAATCAAAGTGGCTTTGTCGATGTGATTGTGGTACAAACAAAATAGTAACAACTAACAAATTAAGATCTGGTAGAGTTAAATCTTGTGGATGTTTAAATATAGAGCAAAGAAAAAATAGAATTAAAAAAATGACACAAGCTAGGAAAAAATATTCTCCACAAGAAGCTTCTGCTAGAAAAATATATAAAAATAGATATTCAGATGGAGATATTTCTTTTGAAATGTTTTTAACATTATCTTCTTTAAATTGTTATTATTGCAATAGTGAACCCAATGGTAAATATAATGAATCTTTTTATGACGCGCGAAGATCTAAAGATGCAAAAGAAAATGGATTCTTTATTTATAATGGTCTAGATAGAATAAATCAATTTAAACCTCATACCATCGATAATGTAGTTGTTTGCTGCAAAACATGTAATATGTGCAAAAGAACCATGAGCCATGATCAATTTATAAATTTTATAGAAAAAATATATTTAAATATAAAATTAAAAATGAACCTTGACAATATGTGATATATCTCTATATTAGAGATGGACTCACTGTTACAAAGGTTATAAAATATGAATACAATAAAAGAGATGGCAGAGAATGGATTGGCGGCAAAAAGAATTTCTATATTATTAAATATGGAAGAAAAAGAAGTAAAACAAATAATTAAAGATAATAATTATTGTTTAGTTAGAGAGGAATTTACTGAAGATAAAATACCTTTTATTGTTGATCTTTATCAACAAGGAGTAAGCGCCAAATCTCTTGGTATGAAATACAATATTGACAAAAGACGAGTTCAAAAATGGGTAGATCAAAAGGGAGCATTGAGAGACAAGTCTTCTTCTCACAGATTTACTCAATTTAATGAGAATATTTTTGACATTATTGATACGCAAGAAAAAGCATACTGGTTAGGCTTTTTTTATGCAGATGCGTATAATTCTGATATTACAAGTACTTTTAGTGTTACTTTAAAAGACGAAGATTATAATCATTTAATTAAATTATCAAATTTTGTTGGGTTGCCAAATTCTAAAGTAAAAAGATATTTATCTGATTTAAATGATAAAAAATATCCTACTTGTTGTATTAGACTATACAGCAAACATTTATGTGAAAAAATGAAAACTTTGGGCGTTCCTAGAGCCAAAAGCTTTATTATCACCTATCCCCAATGGCTAGATAATCAATTTACAGTTCCATTTATAAGAGGTATGTTTGATGGAGATGGTAGTTTAGCACATCGCTCCAACAATGAATGGAAATGGTCTTTAGCTACCACCAAAGAATGTGGAGAAGCCATTCAACGTATCATCTTAAAAGAATTAGATTTAATTGTTAATTTAAGTTGTATTTCTAAAACAGGCAATAATACTTATGAATTAGAGTCTAATGGCAATGAGAAAGTACTAAAATTAGCTACTTGGCTATACCAAGACTCTACAGAAAGTACTAGATTAGATCGTAAATATACAAGAATGCTAGAGTTAGCAGAGCAACAAGGTAATCGTAGATTCTCTAGAACAGAATACAAAGTATCAGAAGATGCTAAAATTAGTATACTTAATAAAGTAGAGGATGGAGCTAAATTGGTTGAAGTAGCTAAACAACATCAAGTACATCCTAGAACAGTATCTAAAATAGTCAGTGATAATAAATATCATCCTATTAAAAGCACCACTAACAATAATAGAACTAACTACGATAAAATTGTAGAAATAAATGGAAAATTGTTGACAGCTAGTTATGTTAAGACATTGAGCAGAGATGAGCGATTTGAATTAATTGAGCCATTATTTCAGCACTTTAGGGCATTGGGCTGGCAGTATCCAAATAATTTATCAGAAGTAAAGAAAAGTTGGAAAGAACTAGTAGAGTATGCTCCTGATTTATCGGTAAATGAGTTATTTAACAATGATTCATTGGCTACAGATATTTGCAAATATTATTGTCATAAGTTTTATGATGCTACAGAATACAAGCAACCTACTATGAAAGACATATTTAATAATGATGATAAGTTACGCAAACTTATTCAAAATAGGTTAGGATTAGATTGGAAGGATCCTAACAATACAGAGACATTTAATATTTCATTTAGGATGTTAATTCAGGGAATGAGATCATCTAGAGTAGTTCCTAGCATTTCTATTTTTAAGCCAGGAATTGCAAAATACCTGTATATGAAATACAGCGGAAAGGGAGAGACAGTATTTGATTACTCGGCTGGTTGGGGAGGTAGAATGTTAGGGGCAGCTAGTTGTGGAAGAAAGTATATTGGAGTTGATCCATGGACCACAGATGAGTTAGAAGTGATGAAAGATGGATTAGGTTTAGAGAATGTGACATTGATTAATGATGGATCGGAGAATGTAAAGTTAGGGGAGAATAGTGTAGATTTTGTATTTAGTTCGCCACCATATTATTCCCAAGAGGTCTATTGTTTAGATAATCGTCAAGCGTATAGTAAGGGAGAGGATTATTTTTACAATGTATATTGGAAGAATACCTTAGAGAATGCGAAATATATGTTAAAAGCTGGGAAATACTTTGGATTGAACGTGAAGAATTATCCTAGAATGGTAAATATGGCGGCAGAGGTATTTGGAAATGTGGTAGAAGAAGTGAGCCTAAGGACTGTTAGGTCGCATTTGACTAAGACGGCTGGGGTCACCAAGAGTGAATTAGTTTATATATTTAAAAATGAAAAGTGAGTTATTAGCTAAATATCCTTTATTGGAGTTGGAGTGGGATGTTATTAAAAACGGACCTATTCCTGATAATATTACATTATATTCAAAAATTAAATATTATTTTAATTGCAATCGATGTAATGGGAAGGAGTATTATATTTCTTTAAAGGATTGGTTTCGTCGTAAATCTCATGAATCCAAGATATGTAGGCATTATCCTGCCAATCAAGTTAGGAGTGCTAAGTTAAAAACTAGTTTAGCGCAGCATTCTCCTGATTTAATATTAGAGTGGTCAAAGAATAACATAGAAGATTATAATTTATTAAATTATGGTAGTGACAAGGTTGTAGAGTGGAAGTGTTCTAAGTGCAATTTATTTTTTAATCAAAAAATATGTAACCGCACTATTTATAAGATAGGGTGTCCATATTGTACTAGTAAAAAAGTAAGTTTGATAAATAGTTTAGAGTCAAATTATCCGGAGTTATCTAGATATTTATTACATCCTTTTGCTTATCAGGTAAGCAGTTATAGTGCTAAAATTGGGAAGTGGAGATGTAAAAAATGTGATGAGGTTTTTAATTCTAGAATTTATCGAGTAGTTAATAGTTATAAAGATGGTAAGACAGGATGTCCATTTTGTGCTGGGAAGCGTGTAAACAGTAGGAATAATTTATTGGTAACTCATCCTGAGATATGTGTAGAATGGGATTATAGTAAAAACGTTAAAAGACCGGAGGAGTATACTGCGGGAAGTGGTAGTAGGTACAAAGTTTGGTGGATATGTAAGAATAGGGGTCATAGTTGGAGTGCATCGATTAATATGAGGGCTAGGAGTAAGGGTAGTGATTGTCCTTATTGTTCTCATAGAATATCTAAAGTAGAGATAGAGTGGCTGAATTATCTAAAGATAGATGAAAAATATCGACAACATAAAATATATATTAATGGAAAAAGATATTTAGTAGATGCATATGTTCCTGAGACGAATACAATTTATGAGTTTTGGGGAGATTATTATCATGGAAATCCTAAAATTTATAATTTAGATGATTATAATAAAACTTGTAAAAAAACATTTAAAGAATTATATAGTAGAACAATTGAAAAAGAAAAAATATTTAGATCTAATGGATACAATTTTGTTTTTATTTGGGAAAATGAATGGATAGAGATTAATAAAAAATTATAAAAATATTTTTAGATATACAAACTAATGAAGCCAGGTTGATGCCTGGCTTTTTTATAATTAAGTTAATATTTTTACATAGTATTATAAATTATTTATAATATAAATAATATAGGAGATTATATGGCAGCTACTGATTTATATCCTAAACTTACATCTATTAATTTTACTGTTCAAAATATATCTAGACAAAGAAAACGTATTACTATATTTAATACTCCAATAGAATATTTGCAAACATACGATTTATTAAATATAGAAGGAATTGGGGAGTCTGATATTAGAAGTTCTTTAATAAAAGGAGAAGTAGCTAATAAGATAAGAGTGGGAGATATCAGAATAGTATCTAGCTCCATAGATTTAGAGCAATTTGATCCTCAACAAGAATCATTTATTGTTGGAGCTTTAGAAAGTCCGGCATTGCCTCCTCCTGGCATATTACCTGAACCTGGACCTACTGGACCTCAAGGACCTACGGGCGCTACTGGCGCCACTGGACCTACAGGCGCTACAGGCGCTAGAGGTTCTATAGGTATAACTGGACCTACAGGACCTACAGGAGCTACAGGTGATATTGGACCTACAGGCGCTACAGGACCAGCAGCTACTTTTTCTGGTACATCTTCTCAATTGACTGCTGGAGATGGTTCAGCGGTTACAGTAGGCTCTGGATTGACGCTTTCTTCGAGTACGCTGATCGCAAGCGGCGGCGGTCCTCAAACCGTGTACGAGGTGGACTTCGCGAGCCTTCCAACCCAGTCCATCACGACCGGGCAGACGGTCACGTTCGCCGGTTCGACCGGGAGCGCCACCTTCACGAGCAACCTGAACCAGCCGACGCAGACCACTTTGTCAATCGTCAATGGAACGGGGCTCGTGTTCACAGGCTCCGGCTTTGGCACCATGCAGCTATACGCCACGTTTGCTCAGCTCGGCATCACCAACCCTTTCCAAACCCTCATCTTCTGGGCTCAATGCACCTTCAGCGGAAGCGGCAACCCGCAGGTCGGCTTCTACTTTCGGTGGGATACGGAAGGACCGATCGTCGGTCAAAACGGATTTCCGAGCACCGTCAATCTAGCCGGAACAGGTGGAGTAGCGAATACTTACATACAGTCTCAAAGCGATCTGTGTGTTGCCGAGCAATCCCAATCCAGCGGAGGGGCTGCTCGTTACCTGGCCAGAAGCGGAAACGATGTGGCGGTGGGCTGTCTGACTGCCTCTGGCATGATTAGTCAGTATTTCGGAACGTACAGTTCTGCGTGGACCTCTACCTTGCGATGGCTGTACAGTGCGCTGAAGCCTACCGGCTACGAGGCTCCATTTACGCAGGGATCTAACCCTCTCGGGCGCCCCCTCTCGCTGGTCGCGGCGCACGGCGGCGGCGGCACCATGACGTTTCGACGCCTTCGAGTACAAGCAGTGTAGAATACAATTATTATAGTATTATTTTAAAGCCAGAATTTATTCTGGCTTTTTTTATTTTATATAATAATAAAATATCATTATTTCAGGAGCAAAATATGGCTTATAAAAATATTACTAAAAAACAAGGAAGAGATTTCAATTTTTTCCAAGTTTTACCTGTGAATTGGACGCATTTTGGCGCTCCTGACGGATATACTATACAAAACGGATATGGTCCTGATGTTGTTATTACTTTCCCAACTCAGGGCGTATCATTTATTAATTACGGTACTGGTGCTACTAATTCAATAGAATATTCTTTTAACGGCACTACAGTGCACGGAGAAATGATTCCAGGCACTGCCTCATCTGCCTTAGTTTTTGATTTTAGAACTGTATGTTTAATATGGTTTAGATTAAAAGCTGGATCTACTGGTCCAGTTGATATCAGAATAGAGGCATGGGGTAAAGACTAGGGGAAATTATGATTAGTAATCCATTAGGACCTATTAATTTTGGTAAAGAAAAATTCTTTTTTCAAAAATTAGTAGTTTCTGCACCAAATTTCGGAACTAATGCAGATATAGCCGTTACTTTAACAAGTAAAAATTCTTTATTATTTGTTAATCAAGGTCCAGGTGTAGTAGAACTCTCATTTAATGGTATTTCTGTACACGCAGAATTAAATATTAACACCGGAACTAGTAATCTTGTTGTTACTGATCCTAGTATTGTAAAAGTTTGGTTTAGATTAAAGGCAGGTGCACCATCTACTATTAGCGTGCAAAATGATGCTGTCACAACCAGTAATGCTGTTACTTTAAATGTAGGATCTATTGGTGGAACATCTTCTACTTTTAATGATTTTTTTCCAGCCTTAGGCACAGCTGCTGGATTCAATGATGGCACCAATATGCAAGGTGCCAGGGTCTTTGATGCAGATACCAATGGCGGCGCACAATATGTATTAGGAACCGTATTAAGAGCCAGTGCGCCTGGAGGCTCAGTAGAGACTGGTATAGCTGCTAGACCATTACGTATTGACCCTACAGGCACCACCGCTCAACCAGTAACTGATAATGGTGGATCTCTAACTGTAGATGGTACAGTTACTGCTAATATTGGTACTACTAATGGATTAGCGTTAGATGCTACTTTAACTGGTGGTACACAAAAAGCTATTGTAAGAGGCGGCGCAAAAGGAACTACAACTGCTGCTGATGTGACTAGTACTAGCATAAATGCAAATCATCAAGCATTAGACGTAAATATTTTAAATGCAAATGGAAGCGCTCCACTTTCTTTAGATGGATATGCTGCATTAGATGCTTTTGGTAGAATTAGAGTATCTACTCCATTTACTATCTTTGAAAGTAAGCAAATACATAATGCTCAAGTACTTATTTGGGACACTGCTTTAACAGCAGGTGGTGGATCTACTTATTCTCAAAATAGAGCATCTACTACTTTAACGGTAACTAATCCTGGTGATAAAGCTATTCATCAAACTAGAACTAGATTTAATTATCAAGCTGGTCTTAGCTTTTTAATATTAAATACTTTTGTTATGGGAACTCCTTCTGCTGGAGTTTCTAAAAAAATAGGTTATTTTGATGAAGATAACGGCATTTATTTTCAAAATAATGGTTCTACCAACAGTATCGTTATTAGAAGCAAGGTAACTGGAGTAGTAGTTGAAAATACAGCTTTACAAGCTAACTGGAATATTGATCGTTTAGATGGTACTGGTCCTAGCGGACTTACTTTAGATGTAACAAAAGCTCAAATATTTGTTATTGATGTGGAGTGGTTAGGAGTAGGAACTGTTCGTTGTGGATTTGTAATTAATGGTGCTTTTTACTATGTTCATAAATTTGATCATGCAAACATCATTAATTCAGTTTATATGTCAACTCCTAATTTGCCAATAAGAGCAGAAATAGAGAATATTTCTGGAGGAGCATCATCTTTAGAGCAAATTTGCTGTTCAATTCTGTCAGAAGGAGGGTATGAAAATCCAGGACTTTCCTATGCCGCAGACAGAGGGGTTACTTCATTAACTGGTGTAAATAATCTTCAATTATATCCTTTAATTTCTTTAAGAACGATATCTACAAGTGATGGCGTAGTAATTAGACCAGAAGCTATTGATATTTTATGCACTAGCTCAAATTCTAACTTTAGGTGGGCATTAGTTGTAAATCCCACCATTAATGGAGTAGATGCCGCATCTTGGACACCTATTACTGGTAGTGATGCTGAATATGATGTTTCTAGAACATTAACAAATTATTTAACTGGAGGATATATTATTGCTTCAGGGTATGGAAATCAAAAAGCAGCTCCAATTAGCAGTATTATTCAAGGAACTTATTCTCTAGGAGCATCTATTACGGGGACAAGAGATGAGTTGGTATTAGCAGTACAAAAAATAGGAAATGGTACTGATAACTTTATTGCTTCGTTCGTTTGGAAAGAATTTAGTTGATGAAAAAAAGTAAGTTAATTAAAAATAAATGTGAAATAGAAACTTGCAACATAACTGACCCTAATCTATTACATTTACATCATATTATAGAGAGAACAGAAGTAAATACCAATAATCATGATTATAATTTAGCAATATTATGTGCCAATTGTCATGCATTGACTCATAGTAACAAGTTAAAGATTATTGGAGTTTATCCATCTACTAAATTACCTAACAAAAGAATTTTAGTATATGAGTTAGATGGCAAAAGAAATATAGAGGGTATTGATACTTCATATTTTAATTTTAAAAATAAGGCATTTAAAATTCATAAAGGAAGACATGAGCAAGAATGATGAGAATATAGAGATTATTAAAAGCCTGTCAATAGGTGATATTTCTATTGATGCGACTAATCCAGATAATCTTAGTAATAAGGTATTACCTGAGCAAGAGACTCGTCGCAGGCTACTAAGCCATGCTAGGCTAGTTGGTTGCGAAAAAGATATGTTATTATTATTTAAAAAATATGATAATTTATTAAGAAATTGTACTAATGAAAAAGAAAGATCTGATATTGGAAAACTGGGGGCGTATGAGACATATCGTCTTTTAGGTGGTGGGGGAGAACTTTACGTAGATGGTCAATTAGTTTGCAAAGATAGATAAGGAAAAATTATGTCAGATAAATTTGTAGGTGAAGTAGTTTGGTTTGACGCCCGTCGCGGATATGGTTTTATTTCTTGGGATAAAAATGGGGTAAAGCAAAAAGATTTATTTTTACATTTTTCAGATATTAGCGTAGAAGGATTTAAAACTGTTAATAAAGGTCAAAAAGTAGAATTTTCTTTAGGTCAAAATAAAAATGGAGTACCTAAGGCAACAGAGGTAGCTCCAATCGTAGTGGCTTAATTTATTTTTTTATAAAAATTTGTACTATCTGGATTACTAAACTTAGTAGTCCAGATATAAACAATACTTGTAATTTAAATATATCTTTATTTAAATCTTCAGTTTGTCTTAATATTTTATCTACTTTTTCGTCTGTTTTATCTTGTTTTTCTCTACATTTATTTAGCAGACCAGTCATTTCTTCGTTTTGTTCTGCTACAGTAGTTTCAATTTCAATAGCTTTTCTATTAACTTCTAATATTAAGTCTAGGTCTTTCTTATTTACTATGTCATTAAGAGAGACTCTTTCAGCCATTTTAACCTCATGCTACATTTTTAATTTTAGATTTTCTAACTTTTACTTTCCAAATAACTTTATCACATTTTTCATTTAATTGATTATATTTAATAATTGTTTCAGGATCTATTATTTCCTCTGAAACTTCTGATTTGGCAATTTTTTCATTATTAATATTTTTATTAATATTGTTTGTCATATTTATTCCTATAGTTCAGAATTTTCAGCGGCAAATTGCTCATCACTTAAATTTAATTCCTCGTAACTTTCTTCTTTAATCTCTAATACTGATCTTTCTCTAGAATCAATATAAGTTTCTTTCCTAAAAGGAATGTCCATTTTTAAAACAATTGGCTCTACAACTCTTACTGAAATTAAATGTCTTTTTTTATATAAAGATCCACTTTTGGCAGACTTTTCTAGTTGTGATAAAGTATAGTAATAATGCTTTTTATCTAATAAATTAATAGAAGAAAAAGCTTTTACTGTTAAATTTAAATCAGATAAACTAACATTTCTGTTACACATATTAGTTATCCAAAAACATTTTTTCTTTGCCACAAATTAATATAATTAAATTAGCATAATTATATATAATAGTATGGCACAAACACTAAATTTTTTTCCAGGTCAAAAAGCTAGTTTCTTCTTAGAAACAAAAGATGGTTATGGTACCAGAACTGATTCTCCATCCATTCCCTTTGTGTCTAGAATTATTTTTCCATCTCTTACTCTAGCTGCAGGATATCCACAACCTATGGTTAAACTAGATACTGGATTATATTACTATGAATTTATTCTTCCTTCTGGAGCTACGGCAGTAGGCAGCTACTTAGCTGATGTAAGCTATATCAACCCAGTAAACAATGCAGTTAATTCAGAAATATACCAAATTATTGTTTCTGCTCCCTTTGGTAATTACTCTGCTTCAGTCGCCATATAATGTTTTAAATTTTGCATATTTTCTTTGCAAGCATATATTTTGATTTTTATATAAAAAATCATATATATTTTTAACTACATTATTTCCACTATAACTTATTTTGTAAATAGAATGATGATCTATTACTTTGGCATCATTTGTTTTACAATTTTTTAATAAAATATCTTTATATTGTTGTATAAATTTTTTTGTACCTAAAATAGAAAAATTTAACTGTATTATTTTTCTGCCTTTATTTAAACCACAATGAGTAATTGTTCCGTCGCCATCAAAATATCCTCTCATAAAATGATTTAAAAATTTATGAGATAACAGCCATTCCGGCATTTCATATGTTTTCGTTTTATTTGGAATAATATTAAATTTTTTTAAATCATCTACTATATTTTTATTTGCTATTTGTAATTCTACGCATTCTTTGTCAGAAGTAACTAATTTATTTTTTTTAACTTGATATTCTTTTATAGGATGATTACTTTCTAATAGTTTTTTTATTTTTTCCAGATGTTCTAAATCTTTTTTAGATAATGTTATCTTTAATATTTTAGAATATTTCCTATATTGAACAGACCCATCGGCGGCAATAAACCCAGCTAAATAGAAAGATTCTGGAGATTCATTTTTAAAAAAATTATTATTGCAATAATAAATTCCTTTATACTTTATTTCATAATCTACATTATATAGTTTCATATATTTATAAATACTATCAATTGACACATTTAGTTTATCAGCCATTTTTTGCATACTTCCACAGCTTTTATATTCATATTCTAGTATTTCTTTAGATAATTTTTTTAAATTTATTTTGTTCATAATAATCAATACCATAATGGTGTTAGTACAAAGGATAATCCATGACTATAAAAGCTAGAGGCGAATTTGTTGATGTTACAGAACAAATAAATTTAGTTGTCCAGTTTAAAGATGGATCTGGTAACCCTGTCAACACCGACTCATACCCCCAAATATCTATCATACAACCAAGCGGATTAGTATTACTAGCGCCTACTTCTGTAGGTGTGGCTCAAGTAGCTGATGGTAAATACTCTTATATTTTTACAGTTCCTTATAACGGTCCTTATGGGGTATTTAATGATGTTTGGACTGGATATATTAATGGGTTTAGAGTAGAAACTACTTTTAATTTTGTGGTGGCTCATACTCAAATGCCAGCTATTAATACAGATGGCTATGTTGCTCTTGGAGACGATCCTGGGTTTAATTATTCACAAGCTGCAATTAAAAATATTAATAAATTAATTAAATCATTACGCGGAAGATTAAACAGTGCTGGTAAAGCTAAATCAGTAGATGGTTATGGAAACGTAATTTATGTAGACTGTGATATTTTCTCAGTAGACATGTTAGTGACTTTTATTGCTACAGCATTGTGGGATTTTAATCAAGTTCCATACTTTACTTTTTTTCAATTTGATGATGATAATTTCGTAGAACAATTTGGAGAAATATTGGTAGAAGGAGCCACTCTCTATTCTTTAGCCTCTAAAGCTTTAATTGAGCGTGGTAGAGAGTTTCAAATTACTGATAACGGATTAAGTTTTAATCCTCCTACTGTCAGCGATTTAATGAATACTCAATATTCTGGTTTATTAACACAATATTATGATAAATTAAAATATATTAAGAACTCATTGCGCCCTGCTCCTAAAGGACTTGGTGTCTTTAGCATGAACAGTGCAATAAACCCGGCTTTTGCTAGGCTCAGACATTTGCGGGCTCGCAGACTCATCTGATTTTACTGTCTAGGCTCATCTTTTTTCTACATTAGCAATAATTTGAGCCTCATCTAAAGTATTGTAGGCATCTTTATAATTTACGGTTATTTCTTCACCTTCATCTATATTTTTAAGGGCGTATAAATAAACTTTATTATCTTTTGCTATGCAGACGGCGTTTGGTTTTTTACTGTGATTTAAATATCTTTCTAATTCTGTTCTTTCTATAAAAGTGCCTAATTGTTTAGACATTTTTGTAGTAAAATACTCATGATTTTTCTTTTTTTTAGAAACAGCATCTACTACATGACCAATTTCTTCATCTTTTTTAAAATCTTCTGCCGCATGAATACCTAATCCATGAATTTTTGATTTAGAGACATAATATTTTTTCATATACGTAAAATATATAAATATGACTATTTACTTATAAAAGTATGCATCATAAAAAAACAAAAAAGATACCTTTATCTAGGGTAAAAGCTACTTCTCCATCTGTATTATTAAAATTAATAGATAGAGCTAAAAAATATTTAAAAAAAGATAAGATATGGAAAAAGGTTTGTCAAGACTTTGGTCACAAACCAGATATTATTGATCATATTCCTACTATGTTTAGTGATTTAGACGTTAGCGCCAAAACTCATCATGGAGTTGTAATTATAAATTACAAAGTTTTATCTGATGGAGAATTTTTTACAGATTATTCATATTTAATTCATGAATACACTCATTGGTTTCAGCAATGTTTTGGAGAAAAACCAACACAAAGTTCAGATAATGGAAGTTATTTAGATAATAAATATGAGCAAGAAGGATTTCAAAATCAATTAGAGTATATTGCTCATCATTTTGGAGAAGATGATGCTGAAGAATATGTAGAAGGTTTATTAGAGCATCATGACATAAAAAGCAAATCTAAACAAGATGAACTAGAGTCTGTACTACTTAAGAAAGTAGAGTAATAAGATCATAGTAGATACTACTCCTATAATATATCCTCTCCAATTTGTCGAGATCTGTACTTAAAAATATTTTCTATAATATTTAATTAGAAAGAAGCTAATAAATACTAATTATAGTATGATTAATTATGCAAATATTAATTATACTAACCCAGTAAGAGTTGGTCTCGATGCTGTGACGGCATTAGGAGATGGCTATACCATTAATTTAAAATGGTTTCCGGCGTACACAGATGGGTACGCCGATGGGTACAAGATTGCGTATCATATATATTACTCTACAATAAAAGAAAATGTATTTACCGAGGGGGTTAAATACGTTTCATTGAACGGCAGCACTCAGGCAAACATTATTGATTTAATACCTGGACAGTTATATTTTTTCTCAATTAGACCTGTAGAATATAATCCAAATTTATTAAATTTAGATAGTATTTTACCAGTTGCGTACGATGATTTGCGTGCCTATCCTTACAGTATTTTAAGACAAGATATTTCTTCGACAGATTTAATAATACCATTATTGGATGTAGAAGGTTTCCCTTCTTATGGAATTGTAAAAATAGGCGTAGAGCTAGTAGAGTATTCTTTTATAGATACTATAAATAAAAATTTAGTATTAATGGATATTAATCAGCGTGGGTTTTTAGGTACTGATGCAAGAAGTCATACAGTTGGTGGATATGATGGATATTATAATTGGAATCCAGAAGTAGTATTTTTTACTCCATATGAGTCAGCAGAATTTGATCGTATTTTTATGGGTCAATGTAGATTTGAATATCCAAATTACTCATCTACATTATTAGATGGTTACAAACAAGTAACTAAAGATTTATTGAGCACTGATTTAGCAGCTAGCGATCAATTTAATACTGGATTTCCTATGTATGACTATGCCGGGTATCATAGAACTGACCCAGTATTATTATTAACAGGAGCTTGTGTAGGTAGTTACATTGGCGGGGAGATGGGATGTATAGATGGCTACGGAAATATGAATATTTTACGTGGTTTAAATTTACAAGACCATAATAATCAAAGACAAGAAATATTATTAAGTGTGACAGGTAGACCTGCTGTTTTAATACAAAGAATGAGAACAGGTATTCGTTGTAATTGCTATCTTCCATCTAGAGAATATCAGCAAGATAGATGTCCATATTGTTATGGATCTGGATTTGTGTATGGTTATCAGCAGTTTTTTAATCCAAGAAGATCAGATGGAAGAATTATGGTTCGTCCTGGACCTGCTGAAGAAAATTTAAAGATGCAAGAAGCTGGATTAGAGTCTGAGTTCAATATGGATTTATGGACATTAACAGTACCTACTATTAAAAATAGAGATATTATTGTTATGTTTGATATGGATGATAATGAAGAGTTTAGGTATGAGGTGGCAGGCGTTACTAGAAATAATACAGTTGTAGAATTGCAAGGTGGTCAAAAACTAAGGGTACAAAGAATTAGAAAATTTGACCCAGCTTATCAAATTAGAGTGTTTAGAAATACATCTATGTTCCCAAGTAAAATAAATACTACAATTGGAATGACTACTGGTATTCCCCCACATACACATACTGTTACTAGAAACGAAAAAGATCCTGGAACTTGGTCTCAAACTACCGCTGTTTCGCAGGGTCATAATCATCCAGTAATTGTTCAGAATGGTCAGTTAGTAGTAATGGAAGCTTTAGGGCATACCCATGAGATCGTTTTATTATAAAGCTAATAAACCTGCATACTATGTTGAGAGAATAATATGAGTAATCCTTTAGTACCAAATTATGTAAAAGGTGTAGGTAGATTAGTTACAGATCGATATGATTTTCAAGACCATATTGATGGATATAGCTTTAGACATGATGCTACTCAGATTGATTTGTCCCCTGCCATAACTTTTGACGGATATACAGAAACTACAGTACAAAGTGCTTTACAAATATTAAGCACTTATGTAACAGCGCCTGTCGTACCAGATGCTACTACTACTAGTAAAGGTATTATACAATTATCTGGAGATATTTCTGGTACAGCGACTAGCGTTACCGTTAGTGCACTACAGGGAAGTCCTATACAGCCAATTATTCCTTCAGCCGTAGGTCAAGTATTAACCTGGGATGGTATTGGGTGGTATCCTGATAATGCAACTAATGCCTTTACAGCTGGTAGTGATTTATATGGGACTAGTACAAATCAATTTGTACAAAATTTATCTGGAGATCCAATTTTTAATTATGTTACAATACTTGGACCTAAATTAACTTTTGAAAAAACTCAACAAGCGTTTATTACCCAAGATGATATGGATGTTGGTCCGGCTGGCTCATTTTATATTACAGCCCAATCAACTACAGATGTAAATTTTAATGGCGCAGCTTTAGTTCTTTCAGGAGGGAATGCTGGAGGAGGCACTGGATTAAAAGGAGCTGTTCAGTTATCTACTGGCGGGGTTAATACTACATTAGTAGAATTAGCAGAAGTAGTTCAAAATCAATTAGTATTAAGTTTATGTAATACTGTTCCTATTACTAATATACAAATGCCTGCTAATACTGGAAGCGGTGTTATTTATATTAAAAATGCAGCCACTGACCCAGGAGCAGGAGTTCCATCTGGCGGAGCTATACTTTATGCTAGTACTGGAAAATTATATATAAAACAATCAGATGGTGATAATTTTGCTATTGGAAGTATTCCAAATCCAAGTATTTGGGGTGGAGGCACTAGATATGTTTATAGCTATAGGGCAACAACTTTAACTACAAATGCTACTCCGGCAGTAGCTTTTAGCTATGTAATGCCTAACAGTACAATTGTAAAAGCAGATATATTAATTGTTGGTAAAAATACTAATCCAGCTGTGAATGAAGCATACCAAACAAATATGTCTAGAGGTTTTACTATTGATTCTACTGGAACAGTAGCTGCATTGAGCGCTACTCAGTATTTTGATACTCAAAGTGCTGGTTTAGGAGGTATTACTCCGCCCAGTATTACTAACGTAGGTACTACTCTTTCTATTAATACTGGAGCGCTTGCAGCGACAAATATTAACTGGTTAGTAGTAGTTCAATTAACTGTTTGTGGGTAATATGCCAATTGGTTTTGGATTAATGTTAGTTCCTCCAGTAAATTTATCTAGCACAACAATTGTGCTAGATAGCATTTCTCCTTCTCCTGCTTATTGCGGAGATGTAGTTACTTTTTCAGTTACAGTAACTAATAATACTGTTGGAGGTCCAGATCCTACTGGAGATTTTGAAATAGTAGACCAAAATACAAATAATATTTTAGCCACAGGCACATTGGGAGCTAGAGGAGTCGGAATTGCAGTAGCTACTTTGGTATTTGGTCCAGTTAGATTATTTGCTAGATATTTAGGAGTAAGTAATTCTTTTGCTCCCAGTCAAACATCTAGTATCAGATATGGTTTACAACCAGAAAATACATCAATTAATATTATTTCTCCTACTATTGGTTCATATTATTGTTATGCGTATACTCAAAGAGTAACAGCCGAAGTTACTACTGGTAGGGCTGTTCCAGTAACTGTAGGAAGTGTAAATTTTAAATTGTATACTAGCAATACAGAATACATAGATTTAGGATCTGAGCCTTTAGACGGTTATGGTATGGCAGTTGGACAAATACCTCCTTATACTACATTGGCAACTAGATCTAATTATTTGCAAGCTACTTATGAAGGGTTTGAGTGTTATAATATTAGCCGAACTCCTACTGGAATGTCTGGTTTATTAGTTTTTCCTACTGAAAATGATCCGACTAGCATTGTAATTAGTGTAGATGGAGGTACAGTATTTCCAGAAGAAGATCCAATTATGGTTGTAGGTACAGTTACTGCCACTAATTTAGATAATCCGTCAGACGGATATGTAGAGTTTCTGGCAGAAGATGGCTATGTATTTAGTTTAGGAACTGCTATTCCAATAAATGGGGTAGCATCTTTATATGTACCAGGTAATACATTTACGGTTGGTGGTAGGTGGATGTTATATGCACAATACTTTACAGATGGTGAATGTTACGCTACCAGTTTACAAGATTCTATCGCTATAACTCCTACATAGTAAATATTTATTAAATTAAGACTGCATAAAAAAGCAATATATTGACTCTTCATATTAATTAAAAGGAGATAATATGGAACCCATATTAAATACGCTTTTAAGTTGGCAATTTATTGTATTTGGTTTAGCTGTTGCGGCAGCTTTGTTTGTATTTAGAAAATTTATAGAATATTTTTTAAATACTTATTTTAAATTAGATAAAGAATCTAAAACATATAAATTGTGGTCAGATTTAATACTTCCTATTTTGCCTATGTTATTAGGTTCAGGTGGAGCTTTATTAATATCAACTTTTCCTTATCCTAATGATTTAACTACAGCTGGTAGTAGATTTGTTTTTGGTTTAGTAGCTGGTTTAATGTCAGGATTATTTTATAGAATAATCAAGTCTTTGGTGGCTAGTAAATTGTCATCATTAAACGAAAAAAACAAAGAATAATTAAATAGTAAATAATAGGTATATAATATAACGGTGAAATAATGAGTAACTTTCCTATATCTTTTGATGATGATGCTACTTTGCCAATTGTTAATGACAATTTAACAGAAATTGGCGGAGAGGCAATTAATGCAGTTAGAGATGCGGTTTTTAATATTGAGCAATATCTAGGATTAGATGGAGATGGAACCACTTCATCTATATCTGCCAGGCTAGGTATTTCTTTAAATCCAGATGGGACTATAAAGTCATCAGCATTAACTAGCTTAGGATTAGTTACTTTACCTATTACTAATGACCAAATTTCTGTTAATGCAGAGATTCCAGAGTCTAAATTAAGACTAGATCATAGAACTCAAGATTTATTTAACTATATTACTGACTTATCTAATGGGGTGAATAGTGCTTTAGGATGGATTGGAGTTTCCGGTTCTAAACTAGAGCCACATTTACTTGGCATGATTTATCGCCACACTTTAAGCCAAATTGATGTAACAAATGATCCTGCTCAATTATTAAAAAATAAATTTAGAACAGATAGAAATAATGCTAGCGGTTATGCCGTTATTAATGACATGAACACTGAATTGTTGGAGCATCAATTTGCTGATGGATCTCCTACAGTTCCAGCCACATTAGTAATTACTAATGACGGCTCTACTTATCCAGCTACTCATGCTCACGTTTCTAGCGGTATTTATTTAAATACTACTAGATTTTCAACAATTCCACAAACAGCCACGGATTTACAGCAGTTTGCGGAGTATATTGATAGTGCTAGTATTTTCTTATTAGGGACTAGAATACAGAATTTATATTCTAATGGTATTTCTAGGGTTTCTAGATCTTCTAGCTTATTACAAGATGGTTATGGTCAGCCTATTGTTCCTGTTACTCAAGTTACTACATATTTGCTTAATAATGGAACTGCTAGCGCACCAGTAGATAATATTAATAATGGTGATGATATTATTGAATTTACTCCAGCATCAAATTTAGTTAGCTCAAATGCTTTTGATGCTCAGTTTGCGGCAGTTAAAATAGGAGATATAGTTAGAGTTAACTATGGAACAGTAGAAGTTCCGTTTATTATCAAAGAAAAGAAATATATTCAAAGCGTTGGCAATAAAAAATATGTAGTGAGAGTTAATGGTAAGAACTTAAAGTATACTACTGATGGTTATGCTAGAATTGACAAGCCTTTATTTAACATAAATAAATATGGGGCATTGGCACTTTCTGCTGCTAATAATCAATTTAATGCCATGCCTAGTTTAATTGTTTCTAATCCTACAGGGGCAATGGCATTAGGTTTAGGATTTAATCCAGACGTTTTTGATAACTCTCACTACTCTCTTTATTTAGCTTTGTATCCTACTGGTAATCCAGATGATGGATATACTATTCTACCAGCTATTGACGTGACTGGTAATGCAGGTGCTAGTCCTGGTAAATATACCTTAGATTCTATTGTAGAGGCAACAAATAACGCATTTAGACAAAATGGATATAATTATAGATTTGTAGCTTTCCAATATCAAGGAGAATTTGGAATTGCTTTAGCAGATCCTTATAATAATGCATCTTTCTCTATACTTAGTGGGATTGTAGATTCTATAGGAGTATACGATCCAGCAGCTACAGCTTTAAATTTTCCTAATAACGTAGTAGGTTTATTTGCGGCTGCCACATTTTCTCCTGTAGATCCCTTGGGTTTTGGTGTAGGAGGATCAAATATAGCTAGCCCCCCATATTCCGCAACTTATGCCTCTCCAGAATCTGCACAATTACCTACAAAATTATTTGTTCCATTAAAAAGAAATAATTATTATGTAAATGGAGTTGAAAAAGACAAACTAGCACTAGAGCCAGATCAAGTACTAGATACTTATGGTGATGGATATTGGACAGCTACGATTGTAAACAGAAATATAGTCCCAGGTCCCAATGGAAGAGTTCAAACTACATATCGTATACCATATGATTTAGAAACTTCTGGATTGGCAGTAGGTAAAACTCTTGTAGTTCAGCCTATTGAAAATTTAGGTTTAATAAATTATGGTAGATTTATTATTGAAAGTTTATGCGTTACTTGCCCTCCAAATCCATCTACTGAAATTACTGTATATGATGCTATTCATGGTAATGGCTTATCGCCACCAGTATCATTAGATGGCTATGATGGATATCAAGTAGCAATTTACTTTAACTCTGATTCTGTTACTTTTAATGGAGAAAATGCCTCAGATTTCTCTGTAGTGGGACCATTCAAACGTCATTTTGAAGTATATGTAGACCAAAATGGTAAAACATTTACACAAGAGCGTGGCAGAATTAATATTAGTGGAGGAAATTTTACTGTAAATGGAGCTACCACTTTATTTACTAATACTGAATTAGCTAAGCTTAATATTATTAAAATATCTCCTAAATTAAGAGGCTATCAATTTGGTACAGTAAACAAAATAACATTAAGAATGTTAAGTGTAACCGCAAATGGTTTATTTAACGGATATTTATGTTCTTATGACGGATCTAATTATACACAACAAGGACCTCTTACTTTTGGCAGGCTAGGTGATGTTGTTAGATTCTATGATGAAACAAACGTAGATTACATAGACATTATTTTTGATGTTAACTTGACAGTATCACCTGTAGTAGACGGTTTAATTGATTTTCAATTATTCCCTACATTATCTCTAGATCAAGAGATTATGTTATTAGGCACATGTCAAGTTAATGGTGTTACCAACAAAGTAACTCATTTACGAGATGAAAGGCAATTTGGAAATACTAGTGAAAAAGATTTAACTACTTCAGCTCTTAATTATATTGCTTTAGGAGAGAAGTATTTACATGGTAATGGAGTAATTAGAGGATTTGATTTAGAAGATAAAGGAGTAGATCCTAATCCTAATGATGGTCAAATATATTTAACTGGTGGCTTAGCATTAGTAAATGGTAAGTTTATTGCCATGAATGATACAACTGTAGTTGTACCTACGCTAAAAGAATCACCTGCTAGCAATATAAATTGGGCGTTGTGTGTAAATGATAAAGGAGAATATGAGACAATTCCTTTATTAGACTATGACCCAGTATTGAATACTCCTTCTAATCCTAATAGAATATTTACAGCATATAATCCTGTAAATGCCACTACATATAATTTAGATGCAGTTACATTTTCAAATATTATAAATAATCGTAAAGACTTAGCTATACTGTACGTTGTAGCATCTACAGTTACACTAGTTCCAGTAACAATTACTTTACAAGCAAATGATGCTCGTAGATATGTAAATGATGTAGATACTAACTTAATTTTAAAATTAACTTCTGCTAATGCTCAAGGTAATTTTAAAAATATTAGTTCAATATTTAATTGGATTAAATATAATAATTCTTTTAATGGAACGGCAGTTGTTAAGGGTGCAGATGCAATTACTGGAGTTATAAATCAAAATATTTTATTAGATTTTAATTCAAATGTAATAATTGATGGTTTAAATAGTGCATTGCTTACTTTTAATGGTTTGGTAACTTTTGGGTCTAATATTACATTTAAAAATGTTACATTAGAATTTAATGGAGGAATTGCTTGCAATACAACATTAAATAATGTTATGTTTGATAATTGTGATATTACCATTAATACACCAACTGTAGCGTCTCCAGCTAACAATGTTATTTTTAACGTTGCTTCTTCAGATAATTTTAAAATAAACAATTGTTCTTTAACTGTTGACTATACTACTTCTCCTACGGCTACTGGTGGGGCAGTATTTAGATTAGCAAATGCCACTAACTTTGATGTAACAGAGAGTAATTTTACTGTTACATACAATTCTCCAGCCATAGATGGTTATGTGCCAGGAGATATTTTTACAATTAATAACTGCCCCAATGTAAATATTACCAATTCTACTTTTACAGGTTATTACAATCAATTTTTAAGAAATACCAATTCTGATGGTACTTTTTTACAAAATTTGTCAATAACTTCTAGTTATGATCCATTTTCTGCTTTATCTCCAGATGTGTATGACGCTACTACTGATCCATTAGGCATAGCTGATGGTTTACCAGTTGTTACCTATTCTGTATCAGATTATGTGAATACGGGTAGAGGCTATATTTACTCTATTGTTCCAGGGACTTTATCTAATTTTACAATTGATAATTGTATTTTTAATTATAGTCCTACTACTTCTAGTGATAATAGATTTAGCTTTATTAACTTCCAATTATCTACTAGCAATAGTGCTCTTAAAAATTTAAAAATTACTAATTGTAATTTTAATCATACTTTAGCTTCAACTGTTTTAGATGTAAGAGCTGCTATTGGTATTATTAATAGTTCTGCTGCAGGCATATCTTCACAGCCACAACCTACATTGTTTAATGTAAATATTAGCAATAATTATTGCAATAGTAAGCAATTATTTGCAATAACATCACAAACTAGTTCTGGAAATATGGTTTATCCAGGTTTAGTACCACAAAATTGTTTTGTAAATAACAATACTTGTGGCGCAATTGGTTATTGGACTGCTACTCCAAATAAAATAGATAATTCTACTGTTGTAAACCAATATTCTGATAAGGAATCTGGATTAAATATTACTGGAAATAATTGTCATCTAATTTATTCCGCTAGTAGTACTGGCATTTACTTTGCAGTTGTAGGCACTTCTGGTGGAGCTACTGTAAATAGATGCGCTTATCCTTCTGGCGTAGTAACTATACAGAATAATAAATGTAATTTTATTACAACAGCTATTACTTATGAAGAGAGTTCGTATTTACAAATAATAAATAATTATTTAACAGCATATTCAACTTCGGTATCAAGTACTTACTTAATATCAAATATATATACTATAGGGTATGCAATTTACGTAGGGTCTAACAAACATGCTATTGTTCCAACCTCTTCCCCACCAGAAGGAAATGATGTTGCTTGTCTAATACAAGGAAATAGTGTATGTACAGGATATTGGCTACAACCAACCACTTTCTTACCTTCTATATATTATTATAATTTAGGTTACATTAATTGTCAAGCTAGCAGTATTATTTCAAATAATACATTAAAAGGAATAAGTCTAACTGGTTCAAGTACCTTTAAGAGATTGGTAATGGTTAGTGGATTATCTAATACAATTACTGGTAACAAAATATATAGAAAAGATGCATCAATAGGATCTTATATTGCTTATAGAAATTTTGAATCTCCAGCTTGGGATGGATCAGAAACTTATGGGTTAGTTGTAGATAATATTCTAGATACTCCTTATATTGATAGCACTACATTAGATGAAAGTGTTATTGATTTTTCTTCTTTCCCAAATGCAAAAGATTGGGTAATTGAAAGAAATAAAAATCAAACAGGTTATGGCACAGTTCCGTTAACAAATGGTTTACAGCCTTATTGGGATGGATCTAGCAATGTTGGTTTTCAATATTTTGTAACTCCAACAGATGCATCTATGCTTGCAGCAAACACACTGAATCCGGGTTTATTAAATGAAGGCAGATCTTTTGTTTTAAGACTTGTAGATAATGCAGTTGCTGCCACTCAATTTGCAATAGCATATCAAGAAAATTTAACTAAATATTTACCTAACAATGTAAAAGTTATAAATATTAAATTAGGTATTAGAAAATTTGGATATACTGTAGATCCTAATAGTTATGTTAAAATAGTTCTTAATAAATATAATGAAGTTAATTCTAGTACAGCATATCCTAGTTTAGATAATTTTGCTACTGCAGGTTCTGGCGATACTAACGTAATTGGTACAGGAGGCACTAACACTGCCCCATTTGATTTGATTACTGCCGCAAATATAAATACAAGCACATTTACCCAATATCTTGATATTGATTTAACAAGTATTGATACTACGACTGGTGGACCTGGAACTACAGATGTTACAAAAAATTATAAAACATCTCAAAGATATCCATTAAGCGTTTCTGGATTTATTTTTGTACAGAGAAATGCAGGTGGTCCGTTTGAATTTTTACTATCTCCAATAGTAGTTAAATATAGATGGTAAAATATGTCAACTAATAATATATTTACCTCAGATTTATACAAAATACATAACGTCATACAGTCTTCGATGTTAGTGTATCCTAAAGAAATAATAATTGCTACTTTACGTGATTATTTTTCTAAGGACAGCTATTATCATTACTCTAAAGATCAATGGGGATTTGCTAATACTGTAGATCATACAGATTTGCCTCCAGGAGCGGATTTACCATATGGTCCTGGCGCTAATCCAGACCTTAGCTTAACTAGTAATTTAAGCACTAGAGTATTTATAGGTGAAAATTATAGATATGACGGCATACATTATCCGGCTATTTTAATAAAAAGTGGTAATAGCAAATACGTACCTATCTCTATTAATAGAGAGAAAGGTGGTATACAGTATGATACTACTATTTTTGAAGATGGGTATGGAAATCAAAGTTTAATTAGAAGACCTGTCTCATTTATTACTGCAGGTGTTTGGGATACTTCAATTAGTATTGATGTATTATCTAGAAGTTTGCGTGCCAGAGATGATTTAGTAGAATTAATTGGTATTTGTTTAACAGAAATTAGTTTTGAATCTTTAGTAGATGTAGGTATTGTAATAAAACCAATTAGTATTGGCGCTCCCTCAGAATCTGATGATAGAAATGATAAATTATTTAGACAAAGTATTAATTTAGACATTAGAACAGAGTGGAGAAGAGAGATTCCTGTAGGAAATTTGATTGATACAATTGTTTTTGCTGTTACTTTCCAAAACATAGATAATCCTGCCGCCCCTGTACCACAAAATTTAGCCATTAATACAGAAGTCAGTATTACAGATTTATTACTTCAAATATAAATAAATATTTTATATTGTGTTTGAATAGCAATATTAATATATTTTAGTGATACAATCTGTCTTGTTAGGTAACATTTTATATGTATTTAAAAAGTTGTAATAAATGCTATTATAATAAAGAAATTGATCAATATCGTCAATGTAAGTATAAAAATGGAAAAATTTATTATAAATCAATATGTAAAAAGTGTGAGTCGCAAGCCCAAATGCAACGTGTAAAAGAGCACGGATTAACATCACAACAAAAATTAAAATTTAAAATATATAAAAAAAAGTATATCGAACAAAATAGAGACAAAATAAATGAAAAATATAGAAATAAACTGAAAAATGATATTGTTTTCAGAATCAGAAAAAATATTTCTGGTAGAGTAAGTAAAGTTTTAAAAAACAATAATAGCCAGAAATTTAATCAAAGTATTTTACAATTTTTAGGGTACTCTATTAATGATCTAAAAAATCATTTAGAAATTCAGTTCGATAGTAAAATGACCTGGGAAAATTATGGCATTTATTGGCATATCGATCATATAGTTCCTCAGTCATGCCTACCATATACAAGTATGAGTGATGATAATTTTAAAAAATGTTGGTGCCTTTCAAATTTAAGACCTTTAGATGCTAAGACAAATATTCTAGATGGAGCAACTAGAGTACGGCATAAAATAAATAATAATTGTTAATGGAGTAATTTTATATGGCTAATATACCAGGATCAACAAATGTTTTACCAGGAGTTTTTACCGACGTAATTACTCAAACTCGTGGAGTCGCAATTCCAGGAGGCGCTCGGTTAGCGGCGATTATTGGCGAGGGTTCCACTGATGAAGTTATTGTCGCTCAAGCTTTAGGTGGAGGACAAGATGGTCTTAACCCCAGTTATACATCAACTAGCGGCGCAGATGGTAGACATTTCGTCACCACTAATTTTCCACTTATTTCTAATAGAACTACATTATTTAAAAATGGAATACCATTAGTAGGCTTAGAAGCCGCTATTGATGGAAATCCTTTTAATTTTAAATATGATTATAGAATTGATATCACCAACGGCAGAATAGAATTACAACAAGCCCATCTATTAGATCAGGGCGGTTCTTTTTATGTACCATTAACTAGCAATGTTGGTGATGGATATTTAAGCAATTTAACATTACAAGATCCTAATACTCCCCCAGAAATATGGACAATTAGATGTATTGCCGTTCAAAGAAATCCATTAAATCAACCTATCGCAGGAACTGCTAAGTTTATTGCTATTGGCTCTGTATCTGGAGCTAAATTAGATGCCAACGGTAATCCTATTGTCTGGGTGGCTAATGGACAAACTGTTACCAATGGAGTACTCAGCTTTGCAATATATGAGACTAAGGTAGGAGCCGTAACACTCTCTCCATTTAGAGAAGGTGATGCATTTACAATTATTGTTTCTAGCGGCGTACTAATAACAAATGATACATTAACAGCTAATTACATACCCTCTTCATTTTTAAATGATCCTTTATTAATGCAAGGCATGTTAGATGTAGTTAATAGACATGGGTTTCCTAGCTTAACAAATAACTTATCATTAGGCGCTCAATTAGCTTTTGCTAATAATGCCCCTGCAGTCATTACTGTACAAGCTGCTCCTGCCTTACCAAGAAGAACATCATATCTATTAGCAGAATCAGTAGATGCAATATCTACAGATAATGATGATTTTATCTTCCCACTTCCATTAGGCGTAGTGCCTGATTTTAATTCAAATATACACTTCTTTATTACCAATAATGCTACTAACGTAGAAACTCAGATATTACCAAATAAACTAGAGTACTACAAACTTGGTACGGCTGGATTCCCAACTGTTTCTCAGTTTATTTATGATAATACTCCTGCTCCTGGTGGATACTCTTATTACTATACAGTAATACAAAGTATCGCTACCATTGCTACTGGATTTGATGGATATATCGGCAGAAATCTAGCTTTCTATGATCAGGGTGTATTCAGCTCATCAATTGTCTTTGATTCTACTTATGTAGGCAAACAATTAAAAATAATTGATACTGTTAATAGAGGTAACAGAGGTACTTATACTGTTACTGGTGTTTCTGGTGGTAAACTATCAGTTACATTAGATGTACCTCCATTACCTGACTTTACACTAGAAAACACTGGTAACGTAGCTTTCCAAGTAATTGATGTAGATACTGATTTACCACTTGCTAGCGGTACAGATGGTAGCGTAGTACCTGGGTTAGGCACTACTGCCAGCTTTGACAGCAACACAGTAACAGGCGTAGATTTCTCTACAATTTCTAATATTTTAACTCGCAGAGTTAAAATAACCGGGTCTACATTAGATAACAATGGCTTATACGATATCGTTGCTTTTAATGCATTAACTAACACTGTAACATTACAGATGTCAATTGTGAATGAAAGCAACATGAGATATGAAGTATTAGATCCTACTGATACTAGCAATTATGTAGTTATCAACAAAAACGTAGTTCCTAATGGATATGCATTAAGAGTAAGCATTATTGATTCAAGAGATGCATCGTTCTATGATGCTGGCTGGATCAATGCTCTAGCCTCACTAGAAACTGTTGAATGTGATATTGTAGTACCACTTCCAAGACAAACAATTTCTGTAGTGTTCCAGAATGCATTACAACATTGTAAGACCATGAGCAATATCCGCAATAAGAAAGAAAGAGTATTGTTTATAGGAGCTATTTCAGGATTAACTCCTAATAATGTTACAGGTGCTAGCTTAGCTGCAGTAGAAGATATTGGTATTCTAGAAGGAATTCAAGGAGATAACGTTACTGAGGTTCTTTCAGGCAATATCGAAGACTTAGCTAATTACTCTGTACCTGATTCATTCGGCAATACCTTTAGATGTGTATACTTCTACCCTGATCAGATTGTAGTTCAGGCTAGCGGACAAAATCTATTAATAGATGGTTTCTACTTAGCAGCAGCAGCGGCAGGTTATGAATCTGCTGATACCAGAATTGAAAATCCATTGACTAATAAAGTAATCAGTGGATTTACAATTCTTCGCAACAAACAATTTTCTACATTAACTCTAGAGTCATTGGCTGCAGCAGGTGTTTGTACATTGCAGCCAGTAGCTGGTGGAGGTAGAGTAGTTTGGGGTATAACTACCTCACAAAGTGGATTCCCTGAAGAGCAAGAGATATCAATTGTCTTTATCAGAGATAGAGTAGCAAAAGCACTTCGTGCTGGATTCGTAGGTTACATTGGTCAACCCGAAACACCTGACACTGGATCTATTCTTAACACTCGTGCAGTTATCTTGTTAAATGCATTGGTTTCACAAGGATTAATCACTAATTTTGCGGATTTGTCAGTAGTAAGAGATTCAGTGGATCCAAGACAATGGAACATAACTGTAAGAGTTCAGCCAACATATCCAGTAAACTTTATTTATATCAAAGTTGCCTTGGGTCAAATCTGATAAGTAAAGTTTGTTGCAATTGCAGTCAAGAGCTTTGTGCTTGTTATTTTGACAAGCGCAAAGCATCTAAAGATGGACTAAGGTCAGAATGTAAAAATTGTAGAAAATTAAAAAGACTTTCTAATATTGTTAAAAATAAGATAAAAGACAAAATATATAGAAATAAAAATAAAGAAAAAATAAATAATAAATCAAAAATTTATTATCAAAATAATAAAGATAAAAAGAAAGAGTATGATAAGCAATATTATCTTTTAAATAAAGATAGGATTATAAATAATCATAAAATTTATAATAAAAATAAAAGAAAGTTTGATATTGCTTATTCATTAAGAACTGTAGTTTCTTCTGCCATAAACAAAGCTTTAATTAAAAACAATAATAGTAAAAATAATAAATCTTGTTTAGAATATTTACCATATTCTATTGAAGAGTTAAAAGTACATTTAGAGAAGCAGTTTGATTATTGGATGAGATGGGATAATTATGGTTCTTATAAAAAAGGCAAGTGGGATGATAATGATGTGTCTACTTGGACTTGGCAAATAGATCATATAGTTCCACAATCTATTTTGCCATATTCTTCAATGAATGAAAATAACTTTTTACTATCTTGGTCTTTATCAAATTTAAGACCTTTAAGTTCTAAGCAAAATTTATTAGAAGGCGTTAGTAAAACCAGGCATATTAAGTAATGTTTAATATATTGTTATAAATTAGGGAGATATCCATGGCTTTCGGACCAGTAGCACCAGGCGCAGTAGCAGCCCCCAATACAGGATCAACATTAGCGTTAAATTCTGGTATTAACAAAACCAGCACTGCGCTATCAACTAATATTTTAATTTTAGTTAACGGTACTGCTGTTGGTGCAGTACAATCTTTGTCAGTAAATGAAAATAGGCAAATTAAAATGATTAATGAAGTTGGTACAGATGGTAATATTGACTCTGTTCCAAGTGCTTCTACTACAATTGGTGGCAGCTGCACTAGAATTAGATTTGATCGTTTAAGAATTGCTGAGGCATTTGGTCGTGGGTTTATTCACGTAGCTTCTCAAGTTTATCCTTTTGATATTGTTATTTTAGATAAACAAAAAAGAGATCAAAGTAATCAAATATCTACAATTATTAAAAATGTATGGATAGAGTCTATTAGCTATACATACAGTGCTGGTGATTGGGTGCTTTCAGATCAAATGAATTATAAAGCTGAAACTATCTTTAGCATTCTTAATGGTGGAAGCTCTCCAATTCCTGGTGGCGTACCTGTTGCAGTGGGTGGAGAACGTGGTATTCAGCACTTTGGCGCTGGCAAGAATGGTATCGGTACTATTCTCATGGGCGACAATGGTAATGCTAACAACATTGAGCAATTGGTTGACACAGGCAGCAATGGTAGAAGAGGATCACTTGATGCCGCAGGCTTAATCGATATTGGTGATAGCGGCAACTTGTTCTAATCAATGTAAAGTAATAATTATAAAAAGCATTTGGTTATCGCCAAATGCTTTTTTATTTTAAAAATAAAACAAAAGATATATATAAAATAGTCACTTTTATATATGGAGAAAACATGCCTAATTTTGAAAGTCCAATTGGTGGTAGAAAATTTGCTTCTAATACAATGAGAAATTTTGAAGTTCCAGATGAATCAGAATATGACGCAGGACTTCCCCAACAAAATTTTGTTGAGGAAAATTTTGCTAGAGAATATCATGCAAGAGATCCTTTTATGCAACCTCAGAAAAGTGAGGCGGAAATAGAAAAAGAAATTCGTGCAGCTAGAGAAGCTAAAAGACTTGGCAGAGAAAAAATGTCAGATGGAGCCAAACGCAGAATAGAAATGCTACTTGGCATGACAAGAGTTACTCGTGATGTAGATATTAGTGGAAATATTTTTGTATTAAGAACATTAAAATCAAAAGAAATGAGCGATGCTATTTTTGAAGTTTCTAAAGTAGATGGGACTACACAAGCTCCATATGAAATTAGAAGACAATTGTTAGCAAGATCATTGACGCATGTAGCTGGTGTAGAAATAGAACAATTTATTAGCTCAAATACATTACAAAGCAGGCTAGATTTTATTGATGAGTTAGATGATCCAGTATTAACTAGACTTTATATGGAATACACTGTATTATCAGCCGAAGCTAGAAACAAATATGCAGTTAAAAATGATGACGAAGTGAAAGAGGTTTTGGAAGACTTAAAAAAATAGAAAATGAACCGGATCATAGATTTATCTGGTTTTTATGTACAACATATAAAGTTTTACCAGATGATCCATTTATTACTGAGATGGATCCGGTTCTAAAAATATGGATGTTTCAAAATTGGCAAGTTGATCAAAAAGAACAAATAGAATTAGCTAAAAATCACGCATATCTAATAGGATCATTTACTAATCCAGATGCCGTTAAAGAATTATTAGATTCTGGTAACAAATTTACTTCTACTGAAGATGATTTTGAAGAGTCTAGCAAAATGGTAAGAGAGCAAACTTTTAGTATATTGTCAAAAAATCCAATTTTAACACAAAATAAAGAAGTAAGAAAAAGAAAAAGAAGAATTATAAAGGACTAATATGGTTGATTCAATAGACCCTAAAAAACTAAAAGAAACTTCTGAAGCTTTAACAGATACAACTGAAAAAACTGGTTTTTTACAAGCTGGATTTGAAAGTTTAATTGGAATTTTTTCTAATGTAGATAAGGCTCTTGAGTCTACCAATGATTCAATAAATAAAAATAGGCAGCTGACAGAAAATCAATCACAAGCAATAAGCTTATTATCAGCTAATGTTTTAGGAGCACGTCAAGCTTTTCAAGGATTTGCTTTTGAAGGAGTTGGTTCTTTTAAAGAGTCTTTTACTGTTATTGAATCTGAAATAAATAAAATAACTAGTGAGGGTGAAGGTGGATTTGGTAAATTATTAAAATTTGCTAAAGAAAAAATAGGAATAAATTTAGATCCTAGTCAATTTACTACAATTCAAGCACTATCTAGTCATATTAAATCGGTCGGTAAGACTATGATGGAACATGCTGATAATGCTATTAAGCTAGAAAGAAGTTATCTTAGTCTTGGTGCAAAGTCAGGTGAGCTAGGAGAAATTTTTACTAGAAGTGGTGATGGATTTAAAAACTTAAATGCAGTTATGTCTGAACAAAGAGCCATGATTGACTCAGTGGCTGCAGCTACTAACCATAGCATTGGTGAAGTAGAAAAATATTATATGGAAATTGGCAAGTTACCGGGTGGATTAAAAGAAACTGTAACAGGACTAGATGGTACGGCTCGTGGTATGACTATGTTACAAGGAGCTATTAATGTAGCTCGTGGTACTGGTCAAGATTTTACAGGAGTAGTAACTGATTTAAATTCAGCTTTTACAAATTATGGCTTAACTGGCGAAAAAGCTTTAACTTTTACTGCTAGAATTAGCGAGTTATCTAGTAATCTTAAAATTAGAATGGAAGATGTTAGGGCGGGTATTTTAGCTACAGCGCAAGCTTTTAAAGGATTAGCAGATACTGGAGAAGCTGCTAATAGAATGGCAGAAGGAGCAGCTAAAATTTTTAATCAATATGTTGGCGCATTAAAAGAAACAGGATTAACTGGTCAAGATGCAATTAGCATATTAACTAATATGGAAACTCAAGTTAAAAATTTAACATTAGCACAAAAAGGATTTTTATCTGCCCAAACAGGTGGCGCAGGTGGATTGCGTGGCGCTTTTCAAATAGAACAAATGATGAGAGAAGGTGATATTGAAGGCGTGATGGATAAAGTAAGAAAGCAAATGGAAGGTCAATTAGGTAAAATTGTAACAGTACAAGAAGCCGCTTCTAGCGAGGCTGCAGCCGCGCAGCTTACCAGGCAGATAATGATTTTAAAACAAGGTCCTTTAGGAGGTATGGCAAAAACAGATCAAGATGCTATGAGGCTACTAGAAGGACTAAAGGGTATGCAAGAAGGTAAAGGCGCTCCTGCTGAATTAAAAGAAGGAATATTAAAAGATACTATGAATAAAGGCAACGATATTCAAATGCAATCTTTTGGTGAATTACAAAAAATGAGAATTTTAATGGAACAAGCTCAATCTTCTAGAGATTTACCATCACTAGGAATGATGCAAAGAACTGGGACTGCAGCTGCAGGATTTGAAACGGCAGATACAGAGGCTCAGGAACAACAAAGAAGAAGTTTAACTGATTTTAGCAAAAGATATTCTGAATTTGCAACAGATATAAATAAATTACAATTAAGCACAAAACCAGCAGAGTCAGTTACTGGACAGCAGCAGTTTAAATTATATGAAGATTTTAAAGACGTTCCTAAATCGGTATTAAATTTTGGAGCTGCTATGGCTGATACTGTTAAAGGTATTTTTGGATTTACTAAACCAGCTATTAGTGAAGAAAGACAAAGAGAAGAATTAAATAGAGATTTAGCTAGAGCAGGAAGAGATAGAACATTGCAACAAGAAACAAGAGAGGCAGTTAGAGTTACTGCAGCTCCTGCTGCTACAGCCGCTAAACCGGCAACCGCCACTCAACAAGATCAGCGTACAAAGCCAGTAGAATCAAAAGTAGATTTAAAAGTAACTGCTATTTGTATGCATTGTAAGAATTCTTTAGAAACAAGTCACTCTAGAGTAGTAAATACTGGAAATCAATAATTATTTTAAAGGAACCACATGGCTGAATATACTAATAATGATTTAAAAGATGCTTTGCAATTTGTTAAAGATGCGCAAGATATATTAAATCAGTCTAGTCCATTAACTCAAAATTCAGAAGAAAAATTTAAAGCAGATGGTTTTTTAATTCCTGCTACTTTTTCAGCCGATGGCAATGGTCTTCCTAACACAAAAGTTCCTACTTATAGAGATGCTAAATTAAGAAGAAATACTATTACTTGGTTTGTTCCAGAATTTGGCACAGTTAGAATGTATATTAATCCTAATCAAATTAGATATAATTTTAGAAAATTAATTAATACATCTATGACCAAAGGAGGTTATACATTACAATATTGGGGAGAAGAGCTTCCTACTTTATCTATTAGCGGTACCACTGGCAGTGCTGGAGTTGAAGGAATTAACGTTTTATATGAAATATATAGGGCTGAACAATATGCTTTTGATACTACAGGATTAGTTATCTCTGCTAATAACGCTGCTCAAAATTTAGCCACTGATGGTTTTAATGCTATTGGAAACGCAATTGGTGGTAGCATTGGCGGATTGTTGTTTGGTGGTACGGCTACAACATCTGCGGGCAATACAGTACAAAATGCTGGAGTAGTAGGAGGATTATTTGGATTAAATACTCCAACAAATTCTTTGGCAGCTAGTAATTACACTTCTTTGGCACAACTTGCATTTACTGTAGAAATGTATTATGATGGTTGGGTATATAGAGGATACTTTACTGGTTTTGATTTTGCAGAAACTACAGAATTTATTTGGAATTATAATATGAGTTTTACTGTAACACAGCGTCGTGGATACAGAACCAATTACTTCCCATGGCACAAGAATCCTGCCAATGGACCCAGCCAATACACTACACCATCTTCTTTCTCCGGATACGCCACATTAGGAGATCCAGGAACTAGAACAAATAGGTAATCATATGTCAGAAAATGATTTTTTAGGACCACTTGCCAATCAATTACAAAGTCAGTTCTCTTTAGGGGAGAATACTACTCATAGTTTAGACAAAGTAATTGATGGGCAAACTGTTAAATATGGTGCATTAGGAGATTTTGCTTCCAAAATAAATCAGTCTGCAGAAAGAAAATATTTAGAAAACGGGTTCTTAAGAAGAGATTCTGCTAATGTAGATACTAAGCAATTTGAAATACTAATGCAAGAGCCTTCTGCTACTATTTTAGTTAAAAAAAGAATGCTTTCTTCATTAGGAGAAAACTATAGACCTGAATACATGGACAAAGATGAAAGACTATATTATAAGTCCATGAAAGTATTGTTTCAAAATAAATGTAGACAAATTGCTGCCTTAGAAAAGTTATCAAAAATACAAAAAATTAGTGCTATTACTGGTCAAGTAGATGATCAGTTAATGCCTATTTTATTTACTTTATCAGACCAGTTTAGTACTACTCCAACTGCTAACTCTGTGGTTACAGAGAGCAATAATTTTACAAATAGCGGCGGTAGCACTAATACTTCTATGGGATCTTTTCAAGAAGTAATGGGCAGAGTAAGAAGACTATATTCTTTTAATTCTCCCTCATTTACTACTAACTGGATTACAGATAGCTCTAATTTATTTCAATCTCAGTTTGGGGAAGGTACTGGTGTAATTGAAATTACTAATTTTACCAGATTAAGGACTACTACTAATTTAAATGGATCCGGTAGCTTTAATTTAAGCATTACTGATCCGTATAATATGATGGTGATTACAGAGTATGATATTGAAAAGGCAATAAGTGATGCTAGTAATTTGTTTGCTAATCACAAATCATTTCAATTTGGTAAAGAAGCGGCAGAGCAGGCTATTAATGGTTTTAATGAAAAATTAAATACATTACGTAGTGCCAGGCAAGCCAGCCCTATTACATTTAAAATTAATCCAGAAACATTATTGTCTCGTAGGGTGACAGCAATAATAGAAAGTACTGGTACAGAATTACGATTTGAGTATCAATTTTTTGAAAATCCATCTGTTCTTGTCACAGAGGAGTATTTACAAGGTGGAGCGGTTGCAGGATATGATGGATTATCTGTTGAAAAAGTAAAAACAGTAAATGGAGATCCTAGATTTTTTCCAGTATCTGAATTAGAATTATTTCAGCAATTAGTTTATACTATTTATTCTAAAATTGATTTAGATACAAATTCTCAGAATGCTTTTCAACAAGGTAACAAAGATACTAATTATGCTAGAAGAAAATTAAGATTTAATTTCTTAGGCAAATTATTAATACAGCCTTTTGATCCTATTCATATTTATATAAATTCTAAGTCTAAATATGATAATAAATTGTTGAGCGGCTTAAAAACTATGTTTACTGGAGTAAACTTTTTACAAGCTGTTGGTGGAGCCTTCACTGATATTAGAAAGCAGGGCGTAGAGTTATTTAAGCCTTCTGATTTAACTACCATGGTAGAAAAATCTGCATTTGTAGGACCAGAGTTTCCCAGCTATTTATGGTCTTTACTTAGAACTCAATTTGTTACGGAAAAAGAAGGAACTCATGTATTTGCTGGTTTAGTGCAATCGGCAGATTCTAGCTATTCTAGCGGAGTATATGATGTTTCTATTAATGGTTCAGACAATTTTAAATACCTAACATTAGGTAGCGTTAATTTTAACCCGTCAGTAGATGCTTGGAATGGAATATTTTATGATCCTTTGACTCCTTTTAAAAGTAGATTTGATACTGTTTCCAGTAATTTTAAAAATGAAACTCCAGAACTATTAGAAGAAAATCAAGTTATCTTAGGATTTAAATCAGATGGTACAGGTTCATATTTAAAGGCTAAATCAGGACCTAATGCGGGTAGAACTGTTACTAAAGATAATTATATACAAGACAAAACTGTAGATCCTATTACAAAAAGATTTACAAGAACTTTTTATGCTCCTGATGGATTGGTTTATAAGTGGAAAGAAGGTATTGGGGCTTTTGTTCAATTTGGAAGTTCATTTGATTTAAATAGTCCAAATAATGTTGGAATACCTTCTTTAACGCAAGAGGCTTTTGCTGGACAAGATGTAATTAATGTTATTTCTTTGTCAATTACAGGAGTTCCTTATAATTTTGCTACTTATTGGAATGCAGTGACAAAATTAAATGGTTTTGGTAGAGATCCTCAGTCGCAAGAAGATCCTGCTCGCTCATTTTTTACTTCATTACAAAATGATTTGCAAAAAAGAAATATGTTATGGGGAAATTTTATTCCTTTTAAAACATTAAGCGTCAATGAGGCTGAATACAAACAAGCTATTTTTACTTTAGCAAGAATTGAAGATACAAATCGACAAGTTAATGAAAAATTAAAAAGATTAGCAGAATTAAATGACAAAGCCGTATTAATAGGCACATATGCTACTACTGATCAAGCCAAGGCTTTAGGATTGGGCGTGGATTCTGACCAAGCTCAAATAATTTCTAATGCTAGACAGCAGTTAAATAAAGAAATTAATGATTTAATGAATCAAGTTAAAAAAGATAATACTCAAGCTTTTGTACAAGTAGGAGATACTATTTCTTTTAACTCTGATGAATTTTATTATAAAGAAGATGAAAAAAGTGTTATGCCAAAAACAAGAAGGTTTTTGCGTAGACAAGTTAATTTTTTGACTAGAAGAATGTCATATGCTGTTCGATCTAACGAAGATAAAAACTTATTTATTGTAGATGATTTTTATGATAAAGATTATGATATTGCAGCATTTAATTCTGCTTTAGCTTCTCAGATGGAATTATATAAAAATCAATTTTTATCTGTAGATCAAAAAATAAAAACAGCTGCTAACTTATTAAATTTAGAAGTGTTTTGTGATTCTCAAGGTCATATTAGAGTGCGACCGCCGCAGTATAATAGAATGCCAAGCTCTGTTTTCTATAAGATGATGTATCAGAAAAAAGCTTTTGGTATACAAATTTTTCCTCAATTTTTAGAAGATTTGTTTAATGAACAGTTAACTACATTGCGAGAGCGATTAGAGATAATAGAAGATTATATTCGTTTGGACTGTGCAATACTAAAATATTTTGATGATGTATCTGCTCAAAAATTTATAAATGGACCATCTGCAAACGGTTCTGGCGAAGCATTTGCCTTTGTATCTAACTCAGATGGATTTATTGCAGATATCACTCAACTAGTTACTCAAAAAGATCCTGATGTCAATTTAGGTCAAAGCGGTCAACAATTTCCAGGATTTAATGCCATTCAGCGACAAGCTAGTAGTACTAAAGATATTTTTACTAATGCACAAAGATATTCTTTTATCAATCAAGTATTAGAAAAAACTACTAAAAATCCTACACTAGCAGATAGCTCTTTTAATATTGATGATTCTGTTAATTTTGAAACTAACAATTTATTAAGTTTGTTAAAAACTAGAATAGAAAATAAGTCGGGTCAAAAAGTTTCTCTTAGCTCTATAGCTTATATAGTTAATGGGTCAGGAGCTTTAAATATTACTAATAATCAAGGCGACGCTAATGCTAGTATTAAAGTAGATGTATTTAAAGTAACTAAAGATTTAGCTTCTAAATTATCAGAAAGACAAAGATTAATTAAAATATTTGCTAGTGCTTTGGTAAATGCAAAAGAATATAAGTCACTAGATGCTGATTCTTCCGTAACTAATAGTTTATTAGTGTCTGGTGCTTTTGCAAATGATAATATTCCTGAAGTTTTTGAACACATGATTGAGGATGAGACATATGATGATTATGGTCCTGATGCGGGTAAAAGATATGTAATTAAAAATAGTCAGATTCTTAATTATAATTTTTCAGAAAATTTTCCAGAGTATACAACAGTAGAAGTTCAAGGAACCTTAATTAGCGAGGCTCCTGATGCTTTACCTTCAGGATTAAATTCATTTCCTGCTAATGGAAATGCATTAGTTACTGCAAAAGCAATTGATTATGATTTGTGGAGAAATTATGGTTTATTGGGAACTAACTCTCCAGTAGTTGTTCCATTTTTAAGAGATCCAAATACTCAATGTGCTCCTTATGCTGTTAGTTTATTAAGTCGTGCTAGAAATAATATTATTAGAGGAAGTGTTACAGTATCTGGCAATGAGTACTACCAACCTGGTGAAGTAGTATTTATAGAAGACAAAGGCTTATTATTTTATGTTGATTCTGTTAGCCATAACTATACTTCAGGAAGAAGCTTTACTACTTCACTAACACTTACTTATGGTCATGCTCCAGGAGAGTATATTCCTACTACTTTAGATATAGTTGGAAAATTATTATTTAATAATAAAGAAACAGGGTCTTTACAAGTACAAAGGCAAAATAGCTCATTTAATGAATCTAGTTATGGAGCCATTATGTATGATCCAAATGATAAGTCTGAGACTTTTCAACCTCCTAAAGATGGAAATATTGGAGGTCCTAATTATGGTCCAGCTAATGCTACAATAATAAATAATATATTAAATAATGCTTCTTATTTAATTTATACTCAAAATGCAAAAGGAACTAATGTTAATAGTAAAATTGAATTAAGAATTTATTATGATAGTAAAAAAACTAAATTTGCTAGTACAAATTTAGTTAACTTTGCTAATTATATTAAAGATATATTATGTGGTAATTCAACTTTCAATCAACAAGATGCATCTAACAATAATATTAATAATATACAGTTCCCACCAGAATCTGTACAAGTTATAGAAGTAGATGTATCTTCTAAAGAAGATCATCGCTCTCCATCGGCAAAAGCTATTTCAATTAGTAGAGATTTGACCACTCAAGCTGGATTATTAATAGAAAAAGAGCAGTCTTTAGCCAACAGACAATATAAAGAAAATACAAATGCTGGAGCCAATGCCATTAACCCAGATCCTAGAAAAAGCGTAGAAGTAGATAAACAAAGAAAAGCACTATTTTCATATGTAGTAGATTGTTGGGTTAAATTAAATGTACAACCACCACAAACAACTACCCAGCCTACCGCTCCAACCACGGGGACTTAATCATGCCTAATAACCCACATATTTTTAATCAACCTGTTGGTTTATTTATTAGAGGCGCGATTACTAGCTTTGATCCTGCTACTAATGTAATGTATGTTGAATTAGCTAATAGTGCATCAATTGGCGCAAAAAGTGCGCCAGTTAGAGTTTCTGTTAGTTATCCTCTTACTATGACCAATAAGTTATTTATTGGAGCAAGACCTAAACCAGGAACTCCTGTGATTTTAGGTCAAGGAGCAGGTAATAAATATTATTTTGTTTGTTTTTTACCAGAGAATATAAAACAAATTCCTAGTGTTAACGAAGATGAAATATTAGTTTCAGCCAATAATCAAAATCAAATTAGATTAGATAGTATTAGTTCTAGTACTTATATTGGTTCTGAAAATAATAAAATGCATTTAAATGCGGTTAGAAGTTTATTTACTACTAACTTTGCAGATCAACAACATTATACTCAGGCTTCAAAATATATTAATGGAATTATTAGAAGAGATAAGCCTACTTTATACAAAGGAACTAATCCAGATTGGGACTTAAATAGTAGGCTTACTAATGATAAGTATGATCCTAATTATACAGTTATCTCTCTAGATCCTTCTTTACCTCCTAGATTAGGCGGATCAAATAAAAACCCTCCATTTGTAGAGAGCAGAGAAATATTGTATGAATTTCAAGATTTAGCAGAGGTAAGAGATGAGACTACTGAATCTTTAATTTATAGTTCTTCTGGTGGAACTAATACTATTTATTCTTTACCTAATAGAAGAAAAAGTAAGGCAGACACTTTTAGCTTAACATTAGAATCTCCAAATTATTTGATGGAGACAGTAAAAGGCACTGCTGTAGATATTTTTGGTAATTTTCTGGATATAAATCGATATCCAATTCCTATTGGACAAGATCAAAACACAATTAACAGTAATATATCTATTGATAGAGTAGAGTCTTACAAAAAAATAAGAGCATTACAAAGAAAAGGAATTGCTTTTCATTTTGAATTAAATGCTAGAAAAGATTTTAGCAATACCAATGTGTTGGGCGCCTCTATTTCTGGTGGAGAAGATGAGCCAACTAACAATATTGTAGATGTATTTGGTTATGATAATAAGTTTCCAAACTCAGACTATGGTAGACTTCGCAGTAGATTTTTCTTTGACATTGATAAAGAAGGGCAATTTAAATTAAATGTCCCGGCTTCTTCAGAAAAAGGAAATATTGCTCTTTTAACAAGATATGAAAATTTTTGCAATATAAGTCCTGATGATAATGAAAACCCAGATAAATTATTGCCCGATAATGATTTAATTGATATTTTACAAGATTCTTTTGCCGCTCCTAAGTTAGATTTAAATACACTAGTTTATAATAGTTTGCCAGGATCTATCAATGTAAAAGATGGCTTAGCGGAAGCTACTCCTAAGGATAGAAGATATAATGCAAATATGTTGCATGGAACGGCTTATCACGATATTTTATCTACTTGCTACGCACATCAAAGTTATAATTTTGTTAAATATCAATATACAGATCCTTCTAAACCATTTGTCAATGTAGAAGAATTTCCACTACTAAAAAACGTAGTGACAGATACTATTCAAGTAGGAGGTTCTACTGCAAATGCCGGTGGTCGTAGCGGCTCAATAAATTTTGATGGATCAATTGAAATGAGTGTTGGAGCTAATACTATAGATAGACAGTCTTTATGGTTAGATACTGCTGGAGGCATTGTAGCTAACATTGGTAGAGATAATAAAAATATGAGCGCAGCTATGTCTATGAATGGAGACGTATTTATTCAAGTTGGCGGGCTAGGTGTAGTTGGAGATAGCAGATTTGTTAAACAAGTAAATGGTCAGATTGGAGCCGTGTTAGATTTACGTGTATTTAACGATGGAAAAACAGTAACTATGTTTAGAGTAGATAATAATGGAGTTACTTTAATGACTCCTGGTAATTTAAATATATATGCTGCAAAGCAAATAAAAATTGCTGGCTCTGATTTAGAAATAGATGTAGAAAATTGTACTATTCAAGGAAGATTAGTTAAAAAAGTTTTTGGCGGATCAATATAAGGATAATTATGGCAAAATTAAATAAAATAGCCCACAATCGTTTATTATTGCAAGCAGAAGAAGCTAGAGAACAAGGGATGACGGCTTTAGCTGATGCTATTATGTTTGCAATACATGCTCCAGAAAGTTTAGAGAAACATGAGCATCAATATTCTTATGATGATTTGAATAGGGATATTTATCAAGGATTATGGGAACTAGCTTCTAAAGTAGCTAAATATTATGATGTAGAAAATGTAAGAGTTGAAAAGTTATCTAAAGTAATTGATTCTTTAGTTTCTAACTTTATTGAAGATTTAGAAGAAGCTTTAGATGTAGAAGATGTAAAGGGTCCCAAAGAGCCTAAGTTGTTAGGTGAATCTAAATAATAGTGATATATAAGTAACACAATGTGCCCTTGCTCTCCTAATGATGTATCAATTCCTATTCCAGACGCGCCTAGTGGTCCAGCCATTCCGGGGTTTGGAGTTCCATTTGCTTTAAATATTCCTAATATCACTACTTTTCCTGAAGGATTCCCAGAGGATTTATTAGATGTATTAGGAAAACTGCAATTATTACTACCTCCAGGTATATTAAAGCCTAATTTAAGTGCTAATTTTAGTAAAGATATTCTAGATGGTTTATTAAATTTATTAGACCAGTTTATGCCATTTTTAATGCTGTATAAATTTTTCTTACCAGCATTAAATTTAATTATTTGTATTATTGAAATTATTTGCTCTTTATTAAATCCAGAAAAACTAATAAACGCTATTATTAAATTATTTAGAACCTGTATTCCTGAGTTCTTAAATTTATTTCCAGTATTTGCTCTAATAACAATGATTATCTCTCTTATATTAATGCTTATTGCATTAATTGAGTACTTAATTGCTCAAATACTAAAATTAGTAGAGTTAATTTTAACTAACATTATTGCACTAGAGCAGGCATTTGCTTACGATGACGCAACGGCAATTATTGCTATTGCTAATAAAATTGGTGCTACTCTTTGTATTTTTCAAAACTTATTTGTTATATTTGAAATATTTAATTTAGTATTTCAAGCCATTAAAGACATTGCTGCGGGAATCTTCTCTATTCCTCCATGTACAGATACTGGTCCAGATAGCTGTTGTACTACTGATGTATGTCCAGCTATTGTTAAAACAGACTATACAAGAACTACTGGCACATTTAGATACTTAAATCAAATATCATTATTAGATCTTGGATTACCTCCTCCATTAAATGAATTATCAATTGATTATCGCCCTGAAAGCTGGCAATTGTACGATGTACAGCAACAAGTAGATCAAGCATTTAGTAATATTTACAATGCATATGACGTTCCTGTTCCTCCAGAAAAGGCTATTTTAGCTTCTTTAGGAGTTCCTGTTAAGCCCATTTTCTTCCCTACAGATGTAGTATATACTTCTCAGACGCCCCCTAATCAAGCGGCTTATACAATAGATTTAAGAGTATATTACAATCCTAATGATTGGGGTCGTACTGGCAAATCTAGATATATTCGTTTTCAAGATTGTATTGTTACCGCTTTACCAACTGTTAATTTAAAAAATTATGATAATAGTGTTACCACTATTAACAATGCAGTTATTGAGTTAACTGGAGGTATTGGTTATGAAGATGATGGAGTTACTTTATTAACTGGATTTGATCCAGATGGAATTACTCCTAATAATCTACCTGCTACATTAAATAATTTCTTACACAAGCAACAAATTACTAACTTATTCCCATCTCCAAGCCCTACAGATGGCTATTTGTTTACAAACATGGAATATACTTTTAAGCCTAATATTCCTGTTTTGCTTGGTAAGAGTTTAATAACTGCCGGGTGTGTTCCTGAAATTGCTTTAAATAAATCTTTTATTAATACATTAGTGGCTGGAGATGCAGTCTTTAAGCTGCAATTATTAAGAGATATTTTGAATGGACCTAGTTTTCCTAATTTACAAGCTACTCAAGAGTGTTTAACATTAGCAGTAACAGGTTTAAGAAATAATTTAACTAGAGGTGGAGTGGCTAACTTCCAGGCTTTAGCTACAGCTTGTTTAGATAAATTAAAATCAGATGCTAACAACGCCTTGTCTGATTTAATTGGTTTAGGGTTTGATCCATGCAAAAGCACTTTCACAGCTACACCAGTATTACAATTTACTACTAAACCTATTAAGATATCAGTAGACTTAAAAGAAAAGAACGGGGTTTCTATTGCTACTGGTATTCCTGCAGATTTAGCAGAAGATTTTTCAAATAGATTAAAAGCACATGTTACTTTTGGAGAGGCGAGCAAATTTACTTATGATGGATATCAATTCTTTACTTCAGATCTTACCAGCAAAGCTCCTGGTAAAGGTAGCGTAATGGTTTCTTTTGATAATAATATTTTCTGTATTAATAATATTCCAGATGACGTTAATGTGCCTCCTTCTAGAGATTTGCAAGAAATAAACTATGAATTTATCTTTAGCCCAAGCATTAATATACCTGAAGGCGACTCTTCAGACGGTAAGCCAAGGTTTGACATTAGTGATCTAACAGGAGATAGAAGTAAGGATAGTGTATAATGGCTGCTGCAGATAATATTAATAAGCCGCAAAACTTTGATATTAATATTGATAAAATTTATTCTGATTTTATTGGAGCAATTGATTCAATAAGAAGCAATATTAATATTACTGATCCTGCTAATTTAAATTTATTGAAGAAATTTACAGAGGATAGTTTTAGTGGTAGTCCTACTACTTCTGGATTGAAGGCAGAGCAAGAGCCGCAAGAAAGTAGATGTCACGCTTTTTATAGAATATTAGGGTTACCAGTTGTATCTAATAGTGGAATTTATAATCCTGGACTTGATATTATAGTAGAGCCAGGCAGGACTATTACATTATCTCAAAAAGTAGCTATAGCTAATAATTTATTACAAGGATTTTTAGAGATATCTTTAGCTAGAGAGCAGTATGTTAATGATAATTTAAAAATATTTTCTAATAATAATTCTATTGATTCTTGTGTATTGGCATTGTCTAGCAGTAATATTCGAGAGTTTTCTTCTCCATTTAAAAAAGATGCTAGCTCTGTAGATTTCAATATAGCTAATCAGTCTTATATTATTTCTAAAGAAAGTTTAATAGGTAATAATAGTAAAGTTACTTTTGATCAATATATAGGGTTTGAAGGAACTACGCCCACTAAGTTTAGTACTACTAGATATCATTTAATTAAACCTTTTATGGTTGATCCTAGAATTGATTTAACTACTACGTCTGACAAAAAAATAGCTATTCCTTTTGTTAGAGATAAGTTACAATTAAGAGTTAATGAAACTAAATATGTTGCTAGACCTTTGATTGAAAAGATAATTAGAGATAGATTTGGAGTAGCCAATCAAAAAGCCAATATTGGTAGCTTACCACAAACTGTAGTAGATGATATTTTAAATAATGATACTATTAAAGATAGCGAGTTAGTACAAAAAGTAGTTTCTGGTAAATTATATAATTTATCTGAACAGCAACAATTTTTAAAATATTTGGGCATCATTTATTCTATGATAGATAAATTAACAGAAGCTCAAAAAACTATTTTAGACGCTCAATCTCAGTATTATTGGCTACCAATCCCATCTAAGACTGGACCTGAAGCAGGCTGTACTGTCAGTCCTATTTATCAAAAAATTCCTGCCGCCTTATTAACTCAAAAAGATTTGGCTGTAGTTGCTGCTGGGTTAAAAGACGTAACAAATCAATTAAATTCTCAGGCAGCCACTGTATTAAATCAAACTGATGTTGGCGGTTTTTTATTACCAGCTTATACTATTACTTATAATAATGATACTACTAATGCGTTAGGAGATAATAACGCAGAAAGTTTAAAACAATTAACTGGCAATAGAGATTCTGCTTTATCAGAAGCTAATACCGCTTTAAGAACCATTGAAATTATTATGGGTGAATTTAGCGGGTTTGGTTTATGTGATATAATCGCTATAATGGGGGCTTTATATGTTATGCCTGCTAATAGCTTGCTTGGATTTTTAGATAGGGACGCTTATTCTAGAGCTAAAGAAGTAAAAGAATTAGGTTTACCAGAGCAAAATCCAGTAGAAATTACAGATGCTTTAGTAGATTTGAGCAAAACTGTTAGTGATTTTTATAATATTATGGATAAAATTTATAAAGATTTCTATTCTGTATAGATAATATAAGACATTGTACTTTTATTACATAATATTTCGGTATTATAAAAAGCAGGAGTTAATACAATGTCGTTTGATTTAAAGATTACTGATGGAGATTTAGTTATCAAAAATGGTGACTTACAGCAAGTCATAGATAGCGAAAAGCTCATTCAAGACATATTAAAATTATGCCTCACTACAGCAGGCACTAATCCCTTGCATCCTTGGTACGGTTCTTTTTTATCTAGAACTATTGTTGGAAATCCAATGGATAATACTATGTTATTAAGCATTTCTCAGTCACAATTAACTGTTGCATTAGAAAATTTAAAAGGATTGCAAGAAATACAGCTAAAAAACTTTCAAAGAGTTAGTGCTGATGAGCAACTTGGAGCAGTTTTAGATATATCTGTTAATAGAAATAAATTTGATCCTAGATTATTTGAAGTAAACATAAGAGCTTTAACTAAAGGATTAAAACCTATTACTACAGCTTTTAGAGTTTCTACAATTTAAAAGAGTGCGGGAAATATATGGTAAATATTAAATCTGTCAATGAAATTATATTAAATCTAATAGATTTTTTTAAATTAACTAAGCCTGACCTAGATACTAAACCAGGTACAGTAGCAAGAGATTTATTTATTGATGCTCCCGCTTCTCAATTATCTTTATTATATGATGAATTAACTGGTGTATCTAATAAACAATCACTAAGATTAGTTGCTGGTACTGATTTAGATAAATTAGCTAAAAACTTTTCATTAACTAGAAAACAAGCAATTCCTTCTAGCGGAGTAGCATTATTAACTTTTGCATCTATTGATGCCCCAATAAATATCAATCAAGGCGATATTGTTATTTCTACTAATGGATTATCATTTTCTGTTACTACTGGTACCTCTGTCACTACTTCAGCTATTAATTTTTATAAATCAGTAGCCACTAAATATAGAGATCAATTAGATTTAGCTGGTATTACTGATCTTTACGCCGTAGAAGTAACTGTAATTGCTACTTCTGCTGGAAGCGCAAGCAACATAGGTAAATATAGTTTAAATAGAACTACTATTCCAGGAGTTAGCAATGTTACCAACATTAATTCTTTTGCTGGTGGAGCTGACCAAGAAACAGATGCCATATTTAGAAATAGAGTTTTAGCCACTTTTAGTGGGTCTAGTGTAGGAACTACTTTAGGTTATCAAAACGCCGCGTTAAGCACTACAGGAGTAATTGATGCTACGGTAATTGAACCCGGAGATCCATTGATGGTTAGAGATGGTACAATTACTTTAATTAACCCAGATGGATCAGCCACTATTATTAGTGAAGGTACTGGTGGAAAAGTAGATATTGCTGTTTTAGGAAATGTATTGCAGCAAACTACAGATTCTTATATTTATAAAGATAAAAGCAATAATAATGATCCTACTGATGCTAGAAATGATGTAGTATTAGGACAAATTGCTGGAGATGAAAACAAAACAATTAATCGCAAAAGAATAGATAATATCAGTGAGGGCAGCTTACCACAACAGCCTGTTAGCCAGATATTACAAGTTTCTGGGTCTGTTAGTGGCTCTAACTTTGTTCAAAAATCAGTTGATTCCTATGGAAGAGTAACTGGTAATTATGAATTAATTAAAGACACTGGAGTGTACTCCGGTTCTCCTTGGGGTTTTGATAAGTTTCATTGGATTTCTAATAAAATATCTCTTTTTCAAGATGAAAAAGTAAAAAACCAATTTAATGGTCAGGATCCAGCTACTTTTAGCGGATTAATCCAAATACATGATGCGCAACAGAATATTTCTATAACCAATGAAGACAGTGATGTTACTTCAGATCGTTCTATTTTAAAACTATTGCACACACCATTAAATAATGTTACTAGAGTATTTAACGTAAATACTGGCGAAAGATACGTAGTAACAAATCAAAATTTAGATAATACAGGCATATACAATACTACTGGAAGAATACAAATTTCTGGAAATACTTTACCAGTTCCTAGTGACGTTTTACAAGTAGATTATAACTGGATTGTATCTTATGATCAGTATTCAGATTTTGACGGATTATACAATACTTCTAATATCAGAGCCGTTAATGATAGTATTGATTGGGGATATGCATCTATTGTTAGAAATGAAATAGTTACTTTTACTAAAACATCTGGTACAAATTTTTTTAATGGTACAACCATACATCCAGTAAGTTCAGTAGCTACTGCTAATAAATCTATTGAAGTAGATGGTACAGTAGTAGCTATTACATCTGGTATCTTTATTGGAAGATTATCTGTTGTACTCAGCAATCTTCCAGTAATTACTAATACTATTGATTCTATACTAGTTAAAAACACAAATACAGAACAGTACAATACCGCTCAAGCAAATGGTAGTTTTACTAGTATTCCTGTATTAGTTAACGCTAATATATTATATACAACTACTATTATTCTTCCTACAGATGTTGTAGTTAAAAATGGTGACAGAGTTACTGTCTTTTTAAACTCAGAAGATGTATTTCATGCCACTAATTCAGTAGGCAGTACAAATGGAAATCAAATTACAATACCTGCAGATAATATTGATACTACCGCCAATGTAATAAATTTAAGAGTCTCATATGTGGCTAGCGTATTTGATTTATATAGTTCTGCTTTTAATGCCCTGCCTACCAGTAGAGTTAGTAATGGTTATTTATTAGCAAATAATACTGGATTTAATAATTTTACTCCAGTTAATTTAGCTAGGAGAGAATCTCAAGTTATACAAAAAAACTTTAGCAATCAGTTTTATGTAGAGCTAACATTACCTTCTAACGATTATACTTTATTAGCTTCTCAAGTTATTTCTGTCATTAGATTGTCAGATGGAGATGAGCTATGGAATTCAGATAATTTAGGAACTATTGCAATCGGAACTTCTGGAAATTATCAGTTAATTTTAACTGGTTACAATATTCCTGTTACTTCTGAAAGAGTATTGGTAATTTATTACGCTACTGATAACCGCAGATACCAGCCATTTACTTTCCAAAATAATTTAATTAAATACAGAGTTGGTACTCTGCTAAAAGATTTTTTTACTAACACTTTATATGTTCCAATTAATAATTTTGTTAATGAAATTAATATGGATTTTCAGGTGTTAGAGCCAAACACTGACATTGCATTGTTTACTGTTAATGACGGTTACTTAGTTAATAATGGCTCTACCGCTATATTAGGAAGTTTTTCTATTAACTTTTCTACGTTAGACGGATTACTTAATAAAAAAATAAAAATATATAATTCAGGTACCAATAACAATGGGTTGTATGATATTGTTGGTTATGACTTAGCTAATAACACTATGGTAATTAGCAGTTCATTAGAGCAAATTAATGCTAACCAAATTTCTATAGTAAGAGTATTAGATGGTCAAGAAGTTTGGAATACAAGTGGAACTATTGATGTGGCTGGAAATAGATTGTATTTGCCATCTGGAGCAAATGCAAAAGAAAATGATGTTGTATACATTAGTTTTTTCAACTATTCTAATTTAAAACAGTCATTAACAAGACTAGCATCTACTACAACAGATCAAATAACTAATACTGGGACTATTACTTTTGCAGGCACTACGGTAACTAAAGCTACAAACATTGTATTTACTGCTACTAATACTGGATTAAGATTGAATCTACTAGAGGCAATGCGCAAGGCATTAGGCATATCTTCTGCGACGGCAGTACCTAGTAATTTCCGAGTAGCTAAAATTGCTAAATTAGAAAAAGTAACAACAGTAAGTAATTCTAATGATGAAGTGGTTTCTGTGCTAACTACTTATGATTTACAAAATACTATTATAAAAAATAATTTGTTATATGCAAATGATTGCTTATCAGATCCTACTTTATCTAATTTAGAGTTTATTCTTCCTTCTACGGAAAATAATACTTTAAATACAGATGTTCAAAATTTGCCAAGAATAGGGGACAAATTAAGAGTTACCTTCTATTATGTAAATGATAATGATTCTGAGAACTTAGCTTATACCAGGAATGGTGTGTTATATACAAATAAAAAATTTGCTTTTATTAATAGGGTATTTGTTAGTAGTGGTTTCAAGACATCTCAGTCAACTAAGCTAACACTAACTTCTTTTACTCAGCCAAATGCTGGTGCTAGATATAAAGCTTTTTATGATTATACCGCACCTAAACAAAATGAAAGAATTGTTATTAATTACAATTTTAATAAATTAGTATCAGATGTTACTTTTAATATAGAAAACACTAGACCTATTAATGCAGATGTAATTGTCAAGGCGGCAAAAGAAATTAAGTTAGATTTAACAATGAACGTAGTTATAGATGAAGCATTTAAACCATCTACTTCAACAGTATTGCAAACAGTAAGAGATACTTTGACTACTGCATTAACAGCTACTAATTTAGGAGCTTTTATTGATCAAATTACTCTTATTAATTTAGCTCAAGGAGTAAATGGAATTGCCAGAGCAAGAATATTGTATTTTAATAAGACTGGTAAGGAAGGGCAAGTATTAAAGATACAGGCACAAAATGATGAGTATTTTACTCCAAACAATATTGTTCTTAACACAGAGACTAGATAATGCAAAACTTAAGAATATCTAATGTTAAAACTACAAGTAGTACTACTATAGAGGCTACTTTTTCCGAGTCTTTGACTAATAACTTGGTCACTTCTAACGTAGAGATTAAATCTGAAACTCCTAATGTACCAGATCCTAAAGTAATATCTATTAATGTTAGAAAAAATATTTTAAATATTGAATGTCAACCATTAACTGATTTGGCTGGATATTTTGTTTATTTTAAATCTGTAACTGGACATCCATTTACTTCAGTAAATGGATTTGCTAAAATTATTGAAGATGATGTTGCTAACAAATATTTTATAATTGGTCCAGTAGACCCTGATAATCCTGTACAGTTATATTTAAATAATTTCTTAAAAGATGGAGTCTATAATTTAGAAAATACTAACTCTTTAATTTCTGTTTATATACGTTCTTTATCTGAAAATTTATCTAGGGCTTTGTACGACATAAGACAATTAGGTAATGAAAATTATTTATCTTTAGATGTTATTGATGAAAAGAAAATTAGAGGCGAAGGCGCTTTTGATCGTCTCTTAGAAGAAGGGGCTTATGATGTATTTAGAGTAGGAAGAACTCGTACTGGTTTTGCAGTAACCAAAAAGTTTTCTTATGATGAGACTCCTTATTATCCAATTACTTTACAACAAGAATCTGCATTTCAATCTCTTACTTCAGACTCAGTAAATGAAGTTGGTAAATTTAATATAAATGATTTAATATTAAATTTAACTAGCTTTCCTGTAACTAAGTTAAAAAGCGTAACATTTACATTAAACACTAATAATCCAATTTTTGTTTATGATATTCAAAAACTAGGATATCAAATATTAGATTCTAGATATGATCAAGAATATGGGTTTAGTTATGCTTTATTAGCTAATAATCAAATTAAACTAAACAGTGAAATATTATCAGATCCATTATTTGCTTTAGATAAAATAATAAAAGTAGATGTAAACTACGAATATAAAAATGAAGGCGTTATTGTAGACTCTAATAGCCTATCTGTTTATACTGTTCGCAAATCTATTAGAGAGGTATTACCTCCAATTATAAATATTTTTAATTTAAAATATGCTCCTATTGTAACATCTAATGCTGCCCCGGCAACTTTGGGAGGAGTTACTTTTACTGATCCTAATACAAATATTCCAAATGCTAAACACCCTGCATTTATTACTGAGATACCATTTAGATTAAATGGATTACCTTCTATTCCTGGGCAATATGCTATTGATTACCCTACAGGAACAGTATATGTGTATGGATCTGATCTTAATAATGATGGTACTGGTCCTTATCCCCCATTAGCTACTTATAATTATAAGTTTTTTTATAAATTAGAGCAAGATTATGCTTATGATGACACTACTAGAGATCTAGTGGCATTACCATTAGGTAACTTGCTTGAAAATTCAGGCACTATTGAATTTAAGTATGAGCAAGTATTAGTTCCTAACATAGATTATGTGGCTAATGTTCACAAAGAAAATATGCAAGAGCGTATTGAGAACAGATTATTGGCTCTCAATTCACTTAGAGTGAAAAACTCTCCAGTTACAAATATTTTTAGAATCTATAATGAGACTTCTGGAGAAATTTATACAATTGACCGCTGGAACGGAGATCGTGTTTATTTTAGATATTTAAATCCACCTAATATTCAATCTAAAACAAAAGAAAAAATTAAGTTTAAAACAATAGAAAATGAATTGTTGTTTGTGGATTCTTCATTAGTAAACACTTCTGGTCGCAAAGTCTTTATTTTAAAATTATCTAATAATAGATTATCTTCATCTACTGAAGATAGTCAGGGCATGAGCACAAATACCAGTGTTAATTTTTCAAAAATAAATATTTTTAAAGCTGAAAAATGGTTTAACAGAGAATTAGATCAAAATAACATACAAAAATTAACAGCAATAGGTGATTACTGTATTGATTACGAAAATGGTATTGTATATTGTGCAGTCTCCAATACTCAAGATAATAATATAGGAACAATTACTTATAAATATGCTAATATTTCTCCAGAATACCCACATTTAATTAGTGTTGAGGATATTTACTATCAAATAGATCAGCTAGGTATTAAAAATAAACAATTTGCATATACTTCTTTTGCAGATGGATCAATTATACCTGCATCTTTAGAATATTCTGATGAATTATATTTAAATAATAATCCTCAAGCAGCCTATCAGCTTTATAATAAAAATGTCGGTATTTTTGTTAATGCTGGCTTTTTGCCTGGAGTGTCAGAGCAAGTTTCTTTTGTCAGGGGCTTATTTGAGTTTGATGATTTAACAAATAGCACTAATCCTATCAATTTTGCTAATTATGCTGTAGCTAATAATTTTAATATTAGCGTCAATTCATTATCAAAACAATTATTTGACACAATTCAATTTGATGGGACCAATTTTTATGTAAATATTAACGAAAATATACCTTATTTTTCTCCAAATATTACTTTTAACTTTAGTATAATTAGAGCCTCTGATTCTGCTCAACTTTGGAATAATGCTGGTACTGTTGTTCCAGGAGATCCTGTTAAATTAATACTTCCAAATATTAATTCACCAGTAGCTGGTCAATTAGTAAATATTACTTATACATTTACTATAAACGATACTTCAAGAGTGGTAGTAGATTATAGTAAAGGAGAGTATTTAGTAGATTATACTTATTTAGCTGATGAAATTATTGTTAGTTATGAATATGGAGATAACGTTTTAGATTTTAGGCAAAATACAAGCCTTCCTGTAGGGTCTGAATATTTTGTTAGTTATAGATATGGCGCATTAAGAGATGCGTTGTTAAAAAACTTTGGAGATTTAGTTAACATACCTGAATTAACTAATTTTGATATTGAATTTAATAGAGAAAGATATCGTGATGCGCTAGTAGCCGCTATGGGTTCTTTTATTCAAGGACCTACAGTTAAAGCTATAAAAAACATAGGTAAAAAAATATCACATATTGATCCTAAAATTACTGAATCTGTGTTTGAAAACTGGTCCTTAGGATCTAGTTTATTGTTTCCAGAAGGAGTTTCGAGTACAGGTTCATTTCAATTATTGCCTGCAAAATTTTCTAATGGAGTATTAATTAATAGTTCAGATCAAACTATTACTTTTCCAGCTTCTTCCAATCTTCGTTTAGAAGAAGGTACTTTTGAAACCTGGGTATCTCCTCAATGGAATGGTATTGATAATGATGCAGAATTAACTTTCTTAATTAAAAAAGATGGATATGATGGATATTCTATTTCTAATTTAGGCATATTTATTGGGGCTTCTGAATATCATCCCGAAATTGTAAACGGAACTTTTACAATTAATAAAAATTCTGGCGCAATTGGTCTCCCTAACTTTAATAAAGATGGAATTTATATTTATTACGATCAAGATGTATCTGGCAATTTTAATCGATGGTATGTTAGAGTAATAGATGGATATGTTAATCCAGGAAGCTCTTCCTATAAATTTAAAATTACTTCTACTGGCGGATTCTATGACTCTAAGAGTATTGTTATACCTAAACCATATAATTTAAGTATTTTTACCGGTACTAATAGCATTACTTTTACTTTAGGCAGTTCTATTGCAGTAGATAGTGGTATTACATTTGTATCAGATGTAGATCATTATTTATTAGATTTTGGAGTGCATGAAACAGAAGGTAGATTGTCTGTCTTTAAAGACATTAGCGGATATCTAAATTTTAGAGTTTATGATGTAGAGCGTAATATGTATTTATTAAGCGCAGACGTATCTTCTTGGAAAGCTGGAGAATTACATCAAGTAGCAGTATCTTGGAAATTAAATAATCCAGATAGTCGTGATGAAATGCATTTATTTATTGATGGATTAGAAGTTCCAAATATAATTAGATATGGTCAAAAATTAAAACCATATTTACATGAAAAATTTAGAACAGTAGATCCAGAAGAGTTAATTGGTTTAGCTAATAGAGACATTATTGGTAGCAATGATTTAGTCATTACTAGTGGTAGCAACGTAGTTAAATCTAGTATTAATTTTAGTGCATACAATATTTTTGTTGGTGATACTATTTTTATAGACGAACTTGGATTTGATACTAATGGATATACTATTTTAGCAATTAATGGACAAAATTTAACATTAAGTGCTAATATGCCATTAACACTGCAAAATGGCAGATTCTCTGTAAATAGAACTCAGTTTACAGTAACTTCTGAAATAGATATAGCTTCTAATATTACTGTAAGTACCATTAGCCCTATTTTCAAAGGATCTGATGCTATTACTAATGTAGGTTCTAATGTTATTTCTTCTGCTTCTTATAATTTTCAAAATCAAGGAGTATTACCAGGTTATTTAATTAGAGTTAATAATCCAAATTTTGAAATTAGTTATAATATTGTGCAAGTATCTGGAAATACAGTTACAATTACGGACAATCTGCCTATTTCGCTAACAAATGCACAATTTCAAGTTTATGCACCCGCAGAAACTGAAATACCTGGGTTACGAGCAGTAGATCCATCTTACTCTGTCTCTAAAGATATTAATTACAATAATATTTTAACTATTTCTAATGATGTTTTTGCAGAGGATTTAATTTTAGTTAGATTATTGGGATTAAATTACAGAAATTTTACACATAAATATTATGTGTGGGGAAATAACGTAGAAAATATTATTAGGACCAGATTACCTGCCCCTATTTCTTTAGATGAAGCAATAATTAAAAAAATAATACTTCCTGTAGTTCCAATTGGTCCATCCAACTCTACTTTAGTTGGAAATGTATTTGTTTCTAATAACTTAACAACATCTCAGCCAACCAATTCACAAAGCGGCAGAACAATAGCTGTTACTATTGCTGGTAATAATACTGATTTTTCTACTCCAGTCACAGTAACTATTAATGGTTTAACTGGAATTGTTACTGTAAGCGAAACAATTACTTTTACAGATTATGGCACTCTTAATTTTGTTAATCCATACCTTTCTGTAAATTATATTCAAGTAAATGCGAAGCCAATTAATACTTTGAAACCAGCGTTGACTATAGAAGCTAAAGAAAAATACTCTATGACTTATGCTGAGTTGAGCGGATTAGCCCCAGTAGTTAAATATAGTTATATAATTAATGATGGAATTTCTTTATACAAAGACGGATATGATATTGTAACAGATGGTTACAATGCATTTAGCACAGAATATATAAATAATTATTTAATAATTACCTATCCTATTGCCCCTGCTGGTTACTATGTAATAACGGATGTATCGCCAGACCTTTTATCTTTAACGGTACAACCCAGTACAGCCGCACCACCTTTACCAGTACCTAACTTTGTAGACGGCTACTATCAGATAGTAAAAACAACAGATTATAGAAGTGGATTGCAAAATGGGTTCTTTACTTTCCAAGTAAATAAATTACCAAGCCAAGCATATTATTTATCTAGTGGGTTTTATGAGCTAAAGTATAGTACTTATACAAAAATTAAAATGCCGCCACTTAATATGCAAGTGTATTTAGGATCTAATTTTAAAGGTACTCATCAGTTTAATGGCATAGTAGATCAAGTAAAAATATACTCGGTGATGTTAACTGATACTAGAGTAGGAGAAACAATTCCTAATAACCAAAGATCTATAACTAAAGATTACAACTCTTTAAAGCCTTTAAGAAAAGATGCTAACACTTTAATGTTATTAAGTTTTGATACATATCCATTTACTAATAATTCTGATTATTATACGAATACTTCAGAATTAAAGAATTATTTTCAGTCTTCAATCGTAGTAAATGAAAATTTTGGAAATAGCATTGTGTTATTAAATAAGCCTATCATTTTATCTAATGATGGCATTCTAGACACTAAAAAAGAAGGTACTGTTGAATTTTGGATGAATCCTATTTTTGATACAGGTAATGATCCAAATGAAAGATATTACTTTGACGCATACGGAGCGGTATTAGAAGATGCTGTAAGTGTGGATAATGTATCTATTAAAATTAATTCTCCAATTTCTCAAGTCTTAAGTGTTAAGTTAAAATATGGAGATCCTGCAATAGATTATTTTGTAGGAGGCAAAGTAGAAATAGACACTCAAAATGCAATTCAAGAAGAAGCGTTAAGTATTGGAAATAGTTCTGTTACTACTGCTAAAAATATTTTGCAGGTAGTTAAAGTTCAAATTATTGGAGATTTGACTAACACTGATTATTTTAATAATGGTGCAATTGGTCCAGATAGAAAAACAATTTATTTAGGTAAAGTTTTACCCGCCTCTAATTTGCCATTGTTAATTACTTATAAACCAGTAGAAAATCAAAATACAAAAATAAATACTCAGGTAATTAGGTTAAATAGAAAATTACCAAATCAAAATTCTCAAGTAATCGTAAATTATATTCCTCAGGGATTACAAGGAGATAGGCTATCTATCTTTAAAGACAAACTTGGGTATATGAATTTTTCAATTACTGCATCTGAAAATAATTATACGGTAAAAGCTCCTATTTTTTGGTCTAAAAATACATGGCATAGAGTTAAAGCTAGTTATAAGTTAAATAGCAGTACTGGCTTTGATGAAATGAGATTATTTTTAGATGGTTATCAATATTCTAGGATATTGTTTACAGAAAAGAATAAAGCTCCTATCTATTTAGCTACCCCTGGGTTTAAGGATGGATATGAGATATTACCAAATATAAAGTTTAAAGACCCAATTAATGAGTTGTTTATTGGAGCGCAATATGATCAGACTAGCCCAATATTCTCATTAATAGATAATCTCAGAATAAGTGATATTTCTAGACCTATTTATGCTCCATATGGAGATCCTATTGATGTCAACTATAATAGTAACTTACAAATGGCATTCCCAGTAACACCAGACTTGTATACTACTTATTTATTAAACTTTGACACTTTAGTTAAATTAAATACTGACTTTTCGGTATTAAAAAACAGAAATAATGGTTATTTTGATTTTACTGTTAATATTCTTGATAGCTTTGGTATAGTTAATAGTAGCCCACAAGTCCAGGCTGCTTTAGAAAAGTTAATAAAAGTGCTGAAGCCAGCCAACAGTAAGGTGTTTATACAGTATACTAGATGAAATACTATGACTAAAAGAACTCCTATCTCCGCAGAACAAAATATTTGGTTTGATGCTCAGCAAGTAGATGCTACTGATCTATCTTTAGAGCAAACATATAATACTACTATTAATGCTGGTATTATAAATAATCACATTGGTAATGGCGTATTGTCTGAATCTTTAGTGCCTAGAATCTTGTTTGATTCTTTGCTTCAAACAGGATTTTTAGATGGCGTTGCTATTTTTACTCAAAATCAACCATCAGATAATAATTTAGGAAATCAATTAGAAATCTCTTTGACTGGTTCTGCTGCCGCAGGTAAAAGAACTGTTAAAGTATGTGTTATTGGTTTAGATTTTCAATCTAACTTACAATATGAGACATTTGTTTTCCAAACCAATGAATCTCAAGTAAGTGTTAAGCACTTTACTAAAATATTATTATTACTTTTTAATGATTTTATTGGTAATCCAGAATTATCTTTAAATTTAGGTGGTCAAATTATAATTAAAGATGCCAATCCATTGACTTTGTCAAGAAACCCTGTCATGGTATCTCAGACAGTAGAGCCAAATCTATTTTTTAGAGACTTCTTTGTTGATGGTTATGTAGATGGCTATGGCTCTGTTATTAATTTAATACAAACCGCTTTACCATTATACAATGTAGATTCTTTAAATATTTATACAACTGGTAAAGAAAATAAAATATTATATTTAAATGATGTGACCACTCAACTTGGTCAAAAGTTTGTAGCTACCACTAATAATATACAAAAACTTACTTTGCTACTATCTGTTAGAAATCAAGAAGTAGGGTATGAAAATGACTTAGCATGGACTGGCGACTTAATTATTAGTATTTATCCTTTACAGTCTAATTTAAATTGTCCTACTGACATTGCCCCTAATCTTCAAATTGAATTTCCTCCATCTAATATTCCATTAGCACAACTAAGTGTTAACTATGGCAGTTTGCAAGCCGCTGGTACTGTATTAGATAGCGTTCCTCAACCAGTGGACTTTATCTTTAGTAATAGTACAGTAGCTGGTGGAAACGTAATTGTACCCGGTAATTACTATGCTTTCACCATTAAAAGATCTGGCGCAGCAAATAAATGTGATATTTTAGTTACTAGCGGTAATGATACTGTAAAAGATTCTAGAATTACAGTATTTACTGGTACATTATGGGTAGATTTACCAGACGAAGATTTGTGGTTTAGCATTTGGACAGATGCTGCTAAAATGTCAGATGGACAAGCTTATGATTCTGGTTTAGGGATGATTCTGCCTAAAACTATTTTAGATACAGCCTCTCAGGCTACAATTGATTACTGTCTGCAAAATTTACAATTTACTGGCAACGATGTATATCGTGCTGTTGTTCAAGCGGTAACAGATAAGACAACGCCTGTGCCAGATCAAAGAACAGGGAATCCTGTTTTATCTAGACAAGAAATTGTGCCAGATGTTAAATTGCTAAATAGTTTAGAAATTGCAAATTTAGAAACAGCTTCAGAGCCATTATTAGTTGGAGCTATTTCTGATAAAAATAGAAAATATTACGACGCTATTTCAGCGCAAATAGTGTCTAAATTATTTAGCGCCACATTAGCTGAAGATGAAATTCTTATCAGAATAGTAGATGATCCTACTGATGTAGTTAGATTTGATAACTCTGTAACTAGCTTAGTTACAAATTTACTTAACGGTGATTTAAATGGCGCCAAAATATATCCAAATTACTCTGATCCAAACATCTTCTATAGAATAGCAGATGCTAAACTATGCTCTATGTTAGTTGGAGATGTAAATGGCGATGGGCTAATTACAGATGAAGACTTAGTGTTATTAAACACTTATTTAAACTATAATTTAAATGTAGGGTTACCACAAAATACAATTATTAATACAGATGGATACATTACTACATTTACTAATGGTTATACAACTTATATAAAGCCATTTACCAATATTTTTAATGTTTCATTTCAATTAGTAGATACTGCTACTAGTTTGGTTGTAGCTTCTGGTACAGATGGCGTGCTAGTAGCTAGCCCTACCAATCCTAGATTAGCTCAATTTACTAGTGCTACCGTTAATTTTAATACAATTATTGGTTTAAGCTCTTATAAATTAGTGGTCTTAGCGCCTTCTAATCCTGAGAATAATGGTGGATTCGACATTATTAGCATTACTTCCAATACAGATGTATTAACACTTAGAAAAATATATTTAACAGGCGACGTATTAGGTCAGATGCTAAGAGCAGATATTGACGGAGATTTTGCAGTTACAGCTAATGATGGTTATTTGTTGCAAAACTATATTGATCGTTTTCCTCTTACTACATCTGGAACTACTACTTATCCAGCCCCAGCAACTAACGCTTATACCAAAATCGGTACCCCTTTTAACGTCATAAGAATTAAAGTAGAAAAATTTGTAGATAGAGCAGATGATTATTCACCTGTTACTATAGGTCGCTCTACGACTATACATCCTTTACAAGATGTTTTCTTGAATGACGGATACTACTTTGCTTCGCATGATTTTTATACTAGCCCATCAGCTTTAGTGTTTGAAAAACAATTAACTTGGACCGAGTCTTTAATTGTCACTAATAGTAGAGCAAAACAAGTACCTAGCGTATTTACTACATTATCAGGATTTGTTAAAAATGAATGCAATATACAAGGAATTCTATGTAATGTATATGGTAGTAAACCTGATTTTAATTCTGGTAGAGTAGATGTATTTGCTCCAGATAATATTATTCTAGGAGATGGGGGAGAACTTCATAGACCAGATGGTAATTTTTATAAAGTAGATTTTGAAGTTGGTACTCTAGTTCTAGAAGTTCCAGATGGATTATTTGGAACAGAACGCACCATCAATATTATGGATGATTTTATTGCTGATTACACCAATAATGGCGTAACCCGTTTAGGCTTTCCTGCCATGAGATTTGCCGACTGTTCTTTTGTAAAAGCAGATGCTTTAGCCAAAGATCAAATTAGATTCTCAGTAGCTGTACAGTCATTTTCTCCTAATACAAATGGTTTGAGCAATGATGGATATTCAGGAGCAATTGTAGATGGTAAAATTGGTGTATCAATTGATTATTCTACAGGCTTGTTAACACTAAACTTTACTAACTTGTTTCAAGATGAAGTGTTAAAAACATTAAGCACAAAAATTCAAGTAAGTGTTTACCTTAAAAAAGGTGGATTTAACAATCGACCACTATTCGTAGATTCTACTAAATTACAAAATATGCTAAAATTAATTAGCGTGTTTAGCGGGGCTGTAGATGGAGGTCCTTCTGCTCTTGTAGATTTGGCTACAGATATTACTGGGATACTTCCTATTGTACATGGCGGTACAGGACTAAATAGCGTAGGCGTATTTGGAACAGTATTAATGAGCACAGGTAGCGGATTAAGCTATCAGTTTATAACTAGTTTACCTGGAGTAATACCTTTCTCGTTAGGCATTCCTGATGCAGATAAGATTCCAAAGACAGATGGCTATGGATTATTAGATCCAAGCTTTATGTATAAGAATCCTGTTTATATTTATGGAACAGCTGGTATTTATTCTAATGATAATAACTCTCCTACAGTAATTGGCGCTTTCCCCTTCAGATTTGATAATTATATTTTACAAGGATTAAGCACTATTAAGTTAGAAGTAATATTAGAAACCACTAATGCAGCCCTAGATGCACAAATCCAGTTGTATGACATTGCTAATGCATCTTATATTAATATTTCTGGTGGTGGACCTATATTATCTACTTTAAATACTGCTGCTACATATTTAGCTTCAGACGATATTAAGACTTTGTTAAATATTGGCGCAAGTGATTTCTTATATGAAATACATTTAAGTTTAAATACAGGCGCTCCTGGATTAGATGCGGCTATCTGTAAGATGGCAAGATTGGTAATGACATATGACAATCCATATGCAGCTTCACCCCCTATTGCTCATAGCTGGAATTTTGTACCATATCTACCATCACCTACTCCAATTTGATTTTATTTGACAGCTAAAATTAGCTGATATATGATCTTCTAATATGAAGATTTTATTGAAGCAATTTTATGGAAAAAATCATTCTTGGGCAAATTGTGGCTGGGGGATTACAGAAGCTCTAAGAACCTTAGGGCATAAGGTAGATGTATTTTCCACAGATGCGGTGGAGCATACTCCAAAGCATTTATTAAATAGTGTAATTGGGTATGTAGAAGAAAATAAAGCTGACGTTTATGGCAGAATTCCTGATCAGGATTATGATTGTCAGATCAGTTATACTGCCATGAAAAATTTTCCATTTAATTTAGCTCATGGCAAAAAGAACCGATTTGGTATTTGGTGCTATGAATGGGCTGGTAAAAATGTCCTGCCCACAGGATTTGCTAAACATTATAAATCTTGCGATAAAATCTTTGCCCCATCTAATTTTGCTAAACAAATCTTTTTAGATTCTGGCGTGCCAGAATCGCACGTAGATGTAATTCCTCATGGAGTAGACATTACATATTTAGGAAATTCTAAAATAAAGTTGCCAACAGACAAATCATTTAAATTATTAGCTAATATTGCTCAAAATCATAAAAGAAAAAATTTAAAAGGATTATTAGATGCATATGGTAAAACATTTTCTAATAAAGATGATGTATGTTTAATATTAAAGGGAAAAGATAAGCCAGTCAAAGCTCAATTTGAAGTATCTTTAAATCAGTGCTTGTCTGAATTTAAACAAAAATATCCAAAACATGCTGAAGTAAAAATATTTTCAGAATTTTTACCAGACATTTCTTCTTTGTATAGAAGTGTAGATGCCTGCGTCACAATGTCGCATTGTGAAGGTTTTTATTTTCCTGGATTAGAGTCTATTATTTCTGGTAAGTTAGCAATTGCGCCTAACTGGGGAGGTCAAATAGATTTCTTGAATAAAGATAATTCATTATTAATTAGTGGAAAAGAAGAACGAGCAGATCCTACTAGTATGTATTGGGAGTCTAAGCAAAATGCAATTTGGTTTAAGCCTTCTGTAGATGATGCGGTAGATAAACTTAGATTTGCTAAAGAAAATTATGTTGAAATGAATAAAAAAATTCAAAATAACATAGTTAATTTATATAAAGAATATTCTTGGAAAAATATAGTAAATAAAATGTTAGAAAGATGCCAATGAAACAACTATCTATTGTAATACCTGTATTTAATAAATTTAACTTTACTAAAAGTTGTTTAAATGATTTATCAAAACTGCCTAATGATCATGAAATCATTGTAGTAGATAATGCTAGTTCAGATGAGACAGAGTCTCAATTAAAAGATTCTTCTGAAATAAAATATATTAGAAATAGTGTTAATCAAGGATTTGCTAAAGCTTGTAATAAAGGATATGCAGAATCTAGTTCTGAAAATGTATTGTTTTTAAACAACGATATCAGAGTAAAAGAAAATCATAGTAATTGGACTCAAGAACTAATTAAACATTGTCCTGAATTTTTAGTAGGACCTACTATGGGTCAATTAGCTTATAATTTTTCTTTTGTAAAAGAAGCGAATCAATATCTAGATGGATTGTCTTATATGAGTGGTTGGTGTTTAGCTTCTTCTAAGAGTATGTGGAAGAAATTAGATATTTCTAATAATGAAATATTTAGTGAAGAGTTCTTTTGTTATTTTGAAGATACTGATCTTTCTTTTAGAGCTAGAGAATTACAGGTACCATTTAAAGTAATTGATATTCCTGTGGTTCATTTTGGTAAAATTAGCAGTCGGCAATTAAATACTCAACAGCTATATACATCAGCCAAAGAAATATTTTTTAAAAAATGGGCACCCAGGCTAAGAAAGAGATTGCACAAGAGTTGACATCTAATTTAATAAAATTAAGATGATCTCCCAATAAGGAGATTTTTGTGCCCGAAGGTCCAGAATTAAGATTATCAGCCGGATTTATTAAAGTTTTTGCCATAGATAAAAAAGTAATAGACGCCTCACCTACCTTAAATGGAAGATATGGCAAAGTTACTTCTACAGTAGAGGGTATGTTTGAATTCTTGCAAGAAAGATACTTATTTAAACATAATCCAATCTCTATCATAGATGTTAATGTAAAAGGTAAGTTTATGTATTGGACATTTACCAATGATTGGTATATGTTTTGTACATATGGCATGACAGGTCAATGGAGCCCAAAAGAAGGCAAGCATCCATGTTTTATTATAGACTTAGAAGATAAAGATGGAACTACGAGCAAGCTGTATTTTAATGATCCCAGACATTTTGGAACAATTAAGTTTGTTAAAGGCAAACAAGCTTTAGAGAAAAAATTAAAAAGCTTAGGATGGGATCCTTTACAAGACAATTATAATGATTATAAGAATCGTATTCATAAAAAATTAAATAGTGATAAACCAATTGGTCAGTTATTGATGGATCAATCTATTTTTGCAGGAGTTGGTAATTATATAAGAGCTGAAGCGTTATATTTATCTAAAATTTCTCCTTGGAGACCTGGCAATAAATTGATGTACAATGAGATTAATAGTTTATGTCAAGATATTGTTACCGTGATGCAAGAATCATACCAATATCAGGGAGCCACTCTACATACATATACAAATGTATATGGAGAAGAAGGGAACTATTCTAGTTTCTTTAGAGTGTATGGAAACAAGCAAGACCCGTTGGGCAACATAGTAAAGACAGAGGCTACGCCAGAAGGCAGGACAATTCATTGGTGCCCTGACGTACAGAAGTGAGGAAATATGCCAAAGTATCTACAAGCTATTATTATAGCTAGCGTGTTGATAGTATTAACAGCTCTTGCATTAATTACTTTTAAAGTAGTTGAAATGTCTGAGCGTCAAAAGAACATTGAAGATCAAGTTACTAAGCAAAAAGAGCTTGTAGATGGCATTTTTCGTAGCCAAACAGAGTATGCTACTAAGAAAGATTTAGAAAGCTTTGTTAATAACAATGGTATTAATTACAATGCTGTGAAAAATGATTTAGATAAATTACAGGCAGATATTGTAGCTGCTAATTTTGTTATTTTTCAAAGTTTAGGTCAAAAAGAATACAATCTTCCTAGCAGTGGGGTAGGAGAAGCAAATCCTGCTTATAACCCAAACAATAAACCATCTGAATGCAAAGATGGTATGTGCCCTGCCATAGACGTGTTTGGATATTTAAAGCAGCAGCAAATTCGTGATTTAGAAGAGAATTTTGGAAAGTTTACTGTTCCTTTAGGTAAGGTTGGATTTAGTGCCTGGAAAGAAAATCCATGGTATGTAGAGATTAAGCCAAGACAATATAAATTAGGCACAGTAATTGGGGTAGATGAAAATGAGAAAACTTACGTGTATAACAGAGTCACTCTTAGAGTAGATGATAAAGAATATGAGATCCCAGTTCAAACTACTACAAAGCAACAGTATCCAGAGGCTAAATGGAGTTTTTGGAATCCAAGATTGTTTGTTGGCTTAGATGGAGGTGTGGCTTTAAATCCGGTGCAAGGAGAATTTGCCCCCTCTATTAATCTAGGGATTATGTCTTATGGTAGATATTTAAACACTCCAGATTTTTCTGTATTACAGGTAGGTGTTGGATATGGGGTAGTAAGTCAGACATTTCAATTTAGTTTGACACCATTTGCTTATAATGTTGGGCAACATTTACCATTTATGAAAAATTTTTATTTAGGACCATCGGTGCATGTAGGTACTGATGCGAATGTAAAAATTATGGCAGGAGTTCGAGTTGGTTTATGAAAGTAAATATTTTTACTTTAACTTGGAATGCTTTAGATAAATTAACTCGTCTCAAAGAATCTTTAATACCTGCTTTAAAAGATATTGATTATGAGTGGTTTATTAAAGATAATTATTCTACTGATAATACGTTGAGTGTAGCATCTCATTGGGGCAAAAACATTCATGTTATTCCATATAAAAATAATAATCAAAATTTTGCTGAGGGGATGAACTTTTTAGTAGAAACTGCCAAACCAAATGACAAAGATTTAATGTTGTTGTTAAACAATGACATTGTTTTTAATGATGTTAATTCGATTAAAAATATGATTGACATCATTAAAAAAAATAGTAAAGTGGGTGTGGTAGGAGCTAGGTTATTATATTTAAATTCTAATAAAATACAACATGCCGGAATTATATTTAATGATATAGACCAGCTGCCATTTAATTTTAAAGATTTACAACCAAATGATGAGCAGGCAGAAAAAAATAGACTTTTCCAAAGCGTAACTGGTGCTGTTCTATTGACTAGAACTAATTTATATAAAGAGTCTTGCAAAACAAATCGCTCTGGTATTAGTGGTATGGATGAGCAATATCATTGGTCATTTGATGATGTAGATTTATGTTTAAACATCAAATACAATATGAATTATGATATTGTATATTGTGGTAAGACCAATATATTTCATGAATCTAGTTATTCTTTAAAAAAGAATCCTGCCAATTTACTTTTTTTTGGTCATAATATTTTTCATTTTAGAAAAAAATGGGCAAACCGATATATGTTAGATCAGAAAAAATATATTATTAATCCTAAGTATAATCTATATAAATATGAAAGATAGAATTAAATTATTATGCACTGGTTCTTGTGGATTTATATTGTCTAACTTTTTAAGAAAGGCAGTATATGAAAAACAGCCATATTCATTAGTTAGTGTAGATCGAGTTAACTATAATAGTATTAACTCTATGTATTGGAATAAAAATCATACATTTCATATTGCTGATATTCGAGATCAGCATGTAATAGATACTATTTTTCAATTTGAAAAACCAGATGTAGTTTTGCATGGTGCGGCAGAAACTTTTGTAGACACCTCCTTGACACAGCCAAATTCGTTCGTAACTTCTAATGTATTAGGTACACAAGTTATTATTAATGCTTGCGTAAAATATAAAATAGACAAATTAGTTTACATATCCACAGATGAAGTATATGGTCAGCTTCAAAGCGAAAATGAAGCTTCTTGGTCAGAGGAAAATGTTCTTAATCCAAGAAACCCATATGCAGCAACAAAAGCTGCTGGAGAGTTATTAGTAAAAGCTGCCCATCATTCATTTGGATTAAATTATAATATTACTCGAAGCTCTAATAATTATGGACCTAGACAAACCCCTGAGAAATTAATACCTAAGACAATCAAATCTATTTTAGAAGGAAATAAAATACCTATATATGGTCAGGGTCTACAAATTAGAGATTGGACTCATGTTTATGATAATTGTTCTGCTTTATTTCAAGTAATTAATCAGGGGGAAAATAATCAAATATATAATATTTCTTCCAATCAAGAACTTTCTAATATTGAAGTAGTACAAAAAATATGCAATGTAATGCAAAAAGGTCATGATTTAATTAGTCATGTTGAAGACCCTCGTGGTAGTGGTCATGATTTTAGGTATTCAGTAGATTCTTCTAAAGTTAGAAAACTAGGATGGAAGCCAAACTATAAGTTTAAAGATGGAATAGCTGAAACGATCCAATGGTATTTAAACAACCAATGGTTCTTTAAATGATTAAATAATGTTATTAAGGAGATATAATGTCAGCAACTTCAATTACAGAAGAAAATAAACCCGAAAATGTTGTAGATAATATTTCAACCGCAGAAGTAAAGGCATCAGAAGATACAATAGATACAAATAAATTAGCCGCTCTAAAAGCGAAAAGTCAAGCAAAACAACAGGAGTCAAAAATGGCAGCAAAAATCGTAGCACCTAAAGAAAGAAGTTTACAAGTAGGTGTATTAGGTTCGGGTCAGGCAGGATGTATAGATGGTAATACCAATATTTATCTTTCTGATTACGGAATAATTTCAATTAAAGATTTTTTCTATAATCAATTAAATTGTTCAAAATTAGAAAATATAAAAATGCAGGCAAATAATGATATTTGCATTGAATTAGACAAAGATGTTTATACTGTTTCTATAGATCCAGAAACTGGTCAAATTAAAAAGGGAAAAGTTTTAGCTGTATGGAAAAACAAAAAAAGTATTAAAAATAAAATTATATTAAGCAATGGAACAAGTCTTTCATGTTCAAAAACACATCCAAGTTTAGTTTTTAAACCTATGTCAAGAAGAAAAGCATTTTTTTCTTCATTAAGTAATAGTAAGCCATTATCTGTTGGCGATAATCTAGTAGATACTAGATTAGAGCCTGTTGATATAATTTCTCAAAAAACCTATGTTAGAGGTATAGAAATAAATAGCAAAATAGCTTGGTTATTAGGTGTTTTTGCAGGGGATGGTCACGATAAATTACATGGAAATTCCATATCATTTTATTCAAGTGATGAAAATGTAACTAAAAACATTGTTGAGGTATGTTCATTAATCCCTCATTCATCAATATCTCTTAATAAAAGAGCGGGATGTGATCAAGTAGAGGTTTTTGGTCTTTCATTCCGTTTGTTTATTGAATCTTGTTTTAACATGTACGTAGGAAAAACTAATGGAGGATTTGGTCATAAAACGTACTCTATTGATGTACCTTCTTGTGTCTCTGCTGCTTCATTAGAAGTAAGAACTGCATTTTTATCCGGCTTAATAGATGCTGATGGAACTGTAAGCGATGATTGGTGCGAGGCTCAAGTATATACTACTTCTAGCGCATTAGCTAGTAAATTAGGATGTTTAATTTCTTCTATTGGTGGGAGATCTTCATTAAGAAATAGTATTTCTAATAGAGATAACGAAAAAGATGGATTTAAAATATCTATAAATGGTAAATTAAATTTCGGACCAATGGCAGATTTTTTATGTGATAATGTAAAGTCTACATTAAAACATAGCAGGCTATCTAATCATTTGACTAAAAAACAGAAAAGCTATACAACATCTATTGTCCCTATTGATTATAAGGACATTGATCACGTTTTAGTTAAAGAAGGAGGTTTTGGTGGACCAAATGAATTTTATAAAAAGACAAATTTAAATATCAAAAATTGGGTGGCTGGAGTTAGAGACTTGTCAATTCCAACATTTATAAATATGATTTCTAATTTAAATAAATCTGATCAATTGAGTTATATTTCAGACATCGCCCCTAAACTGATTGATATTAAAAATATTAAAATTGATACAGAAGATGATCAATATGAATTTTTTGATTTGACAGTAGAAACATATGAAAATTATGTTGCTGGAGAAAATGGATTCATATTTACTCATAATAGTCGCTTAGCCGAGTCTTTTTACAAATTAGGATATCAGGCATGTGTGGTTAACACTGCTTTACAAGATCTAAAATTTATTGATATTCCTGATAGCAACAAATTGCTTCTAGAATATGGCTTAGGTGGTGCTGCTAAAGAAATTGAAATTGGTAAAGCAGCTGCTGAAACTCATCGTGGTCAAATTGCACAATTAGTTAATGATCGTTTAAGCTCAGCCCAAGTTCACTTACTCTGCCTTAGCTTAGGTGGCGGCTCTGGAGCAGGCTCCTGTGAAACATTAGTAGATTTACTTGCAGATATGGGAAAGCCATTAGTAGTAATTGCTGCCCTTCCTATGGATACAGAAGATTCTCAGACCAAATCTAATGCATTAGAGACATTAGCTAAATTGGCTAAGCTTACTCAAAGCAAACGAGTTAGTAATCTTATTGTAGTAGATAACGCAAAGATTGAAACAATTTATCACAACGTAAGTCAGGTAGATTTTTATGGCGTAGCTAATAAAGCCATTGTCGATCCTATCGATGCTTTCAATACTTTGTCTAGCATGCCTTCTTCTACTAAGGCACTAGACCCTATGGAATTCTCTAAGTTATTTATTGATGGGGAAGGTCTCTCAGTATATGGGGAATTTACTGTTGATAATTATCAAGAAGATACAGCTATTGCTGAAGCTGTTATTAACAACTTATCAGGAAACTTATTAGCCAGCGGTTTTGATTTAAAGCAGTCTAAGTATGTTGGTTTTATGGTGGTGGCTAACAAAGAAGTATGGTCTAAGATTCCAGCCTCCAGTATTAATTATGCTAGTAGCATGATTAATGATCTATGTGGCACTCCTAAAGGAGTATTTAAAGGTATGTATGTAGTAGATTCTGCTGCAGACACTGTAAAAGTATATAGTATGTTTTCTGGACTAGGATTGCCTAACTCTCGTGTAGAACAGCTAAAAGCAGAAACTAAAGAACTTCAATCTAAAGTAAAAGACAAAGATGATTCAAGAAATCTTACTTTGAACTTAGATACTGGAGTAAATGAAACAGTATCAGCTGCTCAGAAGATTAAAGACAAAATTGCAGCAAAATCTTCATCTTTTGGTAAGTTGGTAACTGGATTAGTAGATCGCAGAAAGTGAAATCTACCTTTGTTTAGCAAGAAGCCATACGATTAATTTCGTATGGCTTTTTCATTTAATTGATATATAAGATAAAATCAATTTTAAAAAACTATTTTTATTCCTATTCGATATATAAATTTCTAGATCGAGTAGGAATTTATGTCAGAATCACAAGAAATTTGTCAAATAATTATTCATAATCATAAACATGGTCAAATAAAATTAAGTAACCCATTATTATTTAATAGATTAAGACGCACCTTGTCATATAAAACTGCAGGTGTAGAATATACGGCAGCATACAAAAATGGTTGGGATGGAGTAAATTACTTATTAGCCAAAAATGGTACTTTTTTATTAGGACTATTAAATAAAGTAATACATTTTTTAAATACAAATAAAATTAATTTTGAATTAATTGATAAAAGAGAATCAGTTAAGAAAAATGATTCAATTGATTTATCAGATAAATTAGTTCAAAATAATTTCACTACCAGATCTTATCAGCAAAAGATTGTAGATGCAGCTGTTAACAATCACAAAGGAATTGTGCGTGCTTGCACTGGTGCAGGTAAAACTCTTTGCACAGCTTTGATTACTGCGAAGCTTAATAAACCTACCAATATTTATGTAATTGGTATAGACTTATTGCAACAATTTTATGATCTTTTTTCCTTATTATTTGACGAACCAATCGGATTTATCGGAAATGGTGTTTGTCGTATCCATCGGATTAATATCGTTAGTATTTGGTCTGTTAGCAGCGCGTTAAAATTAAAACATTCTATCGTTACAGATGATGAATTAGAAGAAAAAGAAACTGCTCCTACTCAAACTCAAAGCGAGCAAATTGTTTCTATGCTTCAACAAGCTAAAGTTCATATTTTTGATGAAAGTCACGTAGTTACTACTGATACTATTAAAAATATTTTTACTAAAATAGATCCTGAATATATTTATGGTTTCTCAGGCACTCCATTTAGAGATGATGGATCAGATTTACTTATCAATGGAATATTAGGAGAGCAAATTGTCAATGTGCAGGCTTCTGAATTAATAGAAGAGGGGCATTTGGCGCAACCTATTATTAAATTTGTTAGAGTTCCTAAAACCTATATTGGAACAGGTACAGCTAACTATCAAACTGTGTATAAAGAATATATTTCTGAAAATATAATCAGAAATAATTTGATAATTGATCAAGTGAAGGATCTCTTGACAAAGAATTATCAAGTATTAGTATTGTTCAAGCATTTGCAGCATGGCAAAAATTTATGTGAATTATTTGAGGAACAGGAAATTCCTTACGAATATTTATCAGGCTCTGATTCTTTAGAAAAAAGAAATCAGACCAAGCAAAATTTATTATCTAAAAAATCTAATTTAGTATTAGCCAGCTCTATTTTTGATATCGGAGTTGATATTAGCTCTTTGTCTGCCTTGGTATTAACTGGAGGTGGCAAAAGCAGTATTCGAGCATTGCAGAGAATAGGTAGAGTAATTCGTAAGTTCCCTGGTAAAAAATATGCTGCTATTGTAGATTTTTTTGATGATGTAAAATATTTAAAGGCGCATTCTAAAAAGCGACATAAAATATATTCTACTGAAACAGGATTTAAAATAATAATACCCAAAGATTTAAAAAAGGATTTATTAGGTACAAGCAATGAAGAAAATTGATTTGACTGGCGGAAATTTAGGAGAAGCCCCCAATGAAAACTATAAAAAGTTTTTTCTAAAATTTTCAGAAATAGATACCTTAGAAGTAAAAGACTGGAAGGTATTGCATGTTTTGGCTTACTTTTGTAAAAAGTACAAAGAAACATATCAAATAGATTATAAATTTAAATTTAATAATTCAGCTCCTTCAAAATGTTTTGAAGTATTTCAAATTAAAAAATTGTCACAACTACTATCCTCCAATCCTTCTATCTTAAAAGAATATATTGATTGGGTTTACTTAAATAAAGTAGTAAAAGCTAAAAGAAGATTAACTTCTATTTCTTTTATGACAGTAGAAGGAGTCGTCAATGAATATAAACTAAAATATTTATTTTCCACTTCTCAGACTATTAGCCGAGAAACTCCTTTACCAGATAAATATAAAAATATTTTCAATGACAAAGGATTTAGCCTGCAAACTTATGGAGATTTAGCCTTCTTATCTAAGATGGATGATTTTTCCATAGTAGGAGCCTTACAAGAGGCAGAATTAGCTGGTTTAGATAAAAATATTTTAACAAGGATTTTATAATGTTTATTAATAAACATGTGCAAATTTTGTTACAAAATAACATGATTTTAGAAGGAATAGTAAAGCATTGGAGTCCTCATCAGATTGTTTTAATTTCTACAGATGAAAGTAGTACTTCTGTATTGCTACATCCGAAAGAAGATGTGCGAGTGGTAAAAGTTCTTCATAAAGAATCTGATCTATTATCTCAAATACCCGAAAAACCAGAAGAGGTAAAAACTCAATTAGAAAAAAAATTTGATGAAACATATCAAATGCCAAGTGAAGATGAATTAAGGTTAAAAACCTTGGCTGATTTAAAATCAGAATTAAATAGGCAAGAAAAAATAATAATTGCAAGTAAGTTAAAAGAGCATACAATAGGAGAGGTAAAAACAACAAAATATGAACAACCAAATATTTTTAAGAAGCAAGGCTCTAAATAACATTCCTCCTAGAAAATTACAAGAAATATTATCTTCTATTGAAAAAACAGAAGAAGATTTCCAGGCTAAGAATATTAAACTAATTGCTGTCAATCGATATGCCGAAAGCAATATTCCTATCGAGTATTGGAGTCTAAAAATGGAAAAAGATTTCCATGGAGACTCTAGGCTTTTAAATAAACATAATGAGTATACGCAAGATTTAAAGAAGTCTTATTTAGAAGGCGCCTCAGTTTGTTTTGCAGGATCTCATGGATTAGGAAAGACCTTTACTGTTTGCTCTGTCCTTAAAAAGGCTTCCAGTAAAGGCTTTACTTGCTTATACACTACACTAAGTGATATTGTAAATGTTTTAACTTCTGCTTCTAATGAAGATAAATTTATAGCCAGAAGAGAACTTGGCTTGGTTGATTTCTTAGTAATTGACGAATTTGATTCTAGATTTATCTCTTCTGATAACGCAGCAGACTTGTATGCTCGTACTTTAGAAAATATTTTTAGAACTAGGAGCCAAAACAAGCTTCCCACTTTAATGTGTACTAACTCTCCTAATATTATTGAGAGCTTTAATGGTCCATTAAAAGCTAGTATAGATAGCCTAATGAAAGGCTATCTAAAATTGTTTCCTGTATTTGGCGAAGATTATAGAAAGAAAAAAGTAATATGACTACCTCACTAGATTTACTTATACTAAAAGTTTTAGTTACAAATAAACAATATGCTTTAGAATTCGTTTCTGAAAACGATGCAAAACTTTTTAGTCCAGAAGTTTGGAACTTTGCCAACTTAGTAGTTAATTATGTTAAGTCATATAAGGAGATTCCTACTCTTAGAGTTTTAGTAGAAAAGATCAATAAAGGAAATAATGAAAAGCTAGTAGAACACATCACTAAAACATGGGATAGTATTCAAAATGTTGAATACGATGACAAAGAGTACAAGCATGATTTAGAAAAATTAAAGAAAAGATTCGCAGAAAAGCAAATTATTAGTGCAAAAGAATATCTGTCTAAATGCGAACCAGGGTCTATAGATGTTGGCAAGATATTAGTAGATATGCAGAAAATGATTCAAAATGTAAAAAGTTTGAATCAATCTAAAACATATGAAAGTCAAAATATCAAAGAATATTTGCCTTTTTTCGTAGAAAAATTTAATCAACGAAAAGATAACCCTGATGTAGAAGCAGGCATTAAAACAAAATATTCTTTTTTTGACTATGCCACCAATGGGGTTAAGCCAGCAGATTTCGTACTTATAGCAGGCGAATCTGGCTTCGGTAAAAGCTTATTATTAAATAATATAGCAATCCAAACTTGGATGCAAGATAATACAATTGATCAAACTACGCAATTTACTCCAGGTAAAAATATTATTTATTTTAGCTTAGAGATGCCTTATGAAGACTGCTTTAATCGTCTGTTAAGCAGACTGTCAGGAGTTCCTTCTAGGAGCATAGAAAATGCTTCTTTATCTAGAGAAGAGTTTTCTAAAGTAAAGAAGGCATTAGACTTTGTTAAAAGATATCCTTACAACTTTAAAATTGTAGATATTGCCGATGCCAGTGCTAATGATTTAGAAGCAATATTTGCCAACTGCGAAGAAAAGTTCGACGTAATATTTATAGATTATTTAGGTATTATGAATACCAATGAAAAAAGTGACGAAGCCGACTGGCTTAAGCAAGGGACTATTTCTTATGAAGTCCGTGCCATTGGTAGAAAGCATAAATTACCTATCTTTTCTGCAGTACAGCTAAATAGAAAATCTCAAGGTAAAGATTCCTCTGAAAATATTGGACTATCTAGATTGGCACGATCTGGCACTATTGCCACTCATGCAACTCATGTGCTTCAAATTGAAAGTAGGCAAGATGAACATTTACGCGGAGAGATGATTATCCATGTAATAAAGAACAGAAAAGGTCCAAAGGGCAAAGGCATGTTGTATAAAAACTTAGCATGTGCTACATTAATAGATAAGCCTATGGAAACAGAAGAAGATGCTAATCAATTTGCAGATTATGGGACAGAAGATATCTCGGATGAGATAGAAGATTTAGAAATCTAAAGAGAGTTACTATGAATAAAAAAATACTTGCTGAAGCAGTACGTTTAGAGTATGAGTCTAAGACTGGAGAACTTTTTATTGTTTTCAAAGTAAAAGATGAAAAGTTCAAGCAAGATATTAAAACTAAATGGGTAAATGATATAGAATATAAATTAATAGATAAGCTATTAGTGGAAGAGGAGTAATTTATGCCGACTTACGAACATCTTTGTCAAGATAAAGAATGTAATTATGAATGGGAAGATGAATATTCTATTAAAGCCAATCCTCCCAAAACTTGCCCCAAATGCAATAAAGAAACTGTTAAGCGCCTTATTTCTTTAGGCGGTAAGGGAGTGGTAGAGTTAAATGGCAATGAATTGGTTGAAAAACTAAAAGAAGACACAAAGCAATTAAAGCGTGATGCCGCTAGCAATGCCAATGTATATGCCAATTTAGTTGGGGAGTCAGTTTATCATAATTTACAAACTAAATTAGATCGTAGAAAAAGATAATTAATTACTAGTAGTTGACAATTATTATACATATTTTACATTTAAAGGAAGTTATGCCAACATATTTATATAAATGCGAAACTTGCAACAAAGAATTTGAATACGAACACTCTATTAATGATAAATTAGAAGAGTGTCCCAGATCTGTTTGCGCCAAACAAAATTTACCACCTCAAAAAGTAAAAAGATTGATCGCCTCTGGTACCAATTTTATGCTAATGGGTGGTGGTTGGGCAAAAGATAATTATAAATGATATGAGTAAGAAAAATAAGAATTCTAAAATTATAAAAATTATTGAATTATTAAAATTTTCATTGTCATTAAACGATGAAGAAATCATTCGTGCCACAATAGAATCTGTTATTGAGATGTTAGAAGAAGAAAATAAATAATTTTTTTTCCTGGATAATGTAGGGTAAGGTAACTTCTTGCCCTACATCAATATCAATAATTGTATATGGAAAATACACTTTTACTTTAAACGAGAAATTTATGCTAACCGAACAAGAAGCGCAAGATTTAATAATTAAGTTAGTAGATTTACGTTCTGCAGTTCAGTCTACCAATGATTCTAAAATTCGTTCTGAATTAAAAATGCATGAACAAAAATGCATTAATAAACTTAAATATTTAGTTACTATGAAAACTGGCAGATATAAAACTTTTAGTAATTATGAAGATTTAAATCAAGAAGGTTTTGAAGCCTTAATTAAGGCAATTAAAACATATAACCCTAAGAAAGGATCTTTTTTTGCTTGGGCACATCATTATATTGGGACTCGTATTTCTAGAAGCGCCAACCTTCACACTACTATTCGTTACCCTTTACGAGTGGCTAAAGAAACAGCACCTCATAAAGAAGCTATTATGCCCGTTATCGTAGAAGATCAATACTGCCCAGATAAACAACTAGAAAATTGTCAAACCAATTTTGCTATACAAAATGCAATTAGCACTTTGTCAAATCAACAAAAAGAAATTATTTCCCTAGCTTATGGTCTAGATGGAGATAAGCCCATCTCTATTAATAAAATTTGTAAAAAATTAAATATTTCTAGATTAAATTGTATTAAAATAATTAACAATGCCCTTTCTACTATGAAAGAAAATATTAAGATTTAAATTTATTTTCTTAATAAAATTTATTACTTTAAATCTTAAAGTATATTGTAAACTTAGTGCGGAGACGAAATGACACTTTTAGAACCACGACTAATATATGCCCCTTTTGTATATCAAAACGCTTACGATTTTTGGGAAAAACAACAGCAGGCCCACTGGCTGCACACGGAGATATCCATGGCAGGGGATATCTCCGACTGGAAAAATAACCTCACAGATACTGAAAAATTTGTCATAGGTTCAGTGCTCAAAGGCTTCACCCAAGCCGAAATCGTAATCGAAGATTATTGGAGCAATAAAATCGCCAAGTGGTTCAAACACCCAGAAATTCAAATGATGGCAAATACCTTTGCCGCCTTTGAAAGCATTCATGCCGTCTCCTATGCCTATCTTAACCAATCTCTTGGTCTAGAAGATTATGAAGCATTTCTATATGAACCAGCTGCCAAAGCTAAAATTGATCGTTTGATTAATGCTAAAGGAAAGTCTAAAAAAGAAATTGCCTTATCATTAGCTATCTTCTCAGCTTTTAATGAAGGCGTCAACTTATTCAGCAGCTTCGCCATCCTACTCAACTTCAGCAGATTCAATAAACTACGTGGAGTAGGTCAAATTATACAATTCTCTATCAGAGATGAGTCACTGCACTCCAATGCAGGATGCTGGTTATTTAGAACTTTAATTCAAGAAAATCCAGAAATTTGGACCGATGAATTAAAAAAAGAAATCTATGACGCTGCCCGCTTGACTGTTCAATTAGAAGATTCATTTATTGACATGGCATTCGCAAAAGGCGATATAGAAGGACTTACCAAAGAAGATCTAAAAACTTATATTCGTTTTAGAACCAATACCAAACTACAAGATTTAGGTCTAAAATCTAATTGGAAAAATATAGACAAAAAAATAATTGATAAGTTCTTCTGGTTCGATGTAATTTCACAAGGTGTAGAACATGCGGACTTCTTTAGCGGTAGAGTTACTACTTATGCCAAAGGTACTGTAAACTGGGATTCAATTTTTGAGGCGTGATATGGATTTACAAACATTAAAACAAAATAAAGAAGCTCCTGAATGGTTGACAGATGAAGGATTAACTACTCTTCAAAATGGTTATTTATTATCTGGAGAAACGCCAAAAGATATGTGGCGTAGAGTGTGCGTTGCTGCTGCTAAAAGATTGAATAAACCAGAGCTAGAAGATAAGTTCTTTGAACTATTTTGGAACAATTGGTTGTGCGGAGCTACTCCGGTCCTAAGCAATATGGGAACCAGCCGTGGGCTTCCTATTAGCTGTAATAGTATTCATGTAGGCGATAGTATTCGTAGTATTTTTGATAAGCAAACTGAGTTAGCAGTTTTATCAAAAAATGGCGCTGGAGTAGGTATTTATGTTGGAGATGTGCGCGGTAGAGGATCAAATATTTCTGGAAATGGAAAATCTGAAGGAGTGATCCCCTGGCTCAAATGCTATGATTCTACAACCGTGGCAGTTTCGCAAGGGGCAATCCGTAGGGGCGCTTCAGCCGTTTATTTGCCAGCAAATCATTCTGATATTGAAGAATTTATTAACATACGCCGACCAGTTGGAGATGTCAACCGCCGTTGCTTAAACTTACATCATGCTGTATGCATTGACGATCAATTCATGAATGCCGTGCAAAATGGCGGTTCACATGAACGATATTTATGGAAAGAAATCTTAAAAGCCAGATTTGAAACAGGAGAACCATATTTATTCTTTACGGATAATGTAAATAGGCAGCGCCCTAATTGTTATGTAGCTAATAATTTATCTATCAAAACAAGTAATATCTGTAACGAAATTTATCTCTACACTGACAAGGAGCATACTTTTGTCTGCTGTTTATCTAGCATGAATTTATTTAAGTATGAAGAATGGAAAGATACTAAAGCAGTACAATTGTCTATTTGGTTCTTGGATGCAGTCATTCAAGAATACATTGACAAGGCTCAACATATCAGTGGCTTAGAATCTGCAGTGCGATTTGCAGAAAAATCTAGAGCAGTAGGTCTTGGAGTATTAGGGTGGCATTCTCTACTACAAAAAAAGAAATTACCATTTGACAGCTTTGAGTCTATGAGATTGAATGGTGAGATTTTTAGGCATATGCAGAAAGAGACTCAGATTGCCACTAAGGAATTAGCTAAAGAATATGGAGAGCCAGAGTGGTGTAAGGGTTTTGGAATAAGGAATACTCATCAGATGGCAGTAGCTCCTACAGTATCTAACTCTATTATTTCTGGAAGTGTATCTGCGGGAATTGAGCCTATTTCTGCTAACGTGGTGGCATTGAAAACAGCCAAAGGTACATTTATGAGAACCAATCCTATTTTGAAGCAGTTGTTAGAAGAGAAGGGGTTGGATAATATTGATACATGGAAGCAGATTAATGAAAACAGCGGAAGCGTATCAGAGTTGAAAGGATTATCTGATGAAGAGAAAGAAGTATTCTTAACAGCTAGAGAAATTAATCAACATGCAATCGTTAAACAAGCGGGGCAGAGGCAGAAGTATATTGATCAGGGGCAGAGTGTGAATTTGTTCTTTGCTAAGAATTCGGATCCTAAGTATATACATAGTGTGCATATGTTAGCTTGGGAAGAAGGATTAAAGGGGCTGTATTATTGTAGGTCTGAAGCGGCATTGAAAGGAGACTCAGTAAATAGGCAGAAAGAGGAGTGTAAGGCATGTGAAGGATGAAAAAGGCGGGAGGTTTTCCCGCCTTTTTAATTTTATGGATATATGATTTAGCAGGCATGTTAATTAAATGAAAGGCACGTTATTATTAAATTATGATGAGAATACCAGACAAGTGGAGGAAGAGGAAAAAAATAGATTTCTCTATTCTTTGCTAGAACAAATGGGTGTACCAGTAAATGAATTTTGGAATGGCGAAGGAAATCTATCTATCCCTCAAAAAATAAAATTAAGAAATATTTTAGCTACTTATAATATTCAAGCAATTGATGATTTAGATGGTCATATGCAAGTGTACGTAGAAAATGAACTTGTAGGAGAGTGGCATAAATGTACTTATAAAATAAAAAGGGATCTTCGCCAAATCGATCCAAAAAAACAATTATACCTTGAAATGGCAATAAATTATTGGTCAATCTTTGAACAACAAGAGAGCGAATGAGAACTACATATATATTAGATACTTCAGTTTTAGTGGAAGATCCAAGTGCCTACAAACAATTTTATCATAGCGATGTAGTCATCCCAATTACGGTTTTAAATGAATTAGATAAGTTAAAAAAAGATTTTAGTGATGCGGCTAAAAAAGCTAGATTAGCTATTAGATTATTAGATGAGTTAAGTGAGTTAACTGATATTAGTACTGGAGTACTTCTTAAAGAGCAAGATGTTTTAGTAAAGGTAGACCCAACTTATTACGATTTAAATTTACCAGATTTCGCTGGATTTGGAGATCCAACTTATGGAGATACTCAAATTCTAGCTTGCGCAGTTTCTAATTTAAAAAATCATCCTACCAAAGATGTAATCTTTGTCAGCAATGATATTAATTTGCGAGTTAAAGCCAAAGCTCGTGGATTGGATGCTATTTCTCATGAAGGGGCAGCATCTTCTTTTAGTGAATTATATACAGGATTTCAAGTAGTAGTTGATGAGGCTGCAGGATTAGATTTGCAGAAAAGCAATAGTATTGATCCTCGTGCATATAATTTAAAATTACAAGCCAATGAATGTGTTTTATTTAAAAATGAAAATGGCGATGGAATTGCCATGGGTCGCAAAGTGTCATTTGATAAAATCAAGCCAATTAAAAAACATTATCCTTGGAGCATTTCTCCTAGAAACAAAGAGCAGACTTTTGCCATTGATTTATTAATGGATAAAAATATAGATTTAGTTACTTTGATTGGAAAGGCCGGGTCCGGTAAGAGCTTAATAGCCCTAGCTTCTGCCATTGAGTTGGTTCTAAATAAAAAAGAGTATGATAAATTAATCATTTACCGCCCAATTCAAGAGGTGGGGTCAGGCATTGGCTATTTGCCTGGAGATATATCAGAAAAATTAGCTCCATGGTTTCAAGCAATTATGGATAGTTTTGAAGTATTATTTTCTACCAAAAGTGGTGATTGGAAAAGAAACTTAGAAATGTTTCAAAAGAAAGGTCAAATTGAAATGGATGCCATTGCTTATGTACGTGGCAGAAGCATACCCAATGCAATTATTTTAATTGATGAGGCTCAAAATTTATCTAAAGATGAAATTAAAACACTCTTGACAAGAGCCGGTGAAGGAACTAAAGTTATCTTGACAGGCGACATCGAACAGATTGATAATAATAAATTAGATGCCATTAACAATGGACTTTCTTATACAATAGAAAAGTTTAAAGATTCAGAATTAGCAGGGCATATTACCTTTACTAAAGGTGAAAGAAGCAGGTTAGCAACTTTAGCTTCTAATATCTTATAGAGGTTGATATAAGTACTTTGCTAAGAAAGGAGCAGAGTATGACTGAAGTTAAAATGCCAGAAATGGCAGCACCAAAAGAAAAATTACAAGAAACAGATCGATTAGCTTTAGAGCTAGCTAAAGCCAATCGTAAAACTGCACTAGCCAATGCAGAAAAAGCAATTGCTCAAAATGAGACTGCAGACTTAGCTTATAAGTATGTTATCTTGCAGTTGTATATGAAATATGGATTAACAGAGCAAGATGCTATTTCAGAGCAAGGTGAGATTTTGCGTGGCGGAGCTGTTAAACAATAAAATTAAAATCAGCCCCTTTACTGGGGCTGATTGCTTTATAAGGTAAGATATGGATTTAAAAGAAATTAATGAATTAATCAATATTCGCCAGTATATGGCACAAGTTAGTAATAGTCCTTACATTGAAAGGTCTACTGTAAATTTAATGAATGGAATGCTTATTTTAATGGACAAAAAGATTCTAAAATTATTAGAATCAGATGAGTTCAAAGATTATATTAATTATCAAGATGTGCGAAAAGCCATTGAAGAAGCAGCTAAAATTAATAATATTAAATCTGGTTTAAAGAAATAACTATGAGAATTGTTAGCAATCAGCCATTTAAAGATAATTTTTATATTACATTAAAAAACAAAGAGTGGTTAGATAAACAAAGAGTTGCTGGTAAAATAGTAGCTCAGACACTAAATATGTTACATAATTTAGTTAAAGAAAAAACTAAATTATCTTGTTTAGAATTAAACAGTATTGCAGAAGAATATATTGTTAAATCCGGAGCCATTCCTACTTTCAAGGGGTATAAAGGATTTCCGGCAGGAGTTTGCATTTCTATCAACAAAGAATTAGTGCATGGAATTCCTAAAAATATATTCTTACAAGAAGGAGATGTTGTTAGCTTTGATTTAGGGGCTACAGTAGACGGAGTAATTGCAGATTCTGCTTTAACCTGTATTTATGGAGAGCCTAAATCTGAAAAAAATATTAAGTTAATAACAACCAATGAAGAAGCTTTAATGAAAGGAATTCAAGCTATTAAAGTAGGCAATAAATTAGGCTGCATTGGTAATGCCATTAGCAAACATATTAAAAATAATGGTTTTGGAATTATTGATAAATATGGGGGTCATGGTATTGATTTACATACTCCTCATGCTTCTCCTTTTGTAGCTAACAAAAGTAGTGTTGATGAAGGAATTACTATTCAGCCTGGATTGGTAATAGCAATTGAGCCAATGAGTATTATTGGAGATACATATACTTATGTTTCATCTGATGGATGGACAGTTTTTGGTCAAGATATAAGCTGCCATGCAGAACATACAGTTTTTGTGCATGAAGACCATGTAGAAATAGTAACTTCAAGAGATAATTTATGAAAATAGAATTTAATGATAAAAGCTATATTGAATGCAAAAAATCAGATACTCCTGGCAAAATAGTAATTGTTATTTCTGCTAAGGATTATGAGAATCCTTTGAAAAAAATTACTAATGCCGTAGAAATAGAAGAATCACAATTCAAGCAATTAATTTCTGATATTAAAGTAGGTTGATATGCGAGTATATATTGCTGGAGCACATTCTGTTGGTAAAAGCACGTTGTCTCGTTATATTTCTGAAAAATATAATTTGCCTATGGTAACAGAAGTAGCCAGGCAAGTATTATCTGAGAGAGAGTTAGCTATTAATTCATTACGTACTAATTTAGATGTAGTGGACTCTTATCAGACAGAAGTGTTTCAAAGACAGATAGAAGAAGAAAATAAATATAGTAAATTTGTATCAGATCGTACTTTTGACAATTTGGCATATGCGGCGCAGCATAGTAGGGTATTTGCTAAATTAATCAAATCTGCTAAGTTTCTAGAATATTTAGAGTCATTAAAGAAAAGTGATTCATTTATTTTCTTTGTACGACCGTGTAAAGAGACGATGAAAGAAGATGGAGTGCGAGAGACATTAAGTTGGGATGGAGTGGTGGCAATTGATGCGATGATAAAATTAATGATAGAGATGTGGGAGTTGCCATATTTTCAGATAAATACTTCTAACATGCAAGAAAGAGTAACATTAATAAATAATGTGATAAGTAGATATCAAAGATAAGGTATAGATATATCCAATATAATTGAGGCAATATGGTTAATGCGCTGACTCCGGGATATTTAAGGTGGGATGGAACTAAAATAGTAAGCGACACTGATATTAGTGTGGCTGGACCAACAGGACCAATTGGTCCAATGGGACCTGCAGGTGTTGGTCCTACTGGTCCTACAGGAGCTACTGGACCTGCTGCAACATTTTCTGGGACATCTTCAGATTTAACGGCTGGAGATGGTTCTGTAGTAAGTGTTGATCCTATTGGTAGTACTGGTTTAGTTTTATCTGGCGGAACACTTTCTGTAAATTTATCTTCTACACAAACTGATATTTTAGGAGTGAGAGAAAAATTTGTTAATTTAACAGGAGCTACAGGTACTGTTATTCACGATTGCTCAAATGGTCAAATTTTTTATCATGAATCTATAGCTAGTGATTTTACTGCAAATATTTTTAGACTTTATTTAACAGGTAATTTTGGCACAAGTGTAATTTTATTTTTAAATCAAGGTGTAACCGCATATTTACCTATCGCTTTACAGATAGATGACGTAGCTCAAACTATTAATTGGCAAGGAGCCTCGCCACCTTCTGGCAATGCAAATCAAATAGATATAGTTTCATTTAGCATTTTAAATATAGGAACTACAGGATCTCCTACTTACGTAGTTTTAGGGCAATTAACCACATTTGGATGATCATATGCTAAGCTCATTTTCTGCTAGATTTTCTTTTGGAGCTAGTAGCCCAGTAGGTGGTGGAGGAATCAATCCAGTTGATGTTCCAGGGCTGGTTCTTTGGCTGGATGCAGACGATACGCCCACTTTAACTCTTTCTGGTCCTACTACTGTAACAGCATGGGCAGACAAGTCTGAGGCTGGTAACAATGCTACCACTGATTCAGGCACTCCTACTTTTTCTACATCTGGTGGAAAAAATGGAGTAGTTTTTTCTAATTCAAGAATGTATACTAATTGCATCCCTGCTACTGGTGCAGGAGGTAGAACACTTTTTGTGGTTACATCAGAAGCTTCTTTGCCTGGGTCCCCTCCTTGGTACAACGGTCCTAATTCTCATATTTTGCATTATGGAACTTCTTATGGATATTTTATGGTAGGAGCCTACTCTGCTTATGGTATCTTAAATTTAAGAGGATATCAGCCCTATTATGGAAATAATTATTTGCAAGATGGGTTTCAAACATCAGAATCAGGAACTAATTCTGATGCAAAAGTTATATCATGTAGGTATAATGGTACTGTAGATGCCTGGAAAGCTAATAATACAATTGTAGGTAGTAATACTATAGCTCTTGATACTGCAAACCCAATTTCTTATTGGATTTATACTTTTAATCCAGAAGGAATTACCTTAGGAAGCAGAATAGGCAGAATAGACCCTATTAGAGGTCCTGGTCCAGAAGAAATGTGTAATAGTGTTAAAATACACGAAGTTTTAGCTTACGATAATGCTATTTCAGATTCTGACTGGGATGGCGTTGTAAATTATTTAACAAACAAATGGAATATTATTTAAACTTAATTTTAAATACTAAAATTCTAACATATAAGAGACATACAAATCTTATATAAGGATTTTACATGCCTATTATTGTAGACCCAGCAGTTATTACACAAATAAAAAATGATATTCAAGATATAGAAAATGAACTTGGTGTTGACCCAAATGGTGTCTATTCCACTGTTCGTACCAGACTAGATATCTTAGAAGCTCGTATCAATAATCCAAATGCCCCTGCTCCCAATGTAGAAGATCCTTTCTTCATTGGTAACAGTGGCGTTTCTATTAGCACTGGGGATGGCTATCCCACTGAAAATCGTGTGGATGGCTCTCTTTATTTGCGTAGAGATGGATATGTTGATGAGGGTCTGTATGCTCGTCGTAGTGGTGCATGGAGTTTAGTCGAAACTGCTCCTTGGGTTGGTAGCGGCGACTTATTTGGAGATTCTTCCAGTCAAACAGTAATTGGATTGCAGAATAATCCAGTTTCTAATAATGCTCCAAATGCAAATGAAGTATTAACTTGGGATGGGTCACAGTGGTTGCCATCTGTAAGTTTTTCAGCAGGTGGAGATTTATCTGGCACATTAACTTCTCAAACAGTAATTGGATTACAGGGCAATGCAGTATCAGCAACAGCGCCTTCAGATGCTCAAGTATTAACTTGGGATTCAGCTGGTAGTAATTGGGAACCTAGAACTAGTGCAGTAGTATTTGATACAGTAGCTGGCGAAGCCAATATAAAAGCAAATAGACCAGGATATCCTTCTAGTGTTGATAATACTAAAATAGGAATTACTAATATGGCTGCGCTATCTTCTGTTCAAGATAGTTATTCAGCCATATTAGGAGGAAGAGCTTGTCAAGTTAATATTAAATTTTCTAGCATTTCAGGTGGGTTTGATAATCAAATTTTACCAGCTTCTCCTACATATACTGATGACGGTCATTCATTTATTGGCGGTGGAGAATCTAATACAATTAATGGCGCCGATCATTCTTCTATTTTAGGGGGAATAGATAATTCTATTGGAGATGGATTAGGTGGAGCAACATACTCCGCTATTCTATCTGGAGATAATAACAGTATTTCTACTGGAAATTATGCTACTATATTAAACGGGACAGATAATGTTGTATCTAATGATTATTCTGTAGTGATTGGAGGAGATACTAACAATATTAGCTCACAAAACTCCGTTGTGTTAAATGGATCGACCAATCAAATTAATGCGACAGCATCTATTATTGGGACAGGGAATAATAATACAATTAATAGTATCTTAAGCTCTATTATTTGCGGGAGCAGCAATACATTAGATGTTAATGCTGATTATTCAACAATAATTAATGGAGACAATAATACAGTTACTAATTCTCAATATGTAACTATTAAAGGGTCAGACAATAATGTCAATGGTTCGTCTGAATATGCTACTATTTTTGGAAGTAGCAATACAGTTCAAAGTTATTCTCCATCTGTTACTATTTTTGGAGATAGTAACGATATAAGTTCTGACAACAATCAAATATTTGGAAGCAGTAATACATTATCTTCTAACTCAGATGGTTCTTTTGTTAAAGGAGATTCTAACAATATAGGAACTAGCTTTGGTAATACTATATTTGGCGCAAGCAATACAATAGGAAATAGCTGTAATGCAAATTATATATTAGGAGATAATAATACATTATCTACTTCTGCTGTTAATAATTACATATTTGGCGGTAGTAATACTGTTACTGATGGATATTCTGCTATTTTTGCTAAAAATAGTAATAGCGGAGCAGACTATTCATTTATTACTGGTGATTTAGGTAAAACTGTATACACGGGACAATTTGTACATGCGGTAGATGCATTTGGTGGTAGTGCAGGAGATTCGCAATATTCTAGAGTGATTGTTAATGGATCTGGTGGTTCTGGATCAAGTTTTGATTTAACTATACCTGGTACTGTAAATAATATTGCTTTAGAGAATAATAAATCATATGATATATGTGTAAGAATATTAATACTAGAGACTAATGGTACTCTTGAACGTGCCAGATATGTATATGATATATTAGCTTATCAAGAGGCTGGATTATTAACTTTAGATAATACTAATAATACATTAAGCACAGATAATGGAACAGGATGGACTGTAAGTTTTAGTACTTCTGGTGGTGATGAACTAGTAATTACAGTAGATAATACAGGAAGCGTTAATGATCGTAGAGCGATAGCTACAGTAGAGTGGCGAGAACTTTCGAGGTTATGATATGAGTATTACAAAAACAGTTATTAATGCGGATCCTAGTTTTACGCCACCTGATGGATATATTTTAAGGTGGAGCAGTTCATCTAATTCTTGGGTTCCTGGTGTGCCTGTTGGTTTAACAGGACCAACCGGACCAACAGGAGTGACTGGACCAACTGGACCTGCAGGTCCTACCGGTCCCACAGGAGCTACCGGAGCCACAGGTCCTACAGGTCCAGCTGGGTCTAATGCAGATTTAACAAATTTATATAATAGTATTTCTAGTTATATTCTTCAACCATCTGGAGATACAACTGGAGCGCAAGATACTGCTAATTTAAATCTTTATTTATCTAGTTATGACAATATTTATTTAGTTAGCGGTCAAACTTATTATTTAAGCACCAGCGTATCTATTCCTAGTGGAAAAACTATTGCTACCACTTTGACTGAAAGAGCTACTATTCGTCAAGGCTCAAGCTGGGTAAATTCTGGTGCGGTTAGAACAAATAGCTTTTTTAATTTAAGAAGTGTAGCTACAGCAACTACAACAACAGTAAATACCACTGCCCCTCGTGAAGGAACTTCTGTTATTCTTGCTGATGCTACTTCTTTCTTAAATGATTCTTATTTTAAGATAACAGGGATTTTTCCTGCTGGTACAGATTATTATGGTAGCAGCACTGGAGTAAATGCAGTTTCAGATGAGTTGTTGCAAGTACAAAGTGTTAGCGTAAACACAGTAACTCATAAATTAACTCAATACGCACATCATGGTGCCGGTAAAACTGTAACACTTCTTTCTTCAATTACTCAAAATGTAAATATTAAAAATATTAAATTTGATGCTTGGGACTCTTCAAATACTTTACCATTAGTCGGAACGGCAATTGAAGCAGATTTTGCTTTAAGAATAAATATAATAAATTGTGCATTCAAAGGATTTACATATAGACCAATTGATTTTTATGCAGTCCGTGAATCTACAGTAATTAATTGCGTAGGTTTAGGAGCAAATAATGGTCGTATTATGTGCTGGACCTGTCAAGATATTTTAGTAGATAATTTTAGAGATATCTTAGAAGAAAGATATTATGTTAATCCATTTGGAGGCGTTCCAACACCGGCATTAGGTTGGCGCTCTCAACCAATACGTATAAGATATTTTAATTGTGAAGTTTCATTTGCTCCAATGGCATTAATGTGCTGGGGCGGAGTTCGTTGCGTCATGCAAGCAAATGTAATGGAAGTAAATGGGGGATTTTGGTTAGCCAATAACCCAGAAGATAGTGCGGCAAGTCGTCGTGGATTTGTATTAGATACAGGTCCTAATGATTTAACTATTGCTGAATTTGGGTTCGGAAATGATTATGATATAATCTGTAGCCGGTGGAATAGCGGAAATTATTTATATCCCCCATTAATGGCTAATTCTATTTATAATTACGCTGCAGCCTTGTATTTACACGATCAATATCAGCTTAGACTAAGATTTAGATTGTCTAATAAAGGTGCTACTGGCAATACTGCTAATAATTACAGCTACTTAGCTTGTACTTGTCAAGATGTAGAGGGACAAGTAGATATTAATATTGTAGGCGCCACAGTTGGAATGGTTTGTAATGGGACCTTTAACTCTTTAAGAGGAGATTTTTACATGGCTCCTGTTCCTGGAACAGGGGCTGCAACTGGACCATATCCGATAGCCATGAATTGCATAAGCTCTCCTACATTTAATAATTTTTATGCAGGATCAGGGTTTACTGCATTTATGGATAGTAGTACATCTTTCTTACCAGCAGCGACTGATCAGCGTTATCCATTTATACAGCGTTGTTTTATACCTGTAGTAGGCATAGCCAATATGCGTGCTGAAAATATACAAATTGCTAGAACAGGCTTTTCTCCTACATTTGGTTTAGCATATGACATTCAGACAGGAAGGGCGGATACTGCTTTGTACATACTTAATTCTAGTACTGCGGGTAGTACTGCATGTGCGGTAGCATTAGGAACTAGTTCTACTGCTACTTGTGTAGTTCCTTTAGGACCTGAGGCTGTAACTCCTATGTTAGGAGCGGCGGTAATAGAAAGAGGTCAATTTTTAGAATTAGCAAGTACGGGAAGAGCAACTCCATTAACTTCTGGGGCTACAGATTTAGATACAATTTCTAAGAACATAGGTCGTTGTCAGACAAGAATAGCAGTAAATGGTTATATTCAGATTGGGAGATAAGCTGTGTTTATTTTAAAAGATGTAACAGAGATATATTTAAATGAAAAATTTATTACTGAGTTAATTTTAGAAACAGATGAAGTAAAAGATTCGGTACGAGTAGTGCAGGTGGTTCCTGTTGGAGTTAATGCATTGGGTGTAAGTCCTGAAAATTTTTTACCTGGTGAGGTTTTGCTTGTTGATATGAATTTAAATTTATCGGAAGAGCTTCATCATAGGGCAAGATCATGGTTTGCATCTTGGAGAGTAAGGGCAGAAGAGGCTGCAAACAGAGGATATCAGGAAATTCATTTAGTATTAAATCCTATTTAAAATTATAATATTTAGGTAGATATTAATATCTCTACATTGGTTGAGGAGCAGAATATGTCATATGTAGGTAAATTTGGTTCAAATCAATTTTTAGGAACAGATGCAGATGGATATTTATCTTCAACTGCTAAGGGAACTTCTTCTGATTTATTAGCTGGCGACGGTTCGGCGGTCACATTAGGTTCAGGGCTCACGCTTGCGGGCGGAACCCTGACGGGCAGTGGTGGGTGGACTACCGCCTACTCGATCGATTTCAAGGCGCAGCCTACTGACGCTGGACCGTGGGGCACAGCTGGCACGACAACAACTCGCACGATCGATGGGAAAACGTGGAGCGTAATCAATGGAGGAACCAATCTCGGCGCATCATTGACGAATGGAGTTGGGTTGCAGTTTCAGCCAGCGGTTTCGTCTGGTGCATCTTGGCTTATCATTCAGGCGTCATCATTGTTGTCAACAATCACTAAGCAGATTCGATTTTTGGCAAGGATGAAGTTTGCAAGCAACCCCGATACAACGTCGAACGACAGTTATGCCATTTTGTTCTTGCAGTACGATGGACTGCCAATCACTACAGCAAACAGAGTTGCCGTAGGCTTTGAACAAGATAACTCATCTCGTCGAGCTAGTTTTCAATCTTTTGGCTCCGTTCCTCCGTCTGCAAGAACAAATGGAGTTTCTCAACCAGCATCATCAGCGGACAACATGTTTTGTGTTGAAGTGAACGGACCGGAATATTGGCTATATCAAGGTCCGAGCGCAGGTTGGAACGGAAACCCAAACATTGACATGAACAACGTCTTTCAAGGTGCAACAAACACCAACGCCGTATGGGGAGTCAACCCATTCACAAACCTATCTACATGCGCGGTTGGCTTTTACATTGAACGACCTGCGGGATCCGTATCCTTCACTGCTACGATTGAAAACCTGATTATTCAGACGCTGTAAGGATCAAATCCTAGGACGCGCACGCGACAACAACCAAATACCACAATTAATTGTAAATATAAGATAAATTTTAGTTTATTGTAATAAATCTGCATCTGTCTAGGAGAAACTATGGCGATTCAATATTATATGAGAGGCTATGATGCCATCACTCAGACAGATGTAGATTGGGTAGTAAATGATACACCAGACACCTCTGGTACTTATTCTGGTTCTATTAACCCATTAATTAATATTAGAATTAATAGAACTGTTCAATCGCCAGTTAATACTATTATTAAATCATCATTACCTTCTTTTGTTGGTAATCAAATTCCTGCTGCTAATCAATATTTCTTTTATTTAAACGGATATGATTGGATTCACCCTGATAATCCTACACTTCCTGTACCCGTACCAGCTCCTACAGTAGGAGTTCCATATGGCATAGCCGTAATGAGGGGTACTACTGATACTGCAAACCCGCCTACTTCAAGAGATTTTGCAGCCATGTATTGGAAAGAAGGTAGCTCTCCAAGTGCTGGTCAATGGAATTTAAATTATATTAACTCACTCGGCGCTCCAGTGGCATACACTGCGTTAGCCATTGGTACTTCAGTACCAACCAGCGGTATTATTAGACTTCCTAATAATGAATTTATTAAATCATTAGATTTAATTGGAGGGGCAACAATACCTATAATTGGAGTTAACACTAATGATAGAGTAGAAGTTGGTAGTTCCAGCTATGGCGTTTACATGCCAGCAGATTTACTAGTAGATGATTATTTATCTTTAGTCAATGGCGGCGCCAGCGTGGCATCATCTGGATTGATTAGAACACCTAACAACACTACTGCCTTATCATTTTTAAATAATGCTGCATTAGCTAATTTAGATGCTGTCAGTTCAACATCTTCTGATGAAATAGTAATTGGTGAAAGCGTTAATAACCAGGGAATTATATATAAAGTTGGCAATACATCCAGCTCTCATACATTTGAGATAAATAGTTCTCCAATATTATCTATTTTTAAAGATAATATTAATGGAGATAGTATTACTTTTGATAAGGATTCTTATAACCCAACTATCAAGCAAACTGCGCAAAATGTTGGAAATGGTAAACCAATAACTATCGAAGCTCAAAGCTCTTCTGATCCTGGAGGCAATGGTGGAGATGTAATCTTATCAGCTGGAAGCGGTCTTACATCAGGATATGTTGATTTAAGAATTGCAGGTGTTCCTAAATTTAGAGTAAATGACACTACTCTTATTTCTTATAATGATTTATTTCAATTTGAAAGAACTCTTGCTAGCGTAGAAATTGAACAAGAAGCAGTTAGCAATGCTTTTGGTGCCGCCAGTAACTTTACTATTTCTGCGCAAGATAATAATGGGTTAGGTGGTACGGCAGGAGATTTGATTTTAACTTCGGGCGTAGGACTTGGTACTAATGGAAGGCTTTATCTACAAAATGGTGGGACTAATCAATTAGAAGTTCGTGCCGATGCAATAAGAATATTTACAAATAGACTTAATTTTGATGAAAATATTACTGTCCCTTATGATCCTATTGAATTTGGTCAAGACCCAATCAACTTGCCTGGATCTGCTGGTACAGACTTAAAAATATTTGCCCAGTCAAATAACGCTGTTGCTTCTACGGGTGCAGGTGATTTATATCTAACTTCTGGAAATTCTGGTTCAGGAAATCATGGAAATTTAGTTTTACAAGTTGGAAATTCAGACCGAGCAACATTATCTCTTAATGGATGTAGTTTTGATCTTCCTGTTTTTTGTAATTTTTACATTGGTTCACCTAGCGCACTTACTGCACAAGTATTGGTAGATAAATTTGTTACTAACAAAGGTCGTCGTAGAAGTATTACTGATGCAGATGATACTACTTATCCGGCAGGATATACTGTTGTGGCTGGTGATGATGTAATTTCAGTTACCTCTATTGCGGCAGCTTTTAGTGTTTATTTACCAGCTTCTCCTGTTACGGGAGATACATATACAATTAAAGATTCTGGAGGTAATGCTGGCACTTGGACTATTACTGTAGATGCTGGCTTAAATACTATTGATGGCGTTGCTACATATCCTATGTCAACTAACTATGAATCTTTTGATGTAATTTATAATGGAACTGAATGGAGTGCTATCTAATAGGAGGTTTATATGTCATTAGAAAATGTAATTACTGTTGCCAAAAAATATTATCCAGAATTACAAGTTAAATTTAAAGACGAATCTTCCTTCATGAAAGTTCTTGCAACTTTGTTATTTTTTAACAAAGAGTTCATGACCAAGTATTCCACTACCATTGGGAATACAGTATATTTTCCTACTAAAGATTATTTAAAAACAAATAATATAGTTAATATTATTACTTTTTTACATGAACTAGTACATATTGAAGATGCTAAAAGAGTTGGTCATATTTTATATAGCTTTTTATATTTATTTCCACAAATTTTAGCTGTATTAGCTATTCCATTATTTTTCTTTAATTGGTGGGTAGCATTGATTTTGTTTGTTGTTTTATTGGCTCCGTTACCTGCTTATTTCAGAATGGTCTTTGAGAAAAGAGCATATTTTACTTCTTTGTATGTGGCGCAAAGATTAGGAGCAAGATTAAAGTTTAATCCATTGTTAGAGGAAAATAAAGAAATCTTTTTAAAACAATTTAAGAATTCATCATATTATTTTATGTGGATTTTTCCTAATTTAGATAAAGAGTTTGATCAGGCGGTAAAAAAGATTGAAAAAGGAGAAAGACCTTTTGAAGATTATATATTTAATATATTAGATGAATTATGTGATAAGACATGAAAAACAAATAAAAGATGATATAAGTATCCTCGCAGTTAACTGTGAAGGATAATAAATGACTATTTTTGATGTCGGAATTATTGGTGCTGGCGTAGCAGGTTCTTTTGCTACATATAAAATAGCGAAAGAATATAAAAATGTAAAAACAGTTGTTTTTGATTTAGGCAGACCACCTATGAAGCGTCGTCGCCAATTAGAAGGTTGGTTGGGGTGTCTTCCTAATAGTGATGGAAAATTATATTTAACAGATATTAATAAAGTATCTAATTTAACAGGTTTGCGAAAAGCAAAATCTGGATTTACTTATGTTAACAATGTTCTTAAAAATATTGATGATTTTAAAATTATTAAAGATAAAGCTCCTCAAATTTCTTTAGAAAAAAAATTTAAAAAACATGGATATGAGATTGAGCTAAATGATTATTTACAGCTTTATCCTAAAGACATTCATGCTTTATCTAAATATATGGCTGATGCCATTGAAAAAAATAACAATATTACTTTTAGTTTTGATAATGAAATAAAAAAAATATATAAACAAAGGGGTCATTTCATTATTGCTTCTGATAATCAAGAATTTAAATGTAAAAAATTAATTGTTTGTGTAGGTCGTAGTGGTTGGCGATGGGTAAAAGAAGTTTATCAGAATTTTGGAATTATAGAAAATAATAATTTTGCTAAGTATGGAATCAGGATAGAAGTAAATGCTGAGTCCATGAAAGAATTTAATAAATCTAATTGTAGTATTTATAAAGATGATAGTTTAGAATTAGGACCACTTTCTTGGTCTGGTACGGTTATTCCAGAAGATCATGTAGATTTTGCTATTTCATCTTTTCGATCTAATGAAAATAGGTGGAAAACAGATAAGGTTTCTTTTTCTCTGTTAGGCAGTATTCCTTATCAAGAAAAAGCGTTTGAGCAAATTGAAAGAATTGCAAAATTAACTTTTATTTTGGCTAATGATAGAATTGTGAAAGAAAAAATATCTAATATAATAAATAAAAAAAGTAGAATATCTATTATTCCAGAATATGATTGGCTAAGACCTATGATAGAAAATTTATCTATTATTATACCAGAAGTAATACAAAAAGGATATTTTCATGTTCCGACCATTCTTCCCATGGCTCCTAAAATTAATATTGGTTCAAATTTAGAAACAGAAGTAAGTGGCATGTTTGTGGCAGGAGAGTCTGCTGGAATACACGGCATATTAAGTGCTGCTGCTATGGGCACGATTTGTGTAGATTCTATTTGTAAATGAGGGAAAAATGAAAAATAATGTAGATGATGATTCATACCGCGTTATGTCGATTACTGACGAAATGAAAGAAAAGAACACTAAATATACATTAAATAAATTTGAATATGATTTTCACAGAGAAGAAAATAATACTGTAGAAAAAGTAATTAGAGTTAAAAGAATATCTATCCCTAATAACGGGGAAAGATGGAAAATTTTTGAAGACAATAAAGTTATGTTTGTCTTAGAAGGTTCTAAATTAAACAATAAAGAAAAAGAATATCTTCGTACAGTTAATGGATTTAATTTTTTAATAAATCAGCATAAACAAGGTATCAAATCTTTAAATGTATTAAAAAATGAATTAAAAAAAGTTTTATCAAACCAAGCTTGACATGTAATTAATAAAAATTAAGATACCTCATCGTTACAAGAGGTGTAATTTTATGGATTATGTAATTTATATTGCTGACGTAGAAACTACTGGGCTAGATGCTTACAGACATGATGTCATTGAATTATCAATGTACAGATTAACAGATCATGTCCAGCGCACTTGGCATTTGAGACCAATTAATTATGAGACCATTGATTCTGGGGCTTTACGAGTTAACGGTCATAAATTAGAAGATTTAAAACACCAAACTAAATTTGGCACAGATACATACAAAGATCCTAACAAAATAATTATTGAAATTGAAAATTGGGTCGCAGAAGACGGAGTTCCTGCAGAAAAAAAGATTCTGTGTGGTCAGAATATAGCCTTTGATAAATTAATGCTAGAGCAACTTTGGATAAAGTGCAATTCAAAAGATACTTTTCCTTTTGGCAGAAGAACCCTAGACACCATGCAAATTGAATTCTTTTTAGATTGGTGTAAAGGTACCCTAGCAGAAGGCTATAGTTTAGCTAACTTAGTAAAAAAGTATGGCGTTAAAAACGAAAAAGCACATACCGCCGAAGCTGACGTAAAAGCTACCAAAGAAGTATTTGAAAAACAAACAGAATACTTTAAAAAAGTTTTATCTAAATGAAAAAAATTAAAATTATCTATGCTGCAGGAAATAGTTTAAATGCCAAGATACAAATGTATAGGTTTCTAGAAGCAGTTAAAGATAAACCATACATAATTAAATTAGCATCTTACATTAATTCTGCTCCTAATATTCATATTGATTGGTCCCTAGACTCACTACTCAGTGTCTATGACCCAACTCAAAAATATTTAGATAATGATAATTTTTCTAACTATATAGAGCAAATTAAAATATTCAATCCAGATTTAATAATTTCTGATTTTGAATACTTTACTTCTTGTGCTGCCATGCACTTACAAATACCTGTGTGGCAATATTCTTCTCAAATACTAAATCAAGCTATTTTAGAAAAACATAAATACAGTGTAAAAAATTACACTCATTTTTCTTATTTATTAAGCAATAATTCTGTTAAAAATCAAAAAATTAATAATTTTATTCAAAATTCTAATAGAAGATTAGTTTGTTCTCATTTAGGAGATATCTCTAATCCAATGCTATTATCTCCAGAATATGAATGGATAAGACCTTACCATCAGATATCAAAAATATCTGCAGTGTGCCAGCACAATGTAGTTGCTGCTTTTTTGTCTTCTAATAAAAATATTTTAAATATTATTAAAAAATACAAAGATGTTGTAGCCTTTTCAGATTTTATAGAAGAAAAATATAATAATGTTCATTTAAAAAAAATTGAAAATCAACATGAATACTTTTGCAATTTAAAAAATTGCAATATTTTTATTTGTGAAGGGCAAGCTAGCTTTTTAGCTGATGCTTTTTATAATGATAAAAAGCCAGTGGTCTTATTTAATTATCAAGACCCAGATTGTATTACAAATTCTTTGTATGCTGAAAAATTTGATTTATGTAAAATTATAAACTACAATGAAACAGAATTAGATATTGAAAATAATATAAAGGCTAGTTATAATAGTAATGTCAACTATCTACATCAAGAAATAGATAATTTTTTTAATTTGCAAGGAATATCATGAGTAAATTACAAATAACAGTAACAGATAATGTAAGCAAGTTTCAAACTCCAGGCAAACTCAAAACCATTAAAGGCACTATTTTAGCTCCAGAAAATGCGGGACTAAGATTTATACTTAGTGTGACTAATATGGCTGGGAAACATGATAACCATCCGCTTTATCCTCTTTTTGAAAAAAGATGGAAAAAAGTAAAAGAAGAAGCAAAAGGATGGTATGCTACTAAAACAGGTGCCTATAAATTAGGCGTAACCAATACTACGGCAGTACAAAGCGATACATGGGTAATTCATATGCTTTGCCAAGATGAAAATCTTGAAGTAGACACCAAAGCGTTAGAAGAGTGCTTAAAAAAAGTATGTGCAAGTGCTAAATACGAAAAAGCCAGTGTACATGTCAGTAACCTACTGCTACAAGCAGTGCCAGAACTTTCTTCTTTATTAGTGCCACATTTAGTAAACCAAGGCGTAAATGTATCAGTATATGAAGAATGAAAAATATTAAATATTTTTATAAAGCCCGAATAATTTCGGGCTTTTTTGTTTTTATAGTATATAAATTTGCATTCATAATATGAAAAAAATTTCATTTTTAGATCAAGATTTAGACCCAGAATTATTATCAGAAAAAGATATTGAAGATTTACAACAATCTGTTAGTACCTTGTTCTCTGGAGTATCTGATGTTCCTGATTTAGAATTATCAGATAAAAAAGAAGATTTATTAAGTGACATGTCTTCAGGATATCAATGCCCCATTAAGGCAGACTGGGATAATTTAGGAGATTTTTCTCCTGGAGCAGCCACTGATGAAAGGCATTTAGGAGGTCATCATGGAATTGATTTGGCAGCTCCAATGGGCACTCCTATTTATCCCATGGAAGCTGGTATTGTTATCAAGGTAGGGTCTGGAGGTAAATCTGGAAATAGCTTAAGTATTCAGCATGCTAATAATGTAAAAACTTTTTATGCTCATTGCGATCAAGTATTAGTAAGACCCAAGCAAGAAGTAGATAAAAATACTCAAATTGCTACCGTTGGAATGACCGGAAATGCTCAAGGCACTACTCCTCACTTGCACTTTCAAGTCTGGGAAAATGAAAATATTGTAGATCCAGGTAAGTTTTTTGATGTACCTCCATACAATAAAGAAAAATTTAGTAAGCCCAAAAAAAAAGCAAAGGCATCACATCCTTTGCAATTCTCTAATCAAATAAAAACTCTATATAAAGCAGCTGCCTTATATAATAGGATTACAAAATTTTTAATGTAATTTTTTATAATACATGATTTTTATTGGACTTTCAATAAATGTTCTTTCTTCTCTTACACGGAAAAGCAAAGGATTAATCCAAGGAAACCTGATACTATTATCATTCTCAATATGATCTGGAGTAATAGTTAATACTATCTCTTCCGCATATTTCATTCCCTCTTGATAAATATTCGCTCCCCCAATCAGCCAAATATCTTCTAATTTATCTAATCTATCTAGCGCTTCTTTTAAAGAAGCGCACGTCTCTATATTTTCAATACTATTTCTAGTAATAACTATATTTTTTCTGTTGGGCAATGGTTTGCTACCTATGCTTTCAAAAGTCTTACGACCCATAATAACAACTCCATTGTTGGTAGACTTTCTAAAATGTTGCAAGTCTTCTGAATAATAAAATGGAATTTTGTTATCTACGCCAATAACTCCATTACTAGAGCATGCCGCAATTATTCTAATCATACAGCCATCTCCGCTTTAATCGCTGGAAAAGGATCATATCCTGTTATCTCAAAGTCTTCAAAAACTAATTTTTCCATATCTTCTATAGAACTAATTTCTTTTTTAATTATTAATTTAGGAAATTCTTTAGGAACTCTAGTTATTTGCTTTTCACATTGTTCAATGTGATTATTATAAATATGTATGTTGCCACCATTAAAAATTAAATCACCAGTTTCTAAACCAGCAGCTTTTGCAAATAAATGTAACAAAATACCATAACTGCAAATGTTAAAAGGTAATCCTAAAAACATGTCTACAGAACGCTGATACCATTGCAAACTTAATTTATTATTTTGTACGTGAAACTGAAAAAATAAATGACAAGGGTCTAATACACACCCCTCAGATAAGGATGGATCATACGCCGTCACCATAATCCTACGACTAGACGGATCTTTTTTAATTAGTTCTAGGCAGTTTCTTAACTGGTCTACTCCATGGAAATTTCTCCACAAGTAGCCATACATAGGTCCCATCTCACCTTCAGGATAATCCAATAAACCTCTTTTATCCAAAAACTCTCTGCTGGTATTACCCTTCCAGATATTAACACCCTTTTCTTCTAATTTTTTAGAATTTGTTTCTCCTCGGATAAAGAACAATAATTCTTCAACTATTCCACGAGCAAACATCTTCTTGGTTGTTAATAAGGGCAACGTATTATCTTGCAATGAAAATCTTAACATTGCACCACATAAACTTTTAGTTCCTACTCCGGTTCTGTCGGATTGATCTATTCCAGCTTTTATAGTATAATCTAACAAATTTAGATAAAACTGCTCTTCTGTATTCATATTATTCCTTTATTTTAACACAATTACATTGTGAGGATGGCTTTCAATCAAACCAGCATGAGTAATCTTACATAAAACAGGATTATTCTTCAATTCACTTAAATTATGAGCGCCCTGATAGCTACACCCAGATCTTAATCCTTCTAAAATTTTTTGCAATTCTTTACTCATTGGACCGCGATATTTGACATAACTCTTTACGCCCTCTACGTGATTGGTCTTATGCGTAGAGCTTCCGTTGTAACCTTTTACCAATGTCCCATTGTATTCTACTACTTCTCCTGGCGTCTCTTCTGTACCAGCAAAGAAATGTCCAGACATAGCAATGTCAGAGAAACACAGGCTTTTTACTAAATCTCCTACATATGTCATGCCACCATCTGACATAACATATAATACTTTATTTAGTGTATTTTCAGCATAAGATTTCATCTCCCAAACATCTAATAAAGCTGATAATTGCGCTACGCCAGCACCAGTTTCTACTCTAGTAGTACATAAGCTACCAGCACCAACATTTACTTTTACGATATCTGCTCCAGCTTTCCATAGATTTAAAGCTCCAGTGCCAGTAGCTACATTACCAGAAATTAACAATACTCCTGGATATTTTTCACTAATATAGCGAGTCATATTTATGCAATTGATATGGTCTCCATGAGCCACATCAACTACCATAATCTTGATTCCTAAATTGTAATAAATATCAACTAACTCATAATCTTCTTTTTTTACACCAACTGATACGCCAATGTAATTATAAATATCTTTTCCGTATTTACATTTTAGATTATCAAATACACTAATTGTATTTTTTGTAGACTCAAAGCGATGAAGCAAAGCCATACCTTTATGTTGATACATAAATTCACACATTTGCTCACCAACTAAGCTTGCCATGTTAGCTGGTAACAAAGGTATCTCAAATTTAAAATTTTTTAATGAAACAGAAAGATCTACATCACTTCTAGAAGTGATAGTAGAATATTTAGGTTGCAGTAACACATCGTTAAAACTTAAACTTTCTAAAAATTTTACCATAATTAAATCCTCAACTTGTATATTATATCAAGTAGTTTATTTGTCAAGCTACTAAAAAAACAGCATATTTGTATTATGGATACAGAAACTTTTGAAACAAAAATTAAACCAATAATAGCATTTGTAGTCATGCTAATTGTAATTATTATAATTATTTCTTTAAATAGTTGCCCCAATAATACTTACGTACCGCCACAACCTACTCCAGTAGTACAAGATACAGAGTGGTGTCAGGCAGCTGAAATTAATTTACAACAATTAGAATGCATACCAGACGATCAGCCTTATACTAAAAAGGGTTTGAATTTTACTCAATTTTGTGAACAAAAACACAAAGATGGAGTGTTTTTAAATCCAAAATGTTTAGCTACAGAGGTAACAGAGAAAACAACTTGTAGCTATATTGATGTATGTACTGGAACTGCCAAACCTTGAGGTAAATATGAAATTTGGTTTTTTACCTAGTGAACATGTTACAAATGATAATAGTTTTTCTGATATTCACTTAAATATTAAAAAGTTTTCCTCTAGCTCAAATAATGAGCATATTATTCAAGAATATACTCCAGTTTCTAATCAATTAAACTTAGGATCTTGTGTAGCTAATGCAACCGTTGATTCTTTAGAAATATTAATGGGATTGTCTGGCAAACCTGTTCAGTTATCTAGATTGTTTGTATATTGGAATGCTAGGTTATATGATAAATCAACAGATAAAGATGAAGGTACTTTTATTAGAAATGCTTTTAACTCTTTAGCTAAAGATGGAGTTTGCCCTGAATCAGTTTGGGAATATAACACCAACAAAGTATTTGCCCAACCACCCATGGAAGCATATCGACAAGGATTAGATAATACCATACATTCTTTTTATAGAATAAATGCCACAGGTGAAAAAAGAATAATAGAAATAGAGTCTGCCATTCGAGCCAATCACCCAGTTGTATTTGGTACAGGTGTTACTGATAGCTTTTTAAGATATGCTTATAGTAATACAGATAAAACTTGGTTTGCTCCCACTGAGCAAATTGTAGGACTGCACGCTATGATAGTAACTGGCGTAAAAGAAGTAAATAATAATTTGCAGTTTTATATTAGAAATAGTTGGGGAACTGACTGGGGTAGAAATGGTCATACTTGGTTTGACCAATCTTATTTTTTACATCCCACTACCAGCGATATCTGGGTACCCACCTTAATGCCTAATTTATTATGAGACATATAATTGCTTCTTGTTTTTTAGTTATCTTTAGTATAATAACTTTTTATAGCTGTTCTGCTACCAATAAAGTTTACCCGAATGAGGTCCCATGCCAATAGCTGATACATTAATTCCATCCAGCCCAAATGCTTGTTCTGGCTCGGAATTTATAACAAATAATATGAATAGCTCTATTCCAGATAGAGAAAAGAATATTTTACAGGAATTTTTGTCGGGCAATATTCCTGATTTTTTAAGAAAATTCGCCGCTATTAAAGTTACAGAAGGAAAAAACTCTATTACTTATTTAGTTACTTCTGATTATTTATCTATTGGCAATGATAAAGATTATGTTAGAATGCCAATGAATCCTTTGACTGCTCAAAAAATAGCCGATAAATATGATTGCTCTTTGATTACTAGAAAAATGGTCAATGATATCTGGAAACAATCTACTATTAAACTACAACCTTTGCCCTGGGGTCCACCATATGATGCTAGTATGATGAGCACCAGCAGATATGGCATCCATAATCAAAGAATACAAGACCAACTAAAAGACAAAGATATTACTGCTCTTATTTCTGGTCAAAAAAAAGATGTAGTATTAACTAATTTATTTAGCCCCAATAACCCAAATAAAAAATTAGCTTTGTACGGATGGATTCAAGCAAATGGTCAGGCTATTCAACCATTACCCGGAAATCATGAAGATACTTACGCAGATTATAGTCACGGTATTAGATTAGTAGCTAATGATGTAATGGTAAATGAAAAGCCAATGAGAATACAAGATGTATTTAAAGATAAATCTCTTTGGAGCTTGATTAGTGATGAAGGACCTTTAACTTTTTTGAGATACTAATATGCCAGAAACTAAGCCAGAAGTTAAACCAGAAGTTAAACCAGAAGCTAAAGCAGGTAAAAGTTTTTGGGAGCAATTAAATACTACTTACAAAAGCCCTGGTCCAGCTAGGGAAAACTTTATTTTACAATCTATTAAATCTATTTATTCTAAAGAAGCTATGCAAAAAATGATGGTTCCTTTAGAAGTACCCTTAGAAGGTAACAAAAAATTACAATTTAAAGTAATGCCTAATGTACTTTCTATAGAAGGTAGACCTGTTCCTTTAGCGTATAATACCAGTAGAAGTTTAGCTGCACACTATGGCATAGATCTGCCTGCAGCAGATATGGTTAGATTAATTCATCAAAAAGCAGATAAAAAAATACCGGCTAAACCTTTAAGCGGTACAGGCGTTACTGTTGATGGTAAAAAATATACCGGCAAAGAAGTAGTAGATAAAGGTGTAACCTATGATCCTTTTATTCAAAATTACGCCGATAAATATCAGCAAGAATTAGCTGCTAAAAATGTACAACCTAATGAAATTACTTCTGGTTTTTTTAAAGAATATACAAAACCAGTAAAAGGATTTGAAGATAGAGTTCACTTTGTAGGCGCTTTTACTCCAGATGGAGTTCCTATTCAAGGAGGAGCCTCTGGTCAAGGAGCTTCTGGACATGTTTCTAGCAACTATGGTCCTGAATATCTTACTGCTTTCAGAGGTACTGCCGGTACTGCCACTATAATAGAAAATGGTAAGCCTGTAGGAGAAATTGATTCTGATAAAGCTTTAGAAATGTACAAAGAAACTCCTCAAGCTATTAAAAATCCAATAGGTCCCAGAGGCGCCATTCCTACATCCCCTATCGCAAAATTACCCCCTGAAGAAAAAGATGAAGCAAAACCTAAAAAACCTGAAGATAAAAAAACAATAGATAAAGTAGATGTTAAGCCAGAGCCAACAACATCCACTAAACCTACTGCTTCCATAACAGAAAAAGAAAAAGAATACGTAAAAAAAATAGACCAAATGCTAGAAAGCATTTCATCTGTTATGCAACAAAGAAGAAAAAATATTATAAAAAGAGCTATGCAACTTGGCACTATTGCATATTTTTTACCCGATAAGTAATCCTACCCTGAGAAGTATCATATTCTGATACCTCTACCTTTACCTTATCGCCCACTAAAATCTTTACCGAATTCATTCGAATCTTGCCACTTAAAGTGCAAAGTACTGTTAAAGCATCAGTAATGCGTACTTTGAACTTTCCCTTGCAAGAATCAATTACTTCTCCCTCAAACTCCATTTTATCAGTGTTACTCATTGATTAATTTGTTTCCTTTCAAATAAAACATTGTTAATTACATTGTTGCTGTGTAACGTTAACTCTTTTAATATTGCCTCCGGCATCGGTAAAGATGTTATCCATCCTGTACCAGAAATGCAATACGGCGGTAAATTTAAATTATTAGACTTAAAAGTTAAATAATATTTAATGTCTAAGTTATTTGCTATCATTTTTAAATTAAATAAACCAATGCATAATGGAGATACTTGTCTCCATTCCTGGTGCATATAATAATAACACCTTAAACAATTATCCAGTCCCAAAAAAGATAAATAAATACAACTTTCTTCTTGTATATCTTCTTTTCCACAAAAAATATAAGCCAATTTACTAATCTTAACTACCTTGTCTAAAGATAAATTATAATACAAATCCGTATTGACAATCTTATTTCTCTCTACTAAAAGAGAATTGTATTCTATTTTTAATTTACCATTTCTTCCAATAACAATACTGTTTCCATATTCATCTACCCAATGCTTATGTAAATTTAAATCAAATTTAGCTTTTTTATAAATAATATCATATGGCTTTAATTTACAGCTCTTAGCAATAAAAGAAAACTCCTTTACCTCCATGTGAGCCTCAAATAACTTTATCTGCCTCTCTAAACGAGAATACCAATTTTCAGGACTAAGAATTCGCATCGATATATTGATAATTTTTGTAAATGTAAAATACAAAAGTTAATGCCTGCGGCCAGAAAAAAACACATACCAAAAATGTAGCCCATTTCTGCAAAACCCCTATTTCTGGCGCATTTCTTATTTTAAAGAAATTTAAAATCTCTGAAATAATACCTATCCCCATTCCAATATATATGTAATTAGAAAAATTCTTATAGCAATACACTATAGAGGTAATTAATAATACCCCCATTAAAATACCAAAAGAAACATTATGTATATTTAGCTTTATCTTATATTGAGATGCTGTTCCCAATACTAAAAATAATAAATATAAAGAAACTAATATTTGTAATATTAATACTATCAT